TTCAGGTAGCTGACGTTATCGCCCAAGTATCAAACATTTTCAGTGACCACCGTGGCGACTTGTTCGATGCAGATGCAGCACGCGCAGTTGTTGGTATGGAGTCGTTACAAGGCGCTGAGTTAGTAAACGCACAGACTGGTTTCGAATCAGTAAAAGACAAATTGGAGCAAGCAGGTTTACGTGACCTGATTATTGCCCAAATGAATGGTAAGGTTGACGAGCACGTTATCGACATCGCTATGGAATCTGCAGTTATTTCCATGTTGGGTGCCGGTGATGCACCTTCATACCACAATTCGTTCCTGAATACAAAATCTGGTGCTCCTTCTGGTTTCGTAACAGTAGACACATCAGTACCTGGTATCGTTGGTGGCATTCCTTCTATGGAATCATTCACGCAAAACAACTTTGATAAGTATGTTGCGGCTTCTGTAGTGGTAAACGCTCTGACTCTGGCACAATCGAATTTTGATGAGTTATTCTTCCCTACAGAAATCATTTCTGCAGGTAACTCAGGTGCAGCGGTATCTTTACATGTACCATATGCATACAACCGTACCAAGCGCGCAAACAACGGTGCAGGCTATGCATTAGTTAAGAAGCCTCTGGTACATGCCTTGGAAGATCACACCATCCTGGAAAGCGAAACTACCATTATCGTGCCACGTGCAGACGCTGCTGCTGGTAACGACTCGTTCCTGGTAGATCCAGTATTGATTGCCAACAAGGTAGTTGTTGTAAACGGTCAAGACATTGAAACTCGTCCTCTGGTATTCAACAAAGAAATCGACCTGTTAGGCGTATCTGCACATCCTGCAGTAGTTGGTGCTGATCAGCAAGACGAAACCGATGCTCTGGATCAATCAATGTCTTTAGGTAAAGTTTACGTTAAACTTACCTCTGATGTTGGCGGTACTCCTGTAGAAGGCGTATTTGAATTTGACGTCGACGGTACTCAAGGTGCACTGTTCGCCAAGCCTCTGGAAGGAAGCAGCGGCAGCGACATGGTAGTTAACTTTAATGGCCAGGTCGTACTGAACGGTAACTCACGCACAATCTCTGGTGCCGATGTAGCTACTTTTGATATCTTCAACAAGTTGGGTGTTGTTGCTGGTGAGCAATGGTCACTTGGTCTTCAGATGGAGCTTACTGGTAAAGCAAACACTGAACTGGGTAACATGAAAGTATTTGCTAACGGTCTATCTTTGGGCGACGCATTTGCCAATGACGCTATTGTTGGTAAATCTTCTGCAGAATACACAGCAGTAACTACTGATGTAGATGTTGAGTTAGTTGGTTTCGTTCCACGTGCACGTCGCGTTAACGCTAACCTGCGCACTAAGGGTATCTTCATTGATAACTCTCAGTCAAACAACTACTTCTACCCAATCTCTATCGGTTCACCTATCGCTGCAGTTCACCCTGTAAGTGGTCAAGGTGGTGGTGCTTCTGTTGACGGTCTGGTACAAGCTACTCGTATTCGTTCTTCAAACGCTGCGGTTTCTACATTGTTAGCTGCTGAGCAGCGTATTGAGCAGATGGCTGCCTCTGGTACTATCCAAAGCAATGCTACTACAATCGGTGCACACTTCGTGCGTCCAAGCATTGTTAAGCGCAGCATTGACGTACAAGATGAAATTGCTATCCGTCGTTCTGCTGAAGGCTATGAAGATTTACGTGGTTTCATTGTAGACGAACTGACTACAATTGCTGACAAGTTGGCTTTGGAATCCGGTTACCTTTCTGCCCTGGAAAACTTCATGGCTGGTGACAAGGAATACGAAGTAATTATCGGTACTGATCCACGTATCGCAGGTTTGTTGATGATCGCTGGCGAAGAGCGTACTCTGGGTGCAAAACATCCTTTCCGTATCGAGTCTTCTTTGGACAAGCGTATGCGTGGTAAGATCTATGTATCTTTCCGTCGTATTAACAAGACTGGTATTGACCCACTGTCATTTGGTGCTCACCTGTCAATGCCTGCGCTGGTACATGAAGTGGTTAACAGCAGCCGTGGTGGCGCTACCGTATCTGAACTACAAGTTCAGCCACGTGAGCTACACACTGTTACGTTGCCTATCCTAGGCGTTTTATCAATTCTTAACTTAGATACATACCACATCAGAAACTAATCTGGATGGTTATCAGTTAAGAACATGTGTTTTAGTTAAAAGCATAGTAAAGACGCGGCTTAGGCTGCGTCTTTATTTATGCTGCATTTTAGATTCAATGTTTATTCAGATATATATTAAAGTAATAGATAAACATTAATCTAACCAGTCTTCTATAAAGGGCATGACCCTAAGGATACGTATATGTCTGCTTCTACTGAATTGTTTTTAGAAACCTATTATAAAACCAAAGCTACTATTCCATTTAATAGCAAGTGGCTATGTGCTAATGGTGAGTTATCTAACCCAGATTCTATCTCATTGCCCGTAGGCTTTGTAGCTAGATCTACCAACGTTATTACCGGAATGAAGGTATTAGTAATTGGTACAGAGTGCGGTACCTTTACTGTATACTTACGTGGGGTAGTTGTTGTACTGGCGGCATCCCCTGCTACTGTTATATCTGCCTGTGACTTAGAAATGTTACTGGATGGTACAGAAGCCTTAGCTGCATAAATTTTAAATCAATGATGGGCTAGACCCAGGAGAATTAATATGAGAACACCAAATGAGTTATTTTATTCATATGTAGTAGAAATAGAGCATCACTTGGATGCTGAAACCGTTAAAGCAGGTTCCAATGGTACCGGTTACTTTAATGGTTTAACCAGTATAGCTCCTCCATCACCACAGATAAACCGATCTAGATTTATGGATGAGCACGACAGGCAAGGGGTGGTGTTCTATACCCCAGTAGGCAATGTGGTTATCTTTCAAAGATATACAGATCATGCTACGGGTATTTATGCATACAACACAGCACCTGCATTTCGTAGTATGCTGCCAAATGGTGCATTGCCGTTGGAGCTACTGGAGTGGTACATGTGTGGACCAACGACTATACCGAATAGATTTCAGGAAATAGTCAAGGACATGCAAAAGGGCTTAGCTGCACTGGAGAAAGCTGAAGCCTAGTTAAGGTATAAGAGGGTGACAATAGTCCCCTCTTTTTTTGTAGGTTTTTAAAGTATATATTACTCATATAGACAATTCACTATAGGAGAGTAATATGTCTAGATTAATTTTGACAAGGAGATTTGGTACTAGTACCGCTCCAGCTATTGTTATGCAAAACCCACAGTCGGTTACTGCTAACTTAGGTAAGGGAGACAATTACATAGGTGTAATTCTAAATAGGCCTATGCGGGAGTTTACTTTAGAGTGCACCACTGAAGAGGGCAAGTGGTCTATGTTTGATGTTAGGGAAGATATGATTTACTTTTATAAGGAAGGGGAAGGCTTACTTGTAAACTACGTAGCATTAAAGGAGCGTGGTTTGGAATTTAGAATAAGTCCTAGAAGAGGCACTACTGACTACAAGGCACCTAGAGAGGAGATTGTTGAGAAGCTAAGATATTTAGCTATAGTTATATCTGCTATAAAGGCAGATAACACTGACGTTATTATAGTAGATGCTCCTACTGGAGAGAACAGCGCTAGGGCTTCTAGAGGAGAATTGCCGTTAGCCTATACCAGTGTAATACGTTTACGTAACAGTACCTTTAAAAGCAGAAGACCGGGAGTAAAAGATTTATCTAAAAGAAAGGTACGAGGATATACCAGAATTATAACTGATAAAAGAAACGGTAGTACTAAGTCTATATATGTACCGCCCACTCACGTAGGACGAGAAGGCGTCTACATAAACGAGCAGTATATACTCTAGTGGCAGGTAGGGATAGTATGGACGCATCCTACCTGCTACAAGGATGTTTTATTTTTTGAACGTTAAACTTAGGAACAGGTAAGATGGGTTATGTTACTAGCGAGTGGCTGTTTATATACGCGCTATTTTTGATTGCTGTTTTTGCATTAGGGTATGTATTCTGTAGATGGCATATGGGTAAGTTGATTGGTTTTACACTAGAAGAAGTGTATACGGGGAGAGAGCCACTTATAGGTACTACGCACAAGCACAAGCGTACTGGAATGATTTACCGGATAGAGAGTCTGGGCAATCTAGCGGCGGATGCTCATCGGCAAGGAGAGTATCCAATTATAGTAAACTATGTAAGCAGTACTGGCGTACTGTGGAGCTGCACACTAGCGGATTTTGTAAGGAGAACTAAACCGTGTCCTAGTGGAAGCATACGTTTCACGGTATCGGGTAGACGCACTAATGCCACTCGTTCTATGTCGGCTAAAGGACTTTATGTTTTAGGCAAAAAGCTTACTAGTGGCTACTGTATAGAGGATACGGTAAGCATGACTATTATTAAGAAACCTAATAAGAGTTCTTTACTATTAGATAGAGACGGTAATGCTTATTATGGCGGCAGTATGTTAAGACCTATGTCAGAATAAAACAAACTTATTGAAAAGGGACTCCTTAAAAGGGGTCTCTTTCTATGCTGTATTTCAGGAATACCGTAAATATATATTACCGGTATAGACGCATTATTTAAATTCACACTCGGAGAACAAGAAAATGATCAAAAAGACATCGACCTTTGGTGTGCCGACGACCTTTGGAAATATTAAAAACGACTACATCAGAAGAATATTTAATAACACCGGTGTCCCTATAAGAATCACAGATGCTTCTGGCAGATGCATAGTACATGCTCCCATTCCACATCCTAAGCATAGCTGTCACGACAGGGAGTTAGTTATTGAAGAATGGTTTGATGGTACCAATACAAATGGCATGGTAGATGTACGCGAAGAGTATGATGGTTTTTATCACTCTACTATGGCAGTAAACATCAAACTTAGCATTTCATTAAATGATTTAGCAGAACTACCAGACGGTATTTATCTGGAAGAGTGCAGTCTGCACATTTGTTTAGCTACATTTGAAAGCACCATTACACATCCTAGAGTATGTGAAACTCTATACAAGCAGTTATTACAGCGTACCGGTATGTTTGTAGGCGTAGAGTTGTTAGATCCTAGAAAATGTATGGGTACTATGTATGCTACTATATCTGGAGTAGTATATACACTAAGTCCCAGGAGAACACCTACGCCTAGTAAGGAGGGTGTAGCGTTATACTACAGAAACTCTATGACTGGGATAATGGATGAGAAGGTATATCCGTTGGAAGACCTTATGAAGTCTCCGGGCATAGACGGTATTCGTATTTATCGTACTGAAGTAGAAGCTTTAGAAGATCTTAACAACCCTGAGTTAAGTTTAATAGAGAAGAGTAAGCACGAGTTACGTACTAAAAGGGATGCTATTTTTAATGAGGGTTTAGCTGAGGGTAAGCGTATAGTAACTGAAGAGCTAAATAAAACTAAACTGGCTCATGATGAGAAAATACGAAAAACAATAGATGAGGCTAACAAAATAAAACTAGCAGCAGATGAAAAGCTAAAGCGTTCAGAGGACATTCTGGATAAAGTACGACATACTCAAAGAAATGATAAAACTGGTATTTGGGCAGGCTTTATTAAAATGTGTTCCAGTTTCATTGGCTTCTTCAGAGTATTATTTATATAACAAAATACAGACCTTCATTATTGTCTGTATGTTCATCAAAAACTATAACTATTAGGGGTAAAATATGTTAGGTTCTAAACTTCTAAAGAAATGCATGGATACATCGCCTCGCATAAATCCACAGTTAGCTGGCGGATTGGCATATTACCAGTCGACTGCCATAGAGAAGTATGTGGATGAGGTTATCCGATGTGCGTCTATAAGTTTCCCAGAAGGCCTTAGATACATGGGTTATCGTAGAGCTACCCCAGAGGAACAGCTCACACATCTTACAAGACAGTATAGATCTAAGAAAAACTATGAGTTAGCAATCTCAGATCTGTATATGTGCGTATATTTCTTTGAGTTTAAAGGTGTCTCCATTAAACCCAGATATATACAACTTCCATATATTAGACCAGGTGGTCTTATTCGCATTAGAGGCTCCAGCTTCGTAGTTTCTCCAGTACTTACCGACAACATATTTAGTATAACTAATGATCAGATTTACATGCCGGTAACTAGGGACAAATTAACGTTTAAGAAAATAACCTCGAACTTTAAAGCCAATGGTGAAATAGTATCGGTAGATGTAGTATGGTCTTCTATCTTTAACCCCAAAAGAGAAGAACGACACAAACAGCGGGTATCTACTTTAGTGCACTATGTATTAGCTAAGTTAGGTATTACTGAGTGCTTTAAGAAATACTACGGCATAGACGTTGTTTATGGAGATGAGGAAATTACTCCAGAAAAATATCCGTTAGATAAGTGGGTAATCTGTACCAGCCAGGGTATAAGACCACTAAATAAAGGCTACAACAACTACATGCCGAATTCACTAAGAATAGCTATTCCTAAGGAGCAATATACCCAACAGGTAGCTTCTGTGGTAGGCGGGATATTCTACATAGTGGATAGAGAACCTGAGATGTGTAAGTCCGAGTATATGGATAATCCGATGTTTTGGCGTAGAATCCTACCTAGGTTTATAAAAACTAACATAGGTTTAGAAACTAAAGCCATGGAAGAAATGGCTGCTCATTTTGAGTCAGTGGATGCCTATATGGACGACCTGGTTAGACGTAGATTACAGAAGGAAAATATTCCTATGGAGAATATCTATGACTTGCTAGTTCACATAATGGATACCTTCTCTGAAAGAACCATGAATTGTGATCCAGCCGAGATGATTACCAACAAACAGTTGGAAACGGTAAGACCTCTACTTACCAATATTGTCTATGCCATTTCTACATTGACCTTTAGAATGTGGAAGATGCAGGGTGAGAGATTAAACATTCAAAACATCATGGGTGATTTTGATAAGATATTTCCGACTAATGAGATTTACAAAATAAACAGATCGCACGGTGAAGTGAGTACGCTGGACTCAGCTACTGATCTTTTGCCTTTATCAGTTACTAAGTCACTGATACCTCAGTCTAAAGCTACGGCTATGCGCGGCAGTAGTGCTGAGAGCGAGATGACTGATCCTACGTTTGCGTTACATCCTACGCAGTGTCTGGTTAGTACATATCTGTTTATAACTAAATCTGATCCTAGTGCTAGATCCTCTATAAATCACTTTTTGGAGTTGGGTCCTAATGGTGAAGTATTGGTGGATAAGAAGCTACTGGATAGTCTGAAGACCCTAGATACGCTACTTAAACCAAAATAATTAGGAGAATACATAAATGAGAGATGGTACATTTCTTGGTACTGTAATATTTCCCTCTGGCGATGGAGTAGAGCATACTGCTGAGAGTATCTCTAATAGGCTATTACAGGAGTTTAGCCTTAGACCCATACCTGAGATGGCAAACATCAGAGTAGCCACAGCGGTTACTGCTGTCTTGTCTATGGTATTAACTAAGCTAGATGATCTTGAATATGCTAACATCTATAGTCAAGACACCACCTTAGACATACAGAGAAAGTATTACTCTCACGGATTAGAGGGTAAAGCCTTATCTGAGCTACTCACCAGTATAGCTAAATGCACAGCAGTCCATCTGCTAGTGCATGAGAGATTAGATACTGAAGAGGTGTTGGATGATTTAGCTAAAACCATTCTCTATGGCTCTATTAGTCAGAACCGATATAAGTTTGGTATATACGAGCACTCTACAGTGGTGGATGACTGTGGTCGTGAATTCGAGCAAGACTTACGTATATATAACTTTATAGAGACACACGGTCTGGCTAAGGTATTGGAAGCCATACGTGCCTTAGTAAAATCTAAACCAGTAAAAACCAGAAAAATAATCTAACAATCGGAGGCCTATGGTGATAACCGATGAGGACGATAGGGAGGAGGCTGACGAGATATTTCCTGTAGATGAGGATATGTATTATGACGATGAGGATGACGTTATACTAGAAGATCCTAAACCTAAAACCATAAAGATCATAACTCCAGGTAGTATTACTGGAGGTGAAGACTTTGAGGAGTTTCAGGCAAAAGCAGGTAAGATATTTACTAAGCAGAAATACAAGGAAAAAATAGATAATCTATACCGTATAAATAAGGACGGTAGTATACCAGAAGATATGAAGTTCGGTGCTAAATGGGCACCAAGCTCAATAGAGATAAAACCTGAAAAAACAACCACGAAACAAACATGTCAGCTAGGAGACATTATGAATCACTATCCACAAATAAACGGGTTGATAGGGCCCCACAGGGACGGCGCTGGGAATGTATATTACATAAACCCAGCTAACAGTATGGCCATATCCGGAGACGAAGCTATAGCTAGTTTACAGTCGCGTATGCCACAGCCTCAGTACGGGCAGTATCCACAGCAGCAATATCCACCCGGGTACGTACCACCCCAACCACAGTATGCGCCACCGCCTCAGTATCCAAACCAACCACCACAGTACAGACACTATCAGCCACCACCCCCAAACCAGCATACACCGCCGCCCCCAAACGGCCTGTATCATAACAGCAGAAATACCGGATACGCTGCAGCACCGGTAGCACACGGTGGTGACAAAGAACATAGTCCGTCCGATTGGATGTTAAAAACAGAACAACCACCTGTAAACATCCAGCCCCAGCAGCCACCCCAACCTATGGCACGACAACAGGTTAGGGTGGCTGGAGACGGTCTGTTTAGAGTAACTAAGGAAACCATAGAGGCTATATATGGTAAATCCTTAGGTATCTCTGTGGCACACGATCCAAAAGTTAATACTGTAGTACCACTGGCAGACGAAAACAATAAACTTATTAAATTCATACTTAACGGGAGACATGAAATGAATAAAGGCGATCACATTAGAGTTATGGATGACCCACGTACCACTACTGTAGCGCAGGCGGTCTCTAAGGTCTCTAAGGCACCTATTCCTAAGGTAGCTCTGCCGTTAGCCGTAGATAAGAAGTGTTATGATGTTGGTACTATTGCCGAAGGTCTTCTGGTGGTAAATCGCGTCAGCAAAAAGAACAACAACATAGCTGCGCTGGTGAAGATTAACAGGGCTAACTCCATTGTCGGTATAGATTCAGAAGACTCTATTATCGAAGACATAGTGGGCCTTGGTGACTCTGAAGACTTTGTAGGGGAATATTTAGCTATGCGGGATGTATTGCTAGACAACTATCCTGCAGTGGCTAACTACATAGACCACAAGCTTACCAAAGCGGCTAATGACATTCTTGTCTACGTCATACGCGCTGACTTCATTATGGATGATACACTGGCTAGTGACTACGATGACGTTATAGAGGCACTTACCCCTAGCAACGATGTCGATGAGTTTGTGGATGAACTTAACAATATATGTAACCGTATCTTTGATTTCGATGTAAGTGAGGCGGCCTTTGGTAGCAGTGAGGCTATAGAAGTACTTACTGATACAGAGGAATCACCTATACTTCTTCTGAATACAGATGAAATAAATCCAAAGATAGCGGATGGTGTAATTACACCAGAGTTATTGCCGGAGATATATGAAGGACTGTCTATGTCTATGCAGGCTAGAATAGATTCAGGTGTAGACAACCCATATCTGTACATAACCAATACAAAGGGACACGTATTGAAAGTTATGGTATCTGCTGCCAAGACCCAGAAGATGGCACTACATTCTGTAGTAGCGGTTATTCAGTAATACAGCATAAGTACACTAGTACCCCTTATCGGGTACTAGTGTATGCTTATGCTCTTTTTTCTTTTATTAACCTGTAGTCCGTTTTCCTATTAACCCATAAACGGATATAGGTACTTGGTTACATAGTGGACACCCACGGCAGTTGCGTCTATCTCATGCTCCGTCATTTCTTCTATGTTTACGTTGGGACCATAGAAGATAGGGAGTTTAGTGTTTTTAAGTGCCACTAGCATATCGTTCTTATCGCTAGAGCCACCGCTTACACCCATGGCCTTTTTTACCGTAGGTGGATCTACATACTCTACCGGTACAGTAGAATCCCATTCTAAGATAACATTTCTAAAGGTAGTTACTATCTCAGTGAGAGCTTTAAATGCCTGAGGGAGTCTACTTAGAAAGGGGGCCTCTATAGCTACAGCAGAAGGTTCCCATGTAAGTAGTAGTTGTTTCAGTGCCTCTCCATAACAATATACTGCTGTCTCTCTATCGCCATGCACGTCAGCCATCCACTGGTGTCCCCTCAACAGATCATTCCTTTTAAATGTTTTGCTAAAGCATATAACCATATTTCCATTAGATAAATCCACCTCAATTACGGTAATACCGGTTTGATTGGTAGATGGATCTATGGCTATGACCCGATACTTATTAGTATGGTCTATATTCATTCTCTCACCTTTTTGCAATTTCTACATATATCAGGTTACGTATGGGCTAATGTTACCTAACGAATACGTATTAGAAATCTCCTTAGTTGTAAATTTAAGGTCAATATTGGCCGGAATAAAGTTTGCTATCTGTGCCGCTATAGCCTCATCGTAACTTACGTTTAATCCGCCTACCGTAGTGCTTACAGTTTGAATACTGGCAGTAACTGCTGCTATTTCAGAAATAGTAGCGAAACCTGTATCCCCATAGATAATCTCTACAGCCGCTATAATCTCTGCTATATCAGTTTCAGTTAGCTTAATCTCAATAGTGGACTGTACGCTAATATGCTTGCCGCTACTGGTATTTACAGTAGTATTAGAGTATGGAATAGGTACAGGGTTTAACTGCGCTGGAAGAGGTATATACTCACTGTCAGTTACCTCTCCATCAGAAACTAACAACTCCTTAATTTCAGGATAAGAAGATTCATAATTAATCTTCTTTAGGTAATACACAAAGTACTGGGTACCGTTGTGCTCTTCCAGTCTACGCATGCCGTAGTTCTGTCTGACAGAGGGTGCCAGATCATTACCTACTTCTCGCATAATGAAAGGTAGGTGCTCATATAGAGCAGCGTGTTTGATGTTGTGTTGTAGAATGTCAATCAGTGTAGAGCCACCGGCCGTCATTCTGCCTCTATGGCCACCACGACCAATAGCGATGTATGATAATTCCGGGTAAGCGCCAGCCTCAACTAACGTATTGGCCTCGATGCCGAATTTTTCATTTAATGTGGAATGTTCAATTACTGTAAATGGCTTATTTAATGCCTTTAACAGTTCAAGATGAGTATGATATATTGTTTTTACGGTAGCGTACATTTGTTAAACATCCTCTATAACAGTTGTAGTAACTGGACCGGACTCCAGATTACCCAAATCTAATTTATACGTACAGGTATCTCCACATACGTAAGTTAATGCCAGATCCGACATCACTAATCTATAGCTCTGTTTGTGTACAGGTATTCTAGTTAGTATTATATCGGAATTACTAAGTTTTGTAGACACAGCTACGGAATCTTTTACGCCTAAGCCATCCACTCCAGACAACAATGTGTGCGCCTCACTATGGCCATATGCATAGCCCACTGGAAATATCCATGGGTAGTCATAGACCATACCGGGTTTATCTTTAGTACCATCAGAAAATATTATACCATAACTAGTTAGTAGTTTTAGTATTTCTATTAGGGCCGTATGCTTGTTGCTAAGACTAACGCTGCCTATATCTATACCGACAACTATATTTAGTATATTAGTTATAAGTAGTAGGTACTCTTCTTCGGTAAATAACTCACTGGGGAATTCCAGGTTAGTTAACCAGGCTTCCCACGTAGTACCAGAGGGCACTAGGCTACAGGTAGTGTTGACGTAGATGGATTGTAACGTATCCCACAATGCAGATCTATCTAGCTCACCATGGGGTAATCTAGAAAGCAGGTAGTGGCCATAATACTGAGCCGATACATCTTCTCCTAAAGTCCTAAGTTCTTCCGTAGTACTTATAAGAGGTATACCTAATAGACCAGCTAATGCCAGTGTAAGATATCCTTTTTCTGCTACTGATTCCGTTACCGTGGCAGTAAGGTCTAAGCCGCTAGGATATCTAGTAGGTAGTACATTACGTACACCTACATCAGGTATTACTTCATTATCGTTGTTACTGTGTAACCTATGTAAGGCATACATTAGCAATATGGCGGTATTGGTAAGCGTAAGACTTAGGCTACCATAGTCACCTAAATCTAACTCTACTACTGCTCTGGATTTACCCAATGAGCATAAATAAAACCAATGATTTAATGCTTGTATTTGTGGGTTACTAAATAGCTCTCCAGATCTTACACCTGCATTTAGCTCGACTATACCTGTAGGAATTTCATTTATAGTAGTAGATTTAGCTTTAGTGGTTACATTTATAACGTCACTTTCAAAGTCTTCCTCACCATGAATACCTATTTCTTTAGTAAGAGAGACTACGTGCTCAGTATCGTACCTATCCTTTATTTTTACATTAAAGCTGGACTCTTTATAGTCTGACTTTAGAAACATAGGGGTAATAGATCTGTCTCTTATTAGAGTACTGTCGTCTTGAGTAACATCATACTTGCTAGCCCTTATGTTAGCCGGTTCAGTTATGTTTTCAAGTAACGCTATTAGAGTCTTTTCTTTACCTACGTTATGTCGCAGGTAATCTATGTTACGATACAAATACAGGGCCTGTCTGTTAGATAGATATTCACGATATCTATCCAGCCTATACTTGCTGCCTAACTTACTCCATAGGTGAAACTCAGCTACTTCAGCAGTAAGACATGACTCCAATCTGAAGTTCATTATAGCTGTAGTTATGGAATGGTACATTACCGCTAACATGGCAGCAGGATATAGTGGGTCTGTTATTGCAAAGGAATAAATGTGCCATCTATTACCATATGCGTATAGCCATTTTTGTAATTTAGGTATTAGAGATCTCTCTCTGGAGTGTATTAGAAGCGGATCGTGTGAGAGTATTGTGAAGTCTGGGGCTTCTATTGCCTCATTTATATCTACAGGATCAAATATCCTAAGAATCAAATCTCTTTGATTGGGATACTTACCTAGCAGTTCTTCATGATAGATTCCGTGTGGACCATAGTCTGCGAAAGTAAGTGGGTGGTTTAATAGATTACCTTTGGTAAGCTCTATGGTCTCCTGGGTATCCGACGATATAACTGTCATAGCCACATCTGAGATATGATATTCACCAGATATATTTCTGTAGTATTTCCAGGTAGACGGTACATCAGTCACTACAAAGCCCGTGGCCTGTAGATAATTATTTTGTAGTTCAATGGTTTGTTGTGATTTGATACACAGGCTTTTAGTTAAAGATATGTTATCCTCAACATATGCCTTAAATTGCGGCGAATGCATGATTGCGTTCCTCGGCTAATAGGTGCCTGTCTTTAGTTTATGCAGAGCAATAACTGCCCTGTGGGTGCATTTATTCACATACCATCCCTCTACTGTATAGCTATAGAGGGGTTGGTTATTATTTAAACGATTTTAATAGAATTAAAACTCCGTTGGAGAATTTTAGAATGAGTAAAACTAGCAGAATAGCGGCAAAAAACACCAGCATCAAATCTGCTGACATAGAGGCTAAGCTAAGAATAAGTAGCAAGGTAATTGTACCTGAGCCTGAAGCTAAGAAACGTAATAGACAAAAGCCCAGTGAGATTGAGTTAACGGCACTAGCAAATGAAATAGCTGTCTCTGTAAATGACAACAGAGCTATGATGGAGCTATTGCCGGATCTAAAACTAGTAAAGCGTATACTAGTCCCATCTATACTGTCTCCTAAAGATTTAAGTAGTGTAGCTATACGTTTAAGTGTAGACGATGCTACCTATGATGAAGAAATTGATCCTGAGTTAATTAAGTCAATAGAGAAGCACTTTAAATCTACATTCGACTTTGAGTCTAAAATGAAAGATATTTTAGACGATGCCCTATTTGATTATGGCGCATACTGCATGGTAGTTATTCCGGAGTCTACTCTGATTAATTTAATAGCTAGTAATAAGATTACTGGTATGGAGTCCTATAAAAACATAATGGGATCTAACTCCAGCATATTCAGCAGTAAGAAGATTTTAGGTGATGGTACTAAGCATAGCGCAGCTATAAAGAAATCAGGGGTAATTATCACAGATAATCCTACTTGTCTACTGGGATCTACCATTCGTGAGGCTTGCCTATCTACCGCTATTCGTTCTAATCTAGGTATGGAATACTACCGTACTGAACCGGAAGTATCTTTTGGACACGGGCATATAGCTAAAACCAACACCAAAAATAACCCGCTGGTAATGAAGATACCGGTAGATTCTGTTATACCGGTACACACACCTAGCGACCCATCAAATCACGTGGGCTATTACATTCTGTTGGACGTAAACGGCACTCCTCTTAGTACAATAAAAGCCGATGATAATTTAGGTAAACTAAAGGAGCAGTTAAATAAAGCTGCCGCCGGTACTGCTTTAGGTGGATTAATAGAATCTACTGGATTCACTATAGGTCAGTTTACTAAATCGGTAAATGCAGACCCTAAAACGTTTATTAACAAATACATCGAGTTAGTAGATGAGGAGTTAGAATCTCAGCTAAAGAACGGTGTCTATGGCCCAGAAGTAAAAGTATCTAAACCCACTGAAGTATATTACACTATGCTTTCTCGTGTATTAGAGTCTAAGCAAACTAGACTTCTATATATACCTAAGGAGTTAGTTGGGTATTTTGCTTTCTACTATGACGACAACGGCGTAGGTAAATCTTTATTAGAGGATACTAAGGTATTTGGTTCTCTAAGGGCTATTTTGATGTTTGCTGAAGTAATGGCGGGTGTCAAAGGGGCTGTAGGTAGAACTAGATTAGACATTACTCTGGATGGAGATGATCCTGATCCTAATGCCACGGTAGAGGCTATTATACAGCATTTCTCCGGTATGCAAACTGAGGCCTTACCTTTGGGTAGATTAGCCGCAGGCGACATCGTACGGGCTTTACAGAAGGCCGGTATAGAGGTTAATATAGATGGAGGCGAAGCTTTCCCTGGTACGAAAACTGAAGTAACTGATTCTACCAGAGAATATCACTCTCCAGACTCCGAATTATCTGATAAGCTACGTCGTATGCAGTATAGTGGTTTTGGTATACCTCCAGAAATAGTAGATAGTGCTATGGAAGGGGAGTTAGCTACTGTAGTAGTATCTAGAAACCAGTTATACGCTAAGCAGGTTATGGAGTATGCGAGTAGCTTTGAGAAAATGGCTTCGTCATTTATACGTACTTACATCCGCTGCTCTGGTGAGTTATTAGGTATCATAAGGGATGCTGTAGGGGAAGAAAAGACCTTACGCTTTATTGAGTCTATAGAACTTAAATTACCTTCTCCAGATTTAGCTGGTGTAAGGTCACAAGCAGAGGCATTTACTGAATACTCAGAAGCTGTAGATAAGGTAGTAGAGTCATACGTTACCTCTGATATGTTATCCGACTGGTTAAACGGTGAGGTAGATAGCGCTATGTTATCCTCTTTACGTATTTCCATAGCTAACCTTATGAAGCGCGAATGGCTGACTCAGCAAAACATATTCCCGGAGATAGCTACTAAACTGGCTAGTGGTGAGGTAAGTGATAGAATTATCGAATACAACGCTACTACACTTAAATCTTTAGAGAAGATTCTGACTAAGTTAGCTAAGGCCGAACTTAAGGTTGGAGGCGCCATTAATAAGGCACGTGAACCTGAACCTGAACCTGAGGAAGAAGAGGAAGAACCAATGGATGACTCCTCTGAAGAGCCTACGGATGACTCTGGTGATTTGGGTACAGATACAGAAGAGTCTGGAGAAGAAGAGAATACCGATGCATTACCTGAAGAAGGGGAAGACGATTTAGGGGAAGACGAAATCCCTGAAGAGTTTTAACAATAACTAACTAAAAAGGTGTATTTAAAATGTCAACAAAAGAAACTAAAATCCCAAGCAAACGATATCCTGCTCGCACTGATAGAGATTTAATCAGTGACGTAGCACACATCAGTGCTTTGCCCCCTACCTTTGTATCTCGTACGGTAACTACTATACTTACCTATGTAGGGGATAAGCTTTTATCTGGTTATGCTGTACGGATAAAAGGCGTTGGGTTATTAGCTATAAAGAAGACATACTTAGGTAACTGGACTGGGGCTATCTATCATAGTCCTTCTGGTATCCCTAATCTGAAAATACTAAAGCAGCGTGAGCTAGTTAATTACCTGGCTACTAATCATAAGCTTTGTGATGATCCAGTACTTACCTATACCTCCTTCTGGGAGACTATGGCTGACATTATCCGTGACCGTCTAAACGGTGGCTACGAGATTAATGTGTTGGACATCGGTGTGATTATTCCGGGTAACTATGGGGCAAAGAATGCTAGATGGCATATATCGCCTCTGACGCAATGTAAGCTTACTCAGAAGGAGTTAGATAGCTACACTATAGATAACACTGCTACTGCTTAAACACACCTTAGAAGACACTACAGGAGCTCCTGTAGTGTCCTTATTATAATGTGCTATCTATATTAATCGGAGAAACCTACGTGTCTAATACTAATTCTAAATATCCAAAACCTTTAGAGTACTTCGGTAAACCGATTTCTATTTCTTTAGATAAGAAAAGGACTATAGTTACCTCAAGTAAGGATAAACGCATATACGTATTAGAAATGCAAAAAAGCTGGATAATTTCAGACATTCTAATACCTACAGAAAATAACTTAGTAGCTTGGGGTGATCTAGCGGTACTCTCAGGCAATGGTAACGTGATCGCAGTAAACGGTGTACTAGAAAGCTTTCATAGCTTTATAACGCTATACGTAAGTGACGGTATAGGCTGGCTAGAAACCTACACCGTAAAGCTACCCAAGGGAGCTACCATTAAGAATATCTGTCTCTGTAAAACCGGTAAAACATTTTCTGTTACTTTAGCCTATTTACCGGATAGAACTAGTGTATTTACCTACGTAAGAGAAAATGACATCTGGCGAAATGAGTACACATATAGCAAAGGTATAAGCTGTAGTAGGGCATTACTCTCGGTAGACGGTACTTTACTAGTAACGCAGACTAGAGATAACTCTATACAGCTATACGAACTAGGTAAAACTGTTTGGGTATACCTAACAGAGGTATTACCTAGTATGGAAAATAAGGAAGACTATAGCTTCGGTAAGAATCTAGCACTATCTAACTGTAATAGGCTATTAGCTATAGAAGAGAGTTACATAGATAGTACCGACAATAAGCGCACTGTAGTAATACATTTATACGAGTTTATACTCAGTGAGCTTGTGTATTTAGGAGTAATACCTATAATAACTGAAGGGGAGATTACTCATCTTACTGGTATGCTAGTAGAAAATGAAAGACTAGCTATAAGTCTTATCTGTAAAACTAAAGACTCTGATTATTGCCCGGTAATTAGAGTATACAAAAGAGAAGTGGATAATTGGAGTCTAGTACACGAGCAATCTAAGTACATAGAAGACTTAGACAAAGTTAACTTTGCCGTAGTCTATAGTCTAAACGGCGTTTTATTGTAAACTATAAAAATGGGGTTTAAAATGTATAAAACTAAAAAGCAAAAAGAATACCGTAGTAAACGGGACGTAATAGTGGCTAATAACCTAGTAGAAACCGAAAAAGTAAAGCCCGCTGTACTTACTAGGGACATGCTAAATACCCATATAGTGGAATTTCTTTCAAAAGGAGGCGGCATACAGACTGTTCCGCCAGAGAAGGGCTACATAAAAAGACCCCATAGACCGGCTGGGGTAGCTATACACGGAGATACCTCTATAGACTAAGCTGTACTGCGTGTATAAAAAAACACAGTAAAAGGATCTTCTAGGGAACAATGCCCTGAAAACGTACCTTTTAATCTGTATAGGAAAAACAAAATGAGTGATACTATTACAAAAGCAAACATTATCGACGAAGTAGCCGTAGCTGCCGAAATCCCTACAAGCGTAGCCTCTGTAGCGGTAAACAAGGTATTTGAATCTATTACTACTCACGTCGCAAGCGGTAAGTCCGTAGCTATAGCAGGCTTCGGTAGCTTTAACCCAGTAAAACGAGAAGCCCGTACTGGCCGTAATCCAGCTACCGGTGCAGCTATGAAGATTCCGGCTAAAACCGTATGTAACTTTAAAGCCGGTAAAAAGCTTAAAGAAGCTGTAAACTGTAAGTAAGTGTAAATGTATAAAGGTATACTCACTCTGCTTAGTCGGAGTGAGTAGCTTTTATGCCGTAGTCTATAGGGGGATACTATATACCCCGTACCTTATACCCTATGTAAAAGGAAACTAGTAAAATGCGACACTCTCTTTTATACCCACTCTCTATCGGTATAGTAGCCGAAAATAAGCCTATAGATACTCCCCTTATACAGGCCTTACCTATAGAGCTTTTAAATCTAATGGACGGAGAATTACACTCCGATACTACTCCCCTAAAGTCTAGCGGCTTAAACGAAAACGAAACCGTCTATAAAGTAGAAGTAAACGTAGGCAGTACTATAGAAGCCGAGTGGCTAGGCGAGACTAACCGGGTAACCTCCCCAAACGTACGTAGAGGCGAGCAGGTAATGCTCTACCGTACAAAGGACTCAGATAAGTACTACTGGCTATCCTTAGGTAGAGACGACCTTTTACGTAGACTAGAAACCGTAATCTATAGATACTCAGGCTTACCCGATAACATAGACGAAGACGTTACCGAGGAAAATTCTTATTACGCTGAAGTCTCTACCCATGAGAAAACAATAACCGTAAAAACCAGTAAGCGTAATGGCGAGTACTGTATTTATACCGTGCAATTAAATCCAGGTAAAGGCAACCTTACAATACAGGATGATCTAGGAAACTATATACAACTAGATTCCAAAAACACGACTATCCATGCAGTAAATAAAGACGGCTCTTTACTGGAAATAAATAAAAAGAAAATCCGTATGCAGGCTAAAGACGGAATATCTATAGCTACAAAAGAGTGCTCCCTAGAAACCGACTCCCTATACTTAGGCGCTACCTCCCTTACCGTAGACTGCCCAGAGTCTATCTTTAAAGGCACTATTACTACCGACGGTGTATATACAAAAGCCTTAGAGTCAGAAGCCGCTATAGTCACTCCCGGTATCTCAGGCGCCCCCTTTATCCCTGTCCCTATAGCCGTAAAAGTCCCTATGGCTATAGAGTCCGCTAAGCCCGTAAAATACCCCTTTTAAAATACTATGGTTTCCCCCTTACTCTCTCCTATAAAAGGATACTCTAATTATGAAAATTACTAAGATTTACCTAGCTACCCTACTCTCCTGTATACTTATACTCTCCGGCTGTCAAACCTTTACTAAAGCCGTAGACTATACAGTAAACGCTACTACCGTAGCCTCCTCTATAAAGTATCTAGACAAAAACCTAGATCAGTCTCTAAAAGCCTTATATACCTCTGACTTTTATACAGAAGAGGAAAAGACTACTGTAGAAAGACTAGTAGTAGAAATAGATTACCTTTTAGCAGAAGCTGAGTCTATCCTAGCAAACGGCTCTACTGCAGAAAGACTAGTAAAAGCAAAAGACCTAAATAAATTAATCCTTATGGCCCGCTCTACTTACCTAGAAACAGAAGCCCTAGTCTCTCGTAATTTCGATAAGTATCCCCCAGAGCAGCAAGCTATGTTTAGAAAGACAAGAGACACTCTAGTAGACTTAGACAAAGCCTGGATTAAAATTACTACTGACTCTGAAGGCGAAGACGTCACTCACGTTATAACCGGAGTACTCTCTGTAGTAGGTACTATGATTACCCTTATAGAGCCTTATACTAAAGACTAGCTTTCTCCCTATACCCCTATACTCTAATACGGTATAGGGGTATAGCCTTTATGCCCTACTTTACCAAATTACAGCATACAGTCTCCCCTACACGCCTCTAGTACGTGTAGAAGATTCCATTACCCTATATCCCCAGTATCCGTATAGTATCTTTTCTTCAGTATATACTCAAACCTATATTACCCCTCTAGTATAGTACTATTACCCTACCCCTGTATAAGCTTACTTAAAGTATTTTAAGAGTATACTTTAGTACGCTATTACGCAGGTACTGTGTAGCTACTACCCATACCCTTTCCTATACCCTACCTTCTAGTATAGGCAGTAGTAGAGTATGTCGGCTAGTATAGACTCTCATTTAATTAAAGGAGTGTCTAGCTAAAAAGAGCTAGACAGCTTATTCTTTACTGTATAGCCTAAGGGCTATACAGTAGTCTAAAGCTTTAACCTATGTTGATACCCCCTCTAATAAGGAAGGGGGACTATTTACTGTATGAAGAGATATACAGTAAATAGTCCCCCCTCTTTTCAGAGAGACTACCAACCCAAATTATCAAATATCCTTGTAAAAAATAATATTTATATTTAACTCAATTAACTTACTTTATGTAACCCACACTAAGGAGAATATACCAATGTCTAACAATCTAATTGTATCCGATAACTTTAAAGACTCTATTACTAAGAAAGTAAGAGATGTATTCATGGATATCATACCAGATGATAAACTATCAGAGATGGTGTCTAATGAGATTAAAGCATTCTTTGAAGATACTAACAGTAGCTTTATAGTAACTGAGGTATCTTCTTCAGGATGGAGTAATAACAAGACACTAGAGTATAAGTCCTCTTGTACTCCCTTTAGACTACTTATCTGGAAAGAAGTAACTAGTCTAGTAAAGTCTAAGGTACAGGCACTTACTGAGTCTGAAGCTTTAAAGGCAGAGGTATATACCGCTATTTCAAATGATGGATATAATGAAGCTGTAGCTACGTTATCTGAGAAGTGGGAAGCTAAGCTTGACACTATGGTACTGGATATGGCTAAGGAGATGTTCAGAGGTGCCTTTGCTCAGGCAGTAACTGCAGCTAGAACTAACACCGTTATGGATATAGAAGCTATTTTGAATAACCGTGGATTCTAATCCACTTATACAACCACAGTTTTAGTGTAGATTTATTTAAACCCATGAGGAAATAACTAATGATTAACAAAACGTTAATACAGAGAGCTATGCAATACCTTACTAACCACAAGGTAGATTTAAAGGATTTAGTAGTAACTGATCAATCTGCTATGGTAGTATACGGACAGAAGCATTCTTGTCTACTATTAGACATAACCGTACTCTCTACAGAGACCTTCTCTTTACTAGAGGAAGTCTTTCCTAATTCTATCTCTACCTTAGATGAAAAAGGTAACCCTGTGTTGGAGGCTTCTATTATAAAGTCATTACCGGTAAAGTTTACTATAGGTACTGTAGAGGAGACTACTACGGTAGAAGGTATACAGGTTTTAGATAATGGCTATAACGTAGCCCGTTTAGAACAGACTTCTCCTAGAGACTATACTAGGGTAATGGATAGAATTCAGGGTAAAATTACTACTGAGGATGAGGTAGAGCAACTTAGGGCTTTCTATAGGGGAGTAGAAGATCTTACTGACATTCGTATCCAGAGTGGACAGAGAATACTCTCCTGCTTTAAGCATAAGCTTGGGGTATCCCCTGGAGAGGATGAGGAGAAGATAGCCAATAAGCTTAAAGCTATAGAGGATAACTATAACTTACTAACTGATGGCGTCGTAAAGCTTACTCAAGCCAGCTTTGCTAAAGCTATTAGAGCTAAAGCCACTAGTGTAGTCTACATCGACTCCTTTAGTGAAGCTCTAATGGTATCTACCTACCTTAACATAAAGGCAGAAGAAGAGTTAGCGGTAAAACGTCTATCTAAGCTTCTAGAATCTATCCCTATCTGGAATGAGTATCTAGTCCACATAAAAGGTTGTGGTCCTAAGATGGGAGCTGCTATAATCTCTGGTTTAAATATAGAGGCCGCTAGATACCCTAGTAGCTTCTGGAAGTATTTAGGCCTAGACGTTACGGTAGATCCTTCTACTGGAGAAAAGATAGGTAGACGTAACTGGACTCGTCTAATGGGAGAGGCTGAGTTTCTAGACTCTAAGGGCTCTGTTACTAAAGCTTCTAACTTAGGCTACAACGCTAAGCTTAAGTCTAAGCTTTTATATGTAATGGGAGGCTGTATGCTTAAGACTAATGGCTATTACTCACAGGAGTGCTATGCCCCCTATAAGAATCGTTTAGAAAACAGGGAAGATCTAAAGGACGTTATAGATGAGAAGGGTAAGGTTACTACGTCTAACAAAGGCAGACGTCACGCTATGGCTTTAAGATACATGGTTAAGATTATGCTTTTAGACCTACACATTCATTGGTCTGAATTGGTTGGGAAAGAAGTACCAGCGACGTATGGTGTTGCCAAATTGGGAATGAAAGAACATAGTAGACGTACTTTTAGAGAATGTTTAGCTATGGCTAATCTAAAAGGCGGTAAGCCTGAGGATTACATAGGGCCTATTACAGGAGAAGAACCTGTAGTACCCGGTGTAGTAAGATAAGTAAACGTACTAGAGAGAAAAGGAAGTCTCTCTATAGTAAACCACTAACATTTAGTTAACCCTTAAATACTAGTAAACCCGAAAGAAACAGCTACCCATGTCGTCCTAGTAAATCCAAATACAAAAGCTATCCAAGGAATAGAACGTAAACCAGTGTTCCTAAGTTACCCTAAGGAAAACAGTAAACCTGATTATGTTAGTTAACCAAAGCAAAGAAGTAAACCCCATCATAACAGGTACCCAATAATCTACAGTAAATCTTCCTACGTAAGTTAACCGTAGAGAACTAATAAACCACCCGTTGTAAGGTACCCATAGAAAATTAGTAAATCTGTTTTTATTAGTTACCCAGTATAGGAGAGTATACCTTTATAAATAAGTTACCCAGCTACTGTAAGTAAACCCATAGACCATAGATACCCCACGTGTAAATAGTAGGTCCACCACAACCAGTTATCCTAAGGCTGATAGCAAAACCCCATTTTTGTAGATACCCCAAAGGAAGAAGTAACCCTTCACTGTACAGTTAACCCGCGGCATGAAGTAATCCCACATAACGAAGAGAACAAACCCTTATTAAATAGTTATCCAAAATCACAATGTAAACTTGTTATTAATAGTTACCCTTGCTAAAAAAGTAAATCTCAAGGAGGTAGTTAACCATAGCCAGGTAGTAAATCGGCATATCGAATTTACCCAAAAAGGAATAAGTAACCCATTTTAAATTAGTTATCCAAAAGGAAGAAGTAAGCCCTCATGTAGAAGTTAACCTATAGGGATAAGTAAACCATAACAATGGAGTTACCCTGACGTATTAAGTAAACCGTGTTAAAAAGTTACCCTGATGAATCCAGTGAACCTGTGCTCCTAAGTTAACCAAATGTAATAAGTAATCCTTAAGTAATTTAGTTCCCCTATACCCCAATGAAATCCAAGAGGTGTGAGTTACCCAGTCATAGCAAAGAAAGTCATATTTTAAAAAGCTACCCAGAACAGTAAAGCAAATCGTTTTTAAAAAGCTACCCAGAAGAATACAGTAGTCTACAAGTATCTAGCTACCCTGCAATCTATAGAGGTTCAAAAGAAAGGAGTTACCCACAATTAAAAAGAAAGCCACGAACTATTAGTTACCCCAATCAAGGACAGCTATACAGGCATCCTATAGAGGAGTCTGTATACTCCTCTAGTAATCCATTAACCAGTATACGGAAAGTTTTAAGATGTTTAAGAAGCTTATATTTTTTTCATTGTTTTTATATACCCTTACCGCTTTAGCTATACCCACGGTTAGTTATGAGGGAGGTAGATACTACGTATTTAAGGACGGTGTCCAGGTAGGTAACTACTATAACTTAGATACTACTGCTAAAGCGGCAGCAGTTAATGCCTCATTCGCTTGTGGCGGTAAGTGTCTGGTTATAATTAAACAACCAGACATTAGGGTAATTACTACAAACCCTATAGATACTCCAGAAGTACCAGTAGTAGATACTCCGGAAGAGCCCGTACTAGAGGATATACGCAGAGCCATAGCGGTTAGCTGGGACATACCTAGAGAGCGAGAAGACGGTACTGCTTTGCTAGAAGAGGAAATAGCCCACTACTTACTTATGGTAGACAATACTCCTATACCAGTAATAGGTGTAAATTACATTGTAGAAAATCTAGCTCAGGGTACCTATCAGTTAAAGATAGCCACTGTACTGAAAGACGGTACAATGGGTGCATTCTCAGAGACTATTTCAGTAGCTGTCAATTAAAAGGCATAGTAGCTATAGGTATCCCGTAACGGGATACCTATAGTCTATTTGTACTTTATATACCTAGACGCTTGTATAAAGCTTCTGACTGCTCTTTTACACATAAGTTATACGTAGGTATACCTAAACTTTTAGCTAACTCTACAGCCACTCTAGTGCCTCCTGTAGGCCTGTTATCTTCATCCGGCAAACACCAGTATATAACAAAGTCACTATAGGCACTATCCTGCCCTGTAACCTGATATACATTTCTAGAAAATAAACGTTTTATGGAACTTTTCAGGACTCCATAACCACGAAGTATCTTTTTAGAAACTAATAACTCTCCACAGGTTTCTGCTTCTATATCGGACTGTATATACTCCCCTCCAGAAAGGGTGGTTTCTGTTTTTCTAAAACCGTCCCAGGGTAGGTATATTTCCTTCATGAGAATGCCTATTACCTTTTCATATTTAGTACAGCCTGCCTCGAATGCTTCATCCATACCCATAGCGCGTCCTGAGCGTAGCTTGTAGCCTCTTTTAGCTAAAAGGTAACCTAGGGTATAGGTTTTTTCCAAAACGTCTCTAGGGGCCTTTCTAGAGCCTATACCGGTATATATGAAACTAGCCATTGCTGCTAAAGTACTCTTCAAGCATATCGTTTACTCTAGAGATCCATCCATAATAGAAAACCTCCTGCGACTCTTTAGCTAGAGCTATGTTTTGGTAGTGTGCCCCTATACGGATAAGGTAGTCACACATTACTACATCTCTACCCGTATTGCCTTTTCTTTTTTCCAAGTAAGCCACTAAAGCTTTTATAGTGTTTGGCCCTATTACCCCATCTTCCTTTAAATCTTTCCAAAGAGTACCTTTGTTGTTGTGTAGATTTAAAACCATCTGTAAAGCTTTTACTGCTGTCTTGGTACCAGAGTGTACTGCAAAGTCACACATGGCCCTAGCTAGTGCTGGGTGTAAGGGGAATACCCGAGAAGCACCTGACTTTACATACTGATGAGTAGCATACAGCACATAAGCCTCCTGAAAGGTTAACTCCGCAGCAGTTCTATTATAACCCACACTCTTTAAAGACTTCTCAGTCCAACCCCAAATACTAGTTACACCACCCATGTCATCTGGGTGATCTACTACACCGCATTCATTTAGATCAATAGCCCCTATGTCACTTAAGTCTCTACCTGACTCAGTTTCCATAATTTCTAAAATAATCTTTTCTTCTGTTAAATTCTTCATCTTTTATTTCTCCTAGTGTATGTATAGGATCGACACCTACTGTAGTTTCAAATATAACTCAAATATATATCACATTGATAGATAAGTAACTTATTAACCTATTAGGGCTTTAAGCCTACGGAGTTTATCATGTCAATTTTACAAGCATGTATTACCAATGCCATTAACTCTATCGACCATACCAGTGGCGGTATAAAGATAGTTAGAAAATGTATCTCGGCTATTGAGATTTATACTGAAGAAGATATCCTTATCGGTATCGCTCATAGTGTAAGTATCAGAACCAAAGATATCTATGAAAAGGCCGGTTATCTAATCACACAAAACATGGCTATCAATATACTGAATAAAGAACTATGGACTAAGTGTGAATTAGCCCTAGTGGCTTAATCATTTTTAATTAAACCTTTTATTACTATGTAAGTTAAAAATCTAGGAAATAATACCATGAGTAGACCAATGATCATTACTTCTAATGTAGTAGAACCAAACCCAAAGCTACTTTTAAGCGATAACAAAAATCTGTATGCCGCTATATACAGACCTGCCCCTAGACCAGTAGTTACCCTATATGCTTCTAAGCATTACGGTAACATGCTTCTTATAAACAAGGAGCATTCCCACAAGTACAGAGAGTTATTAGCTTCCTCTGAATACTGGGTGCTAAACAAAGCAGGTGAGTTTGTATCGGACGGTAACTGTGAGGATAACATCGAGTCAGTAGTTAACTTCTCACTACTACATGACTCGTGTTATACTGGCTCTAAATTCAGAGTGTTTCTGGATACTGAAGGTAAAATAACAAAGACTAAACTATTGGAGCATGTTGAATGAAAGATCTTGTAGCTAAGATTAAGTTTTCAGAAGAGAAGATTAGTGAAGCTAAGGCAGTTATAGAAACAGCCACACCAAATAGTAACTGCCTTAAGAAAGCTAAAGCTACGATAGTCAAGCATGAGAAGCTACTATCCAAATACAACAAGCTAAACAAGAAAGCTATGTTGTTTAGTTAAATTAATAAAGAGGGTACCATACCCTCTATTTTTTGTTTATAAGGAAGTTAAAAATGGGAACTCCTGAAATACTCTGCCTATACCACGATAACTGTACCGATGGCATAGCGGCGGCCTATGTAGTTAAACAGTATTTAAGATTTAAAGGCTGTCTAGATATAGCTAAGTTCATACCAGTTAGCTACAGTAGTACTATACCAGATGTAACTGGTATGTTGGTATTTATAGTTGATTTCTCTTATCCTAGAGAGACACTTTTAGAGCTGCATAGGAAGGCTAAGGGTATAGTAGTAATAGATCACCATAAGACTGCTGAGGCTGAGCTTAGTGACCTACCTTTTTGTGTATTTGACGGTAACGAATGCGGTGCTACATTAGCCTGGCGAGTACTGTTACCTGATCAGGCCGTGCCAGAAATATTTGAATACGTAAGAGACCGGGATTTATGGTTGTGGAGGCTGGATGACAGTAGGGAAGTATCTGCTGCTTTACAGGAGTATAAGAAGGATTTAAATGTCTGGGATACACTTACTTCTTATGGTTACCTGGATAGACTAAAGGAAGAAGGGGCTTTTCTGTTAAGGGAGCAGTCCAAGAAGGTAAAGGGAATTATAAAAGATAAACTTTCTAGTTGTGTTTTAGAAGGATATACAGTACCCTGTGTACATACTAAAGACTACATATCCGAAGTAGGTGAATCTCTGGCTGCTCCAGAAGGTGTGCCTTTCTCTCTAATGTACTTCTATAGAGACGATGGGCAAAGAGTCTGCTCTATGCGTTCCGCTAAACACGGAGTAGATGTATCTGAGATAGCGGCTAAACATGGAGGTGGTGGACACAAACACGCTGCTGGTTTTGTGGACTTTAATAACGTATTAGTTATTAATAAATAGCATAAAAATACTACTGTACCCTTTTGAGGTACAGTAGTAAATTATGCTCTATTTTTTCTTTGTAAGAAATTAGATTACTCGAAGACGTATAGGTGACCACCGCCATAGGCAGTTACACCGCTGTCTATAGTGGCTAATACGCCACCATCATTACTTAAAGATACTTCTCTACCAAAGCCATAACTACTATGTAGTCCTTCCCCTTCCAGTACATCAGTTAAGTCATATTGGTTAGAAGTACGAGTATAGATACCTACTCTGCCGCTTGGGTTTTGGGCTGTAGGGGCACCTACCGCTATAATGCTACCATCATAGTTGACATCTACTGTATAGCCGTGCCATCCAGAAACATCTCCTCTTTGTAGCTCAGAGTGTTGTACCCAGTTAGTACCTGACTTAGTAAAGACAAATGAGGCACCTACAGGAGTGCCACCGCCGCCTGAAGTATATGCACCTACTACTAAGGTAGAGCCGTCTCCTGAAAAGGCAAAGCTATAACCGAAGTTAGACTGCGTTTCTCTTACAGTAGTAACCAGTTTCTGTATGTAGCTCCAGGTAGTGCTGGATCTGTGATACAAATAAACGGCACCCGATCTAGTAGCGTCTCTGTAGTCTGACATACCTACGGTATTGCCGTCTGCAGATATAGCTACGAACCATCCGGCCTCAGCGTTATCTGCTGAACCGTTAGCTAGCTTCTGAGCTTGTGTCCAGGTACCACCTACATTCTTAAAGATATAAGCAGTGCCTCTATTTACATCAGCCCCGTTATCAAATCCATAAGAGCCTACTACCAATACTAAACCAGCATCGTCTATAGCTACGGAGTATCCAAAAAGATCAGTTACTTGTGGGTTACTAGAAGCAAACACTTGTGTTTCTGCCCATACCCCGCTAGTTTCTGTAAAGACACTTACAGTACTGTGTCCTGACACATGTCGGTTACCGCCAATTACTATAGTACTACCATCAGCAGATAAGCACATGCCGTTTACTGCTGCACCACCGGACGGTAAGGCATACGTAGGGGTAAGCGTCTGTACTCTAGTCCAGAAACCTCCTACCTTTCTATACACAAACACTACTCCATCTGTAGCCGTATATCCGATACCGCCCTTCTTAATTATAGTAGTGCCGTCGGCAGACACAGCCATATTACCATTCCAGGTGTGTGACCCTACGAAATCTACTTCTAACAGTCTAGCTACCTGAGTATTAGGTATAGCTATATCGGTCATAAATCCAGCCGGTAAGCTCCATGCAGAAGATACTTCTAGACTGCTATTATGCATTACTCTGGCATAGTAAGTTTCATTGCTACTTAAAGATACATCAGTTATCTTTAAGGTAAGTCCTTCAGTAGTAACGCCACTATCATAGACTATATTACTGAAACCCAAATCAGAAGCTATTTGCCATCTACTGGAAGCATGTGTGCCACTACCGCTATAGGCGGTAGACTGTAGTATAGGAGTACTGTTTACTCTAACCGATCCGTCTACAGGTGCTATAATAAACGGAGTATCTACCGTATAGACGTCTCCTCCTACGGTACCTCCTCCGCTAGTACCCTCTGCCGGATTTAGGTCTATGGGCTCCATTACCCATACTGCTCCTGGTATCCTCTCTGAAGTAGAGGTAACGCTACCTGGATCATAGACTTCCTCACCTGGGTAGATAGATACTGCTTCCTGGTCTATCCGCATGTTTACGTATTCTCTAAGACTTTCCTCAGAGAATGTAATCTTACCGTCAATGCTATCTTCTACTTCTAAAATAAAACCATAGATGCTATTTAAGCGGTCATTATAGGTAGAGATGATCTGCAGTATTCTTTCATCTTGTTGATGTAAATTAGCTGCTGATAAGTGCAATGGTCTAGAGTCTAAAATAGCTCTTTCTAAACCATTTATAGCTTGAGTAACTGCTTCTAAACCAGTAAGGTCAGTTACTTGATGGTCGTGTACGTCCGGTGGAAACATAGCCGGTACGTTTATAATCTTTTTCCAGTCTACCGTAGAGTTTCTAGCTAGCTCTATAGCTTCTATAAGGTCAGCTACTAGTGCATTACTTCTACCCTCTACACCGCCTACACACCGATAGGTAATATAGAAATCACCAAATAGATCTGGGTTATCTAAAGCTACACCAGTAGCTGTCTCTATACCGGTCTCTGCGGTAATAAAGGAATCCATAGAGACGAAGTGGTAATCCGTATTCAAAACCAGTGGCGTACTGGTACCTACCTTTCTTATACTGAAATCTGTGGTATAAAAGACACCTTCCGTTACTACAGCCAGACGTGCCCCGTTCTGGGCTACATTTTGTAACTCGTCTATAATAAGGTTACTCTGTGCCTGTCCCGTAGGATCGTACTGGTATCTTAAATTTAGTAGTTCTGTCATTGGAATTGATCCTATTAATCGGTAAGCCCAAACTGAGTCGGACGTATGTAATTTACATTGAGGGTATATAGGATTTAAATAGCTATACTTCTCTAGGGCTAACCTAGAGAAGTATAGAGAGTATAGGTAAAATAATTACCCGTAAATGTAAACACTGCTTACTGCGTATGTTCCTACGAAGAGGAAATTACCGTTACCTGATATTTTTACTGAAGTACCGTACTCTACGTTAGTAGATGGGTCTACAGGATAAAGCATTGCATTTTGACCCCACGTACCACCTGCCTTAGTAAACAAATAAGCAGAGCCTGAGTTAGTGCCATTTCCACCGTTGTCATCGTCTCTAAATGATCCCACGGCTAATGTATCGCCAGTAACCGACAAAGAGACGGAATTACCAAACGACGAATCTACTGCTGTATCGGTAGCATATAACTTTTGTACCTCACTCCAGGTACCACCAGAGACAGTAAACATGTATACGGCACCTGCCGTACTGGCATCCGCTTTAGGTACACCAATAGCAATAGTAGTACCATCTCCAGAAATAGCTACAGCAAAGCCAAACTCAATCCAGCTTTCACTATCTGAAGCAGTAAGTACTTGAGTCTGACTATAAGTACCACCCGAATTAGTGAATACTAAGGCCTGGCCAGCACTGTTTACGCCAGCTAGATTGTCACCGCCTACAATGGTAGTGGCATCATCGGACATGGCTATAGCTGTACCAAAACCATTGGAACCGCCAGTGAGTTTCTGAGACTGACTATAGGTACCACCGGATTTGGTAAATACGTAGATACCGTTTAATGCACCTATCGCTAAAGTACTACCGTCTGTAGACATAGCAATAGATTTGCCGAAGCGATTGCTCGCTGCACCGTCGTTAGGTAACAGCGCCTGACTCTGTGTCCAGAACCCGCCTACTTTAGTAAAGACATAAGCTTTACCTGCGTTAGCACCATTGGTAGAATCATAGCCGTCACCCACTACAATAGTATTGCCATCTGGAGATATAGCTACACTTCCACCGAACAGATCATCGGTACCTGGTATGGTTAGTGTAATAACTTCAGTCCAGGTAGAACCTGTTTTGTTATATACCTTAACCTCACCGTTACCAGTGGTGTTACCAGGCAGGCCCATTACCGCAGTACTGCCGTCTGCTGACACGCTGATGTATACACCGAAGTCACTAAAGCCTGCTACAGTTTTAGTATCCAGTAAGTTCTCTGGTAATACTGGTACTGTAGTAAAGGACACGCCCTCGCTCCATTGTGAAGATACACCTAAAATACTGGTGTGTTTGACTCTAGCATACAGAACCGTAGCTCCCGCTAAAGGACTAACTACCGAATGCTGAATCAAACCTACTGTATCTGCTCCACTGTCATAAACAATGTTAGCAAACAAGTCGTCTGTAGCGATTTGCCACTTACTAGAGTAGTGTGCCCCGTTACCGGTATAAGCGTTACTCTGCAATACAGGTGTACGGCTTACACTAATAGACGCTTCTACCGGTGCTATAATAGATGGAATATCTACGGTATAAGTAGCACCGTCTATAGGGTGACCCCCTGGCTTAACACCGTCAATGATATTTACCATTGAGGTGCTTTCATTTAAGACCAACTCCCCTTTGACACCGACATAGTTTGCTATGTCATTTGCGGTGCCGTGTTTTAATAAAACCTTCATACACACTCCTAAGTACAGGGGTCTATTCCCCCTATACTCTAACTAATTGTAAGTTTGAAAGAAAGACACATTACTGTGCGGTAGTAGCGGCTTCAAATTCTGAACGTACATTGTAGTCGGTCAGTGCTTCCAGAGTAGAGGAGTTGATAACCTGCTCAATAGCTGAACGTGCGGTAAAACCTGCATTTAAACGACTTACGATAGCACCGTATACGCCCTGTGCATCAGCCAGTGAGTTTAATTCAATACGGCCGTTTTCTAATGGCGCACTGCTTGGGTCCATTGGGTTAAAGTCGTTACCGGTAGCCGGTACCTTACCACGCCATTCGGTAGAAGTAATAGCACCGCTGGTAAACAGATCCAATGTAGCCATAACGTTAATACGGGCTTCAAAGTCAGCCTTAATTAAAATACCGTTATATTCAAAACGATCCTGTTCATACTTTTCATGTAAATCAGAAAGACGTTTCAGATACTCAGCACGCAACTCTGCTACGGTCTTATCTACTACTGGAAAGGTATAGGTTACCAGAGTTGGCTCTTCAGTACGCGTAGGCTGACCGTGTTTCTGTGTTTTAGTAAGGTTAGGCTTAACCTCTACTACTGGCTTAATGTCAATAGTAGCGATTTGTACCGCAGAGGTTAAACGCGGTGGTACCAGATTCATGTTTCCGCCTTGTCTGGCTACTACGTCACGTACAATCTTAGGATCAAATTCCATTGGCCCAGCAATCTTATTACCGTTACGGAAAATTTCGCATTTCATTGTTATATCCTTTCTGATATTTTTAATTAAGAATACGCCACTAAATAGAACGTGGCGTTATGTACACAAGTTTACTATACAATTTCGATACAACTACTGGTAAAGGTAGGCCATTGCACTTACAGTTGTAGATTCCGGTGTAGCTGTGTACTTGCCAGCTACCAGAACACTATTACCATCTCCAGAGATAGCTACTTCTCTACCATAGAAATCTCCAGATACACCATCGGAAGCAAGTAGTTTAGTCTCTATCCAACTAGAACCATCTCTATCGTAGACATAAGCCGAACCTCTGGCTGATCCACCTGATCCATAGGCACCGACCAAAATACGATTGCCATTAGCGGATATAGCTACATCATGGCCAAAGAAGTCGTTGTTAACGAAATCGGATTGAGTTAGTTTTGTAACACCCCAGATACTGCCATTCCATTCGTATATATAGATGGCACCACGGTTAGTGTTTTGTCTTGGCGTACCTACTACTACAACTAGTCCATCAGCAGACATAGCCACAGCAGTACCGAATTCGTCACTGGTTACCCCATCCGTAGGAGTTATCTTGACGTAGTTCCAGTTATTCGTTACCCACGTATAGATAAATAGCGAGCCAGCATTATCGGCATACGTGCCTACTGCGAAGCTATAGCCATCTTCTGATATGGCTACATCCCATCCGAAACGTACAGATGAGCTAGGTGAGGCTGGATATATCTTAGTTTGGACATAACTACTACCATTCCAGATAAGCATATAAACAGCACCACTAGAAATACCGGCACCTAAATCTACAGGTGAACCTACTATAATTCTAGTGCCGTCTCCGTTTACCGCTACACTATGCCCAAAGTTGGCATTAGTACGGGTGTATATTGCAAGGATTTTAGTAGCATCCCAACTAGTGCCATTCCATTTGAATACGTGTATGGCACCCTCACTGGATTGTGTGCCACCCAGGTCATCTAGTGGTGAACCTACAACAATCGTATCCCCGTCTCCAGAAACAGATACTGCTGTGCCGAATCTATCACCAGACACCTCCTGCGTACTCTGCAGTGTAGTTTCTGCCCAACTACTACCATTCCATTTATAGATGTAAACCTGTCCGCGTGCATTATTCCACCCGCGCGCACCTATTACTACAGTCAGTCCATCAGCAGATGTAGCCACAGACTCGCCGTTGTGTGCATTTAGACTATTGTCATAGGTAATGAATTTATATACTTCATTAGTAGGTGCACCTTGACTGACAGTAAAGCTAATAGCTGGTCCCCATCCAGATTCTAAACCAGAGCTTCCTTTATACTTAGCTCTAGCGTAGTATGTAGTATCCGGTGCCAGAAACGTATCTGTAGTAGATAAATCTATACTGGTTAAGTTTACATCGTCGTGATATGAATCAAACGCTACATTACTGAAATTAATATCTGTAGCTATTTGCCACCTAGTGTGCGTATGGGTTTCCATATTGCCATCCGGAGTAATACCGATAAAGGCATTACTGGTTATTACTGGTCTAGTGCCCACATCTACAGCGCCATTACTGGGGCTAAGTATGGAAGGTAACTTAATACCAGAAACTAACTCACTTTGGATAAGTTTACCACCTGGTGTTACGCCATCAGATATCCGTATGCTCTCCATACCAGGACGTACATCGACTACCAATTCGTTGGGTCCACCTACATGGCTTTCTATGGAGTTACTATTAAACCGTTTCCACAGAAACGGAGCATTCATTACTTTCGTAGTCATTATTTAGTGCTCCAAATTAAAGACTAATTAAAGATGTAGATATGTCCTTCGCCCACTGTACCCAGCTCACCGGCTAATACAGTGGCGCCATCACCTGAAATAGCCACAGATCCAATATAACCAGAATCTACTGCGCCGTATATATCAGGAACTGTCTCATACCAGACACCTTCATCCAAGGTATATAGATACAGTGCACCACCGTTGTTGATGTGTATGTCTGATCCTCTCGCCGCTACCGCTATAATAGTGGCATCTGAAGACAACGATACAGAGTAACCCAACACGTCATGCATGGTCATGTTAGACGTACTAAGTTTACTCTGACTCCAACTACCACTAGATGTCCAACTACCGCCCAGATACTTAATCACATACATTGCACCACTGTTGACTGCTGGTACGGTATGGCCATACGCACCGACTGCAATTACAGTACCGTCATATGAGATGGATATAGAGAAACCGAACCTGTGACTACCGGCTCCATCCGAGGCAAAATGCTCTTTAAGCGTTGACCAGCTACTACCACTCCTTCTAGTAACGTATACGGATCCAGCAAAAGAATTTTTTCCGTATGCTCCAAACGATGCAGTGTTGCCGTTACCTGAAATAGCCACAGACATACCGAATTGAGTATTTACGGAGTTTATGGGTCGTACTAGTAGAGGGGAGCTTGCGCCATCATACCAAGAGCCATTGGTCCATGTGTAGATACGGGCAGCTCCAGATGATGTAGCAAACGTATTGTCATAGGGTGATCCTACTATAAATACAGTGCCATCATAGTTCACCGATACGGATCTACCAAAACCACCACCTTTGCTACTTATCTTGGTCTCATCCCAACTAGTACCATTCCATTTGTATATGTATACTAGTCCACCATAGTAACTATTGTTGCCCTCGGCACCTACGACTAATGTATTGCTATCCCCAGAAATGGAAACGGCCAGACCGAAAGCCCACCCAGTCGATTCATCAGAAGCATTTATCTTAGTCTCTACCCAATTGTTACCAGATTTTCTGTAAACATAAACCGAGCCAACGCCACTGTTGTCTCCTCGCGCCCCTACTGCTATAACGGTACCATCAGAGTTGCTGGATACCGCATGGCCAAACTTATCTCCAGCTACTGCATCAGACGAAGTAAATCTATCGGTCTGTGTACCTAAACCCCCATTACCGGTCATAAACATACTAGTAGGGCCCCAACCTGATTCTAAACCTGAGGCTCCTTTATACTTCAATCTAACATAATAGTTAGTATTAGGAGTTAACAGAACACCCTCTAAACTAAGATCTATGCTGGTAAGATTAGTAGTCTCCATGTCAGAGTCAAACACGATGGTTGTAAAATTACTATTACTAGCAATCTGCCACCTTGTATGTGAGTGACTATCCGTATCCATGTTAGCATCTAGTCCTATAAATGCAGAACTATTAAGAATTGGCATTGTACCAATATCTACTGCCTCATTAGTAGGGGACAGAAGAAAAGGTAAGTTAATACCTGAGACTAATTCGCTTAAAACTAAACTGCCTCCTGGAGTAACACCGTCACCGATGCGCATTCCCTCAAAACCAGGGCGCATATCAATCAATAACTCGTTAGCAGCTCCTACATAACTTTCTACTGAGTTATCTGTAAACCGTTTCCAAAGAAACGGAGCATTCATTACTTTCGTAGTCATGAAAATATAACTCCTAAAAGAGTAATCATTTAAAAGAATTTGGGTATATAGTCGGTAGGAAAAACACTACGGACTATATTAAGACATGTTAGTATACGGCGTATATATAAGCAGCACCACTGTCATTGCCGCCAGTATCATCATTACGGGCGCCTGAGATAATAGTACTACCGTCGTCAGACATGGCTACAGAATAGCCATTTTGTATGTTTCCGACGTTCTCACTATCTGCATGCTGTGTTGTCATCCATACCCCATCCGCATATTTACATGAATAAACCAGAGATTTGCTAGTAATACCTATACTGTTACCTATGGTACCAGATACAATCCTGTCACCGGTGTCATTCATGTCTAAAGACCAGCCAAATTTATCCCCACCCTTTAAAGTATGCGGAATAATTAGCTCTTCTTCCCAGACAGATCCATTCCATCTATGAACAGTTGCTGACCCTACTTCAGCCCAATATCCAGAATATCTGTACGGTGCACCGACAGTGATAATATCACCAGAGGCATTTACCGCCACAGAATGGCCATACTGGATGCTTGAGCCTATACCAGTATCTGACATAGATAACATCGTTTCTTCTATCCATACGGTACCGTTCCATTTAAACACATATACGGTGCCCATATTGCTGTTGTATCCAGGGCTACCCACCACGACTGTATTACCGTCGGTTGATATGCTTAGGGATTGGCCGAAACGATCGCCTGAAACTATACCCGTAGGAGTAGGTATTTCATGTTTTATCCAACTACCTCCAACTAATTTATACGTATCAGCACCAAAATAATTGATACCGTTTGTATTTGATTTATCGGTAGATACAACAATCCTGTCACCGGCCCCATTAACGGCCAGTGACATACCAGTACTTGCGTTAACATGTACGGCTGGTACCGCTGTAGCGGTCTGTGTATAGCTAGTACCATTCCATTGATATAGAACTACTGTCTGACCTAACGTTGAGTTTGTACTTACAAAAACTTTATTGCCAGTGGCATCTAGTTTTGCATTTACAGCAATAAGATTACCTAGATCTGAGGTAACAATATGTTCAGTCCAGTTACCTCCAGTTTTTCTATAGACGTAAACATCGCCTCTGTTGGTGGCCCTACTGTCCTTACCAGGAGCCAAAACAGAAACCACATCACCGTTGGCGGATACAGATACTATTTGACCGAATCCATCTACGGCCGCCGCATTGCTTGCGTACATAATGTCGCTTTGACCAAAAATATCTACTACTTGATCATTCTCCATTAATCTGTAAATATAAACAGCACCCTTGTCAGTATTTCCACCCAGATCGTGTCCTGGTGCACCTATCGCAATCGTGGTGCCGTTACCAGAAACAGATATAGGGTTATGCTTTCCTACAAGAGTGGTTGATGTTCGTCCAAAATCATCCCTGAACGTTACTTCTGGCTGAACAATATCATGATTCAGCCAAACTGAGCCGTATTTCCTATACACCACAACCGCAGATTCATTGGTGTTTATACCTCTATGCACAGCAATGGTTCTTCCGTCTCCAGAAATCGATAGCGGTACGCCATACTCGGTATTTCCTGGACCGTATAGAACATCCTCTACCCAACTACTACCATTCCATGTTTTTACTACAACCGCACTGTTACCATTAGTAGTAACCCTTACACTGCCCACTATGATATTTCCGTCGTCTGACATATCTGAATATTGGCCATACTGACCACCTGTATCGGATATTGGTGAAGTAAGTTTAGATTCAATATATGAACCGCCAATATCACGGTCGTATATATAAATCGCTCCACCTGAACCAACAGTGCTACCAGGGGCACTTACACATATCCTTGTGTAATCTGAAGATATACTTACGCACTCTCCGTAGAAAGATACGGCAGAACCGTCAGACGCTGTTCTTTTAACAGGCGTTGACCATCCCAGGACATCCCGTGTAGCTATATAGATGGCGCCAGCAGAAGATCCCAATGTGTCGTCTTCTGGAGCACCTATAACTAGTACAACTCCGTTATCTGAAATAGCCACAGATGAGCCAAAATAATCATTAGCTGTCGGGGCAGGCGGGTATATTGTCTCTGTTGACCAACTAGACCCTGTCCATTTATAGAAAACAACATGTCCGGCATTGTTTGCGCCAGTATCTCCGCCAGGATAACCAGCAACAACCATATTTCCATCGCTAGTCATGTCCACCGCACTGTGTGCGTATACCCCGGAAGATATACCTCCTCCAGTTAGAGTAGTTCTAGTCCATCCAGTTGGGGTTCTTTTATATATATAAGAATTACCATTATTGTCACTAAAGGCTGTTACCAACATAGTGTTGCCGTCGTCGGATACACGAACAGAGGTACCTAGTTCTGACGCAAATATGTCTTCTGGTAGTAAAGTTAATTTATTTACTTGTGTATATGTAAAACTAACTAATGTGGTAAAGCTGCTAGCACTACTCCATGCAGACAATCCAGCTGTAGCTCCTTCATACATTACTCGTACAAAATGCTCCGTACCTTCAGCTAATGCAACCAACCCATCCAAATCGATTGTTTGTTTGTGAGTAGACTGTAATCCACTATCATACACCAACTCAGTAAAGGTAGCATTTGTAGCAACTTGCCATCTACTTCTACTATGAGTATCAGCTCCATCCCCTACCGCAAACCCTATAAAAGCAGAGCCTGTGATTACTGGAGAGGTACCTACGTCAGTAGTACCTACTACCGGTGAAGTAATAGAAGGAGTATTTACCCCAATCTCATCAAACATAGTAAAGTTAATTACATCACTCCATGCCGAATCTCTACCAGTAATACCCTGATATTTAACTCTAACATAGTAGGTTTGTCCCTCTACCATGGTGTACTTACTAGCTAAATTAATACTAGTTAAGTCATTACCCTGCATGTTAGAATCGTAAACTATACCAGTGAATCCACTATTAGTAGAAACCTGCCACTGACTCTGTCCGTGTGAATCTGGCTCCATTCCTGAACCGAATCCCTCAAAGGCGTTAGCTACTACAGTAGGGTTAGCTGTTAAACCGGTGGCTCCATTAGCTGGAGCGGTAATAACTGGTTTAGTTACACCTACAATAGTCTCAGTAGTGAAGTAACGAACCCCACTCCAATCTGACTCATTGCCAGTGGAGCCACGATACATTACTCGTACATAGTGGGTAGTATTTTCAGCTAAAACTACATTACCAGTTAAATCGTAGCTAGTTAAGTGATCTGACTGCCATCCACTGTCATGAACAACACCTACACCAGCCGCTCCAATCTCCCATCTAGATGCACTGTGTGTGTCTAATGCGTTACCTGGTAAATATCCTACAAACTGACTGGCAAACAATAAAGGACTAACTAGTACGTTTGTTTGGTTTATAGTAGGTAAATTGATACCTGGTCTGTTAATACCCATAACGTCATGGATATTAAAGTTACTATTTGGACTCCATGCAGACTCACGTCCACTAGTACCACGATGTTTTACTCTTACATAGTAGGTCTGTCCTTCTACCGGAGTATACTTACCCGCTAAACTATAACTAGTTAAGTTAGCTGATTGCATGCCACTGTCATGTACCATAGCTGTAAATGTCGCATTGGTGGACACCTGAACCTGTGTATGGCTATGGGTATCTGCCGCTCCTCCTGATAAAAATCCTTCAAATGCAGAAGTAGTAATTGTAGGATTAGTACCCACTGTGTTACCAGATGGTGGCGACGTTACAGTAGGTGTAGTTACACCCAGAATTACTTCAGTAGTAAAGCTAATGCTATTACTCCACTCAGAGATTACACCCTCAGTAGATCGGTACATTACACGAGCGTAGTGTACTACACCCTCCGCTAACGTAGTTACACCACTTAAATTAATACTCGTTAAGTTAGTGTTTTGTAAACCACTATCAAAGGCCATTGTAGCAAAGGTATTACTTGTGCTAATCTGCCATCTAGTCTGTGAATGTACCGCTGCTCCATCTCCTGACTTAAAGCCTACAAATGCAGAACTACTTAGGCTAGGACTTACCAGTACGTTAGTGCTGCCACTAGAAGGAGCTGTAATAGAAGGTTTATTTACTCCAATTACATCAAACATACTGTAGCTTACTGGGTTACTCCAAGCAGATGTTCTGCCGCTTTCACCACGATACTGTACTCGTACGTAGTATGTTTGACCCTCTACTGAAGTGTACTTTCCTACCAAGTTGTAGCTAGTCTTATTAGCGGCCTGCACACCACTGTCATGGACAATGTTAGTAAAGCTTGAGTTAGTGGCTACCTGCCACTGAGTGGTGTAATGGGTATCCGGTGCCATACCAGACAAGAAACCCTCAAAGGCGCTGCTAGTTACTGTAGGATTAACAGTAAGTGCAGTGGTGCCGTTAGAAGGACTAGTAATAGACGGCTTAGTAACGCCTAGAATTGTCTCTGTAGTAAAGCTAACGCCATTACTCCATGCAGAAGTCTGACCACTTACACCTTGATACATTACCCGTACATAGTAAGTGGCATTCTCTGATAGGGTAACTATGCCGTTTAAATTATAACTAGTTAAGTTACTGGCACTCATACCACTGTCATGGGTAATATTAGTAAAACCTGAGTTCGTGGCAATCTGCCATCTAGTTCTACTATGTACGTCATTGCCATCACCCACAGCAAACCCTACAAAGATAGAGCTGGTTAATGTAGGACTAACTAGTACGTTGGTGCTGCTATTTGCAGGTGCTGTAATCGAAGGCTTGTTAATACCTACTACATCGCGCATAGTAAATGTATTTGATTTACTCCACGCTGACAATCTACCGCTAGTACCCTGATGCTTAACACGTACATACAGAGTTTCACCCTCTTCAGTAACAAACTTACCTGCTAAACTATAGCTAGTTAAGTTAGTCGGTACCATTCCAGAATCATGTTTAATAGTGCCAAAGGTTGGACTGTTAGATACCTGCCACTGGCTAGACATGTGTGAATCTGGAGCCATACCAGATAAGAAGCCCTCAAATGCACTACTAGTCATAGTAGGCAATGTGGTTACATCTACAGCCCCACTGGCTGGACTAGTAATAACTGGCTCAGTTACACCCAAGATAGTTTCAGTAGTGAAACTACGTACATCACTCCATACTGACTCTCTACCACATACACCCTGGTGTTTAACTCGGATGTAATGCGTGGTATTTTCCGCCAGAGTAATTACACCACTTAAGTCATAGCTGGTAAGATTAGTGGCCTGTAAACCGGTGTCATGGACAGTACTGGTAAAGGCTGCATTAGTAGAAATCTGCCACTGGGTTTTACCATGTACATCAGCCGCCATACCAGATAAGAAGCCTTCAAAGGCTGTACTGGTAAGGGTAGGACTAACTAGTACATTAGTGCTACCACCAGTAGGTGCAGTAACAGAAGGTTTAGTAACCCCTAAAATAGTTTCAGTAACAAAGCTTACATAGGGAGACCACTCAGACAGCACATTGTCGGTCCCGCGATACATTAATCGCGCATAGTAAGTAGTGTTTTCTGCCATAACAAACTTACCGCCTAGGTCGTATTCGGTAAGTTCAGCAGATTGCATACCGCTGTCATGGACAATGTTAGTAAAGCCTGGGGTAGTGGAGATCTGCCATCTACTACCAGTGTGAGTATGTGGTACCATACCCGACATATAGCCTTCAAATACAGAGCCTTGTAGTACAGCGGATACCATAACTGCAATATTACCGTTAGCTGGATAAACCATGCTGGGGGTAATAATGTTTATGATAACTTCCATAGTAAAGCTAAGTACGTTACTCCACTGTGAAGTGCGCCCACTCGCACCTACATGCATTACTCGTACGTGATATGTAGCGCCTTCCTCAGTAACAAACTTACCGTTTAGGTTATACTCGGTAAGTGCACTAGCAGACAAACCACTATCATGTAAAATATTAGCAAAGTTAGCATCACTGGCTACCTGCCATCTACTAGCAGAGTGAGTGTCTAATGACATACCGGTTAGGTAACCTTCAAAGCCACTACTAGTTACTAAAGGCGGACGAATAACGTCTACTACACCAGTACTAGGTACATCCAGTGTAGGTGTGGTTACACCCAAAATAGTCTCTGTAGAGAATTCAGTTATTGGACTCCAACCAGAGGTTTCACCAGTAGAACCCTGATACAGTACTCTTGCATAAAACGTATCGTTCTCTGCTAAAACGTGTTTACCCTCTAAGTCATAACTAGTAAGTTCTGTACCCTGTACACCGCTGTCGTGGACTATGGTATTGAAGTTGCTATCTGATGCAATTTGCCATCTACTACCAGTATGGGTATCCGGACTAAGGTCTTGCTTGAAACCAATAAACATAGAAGAGCTAAGTAGCGGGCTTACTACTACATCTACAGTACCGTACACGGGTACGTCTATAGAAGGTGTTACTACTCCATAGAAAACATCTGTAGTAAGTGGATTACCACTAGGGGTAACGCCATCACAGATTCTGATGCTCTCTACACCGGTACGTAAGTCCAGTATAGGTTCATTGGGTTCACCCACATAACTCTCAATAGAGTCATCTGTGAATCGCTTCCACAGAAACGACTGGGTCATTATGTTTAAACTCATTTGGTATAACTCCTAAAGAATTATTATTTGTTATGTAAGCTACAAGACCGGTTTATTGTAATATAGCTACAGAGTTGACATAAAGCTTGTATAGGCTGTAACTTAAGTTACAGCCTATATAGCCGGTATACCTAGAGGGATTCTACTAACTCCTTAAACTTAACATAAGGACTAAACAAAGAGGCGTTTGCTTCAGTCAACTGAGCAACCATATCTTCTACGGCAGAACGTGCAGCAAAGCCTTTACTTAAATGATCAGCAATGGCGTTGTATAGCCCAGTCATTTCTTCTACGCTAGTAACAGGAATACTAGCCGGAGGAGTCTTCTCCTCTAATCCCATTACACTGTTAGTAGGCGGTAGCTCTCTGCCTCTCCAGTTTACGTTAGTAACTGCACCACTGTTAAAGAGATCCAGTGTAGCCTTAGCGTTTACTCGCGCTTCGATATCGGAAGCTATTACTACCCCACGGTGTATTAAACCGTTGCGCTCGTGTGCGTTGTGCAGTTCGGATAACCGACGTAGGTGCTCAATGCGAATCTCATCCAATGTCTTGTTACCTACAATGTAGTCATGGATAATCTCACCTGCGGACTCACGGCTATTAAAACCTACATACTTCTGACCTACCGTAAGATTAGGTTTAACCTCACGTACTGGCTTAATGGTAAAGGTAGCTACAGAAAACATACGCGTAAGTGTTTTAGGAGTACTGGCATTATTACAGCCATGTCTTCCTAAGAAGTCCTTTACTACCTGAGCATTATAAACCACAGGACCCATTACTTTATTACCATTACGGAATATTTCACATTTCATTTTAATACCCTTAATAATTAGATTGTTAATTTAGTGACATTAGTACATTACTAATATATAAAAACTACTGTTGCGTTATTCCGTAGAATTCTGCTCTTATGTCGTATGCTACAAGCTCGCTATAAGTTAACGACAAAACTGTATCCTCTACTGCAGACCTAGCTAAGAAACCACTATTTAAATAATCTACAATAGCTCCAAAAACACCTAAAACATCATTTATCGAATTCAAAGGTATAGTAGCTACCTTTAACTCTTTAACGTTTACATCACCTAATCGACTTACACCTGGATTAGCTATTTCCTTACCTCTCCACTTGGTAGAAGTAATAGCTCCTGAAGTAAATAAGTCTAAAGTGGCCTTGGCATTAATTCTGGCTTCGATATCTGCCCTAATTAATATACCGTTGTATTCAAACAACTCGGTCTCGTAGTGGTTATGGATATTAGATAATGTCTCTAGAGATTCGGTGACTAACTCCTCTAGAGACATATTGACTACCGACCATGTATATTTAACATGTGTAGCGGTTACTTCCCTTATTGGATCTGTGTGTTTCTGTCCTACTAGTAAACCCGGTTTTATTTCTAGTACTGGCTTTATGGCAAATGTAGAAATTACCACTACAGTAATAAGTGTATTGGGTACCCTAGAGACATCACAACCATTGGACGCTAATAGATCCCTAACCACTCGCGGGTCGTATGCTACCGGACCCATTACTTTATTACCATTACGGAATATTTCACATTTCATTTTAATATGACCCCATTACCCGCTCTACACGTCGCTATCCACCATACAAATATATCGACCCTGAATTAATAAGAGTGGGGTCTACGCCATATGCACCTACTGCTAATATACCTAAATCCGAAAACGCCACACTAGTACCGAAATAATCATTAGCTAAGCCATTGGGAGAAGTGTGTTTATAATACTCAACCCAGGCATTATCTACCAGGGCATATACAAATACTGCGCCATTATCTCTAGAGGCGCTATCGTCTCCGTATGAACCTACAGCTAGTAGATTACCGTCATGTGCCATAGATACGGAATACCCATAGGCACAGCCACTAGTATTGCTATTAGAGAATAGCTTAACATCTAAAAGCCAATTAGTGTTTTCATAGTGATAAACATATACTGCACCAGTGTCTTTTTTAGTACTAGAGTTTTTATAAGAACCTATAGCTAGTCTAGTGCCGTCTCCAGATAATGAAACACTAACTCCATAATGATCATTTCTCTTACCGTCTAAAGGACTAAGTAATATGCCATCCCAGCTAGTGCCATTATAGCTAAATACAAAACAGCCCCCGGATAAGGTGTTAGATCCATTCTGTTTACTCCAAGTAGAACCTATAGCCACCACCAATCCATCATCGGAGACAGATATAGAGTTACCAAAGCTTTCATTATTTAATGGTACAACAGGCGTCAGTGTAGCTGAGTTAACATAACTACTACCATTTCTTTTATACACGGTAACTAACCCAGAGCTCACTCCAGATACTAATCCTAATCTTGAAGAAGTTAAAATGGTGTTACCGGTAAAATCAGCAGCCACTGAGTATCCGAACTCCACATTGGAGGCGGATATTCGTGTATCTATATGATTCCAGCTCCCTTGAGAGTACTCGTATACATACAGACCACACTCAGTATCACCTACTGCGCCTACTGCAATAATACTACCGTTTCCAGATATAGCTACAGCAAATCCAAATCGCTTATTAGCACCAGGGCTATTACCGTATAACGTTGTGTCTAATGCCCAACCAGCAGCATTTCTTTTGTAGATATGTACCTGACCTGAGTTTACCCCATGAAAGTCTGCATCGTCTGCCCCTACAACCACCGTAGAGCCATCGTCAGAGATATCTAGGGCGTAACCTATAGTAGAGGTACCCCCTAGAGTATCTGCCTTCAGAGACTCTATAAGGGCCTCTGGTAGGCCGCTAGCTGAAGAGAAACCCGAGGCAGGACTCCATTCGGATTCATCACCATAATGACTCTTATACCTAACTCTTACATATATACCTGAGTTACTAGGCATCTGTGCCATGTAAGTACTTAGATCTATGGTGGTTAAGTCGCCTATCCATCCAGTATCCAAAATAGGAGTTACAAAGGCTAAATTATCTGCTACTTGCCAACGACTACTTAAATGTATTACCCCATCTATCCTACCGTCCGTATACATAAACGAGGTAGAGGTAACTATAGGTACTGCCTCTATATTAAAGGCTCCGTCTATGGGAAATAGAATGGATGGGGTATGTACCTGTGACGCTATAGGTTTAGCAACCGGTATACCGCCTACAGTAGTGCCGTCCGATATACGCATAATGGGCTTAGGACCACGCATGTCCAGTATAGGTTCTCCTACAGCCCCTACGTAATCCTCTATTGCATTACTGTTAAATCTCTTCCACAGCCACGGCATTTTTAATCTAAACACACCCATAATACCACCAGTATATAAAGGTTAACCAAATAAATGAGCAGAACCAGAGTTAGCTCCATAGGTAGAATTACCAGGGGCACCCGCTATTACCTTAGCTCCGTTATCGGAACAAGCTACTACCCTACCTAACATGTAACCTGAACTATTACCTACTAAAGATATCTTACTCTGCTCTATCCACCCTGACTGAGTTTCCATAAATACATAGACTGCTCCACTGCCGTCAGCAGACTGACTGCCCACGAACAACAAACTACCGTCTTCCGATAAAGCCACATTGGTACCAAATTCAAAATAGTAACTATTGTCAGAAGCAGTAAGTTTCTGTATCTGCATCCAGGTACCATTTATCTTTCTAAAGATGTATACGCCACCAGAATCCAATGCACTGCTGTCTGCGTAATTAGCCCCTATGGCTATAGTAGAGCCGTCTCTGGATATGTTTACACCTATACCAAAGGTAGAGTAGCTACTATAATCAATGGCCGTTAGTTTTTGTAGATATACCCAGTTATTACCATTATGCTCAAATACATAAGCAGAACCTGCATTAAACTCCAAACTATTATCTAAGTGAGAGCTTACTACTATAGTAGAACCGCTATCGTCTATAGATACCTCGTCTCCAAATCTATAACCGGCTGCGCCATCTGGTGCACTGAGTATAGCTACTTGGGTGAATACGTTATTTACATAGTCATATACATAAGCCCGGCCTACATCAACTTCGGTAGCAGTATCTTTCCAACCTGCTCCTATGACTAACGTATTACCGGAATTACCTAAGTATACACCTACACCAAAATAATCATAATTTAACATACCGGAAACAGAGATAACCTGCTTCTCTACCCAAGAACCTAATTCTAGATCGTAAATGTATACAACCCCATCTCCTATAGCACTAGAATCTACCAGAGGAGCCCCTATGGCTAATCTAGTGCCATTTCTGGACAAAGCTATCGAGTATCCAAAGTAGCTACCGTCTACTATACCTACCGGCTGGATCATACTGCTGTTAGACCACACTCCATTGTCATTGGTATATACGTAAACTACCCCTAAACCGCCATAGCCGCCCACAGCAACTGTATTACCATCGCCACTTATAGCTACTGCTCTACCAAAATAATCACCACTGGTAGGTGAGTTCTTAGTAAAGGTATTGGTAAGTACAGAAGGTATAGCACGTATAGTTCTAAAGCTTACCGGTACAGACCAGTCAGAAGCATCTGCGGTATTAGCTACATACCTAACTCTAGCATAGTAGACAGTATCTCCATTTAACACTAGTCCTATACTTAATAAATCTATACTTAATAGATTTACTGTGTCTGCTCCACTGGAGTAAAGTATATATTTAAAGTCTATGTCTGTAGCTAGCTCCCAAACAGACGCGTAATGAGTAGTAGCGTTGCCTTTGTTATTACCTACAAAGACACTACTTTGAATTACTGGAGTAATGGAAATATTAATAGCTCCTTGTGCAGGTGAGATTATTTCCGGAGTAAGTACTTTACCCACTCTACCTTCACTAATGATTCTGCCGCCTGGCTTAACACCATTCATGAGGCGAATGTAGGGCTTCCCTTCCCTAAAATCAATAACGGACTCAGCAAAATCACCGGTATCCGTGTTTTCTTGTGCTGGATCAAATATTCTCCAAGTAACAGGATTGGTAATATACTTAGTACCCATTGCAGATTTCCTTTATTAGAAATTATTCAAAAATATAAGCAGAACCTGAGGATAGACCAGCATCATCGTCTGCTTGCGCACCGGCTATCAGCAGAGATGCATCGCTCGCTATAGAAACAGAACCACCAAATTGATCTTGCTCAAAAATATCAGTAGAAACTATTCTGGTTTGTACCCAGTTACCACCTGTATATACAAACAAGTAAACTGCTCCAGAGTTTGTACCATTACCGCCATTAGATAAAGAGCCTATGGCTAGGGTGTTGCCGTCTGCCGATATAGATATACTTCTACCGAACTGATCTCCAGCCGCATGGTCGTTAGGCATCAACTTAGTTTCATCCCAAGTAGTACCATTCCAGTCGTATATGTAAACGGCCCCTGAATTAGCTCCAACCGGATCTGCTGCATAGGCACCCACTGCGATTCTGGTACCATCAGCATTGACGGCTAACGCGTGTCCGAATTGATCGTTGGCTAAACCATCAGATGGATCTATGCGTGTAACTGGCCATCCACTACCATTCCACTTCATTACATAAATAAAACCAGCCTCATGGCCGGTAGCACTAGATACAACAGTATCGCCATCCTCAGAAACAACTGAGGCCCTACCTAGCGACCAATTATATCCTGGATATGTACCATGTACACCAGGTATCACTATATCAGTTCTGGCCCACCCAGTACCATTCCAGCGGTAAATACGACACTTACCCATGCGATAGTTGAATCCGGCGACAGAATAATCATATCCTGGGTCGCCCACTACCCGTACCTCTCCGTTGCCTGATAAAGCCACAGACGATCCAAGGCTAGTGAACGGAGTTTCACCGGTAGTTAAGAACAATTCTTCTACCCAACTACTACCATTCCAAGTAAATACATATACTCTACGATTGTACTGATTAGCACCAAACTGACCAGGTGCACCTATGATTATCTTGTTGCCATCGGATGAAACATCTATAGCTTTACCGAATTGAGATTGGTTAGATCGTGATGCTGGTCTAAGAATGGTTTCTACCCAACTACTGCCATTCCATTTATAAATGTACGCTGTGCCTGCACTGCTGTTTTCGTTGTAGGCACCAACCACTACCGTACTTTTGTCATCCGATATTACTACAACGTTACCGTATACATCAGAGGCGGCTCCATCAGAAGCAGTCAACTTAAATAACTGAGTATCTGGTAAAACTATACCGGTGGTAAAACTCACTACTGGACTCCATTCGGACTCTAGGTCATCTATGGAGTAGTGTTTTACTCTAACAAAATGCTCAATGGCTTCAACTAGTACCTGTGGTACTGTACTTAAGTCAATAGACTCTTTGTTAGTAGTAGCTTCTCCTGAGTCATAAACCAGAGTAGTGAACAATGCATCTGTAGCTATTTGCCATCTAGTAGCTACGTGCCGGTTATTGGTAATGTTAGTGGCCGCATAAGGACTACCGGTAATTACTGGAGAAGCACTAATACCTACGCTATCATCCAAAGGGGATACGATAGTAGGTGTATCTATAGCGGTTAAAACATCACCACCTAATGGTTTGCCACCAGGGGTAGCCCCATCCATAATACGTACTTTTACCTTACCGTTTTTAGTATACAGTACAGGCTCACGAGGATCACCTAATTCAGAAAACATACTGTCGTCGTTAAAAGCTCTAAGACTAACAGGGCTAGTTATTTGCTTAACAGTCATTTGCGTTTACCTTTTGTAAATTATGAAAAAATGTAAGGAGTATATCCATCTAACGTAAGTGTGTTAGATAACAACGTGCTTCCATCTGAAGATAGCTGCATAGCTATGCCAAATCTATCTTCCTGTGTGTTCCCTATAATGGATAGTCTGGAATCCTCAGCCCACTGACCAGTCTCAGTGCTAAATAACTGTACCTCCTGAGCCTGCCTTATACCGGCTATAGATTCCCCTAAATCAGTAGCTATGGCTATTAAAGTACCGCCACTATTAATACTGAGTCTGTAACCGAAACCAGCACTTGCGTATGGAGTGGTGGAAATTATCTGTCTCGTGACTGGCCATGTATTACCGTCACGGGTATGTATGTAAACAGTACCTGCGCTAGTTACAGTAACGTATGTATCATGGGCGCCAATTGCCAGTACATTACCGTCAGCAGACAAATCTACGGCTCTACCGAAACGTACGCCAGCAGTGGCCCCAGACAACATTTGTCGCTGTACCCAACCTGCGCCTCCTGAGGTATAAACATATACTGCCCCAGCAAACGAGGCTCTCTGATGTGCCCCTACAGCTACTACATTTCCGTCTTCAGACAAAGCTATAGTTCCACCGGCATATCCAGAACCCTGCGGTGTGTCCGCTGGAATGACTCTACTAGTCTCAACCCAAGTACCACCCACAAAACGATACAGATATACAGATCCACAAGTTAATCCATTGTAGACTGCACTAGGGGCACCCGCCGCTAATACGCTTCCATCCTTGGATACTGCTACTACATAACCAAATGCCTTATACTCACCGCCGTCTGTATTAGTCAATATCTGACTTTCTATGTAGTCACCACTACCGTCTAGGTTAAATACAAAAGCCACTCCCTGTGCATTAGAGCTATCTCCTACTACTAAAACATTACCACTCTCACTTAAAGCTACCGATATACCGAAGTTATCACTAGCCGTGACAACAGAAGGTAAAACCTTCTGGTTATACATCCAGGTATTCCCTACCTTCTTAAAGATATATACGCCACTCTCTGCAGTGCCGCCTATGCGTGTGGCACCTATGGCAGCTATAGTACCATTTCCGTTTATAGCCACACTTCTACCGTAGTTTAAATCTGTTAAATCCACACCCGGCAACAGACTAGTAATTTGTGTATCCGGTATAGCTGCCCTGGTTACAAAGCTAATTATGTTACTCCATTCAGAAACGGTTTCTGAAGAAGAGGTATGTAATACTCTAGTGTAGTATCTGGTACTAGGTAACAGCGATAGCGGTATAGTACTTAGATCTAAATTAGTTAGATTGTTTACATCGTTACCACTATCATAAACTGGACTAGAAAACAGCGGACTAGTATCTATTTGCCATCTACTAGAGGCATGTACTATGTTGTTACTATCGGTAGAGTTATATGCGCTAGAAGAAATAACTGGAGACAGATCTATACCAAGACTATCGTTTAACGGAGAGGTAATACTTGGCTTCTTTACTGATAATAACAAACCACCACCGATAGGTAAACCACCGGGTGTTACTCCGTCACTTATACGCAATCTAAGGCCACCGCCCCTGGCATCTATAATAGGTTCTCTGGCAATGCCAACTACAGAGAATAGACTGTCGGTGTCATCAAACGACTGCCACAAGACAGGTTCTGGTATATATCTGGTATTCATGTTTTAGTATCCCGTATGTAAAAAGCCGAGTGATAGTTTAAAAAAAGTAGGCTATAACCGCATCCTTTTTAAAAGAATGGGCTATAGCCTAAAACCTTAAACTTCACCTAAGTCAATAGTGTCATTTACTGTTAAGTAGTCAGTAGCTGGTAAGCCACCTAATAAATCTGCATCTAACCCAGAACCTACACCGTCTACAGTTAACAACTGCGCTAATGTAGCATTTGCGTTATACGCAGTAGCATCTAGCTTGTTGTTAAGTAATGTAGTGATGTTGGAATCTGCTGCTAACCAAGCATCGTTTACTGCCTGAATAGCTGAAGCCATTTCAGCATCAGTGCTATAGGTAGCGTTCAGGGCATCAATTAAACCCTTAATTTCTACTACAGCAGCAGCTAAATCTGTAGCCGCTAAACCAGTACCAGTAGGATCAAAGTTACCAGTAGCACCTAACTTACTATCTACCGTTACCATAATACGATCAAGGGCGTTTTTGATACTAGAGCGTAGAGCTACTACGCTGGTGTCAATCGCTGCACTCATTTTACAATACTCCAAAAATTAAACAAGTTTATCTATATGATTTTAACCACATAGAGTACTGTTTTAGGCTATGTGATACGCATCAAATTCTGCTTTAATGTTATTAAACGCAGTAACTACATCGGCGTCTGTAATAACATCTAAACCACCGATACGAATAGATTGAGATACTTCTAATGTAGAAGCAGTTACTACTGCCGCAGATAGGTTCTCGGTACCGAAGGCCACAGCATAACCAGATTCAGCAGTAACCATAGTTACCCGAGTAAACCACTCATCGCCTTCATCTTGTAGGTGTTGAATCTGCGCATCAATGATGTTGTTGGTATTGTCGTATACAGCAACCATTACCTGACTGGTACCCATACCGTGGTAAATGTTCCATACAGTAGAAGCTACACCCTGAGAGTGAACGTAAGACGACTGGGGACGGTTTATCGGAAACCATGTACCAAAGCCGTTCAAATCTGCAAATACCCACAGAATGCCTTCTATAAAGACTATACGCCCTGGGTTAGGATTATCTGGAAATTCAGCTATCTCCGGATACTCAATAGCGCTTAAAAATCGTTTTGCTCTAGACATAACAAATTCCTTAAAAATGTTTTATATAGTTTAGTGTACACTCCACGCCATATATAGCTATTCTTCTTTCTTTAGACCCCGTGGTCTAGGTACCCCTACAAAGTAGGCGTTACCTTTAAAAATCTTATCTATACGAGCCAGTATAACGTACTGTTGACGTATGTGATTGAGCTTCTCTTCTATGGATAAGCCAGGCAGTACAGCATTTAATTTATCTACCTCTACACGACACTGGCTATACCAATCGACTATGTGGTGTGGTTTAGTTTTAGCCATTATTAGCAACCTCGTTATCCTTAACAATTATAGTCTCCAGTCTAGCATACAGCATACGTACCCATGCAGTATGACTAACAAACCATTGTTTGACATCACTGGAAAGTAAGTCAGCCTCAGTCAAGGTACTGGCTGCCGTTTCTACATGAGACAAGACCCTATCTATTTCTGCAATTACTTCCCCTACAGTGTGTAGAGTCAGTCTATCTTTGTATTTAAACTCCGGTACTTCCACATTTCACCTCACCACGACAAGTACACTAGTGACATAAAGAAAAGACGAGCCCACTAGGGGCCCGTCTTTCCTATTGTTTTAACTAATTGCTATTAAGCAATCGCAGACTTGTCTGTAACGATCAACTTAACAACAGCAGCAACAACAAGGTTAACGGTGACTGTTGTGGTAGCAGCATTCACTTCTACCAATGCGTCGTCATTCACCCACTTGGTGCCGTCCTGGACCCAAAGCTCAACGCTTAAAGTGTCGCCTGCCAAACCATGGTTAAAGGTGTGAACTGTAGCAGCAGCGCCTGCAGTGTATACCGCAGTCTTAGCATTGATCAGGTCACGTAATGCATCAGTACCATCGCCAGCAGCAGCCGCTACTTCGTTGATAGCTTCTACCAGGTTACCCTTAGCTGTAGTAGTAAGGTTAGCCAGTGTACCTTCAACGCCAGTAGCTCGAGTTACTTCGTTAGAAATAGCTGTAGCATTAGCAGCAGCAGAAGCGTTAGCTGTGTCGGCATTTGCATCTACTTCATTGATAGCAGCTACCAAAGTAGTTTTGGCATCTGTAGTCAGTGAAGCCAAAGAACCTTCTACGCCAGTCGCACGAGTAGTCTCGTCTGCAATTGCAGTAGCGTTAGTAGCAATAGCGGTAGCATTTGTAGCGATAGCTGTAGCGTTGGCACCGGCCTCTGCGTCAACTTCGTTAATCGCAGCTACTAAAGAAGTCTTAGCTGTAGTGGTTAAAGATGCTAATGCACCCTCTACACCAGTGGCTCGGGTTACTTCGTTAGCGATTGCAGTAGCGTTTGCATCGGCATGCGCATCGACTTCGTTGATAGCTGCAACTACTGAACCTTTAGCATCGGTAGTCAAACCAGCCAAATCAGCAATTGTAGTATTAATCAGGCCAACTGCTGTTTGTACTTCACCTAGGGTATCCATTGCCTCAGTAGCGGTACCCAGGATCTCAGCATTAAGGTCAGCCAAACCAGTGTTAACCATAGTGGTTAACGTGTTGTAAAGGTCAGGGTCATTGTTCAATGCAGTTGCAATTTCTTGCAATGTATTCAATGCTTCTGGAGCAGTACCGACGATGTCGGCAATCTCTTTACGGAAAGAACCAGCGGTGGTACTGTCACCATTGATAACGTTAACGACTGCTTCTAATGCAGCCAGATCAGCATCGCTACCGAAAGATTGTACAATTACTGCACCTTCTGAATCCAGACTTGAGAACTTCAATAACTTGGCGGTACTGTTAAACCAAATACGACCAGCACTAAGCGGGGTAGGATCAGCAGCTAACTGCTCTACATTCATGTTCTCAATGAACGCGCCTGCTGGAAGGGTTATACCGTGATATTTTTTAAATGACATATACTGTCCATCCTATTAAGAATTTATAAAGAGTTTTTTTCCTCGCCACGGTGTATCTGAGTAGATATCCTTATCGGTATTTACTAAATCATCCGTTTAAGCGCCAGCAACTCGTCGTCTACTCGCTTGCAGCAAGAGTTACTATGCTTAAGCCTCCATGCGCTTTCTTCAAGTTCCGATTTAAAAATAAAAGATTTGTTTTGTACGGCTACAAGCTCCGCGCCGTTAGCCTTCATGTATGCCGCTAAGTGCATGTCACGGCTAATTATTTTTATCTCACCCACGTGCCTGCTCCGCCAAGTAATTTCAGTGTTTATTTCGCATAGTATTCAATAATTATTTACTGAACACCCCTATAACCATACTACATTATAGGTGGATAGATAAACCCTAGATGAGGGTAAGCTTAACACGTATATCTGCAGGGTAGATAAGTGTAACCGTTACTGTGCTATTATCTACAATAACAATATTAGCATCGTCATTGTGATAGGTACCGTCTTCATGTAGTACCCAAAGAGTAGCATTTATTAAAGTAGTATTTAGGTCATGAGTTATGGTGTGGACTAGGTGAGGTTCAGTAGACTCATGTATCCAACCCAGAGTGGGTCCATTAATACCACCGGCATCTTCTATAGCGGCTACTAGAGTATTATACTCAGACTGTAAGCTATCTAGTCTATCCTCAAGAATAGTCTGTTGTTGTTCGTATCCGTTTGTTTCGCTACCCTCTGCTACTATAGCAGGTTGGATTAACACCTTGATTACTTCAGACTCATCTAAGTGCACGTCTATAACGTTGTTAGATACCATCTGTACATCTAAAACCTTTAATGAGAAGCTCTTATCAGGATTACGTACCCAGACAGATACACCCACGTATGGAGTCATAAGGTTATGTGAAATACGATGATAGGTGCCAGCAAACTCACTCTTAAATAAGAATGAATTCGGTAACGGTCTTTGTAATACTAAACGGATATTCTTAGCTACTGCTAAGGGTACTTCTACCCGACCACTAGTTATTAAGTTAACTGGTGAGTCAGTATGTACCCATGTACCAGTACCATCGTCTACCCACAATGTAGCCGATAGAAAACCACTGTTTAGTCCATGGATTACGTTATGTAACTCAGAGGGAACCGTGGATTCATATAAGTAGCCACCACTATCGGTAGTAACTGGTCTAACTATAGCCATGATCTCAGAAGCTACAGCAGAAGTTACAGTAACAGTATTGTTATCCACCATTACGCAGCCGTTTAATGTAGTCTGCTTGTAGATCTTTTCAATGGGATCTAACTCCCATAAAGTAATATCTACAAACTCACTATTTAAATTATGGTTTATGGTGTGAAGTGTTAGTGGCTCACCTGAGATATAGATGTATCCACCGTTTTGAAGAGTATTTCCTTCACTACCGCGTAACACTAAATCCTCTAGATAGTAGTATAGCTCACGTAGATCACTAAACTCCTGTAGTACAGTAGCGAAGTTTATCTCTACGTTGTCCTGTCTATCTGCTAACTGAGAGTGTCTAATCTCTAGGTCAGTTACCTGCTGTGCAGTAGCTCTATCGTTATAGCCTGGAGCCATACGCATTAACATTTCATTAATGCGCTCTATACCACTATTTAAAAGTTCTGTCTCAGAGCTTTGTTTTAAAATAGGGTTTCTAGCTATTGGGTTATAACTCACCATACCGGTAATATTAGACCAGGCAGTGATGTCTTTTCTGTCGAAGGCTAACTGAGATACCTTAGTCATTAACTCAGTATCGACGCCGTTAGCGCCACCAGTTACTTGATATCTAATACGTACTGCTTCCCAGTCTCCACGTATCAAGATATAGCTATATACGTCTTTACCAGTTAAGGCAGCTAAGCGTACATAAATGGGTGAGAAGATATAGTCTCTATCTACTCGTAGTACTTGAGAGATGGTATTACCATTGTTGTCGACAAGTCCTTCTACCGTTAATCCGTCACGATAGAAAGAACCATGTAGTGGTATTACTGCTACGGTATTGGCTAATAGATGAACCTCATTTAGTACAAGGTTATCTGGATTAGACGCCGTAGGGTCAAAGGTATAGTCTTGAGATGGCATATTAGTCACTTACCCTAAGCAAAGTTATTCCACATATTACCCCTTCTCTAGCTATCACCACATTGCCTGCCGTGGAGTTTGATTTTCTTAGCTGTAGTTTAACTACGTTTCCAGCAGTAAGACCCACAGTGGTACCTGTACGCGTCGATTGACTAAGTACTGTGTTCTCTACTAGAAATCTGAATTCTACATCTAAAGGGGTGTCCGTAAGTTCATCTACAGGGTTACCACTAAACATAACCATGTATGTTCCAGTAAAGGCAACTGTGACTGATATACCAATATCAGTCCACGTAGCATTTTGTACATTATTTAGCACAGGGTTAGTGCTTACTGTATTAGCTTCAGCCGTATAGATGTTTTTATGGCCAGTTATAGTAGACAGTGTAGCCGCTATAGAAGCCATACCCTCAGTCATCGGCTGTATGTAGCCTTCATTTAGGTCTACAATGTCAGCCATAGTAATGTGCCTTTCTGGAGAACGGATAGCCGCCTCCAGAGAAGTAAACTTAGCTAATATTTCTGCTATACCCACAAAGTTATCTAAACGATGTGTATGTGGGGTAGGTGGAAACCCAGTAGGTACATTTACAATGTCAGCCCATGTTCTGGAATTAAGGTTAGCTAATGCATCTAAGCCATCCTGTATAGCCTGACTTTCTTCATTTACGTATTCACCACCCAATGTCTGATAGTTTAACAGGAAACTACCTACACGGTTTACGTCTACTAGTGCCACAGCTCCTGAGATGGGTACTCCTACTTTCTCACTAGCTTCTTCAAAGGGATAGGCATAAAAATAATCTACTCCTTCTATTAAAGCATTGCCTGTGGCTACATCAACAACAACCATACTGTTATTGTAAAAAGGCGCGTTTCTTGGCACAAAGTAATTGTGATCTGCACCAGAAATAGCATTTACCGTATGAGACTCATTGGAGATGCGATTTGCATTAATGGTCCCCGTCGGATCAAAAACAAATAACGGCATGGCCTATCCCCTTTTTTGTGTTATAAGTGTAATAATACTGAATATTCATCCATAGTATTTAACCGATAGATCCTATGTATGCGGTGTTTACATAACGGAGGAATCATGCTAACTTTACATTACTGTCACGTTAAAGACGACAACGGATGGTCTGCTTTAGACGACACAGACGTTTCTATCAACGACCTATATTTGGGTTATAAAAGAATAAGAATTTACGTAACAACCACAGATAAACCCAATGCACTGCGTACTATAGATTTAGACAAAATCTTTGGGACTATCTCTCCTACTAACTATAACCTAAGCCTAAGTGCTTGGGTAGCTACCGCTTCAGAATCGCTACTTACTCAAGTAAACTCAGGTGTACTGCTAAACGAAGTAGGGGCTATGAGAAGAAAGGATCTGTGGGATTACCCAGTAAACGTATCCATGGGTAACTCACTATACGGGGAAGGCAGTACGGTACCTAAAGGCCTAACCGTAGATCTAGTAGTTAGCCCTAAGACTAACTCCGATATTTGGGTTATAGACAAATTAGCTAATAAATGTTTAATGTCTATAAATGGTAGGGTTGTTAAAACAGAAAGATCTGGAGATAGACTTTTTGTTAAAAATGCCAGAAACCATCTAACCAACGAAACTCAAATTGTATCCGTATTAGAATTTGAAGAGTTAGGTAACATTACTACTTTGGATGTAAGAGATCTAACTAGTAGAAACCTAGGTACCAACTATCCAGCCAGCGGTAAGGTATCCAGTAGAGTATTGTTGACTACTCCTTTTAGTTTAACAGATAAAACAGTGATGGCTGTAGTAGATGGCTATCCACATTTCTTAGATGGCTCTGTAGAGGTAAGAGATGCCAATACAGTAATCATTAAGTTATACCACAACAGTGTCTGTAAGCGTATGTTATTGGACAATACCTTAAACGGTGGGCCGTATAGCGGCAGTACCGTACGTAATACAGGTATCCATATAGTAGGTTTGGATATATTAGATTACCTAAATAACACTAATAGTTTTCTTGTTATTATAGATAATGATGATGTAAACAGACATACTACCAAAGCCGGTAGAACTGACATTATCGGCATGTATACTACCTACTATCCACCACAAGGTATATTGGTAGCTGAGGACGGTAGACTACTGGAGTATGCTGTAGAGGGTACCGACGGAGATCAGACCGCTATCAATACCACTATTAACATACGCAATAACTTTATCCATGATAAAGGTAAAATAGGGGATCTTACTGTCGCTACTAATACAAAGGAGCTTAGTCCTAAACCTAAAGCTATGGATGCTACTTTTGTGGATATATATACCACTGTACCTGCATAAGCATACTAGAGATACCCAAACGGGTATCTCTAGTACTATGCTCAGTTTTGAACAGTCAGTAGTGCTTCTTCTAGTGTAGCTATATAGGCATCTTTCTTCTCTAATAAAGCAGATAGCCTAGCAGCAGCAGCATGTGCACTAGTACGATTCTGAATCAATAAAGCTCTGTTAAGCTCTAGTAATTCATGTTGTTTTAGATCTATACCACCTAATACAGGTACTCGATGTAACTTAACTGTAGGTGTGGCCCCAGTAATATCCGTAGATAAATTAGTAAGCTCAGTAACCAGTGAAGCTAAAGATAATGAGTCCGGCAGCATACCCAGATCAATAGAAACTAGCATTCTGTTATACGGAACCATAGCTGAGCTAGGTATACCCTCTATATAACTAGAAGGCAACGTTAGCTCAGGCTCCCCACTTAGAGAGACAAGTTTTACGATGTTTACATCTAAATCCTTATCTGCGGTATAGTCTTCTTGCGCTAGGCCATATGGTTCATAATAGACAGTGTAGACATCCACACCACTGGATACCAATGAGGTTATTTTGGATATCTCGACACATTTATATACACTACCTTCTACTACAGTAAAGGGTACCTTTACTGAGTATATACCAGTAGCGTTTATATTCGGTGTAAACATAAGTGACTCCAGATAACCCTTTAGCTTACATTAGCCAGGTATGATTGTTTCGTTACTATACGGTGAGTAACACCATTCGTAGTATAGGTAATATAAGTAACACCGCCTACCAGTAACCTACTGTGATTCACAGGTAGCGCCATTATGCCGTCATCGGTTTCCGCTATACGTAAACCTTTCTCCATGGCAATTATAGCCTGTTTAGTATTATCCGCTAAGCGATTTAAATTAATATCGTTTATTGGAATAATAGCGTAATCTGGATATAGCTCACCAAACTCACTGTCCTGAGTACTGTTGTCTTCAGTAATTACTACAAAGCCCATGGACTTATACTGAGACACTGCATAGGTTACTTCACTTAGGTTTACCTCTACCGGACTAACGCCTAGCTTTACTGCAGCAGCACGAGCTATGTCAGTATGTTTAACCATAGGACTTAATACGTAGTCTACACTACCACTGGAGCGTAGTGCTACGTTATCCCACAGAGGTACTATACTAATAGTGGTATGTATTACTAGATCTGGGAAATAAGGTAACCAGTCATTAATACTAAGTGTAGTATTAGCTATTAGGAATGCCCTTATAGCCTGGATTTGATTTTCATAAATCAAACCACTGGCGCCATAGGTAACCAGAGTCCATACTAACTCAGTACTAAAGTCAGACACAGGGTCTACCCAGCGTAACTTCAACGTAGCTATTTTAGTAGCAGGATCACCATCTCGAATTTCTTCGATATCTACCATCTTAGCGCTATAGTCGTAGTCCTCAAGCATAGCTAGCATATTAGCATAGCTAGCATTTAAGTCGTTTGGATTAGGAATAGGCGGTAGTATACGGATTTCATGTTCATCATAGGTTTCCCTAAATGTAGCATCAGAGAACCAAATAGCAAACGTAACTGGCTCACCCGCTACTGTAGTATTCCATCTAATCATACCCGGTAGAGATTTACCGCCATACTCTATAAGTGGGGTAGAATGCACCAGTACGTCAGAAGGATAACGACTGCCGAATTGCTCCTCAAAGGTAAGTCCGTTTACAAAGTTATCTAGAATATCTTCTAGTCTTTGTAATATGTACTCATCCGTACCGTTAGGCATATTCTTATTTATGCCATCTTCCTTACAGCTAAATACTTCCACAGAAACTGATTCATATGCGTGTTTGGCTATTGTGGTTTTTACGGTACTGAAGGTGCGGGAGTATGTGGATAGCTCCCCTAACGGAGCAATTACATTTAGCCCGCCATCTAACATTGAATTTATTGTGGCAAAGCCTTTTATAATAAACGACATATGAAGCTCCAGTGTATTTTAATGTGTATTTTAGCATAGAATTGGCGTATTGTTTGAATTTGCCTTTAAATATATATTACCTTCTTGGATTTACCTATAAAAACCACACAGAGGAACCGACCATGGCATTACCAGGAGATTATAAAAGCTACACCAATTGTGAAAATAAGCAATGTGATGAATGTGAAAACATAGCCTCATATTTGTTTTGTACGGAAGCCGACTCTATGGGTGCAGAATGGATAGCTCTTTGTAGTATTCATTTTAAAGAACACAGGGACGCCCCACCCATAGTAGATACCTGTGATTGGTGTGGTGCTAACGATGTTGAAGTTGTGCCTATGAGAGATCAGGAAGAAGGACACAACGGCCCGGTATATGAAGTATGTGCTCCTTGTAGAAAGGCCCATATTAAACAGATGTCTGAGTTATACAACGATGAGTATTAGGGGTAATTATGGGTGAGGCTAAAAGAAGAGGCTCTAAGGAAGAAAGAATAAAACAAGGAATTCTTAAAAAAGAAGAACTTAAACGAAATGAAGCCTTAGAGGATTTACGTATAAAAGACGAAGCCGCTAAAAAACAGGAGGCCAGACGTATAGAGAACAATAAAAAGATTCCAGATAAAGAAGTATACGTACCTCGTTCTAGCAACCATGGGTTAGGTAGGGCTGCACTTCTTACCTCAATTTATGCAGCAGCCGTTGTATGTAATAAAGACAACGACTCTAAGGAAAGCTAATATGTCCGACAAACGCAGTGTGAAGATAGAGCTAAATGATCATGAACTAACTTTCCTTTTATTACTGATGGACGGTGAGGGCTATCCTGAGTTAATGGAGAAGTTACACGAAGCCAAACATAACGTGGAATATCCGACCCTATCCGAGATAGTGGTAACCAGTATACGTAGTATGGATGTCGGTGTTCTTGTATACTTAGTTAAAAACTTCAAAGACATAAGAACCAAACTCAATACCAAACAATAACTCGTATTCGGAGAAATAAAATGCTTCATCCTAGAGCAGACTACAACGATAGAATTCAAGACACCGCTAATAAAATCCCAGCCAATGAGCCGGTGGTACTATTGAGAGCCCAGGACAAACTAGCCATCTGGCCATTACGCCTATATGTGCTACTCTGCCGCATCTACCAGGCTAAGCCAGTAGCCGATAGAATAGCTAAGCATATAAAGCTTATGCGAAAGTGGCCCAAAAAGAAAACACCGGACGTACCTTCTAACGTTTAGCCAACACCTAAAACAAATGTAGGATAGAGGTATTTAAAATGACTGAATTTTCACAACAGCAAATTGAGTCAATACGACATACGGTTAGTGTTTGGGATCAAAGTACAAGTATTAAAAGAGCCACTGAAGAACTTATGGAACTTTGCTTAGCTTTGTTACATTTCGACAGGAATAAGGCCACGATAAACGATGTTTTAAACGAAATGGCTGATGTAAAAATAGCATTAAAACATCTAGAAATAAAATTTGGTTGCTATCAAACTCAACTCAATGAAAAGGTAATTAAGGGGCAAGTGCCACCTGATGTTTAAATCAATAACGGGAAACTAAAATGAAACAGTATTTAGATTTATTAAGTGAGCTACAGAGTGCAGTAATAAAAGACAACCGAACTGGTATTTCTGCTGCCTCCAAGTTCTTTCACACCATGGAATTTGACATAGCTAAGAATGGTTTCCCTGCGGTTACTACTAAGAAGTTAGCTATAAAGGCGGTAGTTGGTGAATGCTTAGGCTTCTTAAGGGCTTCTTCAAATAGCGCTGAGTTTGAGGCCTTGAAATGTAAGGTTTGGACAGACAATGCCAACAACCACAACCTGAACCCAGATGGCAGTATTAAAAGCCGTAATCCATGGCTATCTAATCCATTCAGAAAAGGAGAAAACGATTTGGGTAGAGTCTACGGTGTACAGTGGCGAGACTGGGACCACACCACCTATCTATCTAAAGCTGACCTGGAAAGAATGGGTAAGGATATAGCTGGGGGCATTGAAATAGTAACTAGCTTAGGCTATGAGAACTATGGTTTTTTAGCCGACAAGCAACTTTACGTATTTCGTAAGAAAGTAGATCAAGTTAAGTGGGCTTTAGAAGAGTTGGTTAAGAATCCTTTAAACAGAAGAATTTTAATTACTGGATGGAACCCTGGGGACTTGGATAAAATGTGCCTACCGCCATGTCATTTATTGCAGCACTGGCAGTGTATGCCTATGTCCATTGACGATCGTATTAATTACGGTATTGAAAACATAGGTGAGTTGTTTACCCTACCCAGGTTCAACTCCAGAGTAGAGAAAGAGGAAAAAGAAGCAGAGTTATCTAAAGTCTGTGATTTACACGGTATTCCTAAGTATACCTTAAATCTGATGATGTACCAGCGTTGAATGTGAGCGCCCTCTAGTCGTGAGGCTAGTTGAATAATTCTTCCTAAAACGGGAAACTCTCATAGGAGACAATCCGTTGCTAAATTTATGTAAGATAGATATTTACATAATAAATGCCCAGAGGCCATCGAAAGCACCTACGGATTAAAATAGGTGATGAGTAGAGTAGGCTCCAAGTGGAGTCGAAACGGAAGAGAGTCTTTAAGGATAAAGACTGTGATATGGTCCAACTCTATAGTGATATAGAGCAGCTACTATTTACCTAGAATAGTGGCGGGGTTGTGCTAACGACACAATTTGAAAGTCCGATTGTCAGCGGACACAGTTTTAGGCATACCTTTTAATATAGCCTCCTATGCTACTTTTATGCAAATCTTCTGTCGTATTACCGGACATGCTCCTGGTAAGTTTCACTATGTTACTGGCGATACCCACATTTACGGTAATCACACCGAAGCGGTAAAGGAACAGTTAGCTCGTATGCCCTATGAGAATAGGGTTGAGCTAAAGATAGCTGAGCACTTAGTATCCCTGGAAGACTTTGAAAGAGCTACACCAGATGACTTTGAGTTGGTTAATTATATTTCTCATGGTAAGCTGCAAAACGAAACAGTAATGGTTATTTAATAAACAGCTTTGGCAACTTACATCTATCCCTATGTACCGTATATGGGTGTGAGTTGTCAAAGACTCACCCTTTTTTTATTTTTTAATAAATCAGTAAGCTACCAGTATCACTATTAAAATATTTAGGAGAATGTATTTTGAATTTTTCAATTATAGCTGCTTTAGCCTCGGAAAACGTAATAGGCATGGACGGTGGTATGCCTTGGTTTCTTCCGGGTGACCTTAGATATTTTAAGGAGACTACTAGTAATAGCATTGTGATTATGGGTAGAAAGACATTTGAGTCTATAGGTAAGCCCTTACCTAACAGAAAGAACATCATTGTATCTAGAAAGCTACATAAAGGAGACTTAGGGGAAGGTGTAATTATAGCCGATTCCTTACAATCTGCTTTAGTAGAGGCTTCCACTGTATTACGCAATACAGAGAATGGATATAAAGATGAGGTCTTTATAATGGGAGGTGGTGAAATCTATAACCAAGCCATTACACTGCCTACGGTAACCAAGCTATACATTACTATGGTAGATGCTGTGGTGGACGGAGATACATTTTTCCCAACTATTACCAGTGAGTGGGCCATGGATATGGATTCTATAGTTAAGCCAGATAAGTTAGAGAGAGACTCTCATGACTATCTGTTCTTAACCTATAATCGCAAGGAGCATAAATAATACGTTTAACGTAATTTTGTTTTTGATTTAAAGAGGGAGTAACATGACTAACCGTGACATTTTAAAGGGAATAAGCCCTGTAGTTGTAAAGGCCATGAAAGATGTACAGCCGCGTATGATGTTAAAGGCATCCACTGTACCAGATTCACGTGCCATTATCGCTACATTAATGTATGATGCCGAGGGTATGGTTCAGGTGTTAACACCTAAAGGCTATATGCTTGACATAGAGGCGATAGAAGAGAGTACTGGTAGGAAACTACGGGCGGTGTCGAGGAGTGAAGTGGAGAGAATTTTAGGGTCGCATGGAATATCTACTATACCGGGTATCCCTGGTGTTTTTGGTATCACTACATTAGTGGATTTTCAGGTAGCAGCTATGCGCATAGTCTGTGTAGAGTCTGGTTACACTGGAAAGATGATTGGTTTTGATGGACATAAGTATCTACGGTTAATTGAGAACCTAACCGAAGGTGGTTACTCTATGCCCTTAGATGAAATAGAGCCTATAAATCCAAGGGGTGCATCCGATGAAATAAACGATGCGGTGTCTCGTTTGACGGGTAATCAGGTTAAGGCTACGTTAGAAGATACTTTGGATATACCACCGCTACCTGAGTCGGCTAGAAAGCTACTTAAGCTTAGTTCTGACCCAGAGGCAGGTGTAGTAGATTTGTGCTCTATTGTAGAGTTAGATCCTAGTCTATCTGCGCAGTTAATTAGCTGGGCATCGTCCTCTTTCTATTCGGCTCCAGGTAAAGTAAAGTCACTACAGGACGCTATCTCTAGGGTATTGGGCTATGACATAGCTATGAACCTGTCTATAGGCTTGTCCATGGAAAAGGTACTGAATGTACCGGAAGAGCATCCAGATAACAAATCACCATACTGGCACCAGGCTATTTGGACAGCCGCTGCTATGTCGGTAGTAGTTAAGCTAATACCACCAGCACATAGACCTAGCCCAGGTATGGCTTATTTAGCTGGACTATTGCATAACTTCGGTAGTCTCATAATGGCACATGTATTTCCGAACCAATACTCCATGGTTTGTAGATTAATAGAAGCTAACCCTCACATAGAGCACTCTGTGCTAGAAGGATATATTCTAGATCTAACCAGAGAGCAATTGGGTAGTACTTTGTTGGAGATCTGGGCTATGCCTGAGGACATAACTAATGCGATACGTTATCAGAGATGCCCCAATCAATTAACTGCCGGTAATGCCATGGCTAAGTTACTATACGTAACCAAGGCTGTTTTACATGAATATGGCGCAGTTGTGGATACGCACGTAACCATACCTGAGTCTTATTATGAAGACCTCAGACTAGATCCAATGTCGGTACAGGAAGCCATTGAAAATATGGTTGAGTCTGGGGAAGAAATAAAGAATATGATTGAGGCCATGTCACAATAAGAACGTGTGCAGGGGCTTTATGTCCCTGCATCAAACAACCACAACTATAAGGAATACCTGTAATGTTAGAATTAAGACCACTACAAAGCCAAGAGGAGCTAGATATAGCCCTTTCTGAGAATAGGGTACACCTAGTATGGACTAACGTTTATATAGCCGGAGAGAGGCACTGTGTGGTCTCTGTGGACGACCACTACCATAGCAGCGGCGGTGGGTTTGGAGATAATAAATATTACGCATACCCTGCAAACGTAGACGGGGCTAGAACAGACTTTAACGAGTACTGTGAATTTGGTGGACATGTCCTATGTTGGGGTATAAAAACAGAGATGATAAATACCCACAAAACTAAGTGGGGCAGTACTAGAATAGACAGGCGTTATGAAACATACATTACATTAAATGGCGAAGAGTTTTTGCTAGTTAGTGGTAGTATGGAATATGCCTTACCTAAGGCGCAACAACTTATAATTGAGTTGTCTGAGGGTATTATAGACTTTACTAAGGTTAATTGGAAGACCGACCTAATAGGCATGAAGGTCTACTACAGGGATCAACCTGCTATTATTACAGCAGTGGGTAGTGATCTGAATTTAACCATGGCACCAGACGGTATAAATCAATTTAATATGCCTGCCTGGATGGCAGAGGAGTCAGATAACGACGACGGTATGGATGTAAGTGATTGGGATGGTAGTGAGGCCGTAGTTAGTTACTTTAGTGACAACATTACCTGGTTTAGAAATAAATAACCTGGGTGTGGGGTAACTACCCCATAGCTCTATAAATAGGCGTTGGGGTGGTTAGATATGAAATATGCATTAATAGTGGTGATAGTTTTAGCTGCTTTATCTGGTGGTTTAAATAAATATCTTTATGATGAGATTGCTAGGCTAAATGCTAATGTAGCTGAAGTAAAACAGGCTAACAAAATCTATACAGTACAAATAGCTGAGCTAAAGGCTGCTGTGGCTTCAGAGAACGAGAAGTTTAACACTCTGTATGTAAAGCAGTTAAAGATGGGGGTAGACTTAGAAAACACAAAGTCTAAACTAGCTGAGTACAAGCATAGAGAAACGGTAGTACTTAGAAAACCAGGTTTAGTGCAAATAAAAGCTAATAAAGCTACCAAACAACTGTTTAATGAAATTAGCTGCGTTACTGGGGATTGTCCTAAGGAGGAGAAATGAAAATTCTATTAATAATGTCAATATTGTTTTTGACAGCTTGCTCCTCTATGAAAGTACAGCCACCCATTGTAGTAGCAGAAACTATAGAGGTAGAAAAATACCACCCTCCGTTTCCTAAACCTATGGTTACAGCAGACATAGAGTTTGTGGTACTTACTTCTGATACTGTTCAGAAACTACGACCCGATTATGTTTATATGGGTCTTAGCTGGGAAGACTATTTAACATTCGCCAGATACATGCAGGATATAAAACACAAGCTATCTGAATACGTAAACCTGGTTTGTTATTATCGAGATCCAGGTGATGATGAATTATGTGTTAAGTCTTCAGAGACATTACCCTAACAGTTGCCCTACAGACATCCTTAACGGGGTGTCTGTAGCGTATGCTGTATTTTTAAAATATATATTACCATAACAGACAAGACTTGTAGGAGAGTGTTATGGTAGCAAATATAGGTATAAACGTACACATAGGTAAGTTCAAAAAGGCTATAGCAGATAAGGTATTAGATTATAAAGACGCTATTTATTTAGGCTTTATAGATATTCTAGTATGTACATACTCTGAAGAATCCATGAAAGAAATACCAGTATATCCCTTGGATAGAAGTCATAGTCCGTTAGCTGTTTTACTGGACATTGAGTTAGAGGCATTAAACGCAGGTATGGCCCCTAGAATGGCTAAGAACGTAAGTTCTCTATTTAGGCTATTTATGGACTCCTGTACCGAGTCTCCTCCTAGGACAGTGAGTTATAGTTGTACTAGAGGCAGCGACGGTACATTACTTATTTATACCAAACTAAATGGAATCTACGTTTCTTTTAAATTCTCATATTAACCACAGGGGTATTTGTATGTCTAGGGCGGTGCTTAAGGTAATTATGCGTGAACTAAAGGAGAACATCATAAAAGGAGAAGAGGCAAAGGAAAAGGAATATCTTTTAAATGAAATAGATCTGTGGCTTTCCACTATAACTGAAGATAACCTTAACAAAGAATTAAATAGTAAGGTTCGTTATATAAAGGATATATCCAACCTTACCACCACCATAAAAACCGAATTTGAATCTGTCGATATAGACAAGGATGTGGCTGATAAAGCTTCCTGGTATGTAGATCAGTTATTAACCTTAATGCTATTGCATGCGGACGTTATCGGCTACAGCATAGTCAGTAGTATCAGATATAAGTCGGTTACGTTACGTATACTTACCGATAAATTCGTTGTAGTGCTTAGGTTTATCTAGTATGAGGGAAGGGTCAAAAATAACAAACTTTGGTTATAGTTTGCTACATTAATCGTTAAGAGGAGGTTAAGTGAAATCACTAATCGGGTTCTCTAAAAAGATATTGTCCAATCATGTATGGACAGTTTTTTTAATATCTTTAGTTTTATTTATCTACAGCGCTATCACTACGATAGCGGCGGTAACTATGTACTCTAAACTGGATGCACTTAGCTTAGAGAAGGAGAACATAGTCTCTTTAAAAGAGGAATTAGAGGTATGTTACAACAACGAATACAGTAAACTTCTAACCACATTAAAAGAATAAACGGGTATAGTAATCGTGAAAAAAACAATACTAGCTGCTTTACTGGTAACTACAACTACCAGTTGCAGCGTCATAAGGGTAGAGCCAGAGCCCTTACTTAGTCCACAGCCAATAAATATCTCAATAACCTTACAGATCGAAGAGGCAGATCGTCCGGTAGTTCAAGCAGCATCAGATCCACCAGCAGTAATGGAAAAGATAGTAACCAAAATAGAGTATGTATCTAAACCGGTGTGTACACACCTTAAAGATATATACTCCCTAGAGCCATTTACATTAGAAGAAATCTCTTTAAATGGTGAAGCGGATAGATTGCGTTATCTTAAGTTACTTATAGATAGGGTAAATCTAGTGGATGGTATTATTGCAGGGGCTAATAACAATGTCGAGTGCAGAAAGCAGTTACAAAAATAAAATAATAGTAATGGACTGGATTAATGGCACGGTTACGGAGTATGCCGATTTAGAAGAAGCTTCTAAAGGGACTGGGTTATCCCTAGAGGAAGTTAAAAATGCTTCTAGTAGAAACAAAGCTATTATTTATAGGGATTTGGTTATCTACAAGGAGGGTACTGCCCATAGTAGAACCAATATAATTAAAGCGACTGCTAAGTTAAAGGAGCTTCCTATAGAAAGATCTTTGGTCTATCAGCAGGAAGGTTCCAGTAAGTGGTATATAAAACCACTTAAAGACATAGCTAGATGTGTAGAGGTAGATCCTACACAACTAATGAAGAAAGTAAAAGAGGTTTCCCCTAAACCGCTATCTGGCAAATATATACGGGAAATTTGGGAAGTCGACTTAACTGAAACAGAGGCTATATTAGTGGGTAAATGTGATCACGGTGGGATGGATTTATCGGAAAAAGATTCGGTGTTTCAGAATACCCTAAACAATACTCCTTTACCGGGAGAAGTAGCTTCTGAAATTACTTTCTATGTAGACGGTTCTACCGCCCCTACTAACCCTGGCCCATCAGCATTTGGGATATGGGGAGAGGATAGCAATGGCAACTTCTACAATAGTTGGGGATATGTAGGGGACATGGAGACTAATAACCGAGCAGAGATGTTTGGCTATATACGTCTACTCGAATCCGTGCTACATTACGGATGGAAAAAGGTAACTGCATTTTTTGATAGTAAGTATGTATTAGATAATGCTACTCGTAGTTTACCTAGATGGAAGAACAACGGTTGGAAGAAGGCAGATGGTGATATTATTTCCAATCGGGAGCAGTGGGAGAGAATAGCCACATTACAAGAAGCAGTTAAAGCCATGGGCATAACTGTAACTCATCGCTGGGTAAAAGGACATAGTGGTGATCCAGGTAATGAAGCTGCCGATGTAAATGCTAATAAGGGTAGAATGGCTGGCTTAGCAGGTAATACCGACCCTGTGTTTCTTATAGAAGAAGCTAAAGTAGGAGAAGAAGAAACCTCTAAGATTAAGAAAGTTAAGATACCGCCTTGCAATAAACTTATTAATGGTAAGCGACTTATCTTTACTACCAAGACACCGCCTTGTACCGCAGATGGCAGATTCATATACCTTGTAAACTCATTTGAGGGAGGTGTAGAAAAGACCGGTAGATTTATAGGTAAGCCTGCCAGCGATAACATGTATGGCGTAGTACTTACTAAGGAACCTATCCCACAGCTACAAGCTATTATTTCTTATCAGAACAAAATTACTCCTGGAGACTTTGTACAACCAGTAGTAGGTATTCTAGATAGAATAGTAAGACCAGCTAACTGGGAGATGCTTACTACTTATGGCAATACCCATTTATGTCATAACCGATTAAACATAACCACCGTAGATAAGGAGCCACTTACTCTATATCAAAGACCCGCTAGATTAGCCTATGATGCTATAAACATTCTATCAGTTATGCTAGATAGATTAGAGCGATTTATGTCTAACGTCAAATATCAGTCTGAGGATTACGTAGATATAACCGATAGCATATATACCGTTAGCGGTAAGAAGATATCTTTACTAAATACCATAGGTAGTGGATCTAAGTCTATAAACATAGATCTAGACTATCGCGGTAAGAAGTTAACTTTAGCGTTATCTTTGGGTATAGATTTACCTGATAGAAATAGCTTAAGTGGTATAGCTAAACAGAATAAGGAAATTACTGTAAGCTTACTTAGATATGACTCTGGCGCTGCCGGTTTCAGATATGCAGTGGCATTTAAAACAGAAAACGATTACGCTCTATATAGTACGTCAATGGCTAACATCAAGGCAGTATAAAAGCCTTGTATACACCGTGTCAAAAGACACGGTGTATAGTTTATGCTGCAATAGTGTGTCAGGGGGTTAATTCGATAGGAGCATAACAAGATGGTACTGACTAAAAAAGAAGCTATAGACAGGCTTTCCAATAAAAATAATTTTACCGTATCCGTATTAGCAGACACACCCTACGGATCTAAAATAATTTGTCCGATTACAAGTGGTATATTGGTTAAAGCCAATATACAGCACGATGAAAATCTAATAGTAGGCTCCGTAGTGCAAGTCCCTACCGGTATAGTACTTATTCCTAATACTGGTAATATACGTGACCTAGAGACTCTTAGCTTGGTTATGGATTATACTAAGGCAGATGTAATAAGAAACTGTGGGATAAAATCCAGGGCTGCTCATCTCAGTAACACAGGTGAGATAATTGTAACTGTGGAGTTCGTAGGAGAGTTTGCTGCTACTCTAAAATACGGTACCTCTTTAGGTAGGTGCCTGGTTACTGATACGGTTAGGTATATACCGGAGATGAATGTTGGATAGAATGCATATGTACACTGGTATCCCACTAGGGATACCAGTGTATGCTGTATTTCTTTTTTTATTTTAAATCAGCCAGTAGTTTATCTACACTATCATTGAATGCGGTTTGCAGCGTAATGTAGTTAAAGTTAGCTATGGATAACAACTCTAGCTCGTTGGCTATAGCAGTTACAGTCTCGGCTAGCTGTTTTATGGTGTGTTTGTTTTGCGTAACTATTTCAGGGTGTTCCTGAGCTGTCTTTACATAGAGGTTTATTGCTGTCTCTAAGTCTTTTTCTGCCTGGAGTATTTTACTGTAATCTATTTTTTTAGCTACAGACTCACCCTGCTGAACAGCTATACCAGTTTTTAATACATCTTTGTTAGATACAAATACTTCTCCGAACTTAACGGTATCTATATCTCTATTTCTATTTACTTTAGGGTCAAAGAAACTAGAGAGTACCTTTACCTCAGACTTAACGTCAATCGGTTTTAAGTTTTTATCTATCCATAGCTTGGATGAGAAGTCGTTCACGCTAACCGCTTTATTTAGATAAAGGGCCATTGGTATTAAGAGTCTTTTGTCAATATCTGACATACGCTCCAGTAGGTCAGATAGGTACGTAGCATAGGGTAGTAGGTTATCAGTAAAACCCACTGGCTGGTACACCAGAATGTTCTCTACGGCTTTATATTCAGTTTTAGAAAGCACCTTATCTAAATCAGATACCTTCCTAGTTGTCGCAGAAATAGTACCGGATTTAGCAAAGCTGGAAATAGCTTCTACGGTTTTACCTAAACCCATTCGGCTTACAAAAGAAGACAGAAATTCCGTAAAGGTACTGAAACCTTCCATACCTAATTCTGCCATTAGTGCAGTGTGTTTAAACTCATTACTGATAGACTGGATGTGTAGATTTTTCATTGTAAATAAACCTTAACGGGTATGGATTAAATTAAACTACCTAGGCAAATATTTTGACACCAGCGTAGCTTCAGTGTTATATACTATCTGAAAATACTACGCCTAAATAAACAGATATAATAAGGAAGTACTGATATGAGTTTTTTTGATTTAATGCCTAAGGCTCCCTCTATAAGACCGGCTTTATCTGTGGGCTGTTTGTTTGATATAGCCACTGGTAGCTACCATAAAGGTAAAGACGGTGAGTCTATTCTAAATGGCGGTGTGGCGGCAGTAAACTCAGTAGCTGGCCCAGGTAATACCTTTAAGTCAGAAATTACTAACTTTATGTTCTTTACTCCGTTATCCAGATACAGTTGTTCTAAGGGATTAGTCTACGATACAGAAAACTCTATGACTTATTCCCGATTAAATAGAGCAGCACATACTCAGCCTAATCTCAAAGAATTAGATATATCCGATCCAGATAATGGCAGAGTATTACTTACTCAATCCGCCGACATACTGGGCGATGAGTATTTTGAGAAAATAAAAGAAATAGCTAATGATCGTAGAAAGAACATTAACAAGCTATTAAAGGAAACACCATTTGTAGATGATGCAGGGAAATACATCAAGATAATTGAACCGTTAATGGTGGTTATTGACTCGCTATCAGAGCTTAAGGTTAAGTCCGTACAGGAGAAGCTGGTTGATAAGAACGCAGTAGGTGAGTCAGGAGCTAATACGCAGTTCATGAAGGACGGCGCCGCTAAAACACAGATGATTACTCAGATGCCTAATTTAGCTACCAAGTCGGGTATTTATTTTCATCAAGTAGCGCACATAGGCATGCCGATTGTAATGGATGAGTATGCTCCTAAAGCACCCAAGCTATCGCACTCTAAGCGCGGTACTAAAACCAAAGGTGTACCTGAGAAATTTGACTTTATCAACAATAACTTATTTGAAATATTTGCAGCTAGCTTCGCTATGAATAAATCAGATAAAGCCGCTCTATACCCTAAAAGAAATGCCGATAGAGATGCAGAGAACAAAGACCTTATGGTTTTGTATATCGTAAATACCAGAAACAAAGGTGGTCCATCTGGAGTAACCTTCGAGGTATTCATCTCTCAGTCAGAAGGCCTACTGCCTAATCTAACTATGTTCCATTATCTAAAAGAATCAGGCGGATATGGTTTACACATGGCCGGTAATAATAGCTCATTTGCATCTATATTCTATCCGGATGTAAAGTTCAGTAGAACCACCGTACGAGAGAAGTTAGACAGTGATTACAAACTCACCCGTGCCATAGAAATAGCTACTCAAATGAGACAGATGGAGATGCTCTGGAGTAACATAGATCCAGATTTACATTGTCCTCCAGAAGTGCTCTATGAGGATATAAAGAAATTAGGTTATGACTGGGATGTATTACTTGGCTGTACCAGAGGCTATTGGGTATTCATAGAAGATGAACCTAAGGTGAGATATCATTTATCTACTATGGACTTACTAAACATGCGCTTAGGTAGATATAAGCCAAAGTGGTATGATGAGGCAGCTAAGAAACATAAGGAAAACAAACCACAGCGCTGGGAAAAGTAAATCCTATACATTGACACTAAAAATCCATAGAGGTATATAGTCGTGGATAATAACATTTTTTTAACCATCCATCTTCTACTAATGGAGGAAGTGGATGGCCCGGCTGCAGATTTATTCTGTCAGCATATAGCCGGTACTGTAGGTGACTTAGAATCAGTCAATAGCCGCTACAGTCAGGCTACCCAAATACACTGGATGGCTAGTTACTGGTTAATGCAATTGTCCGTACTAAACGTCAGTACGTATGTTAGGTTTAATGCGAACAATTTACTTATTTGTTCTAACATAAATGACTTTGTTGTAGTCTTTAAAACTACTATCCTACCGTTGTTTCAGGAGTATCCAAATCTACCGGAGCTATCGTTACCGGTACAACCTTTAGAGGTATACAGTCATGGCGAAAAACCGTAAGGAAGCAGAGAAATTACTATTGTCTCTTATAGAGGAAATAGAGGGAGGTACAGTAAATAGTAGCTTATACAAGACTTTATTTGAAGGTATGTCTGATACTGAATTCGATAGCTTTGTATCACAGGTAGAAGCTAAGGAAGTACATATATCCATTATTGTACCAAATACTAGTAAAATCGTTTTAGATGTAGAACGTTCCATGAAGGTAGGGGAGAAGTTAGGTGTAAAGTTTTTTCAAAGACTTATACTAACAGATCCTCTTACTGGTGTAGAAACCAAGACACCTATGGAGTATTTAGTTATGCATATGCCGGTTAGAAGACAGAGCCAGCATTTGATCAAAAAACAATCTATTCCTAAAAGTAGTAAAGTAATAGATCATCTAAGTGGTCAGGTTACCGGGGATAGTAAAGGCGGTAAAATATCACTGCCGGAGTTATTGGTTATGGAGTCTAAGGATTTAACCGATAACCTTTTAGAACTCATTAAGGTAAGAGGTGGTGACGATAAAGCCTATAAGGGCATGTTGGAACAGATAGAGGCCACCGGCTCATTTAGCATAGCTCCTTTATTAGAGTTAAACTCAAAGCCTACCTCTACGGAAACACTAATGGCATATCTATTGGCCGGTCACTTATCAAACACAATGGGTAAGCAGTGATGCAAAATAATACTCCAATTTTAAATGAAGTAATGCAGCAGCTATATGAAATATGTAAGGTAATGGCCAGATATAAAGCTGCTAATGGTAAAGTATCTATAGATGATATTTTATCTAAAGCTTTTACTTGGCCGGTAATAGACTCTATCGTGGGTGATAAGGATAGTCGTGATGTTTTTATTGCTTCAGTAGATGATAATCTAGATACGGCATTAAAGGTTATTTATAGCAGAGTAACCACACTGTCATATCCAGAGGTAGCTAAGGTAATAACTGATGAATTAACTGCCTTTTCTGGTAAGTTCTATAATGATGGTAACTCATCTGAAATTACCAGATTTTACAAGGACTACCCTCATTACCTTATATTACGGTTAATGGAACAGTTTACTGTGGACCAGTTAATAGGTATAGGTGCCGTAGGCGTAACCCAATAGCTAGGAGTCAATTATGCATACACAAAAGCATAAGGTATTTGTGGGATTAGACTGTCTTATGGATACTAGACTTGCGGCTTTGGGTAGATACTCCCCAAAGATAGCGGAGGAGTTACTTCTATCCGGTAAATACCATACTAGAAAACACAATAGGTTCGATAAGTATATAGAGTCTGTGGATCAAAGGGCAGTAGATGACATATACAAAAACCGTGATGTTACTTTACTACAGGAATCCGTTATAACTCCTATAGTACTTATGTTATCCGATATGGCGGATAGATATAAAGAAGTATCCGCAGGGCATCCAGTACCTATGGTTATGTCTTTAATAGTAAACACTAACCCATATGTTTTAGATAAAGAACTAACTGAAACATTTCGTGAAGTACTACTAGATGCCATAGGGGCTGAATCCGTTAAATTCTGTAATTTACCTATAGAGCTTATGACGCCTTCCTATCTATCTAGTTACGATACAGTAGTTTGGAATGAACTGGATGCGTGGGTTACATTACATCACAAGGAGTTAGCTACTAAGAAAATGGCTGAGGTTACTATGTATTGCCCAGAGATACATGTTAATCCAGATGTAGATACATCAGGCGTACATCCTTTAGCTCCAGCTAATGAACTTAGAATGCTACTCATCGAGTATGTGGGTTTTGAGATTCTACCCTTAGAGCTATATAGTGCCGTAAGACCGACATAAGTATATACCCAGTCACCGATCTGGTGACTGGGTAATATGTCGCTACTCTACATCGTTGTAGAGTTCTTTGTATGTAAGCGTAGATAACTCCGTAGAGGTTTCTCCCTCTATTAGTTCTATGTCTGGTAGCTCTTCTTCGGTTAATGTAGTCTGTTTATTCTCTAGTGTCTCACCGGAAGCATCTGTTGCAAATGGGTTACTTACTGCCTGACATACCAAGTTAGACAATACAGAAGCCAACTCTCGTTGCGCTTTTACGCCGTTGGACTCTACCTTAAGTTTGTTTTCATCCATAGCTGTTTTTGCTATAGCGGTAAGCATAAGTGCCTGGTCTTTATCTATGGTATTGCCATTTAAGATAGTTTCCATGCGGCGCTGCTGAACAAACCTAATTAATTCAGTAGGGTCGGTAATAATGTTGTTGTTCGGGATTTCCACAATATCAGCCCTCCTGTTCGATAAAATAATGTTATGATATTGTACTGCGGTAGTATATACTATTGCATATATATTTTAGGTATATATTACTCTACTGAGTACATAACCGTTTATGGGCGTTAATAAATGTTAAAAATTATAGCTAAGTTAAACAGAAAATATAAGCTTTATAAGTTAAGGGAGCAGTATGGATCAGAGAATACCTCTACCGTAAAAACGGTATCTGAGTACTTAAAACTACTATCCAATGAAGTAGTATCAGTCACTGACTATAATAAACTGAAGGAGTTACATGTATACACCAATCTTCCAGAAGTATTCTTTATCTATACTTTACTAAATCAGGTTATAGATAGTTATACTGAAACTGGAGTAGTCAAGTACAATAGTAGACTGTTAGCTGATGTACCTGATTACTGCTGTGCTATGGATTGGTATTGGAAGTCTATACATAAGAAAGGCATATCTCCTGTGGAGTTTCTAGTTATACTAGGTACTACAGTAGATAAGATTTTGTTATTAATAGAGAAAGAGGAGGACTTAACTAGGGTGAAGTATATACACAGATGTGTAAACCCTATATTAGAAAACGTCGTATCTATGGCTGACATAATTGAGTCAGTTAATAGCTAACCACAATTAACGGTGATCTTGCTCTCCGAAATACAGGAGCTGTAAGTTAGGAGCCTATAATGAGTATTAAGAAGATTAAAAACAAAAGCCCCATGCATGAAATACTGAATGAGGTTAATTCTGGAGTAAACTCTGCTAACGGAGTATTAGCCAGGCTTTGGAGAATAATTCTAAAGCGAAAGAATATGCAGGGGCATCAGTGGGAGAGGCTATTGGAGAGATGGCGAGTTACCTCAGTAGCTATACATGGGGAGAGAGATATTTCCTTTAAGAAGAATAACCTTGTAAAGGCACTAGCTGCGCCCTCTATGACCTGGAAAACCTTTATACAAGGATTACAGGTACTGAATGCCACTAACCGGTACAAATGCATACGCTTTGAGATACATTTTGTACCCAATCGCGGAGATGTGGAAATAGTTGGAATTAATGTTATAGATAGAAGCACAGACCGAGCCCTGCATATGGACAATATACATGTGAACAGTCTGATGCCTGGGGATAGATTAGAGCATGGTAAATACTATCAATTGGCTTCATTTGACAATGGCATGTTTAATGGCTCTGTATTTAAATACAAGGGTGCTGAACCAGCTATTGCCTTTGGTGATATGTTTAACGGTTTTACTACTATCGGTTCTATGGTATTAATGGCTAACGGCATGGAGTCTACTGACTGGGTAGTACAGAGTCCACCAGCTATGCTATCGGAGGGTGACAGCGATGAAGATTAGTATGAAAAAGTCAATACATATGTATCGGCAGTTTACAAGGGCTATGGGCTATGAGATACCTACGAATGAAATAGGGTATGGTAGGCTAACGGATATATCTGCAGTGTTCTCGGGGGATGACATTTTAGTTATGTTAACTATTGAGGATGGTTCTGTACAGTATGTGGAGTTAGACGATGTAGCCATTTTGCCTTTAGTGGGGGATTATATTACGTTCGATTTAGCTGGAGAAGCGCTACCTATGTGGGTAGCTCCAGTAGAGTTAGTGAGACTACCACTACCACATGAACTAAAAGCAATGCAATGCATTGTTCACTAGGAGAGCTATATGAATAGAATTTATGGCGACCTATTGGATGAAGCAGAAACTGGACTATATGGCGCAGTATTACAAGGATGTAATTGCTTTAATACCATGGGTGCATTTCTAGCATTACAAATTAAAAACAGATGGCCGGAGGTATATGCCGCTGACCTTAGAACTGTAAAGGGAGATATACACAAACTGGGTACATATACCAGTGCGGTAGTAGAAAGGCGCAATGCCAGATTCACTGTATATAACTTATATACCCAGTATCGGTATGGCTCCCCTAGAGAAAGACATTTTAATCCGGATGCCCTACGTATGGCACTTATGCGACTACGAAATGAGCTGTCTCCGGATACCAGAATACTTTCCCCATTAATAGGTACAGGTGGTGGTGGCTATCGCTGGCGACATGTGTCTAAGATATTTGATGAAGAGTTACCTGGATGGGATATAACCTTTATATCCTTACCGGATAGTTTTTAATCTATATACCTCTATGTCTCTCTGGGCTATATAGCCCAGAGAGATTATATAGCCCCCTATTCTTTTTATTGAGGTTTATCATGAGATCACCTTTAAAACCTTCTGTGTTTAGTACAGCTCCAGAGGATGTATCTGAAGTAGTAGACGTATATTCCAGCAATGAGGTAAAAGAAGCTTCAGTGCCTAATACGGTAAAAGCTTTACAGACTAAGAGGAATGAAGACCTACCTACCTCACCAAGTAAAACCAGTAAAGCAGTAGAAAAAGAAGCTGTAGCTATACATACCAAAAAGATACTGTCTTCTAACCTATCTCCTAATGAGAAGGTACAACATTTAGATGAAAAGGCAAAGATTTCAGACTATTTAGCTACTGGAGCCAGTTCTAATAAAATAGTAAATATGTTAGATACTCCTCTGCCTAAAAATATAGAGCCCTACGACTTTTTAAAGAGGGTCGGTAGTAACTCCTTCATAGATGTCAAAAACAGCTTAGCGGCCACCTCAGGGGGCTTGCTGGGCGAGGATTACTCAGAGCTTATGCCCGCTGACCTAACTACCTATATGGATCAAGCTTTAGCCTTTATGGATTTAGCCGAATTAAATCACCTATTGTGTCCAGGGGAACTACTTACCGGCAACCATATATCTACCGCTTTACGCACTGGAAAAGGCATGATAGATATACGTAAGTACATAGGCTGTAACAAAGGTAAGCCCACAATAGACTTTACCGGCATACAGAGTGAATATTTACCTACAGCGGTACGCTCCCATGTAAATGCTGCTGCCGACGTAGGTGCCTACGACGTTATGGTGGATGTACTAAACGATACTCAGGAAGTGGCACACACTGCTGCCTATAAAAAGGAAGTAACGGATAAACTATTATCCAACTACAAGCATAAACCAAAAACTTCTCAAAGTGATCACGCTAATAACGGTACTGACTTTGTAGATGCATTGCTTACTATGGATGATAGCTGGGGTAGCTACAATAGAGACGGCTCTACAGTAAGCGATATCTCAGTGTTCTCTAAGGCCTCTCCAGATGCTCTAGATGTATTAGCGGCAGACCCTAGAACGTCACAGGATGCTTTAATAGCTAAAGATATTTCTGTAAAGAAAACTAGTTATAAGGAACATGCTTCTAATACCTATCCTCTATTAAAAACAGCATAAAGCATACTCTAGTACACCACATGGTGTACTAGAGCGTTATGCCGCATTAATCAAATCTAGCTGTACCTCTATATACAGATTTCAGTACGTTACCAGCCTCTGTACCTGCAAAGTAGTTAGCCCAACTAGAAGGAGACATCCACGTACTAATGTCAGCCATTTGATTACGCCAAGCTAGTCGCATTTTAGGTACAAAATAGAACTGGTCATATAACCGTAATCCACCTAAAGCAGCCATGTAGTCAGAGGCTACTGTATCCTCATCAAACATAGACAGTGATAATAGATCTAACGGACCAGCTATATCGGTAATTGGTATATGCATAATCTTGTTTAGGTTTATTACACTAAACGATACATCTACTGAGGTAGGTAAGCCATCAGCAGACCAACCTATGCCACCAGTACCACGCTCTATACTTATACTGTCAATTATACCCATTCTAATAATGTTACGTCCCTCACTATGTAGGTTACACAGAAAAGGAGAGGCATATGAGTTCTTACCGGTACTTCTAGGTAAAGCTCCAGCTAGTAACATACAAAGAGGAATATAAATGTTAGTCAGAATAGATAGCTTATTTCCATAAGGAGTAGCTAGCTTTATGGTGTAACTATTTTTAGGTAAATCCGCAGTAGAGTCTTCCCAGAAGTCAGGCATATCTACAAAGGCAGAGCCGCCCATAGCAGCTAACCCGCTAAGACCTACACTGACTAAACCACCTTCTACAAAATCTCCTATAGCAGTACCTATAGATTCTAATGCATTGAATAATGGGTTATCACCTAAATTTCCTCCAGCAAAGTTAAACTTAAAACTTCTAGCCTTAGAAGAAGCTGAGTTAACCATACTCTCTACATCAGATGATCTAGTACTATTGCTAAAGGATTCACTAGTGGAACCTTCATAATCCACATTAAACGTAACGAATGCCGAACCGTCATTTAATTCTCTTTGAAAGTAATCACCATTAGTCTTAGGATCGTCCCAGGGTTTAGCTACCTCTATACGGTTTTTAGCGTATACGGCCGCTGCCTCTCTAGCCGCTTTGGCGTCCGTGGCAGTGTTGGCTTTCATAGGGGTTTCTTGTTTACTAAGACCACTATCTCCCTTACCTATTAAACTTTCCTTATAAAAGGTATCTAGGTAAGTAGGTAAGGAATACGTCTTATTGTAACTCTCTGCTCTAGGTGGATCTAGCTTAGAATTAAGATAAGCGGTGATCTTCTCACTATAATTTGCATAGTCGCCACCAGACTCCGCTATAGCTTTTAATCTTTGTTGGTGCTGGTTAGCTAGCTTCTGTGCTCTACTGGCAATGGAGTATATATCTATACCGCCGTCACTGCGCATAAAGTCAGGTAACATACGGTTTAGTACCCGTACCTCATCATCATCTAAACCATCCGAGTAATTCATCTTCTTAGAGGGATCTGTATCAGTTATATCCGTACCGTCTAGACCAGATGGATCTGGACCCTCTACTAAACCCATATTTACCGCTATACGGTTTACTAGTACGGATACGGCAGTCCAGTATAAAGGCATAGTAGGTTTTAAGTAGCAAAACTTACTATACGGGTTACCCCCTGCAAATGAGACTAGTCTACTTACTACGTTGCTAGCTCCCATTATTAACTGAAATGGTAAAGTCAATAAGAAGCCAGCCGCTCTACCTGCCGTAAATGCAAAAGGCGTACTGTCTCCAGAGTTTACTAAATGGCCTATCTCGTGGTCGTAGAATCTGGTAAAGAAGTTTGTCATGGAGTTATAGGCAGGTACTCCAAATGACATGTGTATTCTCTGAGCATTATCATCTATGGCCTCAGAGTAATATTCACCCATACCCTTACTGGAGCTAGCTAGTCCAGGTAACTTAGGATCAGCCCATCTAGTAAACTGTGGTCTTGGGTTTATTGCAAAATTACCCCCTGGGGTAGTGTCCGTATATTTTATCTCAGCGGAGCTATAGGTTCTACCTTTCTTTTCATTTGATCTGGCAGTAAGCTTAGCTGCTACTACAGCTCCTTCATCTAGGTTAACTGAACCAGGTATAAAGAACGCCTGCTTTACCCAGTTTCGATCTGAGCTTATATTGTTAATATCTAAGTTAATCGTGGAATTTGACATAAAAGATTTTCCCCTCCAAAGCCAAGAATAATGTCACGTCCATGTGACTGTATTCACTTTACTGATCGTAATTTAAAACCCCAGTAGTGTATTGGGTTTTACCCCAACTGTTACCGGGTCCTTGTTTGGATTTATTAGCTACGGGCTTAGTAGTTTTAGTTTCATTATTTTCTCCCTTAGAAACCTCTATTACCCTCTGTTCAGATATAGCCATTAGCAGAGCATCTAGCTTCTCAATAACTACCTTTTGTCCAGCTATCTGAGTATTACGCTGCTCTCCTGCTTTATTAGCTAAAGCTTCTTGAGACTTAAGCATAGTACTTACCAGAACATCTGTCTTATCTGTAGCTACCGACAAAGAAGGCTTCTCCTTTGTCTCACTGGAGCTTAACTTAGCCAGCATGTCAGCTAACTCTACGGCGGCACCGGCCACCATACGACGTCTACCAAACTCAGGGAAGACGTCTTCTGGACCACCCATGCCTCCTGCCTCATACTCTTCAAAGTCAGCAGATTCACGGATATTGTCTTTAGCCACCATAGTAGCTACAGCAGAAGTACCCTTAACTTCAGGTATATCCATATCCTGCTTAGCTAATCCCTCTAAACGTTTATTTCTATCATTTAGCTCCTTTTGTAATGCAGTTTTAATGCTGGGTTCTACTGAGGCCAATGGGTCCATAGGTTTGTTGTCCTTACCTATGTGCTCAAAGCGCAGATGTGGTCCGGTACTATTACCCGTACTACCTACATACCCTATAAGCTGTCCTTTAGTAACAGTACCGCCTACAGTAAGGTTATCATCAAAATCACTAAGATGGCCGTATCTAGTACTAGTGCCGTCTGGGTGCTCTATGTAAATTACCTTACCGGCAGTTTTGCTATTACCCTTACGTACTACCACACCCTCCATGGCAGAGACTACATCAGTGCCCATAGGGGCAGCTATGTCTATACCTGTGTGATTCCGTTTTGTTCCATCAAAAGGATCATCTCGCTCTCCAAATTCAGAAGTAAGCATACCTGTAGATAAAGGTAACAAAATGTTTTCTTTATCGTTTATGTCCTTCTTGTTTAGATCGCTATATTGACCAGCATTACGGATAACGTTATCTAGTGATACATAGCTAGCTTCGTCCTTATAATCCTCCCCTATATCAGCAGAAGAACGCATTTTAGACTTAGCTAGACTAATATTACTTTTAGCTTTAGCAGAGGTCTCTACTGGTTTAGGTAAGATAGACAATGGATCAAAGTCATCCAACTCCTTAGTTGTATCTAAGGAGGCTATTAAAGCTTTTACATATTCAGATATAAGCTCTACGTTACTTTCTATCTTAGTACCTTTCTTAGGAGAAGCTGTCCATCTATAAGGATCTACTCCTGTCTCTCTAATATCCTTTTCAGTAAACTGCACTGAAGTAATATACTTAAGCTTCATGGAATCATCTAACTCATCATCCACGTCATCTAAGTCTACACCGCTATCCATACCCTTAAGTACAGCTAGGTGTGTGAAGAACACAGGTACAAACCTTTTAGTAAACCAGGTACCCCATTGTACAGCGTCTGCCTCATTATCCAGAAACATACCAAAATCTTCAGCATATTCCTTAAAGAACCAAGCTACATCTTCATCCAATGAAGGTACATTACCACTCCAGCTAATTTCACTTAAAGCGCCGTCTTCTAATCTACGAATGCAATAGATTAACTCCTCATCATTAAGTTTAGCACCGTATTGTAAAAACCTAAGTCCCTCTAATGGCTCTACACTACTACCGTACGAAAGGTGCTTATACAGCTTATAGCCACCATAGGCTAATCCCCCTATAGCAGCAGCACCTAATACTAAAGGCAGTACACCTACTGAGGCTATTGCTCCTCCTACAGTAGCCGCTCCGCTACTAATAGCCGCTGTAGTAGCCGCTGTAGCCGTAGTGGCTGCCGTAGCTACACCGCTAGGTATGAGCATACCGGCCGCTCGTATAGCGGCACCACCGGCACCACCTAGCAGACCTAATGCTTTGCTGCCCCCGGACTTTAACATCCCGCCCAGTTTAGCTAACTTACCACCTTTAGTTTTAGGTTTGCCGTCTTTACCCATATCAGGTAAATCAGGGCCTCCGCCAAATATACTACCTAAAGCCTTACCGCCTAAAAGCATAGCCACTAAATCACCTATTTTAGAAACAGCTCCACCTACCATACCGGCTACACCGGCTATAGCTTTGGTTAGGAAATCAAAAGGACTTTCCTTCTCTTTCTTTTCTTTAGTAGGCTTAGATTCAGCTTTAGCATCTGACGCAGCTTCCGCCTTTGCTTTACGCCTAGCCAGTATAGCTCTCCAACTATTATCTCTAAGCCCATCGTCGTCACTGTCCCCTGAGATCTTTCTTTTGGCTTCAGCTACGGTGTTGGTAGAGATAGTCTTAAGGGTCTCTAAGGATTCAGCCATATAGGCCTTTATGGAATACTTTTCAGTATCATCCTCATCCCTAGTATCTATCTCCCCAGTTCGAGTATAGCTATTTTGCTGCTGACTTTCCTCCTCTTCTATTCTACCACTGCGTTTACCCATGGGTATGGCGGTACCATCTGGAGTAACTACTATTGGATCAGATTCATTGTAGTCGTCATAGTCGGTATTATCATTAGAGATGTGTTTATATATTCTATCTAAATAACCTACCTGTTTGTTTAGAATGGCGTTAGTTTCATCTAAACCTATAAACCCAGGTAACTTAAAATCAGACAGGCTATCTCGTACTGATCCCGCAGCATTAGCAAATAGATTCTTACCAGCAGACAGTTGCTCCAGTATCCATTCTTTAGCGTCTATACCGTCTGGTATTTTAAACTTACCGGATTCTATTAGTTTATTTATAGCCTCCGGATTCATCTGCTTTATGCGATCCATCATAGCGGTAGGGTCAAAGCTTGGGTTGTTTATGGTATTAGCCTTAATCATCTCTATTACCTGAGCATGATCTAAACCTTTAAATCTACCAGTAACGCCCTTAGCTACATCCATACCTCTGTCGTATACATCTCCTATTACTCTAGCCCCTGTCTTATAGGAAGACTTTACTAGATCTAAAGCTTTCCTTCCAGCGGATAGACCTAATCCAGATGCCTTCTTAAGGTAAGCCCCTATTAAGCCTCTGGCTCCTTTAGTCTCTATGGAAATGCCGAATCTATCCACCAATCCTCTGGTATACTCGGCCATAGACAGTATCATGTTTCCATCTATATCAACAACGTCACCATCTATCTCATCCATAGTTAGAATAGGCTCCCCTGTCTTCTTAGAGAAATATCCGCCATTACGCATAATTACTGCTTTTAACCTGGGTGTATCCTCACCGACTACATAAGCATCTCTTAGGGTATTTGCTCTTTTACGGATAAAGTCTAATACCTTTCCGGGTAACTTAGCTACTCCTTCTATTATGTTAGCCTGCATATTAAATGCGGCTTTAAAGGGGGCTACTATAGCTGAGAATATAGATCTGTCTTCCTTGGCAAGATAGTTCTTCATGGACTCGTGTATATTACCTAAAACAGAGCCTCCCATGGATAGACCGGTCTTAGTAATGTTAGCCATACCTTCATAGAAGTTTCCTACTAAGCTAACAAACTTACCTGCCCCAGATTTCAAACCAGAAACAAAGTTAGTGGGTTTAATAAAACCTTCTTTACCAGTAAGAGCATATACAGTGTTACCACCTGCAGCCGCGACCTGTTCTAGAAGCACATGGTTTGTTTTGAAATTATCATTAATAGCATCTAGCAATAAATGAAAGTCAAAACTCTTACCTACTTCGTTCTCCGGTAAATCCATAGTTACAGCTAACGCCCTAGAGCCGGAATCACCTATTCTCCATTTCTTATCCAACTCCTCTACTAGATCACCACGATGTTTGTCCAGTACCTTAGATATAGACTCTTCATCTATAGAAGCAGATACGTTAAAACTAGAAGGTAAGGATTCTCTATCCAGTGGCATTTTTGCCTGACTATCTACCACTGTTCTTGGAGCATAGTTGCTTCTGGTAAAAGACCGCATTGTGTCAGATACATTCGCTACTTCGTCTCTACCGGAGAAACGTTTAGCGATAAGTGCGTTATCTACCTTATCTCCTTTCTCGGTGTTCGTGATTATACCTAGATTTCTAAGAATTTCCTTTTCGCCAGTACTATGGTATTTGGATAATGCACTAGTTAGCTCACCGGAGATATCACCCAAAGACTTAAGCTTCTTATCTAGCTCTAAAATAGCACCGGCACTTAAATCTTTCTTACCAGACAATGCCGCATCTATTTCCTTAGCATCCTCATCCTTTATGCTTTTGTCTAAACTATCCAGCTTAAACATATCCATCTTAAAGCGATCTGCTCGCTCACCACTTATAAGAAGTTGATCTATAAGGGACTCGGTAGCAGACTCACTTAGTTTGGTATCACCTAAGATATTACCGGCTAACTCTCTGGCCTCTTCCCTGCGCTTAGTAATCTTCTCTGAATCAAATACCTTTCTACCCACAATGTCAGAAGCATCATTTAAACCTATGAAACTTTCCGTGTCGGTAGAAAACACTAATCTATCGTTTTCTGTACCAGTAGCTATATTAGTTACTTGCTGCAAAATACGTGATAGATATCCCGGAATAACCTCTATCCAGGTTCTACGCATAAGGTTATCCATACTACCAATCTGATCGGTAGCTGAACTACTTAACGTATTTAGTATCTTCTTCTGGTTATTTAACTCAGGCATTAGCTCACGTAAGGTTTGAAGAATCATACCGTCTTCATTCTTACTAGATTCAAAGCGCAAACCTTTCTTAGCTAGATCTTCACTGATTACTTCATTGCCAAACTCATCATAAAGAGCACCTTTTATATCAGAGGATTTCTTTATAACCGGACTATCTTCATCTGGGCCACTACGATAGCCGCCCTTACGTAATTCTTCTCCAGATAAAATTAATTCACCAGTTTCAGAATTATAAACATCCTTATTTGCAAATTTAGAGGCTAGCCTATTAGCTAACTCGATACCGGGTACAGAAGACAAGTCTATACCTATATCCTCTCCTCTACCAAACTCTGAAGCCAGTTGCGGTATGTTATTGATAAGGTACTGTAACTGAGCCGAGCTTTCCATTAGCTTAGGATTAGCGCGTAGCTTCTCCCCTAGAATCGTAGCTAACTTACTAGCGCCTTTCCCTACAGCGGAATCAGCTAATAAACCACCGCCCATAGCTAACTTATCTATGCCCATCTCATCCATTTCTACGGACATACTGACGGCGTCAGCAGCACTACCCATAGCGTCATTTACAGTACTTACCCAGTCCTTTACCTTACCTTTGATGTTACCGGCTATCTTACCGCCAAACTTACTAAAGAATGTAGTGGCGCTTTCAGAAGCAGATCCCAATAACTGCTCAGTCATTATTCTGGCATAGTTCTCACTCATCTGAATCTTAAGTGGCTCAGGTAGAGCAGAGTTCTTAGTAATGGCATCCAACTGTTGTCTGGTTGTATCGGCTGAAGTTTTATTAAGAGACAGCATATCCTTAAGAATGAAATACTGTCTCATTTGTAAATCTAGACTCTTACGCTGATAGTTTTCTAGAATAGTATCCTGATATCCTACGAGCCTACTAATACCCTTAGATATGTTTTCTATACCACCTAATGACTCAGCGTGTCTTACATTTTCAAGTTCAGAGTCTTTAATGCTTTTTAGAATCTCAAATTCGTCTTTCTTACCCTCTACTTCCTCTCGCTTACCGAATACATCCATCATGGAAGCTTGTATAGAGGCTTCCACTGGATCTATGGTAGGGGCAGACTGTCCTTTATCTGCAAAATTCTTTAACTTATCAGAAGCCCACTTAGGTAAGACTTTATCTATAGTAGCTGACTTCTTGTTAATTATAGAACGCAATGCCTCGGCAGCAGGCTCTAACTCTTTCTTGGCGGAATCATATAAGTCGCTACCTACGGATAAGGCATTGTCCGCTATGTCTATGGCTGACGAGTAGCCTTCCGGCAAAGCATGAGCTTTTACTGCCTTACCTATAGTTCTAGCCACGGATGTAGATAATACACTATCCAGCGCTCCACTAGCTATTCTCTGTACAGGGGTACGATCATCTCTTACCTGATCATTCATGGGGTTGTAGTCTAAATCATCATCCCCTTCAAAGCCTGACCAGTCTGAATCAAAGTCAAAATCATCAGACATATAAAACACTCCTCTAAAACGCTATTGCATTTATAATACAAATGATTCCCCTAATGTTTCAATGGTTTCTTAGGTATATATAACAGTACTGAAGGATAACAAAGTCCTTTGTTATGTTTTTTATTATAGGTATAACCTAAAAGGAAATACTAATATGAATCTTAAGAACTCGCATTTAATAGACGGCGTGTTGGAAGAAGGAGATCCTATCTCCAACAACAGACTATTATTCTCACACCCGTACAACAATGATTATTGTATCGTACTGGATGGTGATAGCGCATATGTAATACCTAAAGACAATGGTGGTGATAACTTCACAACCTATGACTTTGATCCAACCACTTCTTTACTATGCAAGATAGTTGGCGATAACATAAAGGTTGCTACGTTACCCCTAATGGATGGGGATGTAGTTGTAGATACCAGCCCGTCGTATGTAGGACGCGCGCTGCACATAGAAAATGAATGTGGTGGTTGTGGTAGACCGCTATCTATATATGCGGCTAACGTAGATGAATTTGATGAGTTATCAAAAACACATCATGTTTATGATGGACTTCAAAACCACACATTGGAAGAAGCCGGTTTAGAAGCCGATGAAGTAGATTTAGTTATTGTAACTAGATCTAGTCGTTGTATGGATTGTAAAGAATACTAATATTAAACCTTAATAAAGGGTATAACCCTAAAGGAGAATAGCTATGGCTATATACGGCATAGGCGCTATGTGTGGTGGTAATCACGACTATTCACTGGATTGTGCGCTGGGTAATTACGTTTTTATAAACTGTCCCAGGGGGAAGAAGCCATCCATAGACAGGGTATTTGATTCAATGTCACTAGGCGACATAGTCTATGTAAAAACCACCAACCAATATGGCTTATATATTAAGTCCGTACACCTGGTAGTAAATGATGAGATAGAGCACATCTTAGATCGTGCCAACAGAGTAACCGGTTATAAAAGAAAAACCATTTGCCTGTGGTATGGTAAGAATGCTAACAAATGGACTTACCTTTCTAAGAACATTGATGACCTACACTACATGCGTATGGGTCCAATTTATCCTGAACTAGGAGATAAGGTGGTGGATTCCATAAACGTTAAAGTATTAATGGATTGTGGTAAGATAAAACAACCAGTTAAACCCACTACGTTTGAAGAGGCTATAAAAAGAGTACTAGCTGGAGAGATGTTTACTGATAGAGAGACTCTTTTATTAACTGACATGGATGAACTAGTCGCCCATGCTCAAGCTAGAATGGGTTGTCTTGTAGGTGATCAGGATATTAGAGCGGCTAAGGATATAAATGGTTGTACCCCAGAGGATATTTATAACAGCCACAATTACGGTAGTAGATAGTTATAATAGATAAAGGAGGGAATATCATCCTCCTTTATTTTTTTAGTTTTTAAAAAGAAAAGGTGTAGTATGAAAATAGCAAAGGTACCTTTCAATATTTCGATAATGAGTAATCTACAACAAACAGTAGCAGGCTTACTCCCAGTTAGGGATCTAGGTATTATAGATAACAACACTGGGGATTTTGTAGAGACCGGCTTATACAGTAATACTATCTTTGGACGCGTAGGTACTCCAGAGAGAAACAAAAGACACGGTTATATAAATCTACGGTGTCGCGTACTGCATCCAAAGATCTTTGAGGAACTAAACCGCTTAGGTGGTTTATACAAAGAGATAATGCGCGGTAAAGCATATGCCAAATGGGATGACAAGTTACATGACTTTGTAAAAGCAGATATCCTAGAGGGTAGTACAGGCTATTCTTTTTTTATGAAACATTACGATGACATAAAGTTTAAACGTAATAAGTCTAATAAACGTAACTTAAGAATAGAGCTTATAAATAAGTATCGAGCTGTAAGTAAAATCCATTTCTTTATTGTATTACCTGCAGGTCTACGAGACGTACGTATATCTGAGGATGGAAGGCCTGTAGAGGATGACATTAATAAGCTATATAGAAAGATACTTATTACTACAAGTGGTATACCTGAGAATATGGCTTTTAAAGAAGACCCTTCTCTGGATAGCGTTAGATGGTCTATTCAGAACAACATACAGGCCGTTTGGGACACTATTGTAGGTACCTTAGGTGGTAAGAGTGGATTCCTGCAATCTAAGTGGGGTTCTCGTAGAGTAGCACATGGTACTAGAAACGTAATTACTGCTATGGACCCAGGCTCCGATGTATTAGGTTCACCTAGGTCGTTTGATAACAGTACTACTTTAGTAGGTTTAAACCAAACTATACGTGGTATAGAGCCAGTTATTACCAGGTATGCCATGGTAAACGGCATAGCCTCCGATCTAATAACCAATATGGATAACGGAGTTACCTTAGTGGATAGGAAGACACTACGCAGTAAGGAAGTTCTACCTAGTGAAAAAGAGAGAGTAAACTGGGGTACAGTGCAGGGCAGGTCAGATTTAATTAGCCATTTTGAACAAAAAGAAAATAGGCATAATCCAGTAATAGTAGAAGGACATTATCTAAAGCTTATATACACAGATGACGTAGGATTTAAGCTATTAGATGGAATAGAGGATTTACCCTCAGATAAAGATCCTACTTTAGTTAGACCTCTTACTTGGGCTGAGTACTTCTATATTACTACGGCCCCTGTAATGAATCGAATACGCTGTCACGTTACTAGATATCCAATAACTGGATCTGAGTCTACCTATCCTTCAGTGCCTTATCTGAAGACTACAGTTACTGCAAAACAACTCTACCAGTATAATGGGCAATGGGCAATAGATTCTGATTCTAAACTATTTACAGAATTTCCAGACTCGGTAGCTAAGCTAGAGTTTATGGATTCTGCCAGCCCACACATAAGTTCAATAGCTGGGCTAAACGCCGATTACGATGGCGACACAATTTCCATTCAGTATGTCTTCTCTGATGAGTCAGTAAAAGAAGTGGACGGTAAATTAAACTCTATTTCTAATTACCTTACTACCAGCGGTGAGTTACATCAGAGCGCCGGAAACGGTATAACTAAAAGAATTTTCCATAATTTTAGTGGTTTCTAGGCAAACCTTGGATATATATTACAATTATGTAATATTACATAATTGTTTAGCTAAATATCCCAAAGGAATATGCAATGAAAGTAACTAAAGAACAACTAATTGAAATAATTAAAAGTTCATCCATACACGCTGATCTTAACCACTTAGATGTATCTGATATTAAGGACATGTCTAATGTATTTTATAAAACCAGATTCAATGGAAGCATACACAGATGGGACGTTAGTAATGTAACTAACATGTACGGGATGTTTAAGGAATCCAGGTTTAATGGAGATATTAGTAACTGGATAGTTAATAAAGTAGAAAACATGTCTAACATGTTTGAAAATTCTATTTTTAACGGAGATATATCCAGGTGGCGTACGATTAAAGTGAAAGACATGACAAGCATGTTTTATAACTCATGTTTTAATGGAGACATATCTAGATGGGATGTTAGTAATGTTACCAGCATGATGGATATGTTTAACAGATCACTATTCAATGGAGATATCTCAGAATGGGATGTATCCAGTGTAACCAATGCGTCATTTATGTTCAATAGATCAAAGTTTAATAGGGATATTAGTAAGTGGAAAACATCTAAGGTAACTTCCATGTTAAATATGTTTAATGAATCTATTTTTAACGGAGATATTAGTAAGTGGGATGTCCGTAAGGTACGGAATATGTTTTATATGTTTCGTAAATCCAATTTTAACGGGGACATTGGTGAATGGAACGTGTCTTCTGTAACTGATATGTGCGCTATGTTTGAAGGTAGTGTGTTTAACAGAGACATTAGTAAATGGGAAGTGGGTAAGGTAAAGGACATGTCACGTATGTTTAAGGCATCTAAGTTCACAGGGGATGTATCTAACTGGAACATCAAACCAAAGGCCGTCACTACAGAAATGTTTTATAAAACCAACCAGACTATCCATTTATAGCAATAAAAATAAGGGAGCTTTCCCTTATTTTTTTTTCATAAACAACATATTTGTAATTTTACAAATAGAATGGCATATACTTAGGAGTATAGTCAATATGTTACCTTACAAAACCTACTTCCTAAAACATGTAGCGAAGAATCTACAACAGCTAATGTCTAGGAAGCCAAGCAAAGCAGAGACCATTACTCTACCGGCAGATACACTCATTCACCACATGAGTGATAGCCCGTCTGAGTATGGTATTCGCCTATCTCATCCTTTATTAGTAAATGATAAGCTACCTATTAGAGTAAGTCATGTATTGGAATTATCAAGTCATGAAGGTGACCCCAAGCCTCGGGTGCTAAATGAGAATAAACTGATTACTAATTACTTTAAAGATAGACCCAGTCTGTTTACTAGACTTAAGAAGATAGATAGGGCTATGAAGGAGAGTCGAGCAGTAGTGGTATTTGACTATTCTACTTTACCCCATAAGTACTATTATCTAAAGTCAAAGCTTTCCCATATTCACGAGTACAATAACCTTATTGCTACTCAGTTTAACTCCGCTATTGAAGTAGGTATACAGAAAAATCAGTTTATGTGCTTTAGACTACCTACGGCACTACCTGATCTAATGCAGTTTAGAACTACACCGAATCCAATGCCTACGGCTAAAGTAGATTTGTGGGAGGATGAAGACGCTTTAGGTTTACTGTATATCTGGAATCTACTAGATGAGCCTACTAAGTTTCCTAGAGAAGCAGCCTCTAGTATTACCTTAGCTTTCTATGATGCTGATAACGTAAGTCAAGTTAACCTAGGCGATCTACTAGAGTGGGCTGAGAAAGACGTTAAAATTACTAAGAATGTTTTATATAAAGCATGGAGTAGTTTAATGTCTACGCGCACTACTGTAGACAGTGAGGCTTTGGAGGGGGTAGAAGAGACTCCTGAAGAGGGAGGCGTAGTACAGGAGAACGACTTTACTGAAGAGCCTTCAGAGTCTGAAGAATTACCGAAACCAGTAAAAGAGATAGCTGCTACTACAGAAGATCCAGTTAAGCAAACTGAGACCACTGTAATAGATAACGAAGTTGTTAATTTTGAAGTGCCGGTGTTTGAGGGTGATGTTAATATAGCAGAGCGTACCTTAAACGAGTCTATGGCTGAATTAGCTTCAGTGGGTAGACTAAGTACCGCTGAACAAAACAGACTACGTACTATATCCAGAAACTACAAGAAAATAAAGAATCCCTTTGGGGAGGGTACGCTGGAGGAGCTAACTGTTATAAAGCCAGAATCTCTGGTTATCTCCAGTGAGGACCACAACATACCTGAGAAGAAATTTGTTTTAGACAAAGGTATGCTTAATAGCACAGTAAACGATTTTACAGGTAAATATGTAAAAGAGCTTTTACAAAAGGATGTAACTAAGGCCGTATTAAACGTACAAAACGCCGGAGTACTGGTAAAGGATTACAAAGTAGAAAACAAGAAGGACGCCATTAATGACTATAACGAATATACGGTTGAGTTGGTGCCTATAAATGGTAAAGCTTCTACTGTTAAATTCAGATTACCCGTTGTAAATGAAGACGGTGAGTTCCTGGCAAATAATACCCTATATAAACTCGATAATCAGAAAAACGATCTTCCGATTCGTAAGATTAGAGGGGATCGGGTGGCTCTTACTAGTTACTATGGTAAGGTCTTTATAGATAGAAGTCCAAAAGCTGTAAATAACTACGGTAGATGGATTACTACTAAAATAACTAAAGCAGCTATGGATTCCGATGTATCTAACATAACTGATTTGGTGTTCTCTAATGCATCATTGCCTAATGTGTCCCTACCTAGGGCATATACGGCCGTAGCCTCTAATATACTTAAGTTTACTTCAGGTAGATTTAGTATGTATTTCGGATATAGCAACAGGGAAGAGGTTTTTAGTAAAGAAGCATTGGACCTGGTAGAATCTAAAGGCCTAACTATTTGTGGTTTCCAGAGTGATGCTAAGGGCATCTACCTGGGCATGGATAAAGACGGTATGATCCATGTGGTCTCTACTAAAGAAAACAAAACTATAGGTAATCTTTCTGAGCTTATAGGTTTAGGTTGGGGCGATGGCCCTATTGAGTTCGCTGAGGTTAAGGTATTTGGTAGGTCTGTACCAATGGTATTATTCTTAGCGTACATTTACGGGCTATCTACATTACTTAGTAAAACCAAAATACCACATCGTTGGGTGGATAGTGGCAACCAGTTAAATCTAGGTCCACATGAGTATCGTTTCAGATTTAGAAATGAGTCATTGGTTATAGATACTCGTGCTAGATTAGCTAGCATGATTATAGGTGGTTTATCTGCTGTAAAAAGGATTACTCCAGACTATGATTCCTTTGACTTTAATAAGAAAGGTATTTATGGCCATGTCTTTGATATGTTGGGTTTAGGCAGACATTTACTAAAAGAGATTTCTCTTATGGATAAGATGTTTGTTGATCCTATTACTAAGGAGATATTGGAGTCTAGGAAGGAGCCGACTGAACTACGAGGAATGTTGGTTTATGCTGCGGAGCTATTGTTAGATGATAATGCCCCGCATGAGATGGACCCTGAATGGATGAGAGTGCGTGGCTATGAGAGATTCTCCGGCTTTGTTTATAACCAGTTGGTTTCTGCCATACGTACTCACGGCAACGCCCCTAATCCAGCAAGAGCACAGGTGTCTATTAATCCTACGGCAGTTTGGGGAGATATACTAGCAGACACCGCCGTGTTATTGGTGGAGGAGTCTAATCCCATTCATAACCTAAAGGAGAAGGAAGGTTTAACGTTCTCAGGACAGGGTGGTAGAAACTCCAAGACTATGGTAGAGCGCACTCGCGTATTTCATGAAAATGACATAGGCGTAATATCTGAATCTACTCCAGACTCAGCTAAGGTAGGTATACGTAGTTACATGCCACCTAATGCTAAGCTAAATAGTTTAAGAGGGACTACCGTAAGGTTTGATTTGGAAAAGGACAGTGCGGCCTCTGCTTTATCTACTACCGGACTATTAAGTCCTAGTGGTACACAGCTCGATGGCAAACGGTTGAACATGTCGTCTGTTCAACAGTCTTCTATGGTTTCGGCTAAGGGCAGTGTGGTTACTCCAGTGCGTACCGGTTATGAGCAGGTTATTGCTAATAGATGTAGTGATAAATTTGCATATAGTGCTAAAGGCGATGGTAAGGTAATATCGGTAGATGATAAATATCTTCAAATTCAATATAAGGATGAGTCTGGAGAAGAAGTTATTAAAGGTATACCAGTAGGTACTAAGCACGGCTTGGCTGCAGGTGCGGTAATTCCGCATAAAACTGTTACTGACCTTAAGGCAGGAGCTAAATTTAAGAAAGGCGATATCCTTACCTGGAATAACGGTTACTTTAGCAGAGACTATCTAAATCCCGGTGGTGTATCTTCTAAAGGAGGAGTACTGGCTAGAATGGCTATACTGGAGTCCTCAGATACCATCGAGGATAGTTCCGCTATAAGTGAAAGGTTAGTAAAACAGCTAGCTACACCTATTAGTAAAATGAAAACCATACTGGTATCCTTTACTGACTCGGTCACTAACTTAGTTAAGGAAGGAGACGCAGTGGATATAGAGTCTATTTTATGTGTAATAGAAGACGCCTCTACCGCTGAATTGTCTAAAAATGATACTAGTCTAGTAGGCTTAACTAAATTATCTGGCAGTACACCTAGGGCTAAATTTAGAGGTACTGTAGGTAAGGTTGAGATTGTCTATATGGGTAAACCAGAAGACATGCATCCTACCTTAAAGTCCATAGCTTTAAAAGATGCTAAGGCTAGAAAGGAGACAATAAAGAGCACTGGAGTGGATGGCGCTACTACAGGTGAGATTTTTGCTACTACCTTTGTAGGAGGAGAGAAGGTAACACCTAACACTATGGCTATAACCATCTATATGGATTCTGAGCTTGAAAATGCAGTTGGGGATAAAGCTGTGTTTGATAATGCACTTAAGACTATAGTGGGTAGGGTAATGACTGGTACTAATACCACAGAAGATGGGGAGCCTATTGATGGGTTATTCAGCTATGATGGGATAAGTCGTAGGATAGTTCCGGGCGCCTTTTCTAATGGAATTACCAATACTACCCTTTTAGCTTTAGGAGAAGCCTTTGTAAAAGCTTATAGGGGATAGTTTATGCTGCGTCGGTAGCCGTAGAATCGACTGTTTTACGGGGGTGGCTAAAAGGCCACCCCCTTCTTTAATTTAATTGGAGAAGACTAATGTCTTTCGTTGACCTTAATAAAAACCAAGAGAAGGCTAGAGAAGTAGAAACTCTAGCTACTGTAGCAAACGGTTTAGCCATAGCCAGTGCTGCAATCAGTGAACTTATCGGCAAAGACTTAGCTAAATCCGAAGAAGTATCCTTCGAGGACCTTATCGTAGTCTGTGTAGGTAATGAGATTAACACGGCTATAGAGCGTATGGCAGGAGAGAAAGCGTAATGTTGACTAATAAAATTATTACTAGATCCAGAGATCTGGCTAGTTCTGTACACTATGCTGGTTTAACATTAACGGGTTGTCCTGGTAGTGCTATTTCCATTTTAAATAAAAAGGTAAGACCTTTAGCTGTACAAGAAACAACCGATGCTGAGATAGGTGGCGGTAGTAGCAATGCAGTTGTTGAAAGTAGCCTTAAGGCTATGTCGGTAATGGTAGATGCGGATGGCACTGAGTCGCATTCAGTGGAGCTGGGGGCCATAGCTAGTTTTGTGGCCGACAGAGTATCTGCTTCTATTAAGTACGCCAGAAACACCATTAATCCACTAGTAGCAGATATCTTGGGTAAGGCAGAAACTGCTCGGGGAGAGGCCTCTATTGGTGGTATTCTGAGTAGACCTATCGTAATGGTAGAGGTACCTGAAATCTATTATGACGGTATGTTGGATAGCCTTATTGAAAGAAATAAGACTATGCCTAGTACTGCAAAACCAGTAAACCAGATGTTAGCTGAAGAGCTATTAAGCGCCATTACTGACGTAGAGTTCCTTGATGCCGTTCGCACTAACAACGAGGTGTTTGATAAGAAAGTAAAAAGCATTTTAAACAACGTATCTATCGACCATTACCTTATCTGCGATCGAGTAAGTCGAGTAGCCAAGTCCTCTCCGTTTAATGATAACTTATCTGTACTGGCTTTGCTCTATTTACTAGCCGTTAAAAATGGTAACGTACAGTCCATCGACACCAACGCATTGTCCGCTGAAGATAAGTTAGAAATCAGTAACGCTATTAATTATTATGGTTTTATGGTTAATAGACAAATTGACGACTTTGACATGTATCTGAGAAAGAACTTTCTGGTAGATTTAAATAGTACCGATTACAGTTCAGTGAAAGTAGTAGGCCCTGTATATCGTAACTGGTTGGAAACTTTAAACGGTACACCGGAGGCTGTGTTAGCCTTTGCTGCTGAAAACAACAATTCCGGTATGCTGGCTACCTTGCAGGCTGACCTTTACGGTAACCCAGGTAAGTACACTGCGTCTTATAATAGAGCAGTACAGACGCTGGCTATAGAGAACCGTTTACGGGGAAATCACGCTATAGATAAAGTAGTAAAGCAAGAGCTCTATAAGTTTATCCGTGAAGAATATGCTGATTCAGAAACCGAGAAGCGTGAGCTTTTAGAAAGAGTAGAGACGGTTACCGGTAGAGCCAAGTATGTATCGGCTATGGATCTGGACATGCATATCCTACGCACCGTATGTAGCGTACTCTGTATGGAGAAGAACGATGCCTTTGAGATTCTCACTACTATGCGTAGCTATTTGAAGGATAACCCTGAGTCTACTCCGGCTACAGCCGCTTTAGTATCGGCTACCAAACTGGTATCTAAGTGGGTAGTCTCTCAGATGTCGTTATCGTAATTAGGGGGATTCTAGTGTGGATATTAGTCGTCTAGTACGAGACGGTAATAAAGTTAAGTCTACTCTTAAAACAGTAGCTAACGGTATAGTTACCGAAACTGGCTGTAAGATATACATACCCAAACACTACGCTTCAGGTAAGCTAGGTAGCATGGTGGATAACGTTAAGTCTATAGGCTTCTTCGCTATGGTAGTAGAAGGTAAGTACTATGCAGTGAATAAGGTATGTGCGATGATGACGTTTTCTCCAGATACCATTAACGTGGTTATGGTGGATGAGTATCCATACTTGGAGATGTCCTTTCTACCCGGTTCCTTAGCTATTATAGGTAGGGAATTAGTTAGAAATAACTCACTGCTATTCCCTATATACGACGAGATTGTAGCTAAGGGTAGAACACCATGGTACCTTAACTATACTGACCTAGGTGGTATGTTCGATACAGCGCAGATGCACGCTGGAGTAAATCTTAGGGCTTCTCGTTCTATATTAGAGATGCTGGCTGCCTCTAGGGCACGTGATCCTAAGAATAGGGCGGGTTACTATAGAAATACACTTAAGTCACAAGATGACTTAAATAGTAAACAGCCCGTAGTTATACCTCTACGTAGCGTTAGTGATGGGGCCACTGGTACCGGCTCAAAGCTTTTAGGTTCTTATTTAAATGAGGGCCTTTCTTCTGCTTTAGTTAATCCTAATGAGAGACTAGAGAGAGTAGAAGAATTACTTTTAAAATAAACAAGAGGAATTAAACAATGAGCCGTTCAGTTAGTTATAGCTGTAATCTAGTGCACGGTACCGACAAAAAGAGAAAGCTTAAGGTAGATGCTAATGGCTACTATGAGTGTACCCTGGGTGCCTTTAACATTTACAACAGTAGTGGTGAGTATTATCCGGCATTAGAGTCAGTAAAGGAAATGTTTTCTCCTGGAGGTAGTCTACGTCGTAGGTTAGATAACGGTACCTGTAGAGGTGAATTAGATCACCCAAGTCCAGCGCAGTGTAAAAACCTTATGGACTTTATTAAAAGAGTACTGACTATTCAACCAGACAGGGTATCACACCACATTGCCTCGGTTACTCTAAATGAAACCAGAGACGATAAAGGTAATAACATAGTTTTATGTACCGGTAGATTAAAACCTTCTGGTCCGTATGCTAGTACCTTACAAGCTAGTCTGGAAAACGTAGAAGAAAACGTAGCTTTTTCCATACGTTCTCTTACCAACGACAAGACTTTAAATGGTAGAAAAGAGAAACACATTCAAACTATAGTTACTTGGGATTATGTAAACGAGCCTGGGATTTCTTTAGCGAATAAGTTTCAAACGCCTACTTTAGAGTCACTGGATAGTGAAGTAGTTATACTGGAAGATATGTTATCCGATATAGCTAGAGAGAAATCTCCGTTAGGTATGGAATCTGCTAGGGCTGCAGCTATGGTTTTAACAGACTTAGGGTGGCACAAAGTAGAGGTTATTAATCCTAACCTTGCGTATTTGAATTGGTAAATAAACATTACTCCATACTCCTTAATGGGGTATGGGGTATATGCCGTAGGCCGGTATATCGTATGTCTAATTTTGCAACAATATCTATAGCCGATACCGTTTAATATGTGTTGCTTTATCTAATCTATATAACTAATAGACTATAGGGGCACGGTATGAAGAAAGGCAGTGAGGGCAGTGTCAGTAGAGACATAGACATTGTGGAAGATACTACCATAAGAGTAAAGACTATTTTAGGTGGAGCTATAGCGGTTATCATGACGGTAGCTGGCGCTGCTATGGAATTTAGGGATATAAAAAGAGATATCTCTGATATTACCAACGTATCTATCTCTAGAGTAAATGAAAGGTATGGGGATTTAAAGGTAGACGTAGCTAACCTGATGGTTGAGAGCGCTGCTAGTAAGACAGAAATTACTAAACTTATAGCAGAAAATACTAAGCAGATAGATTTAGGGGATAGTAAGTTACGAGAGTCTATTAGAGACTTAGGTATCAGAGTGACGGATATGGAGGATCGCGTGGTTAGATTAAAAATAGATATACTTAAAGCTACTAAGGAAAGTGAGACTAAAATAGCTGAGCTGGATAAGCGTATAGATAAGCTTACTAGGGAAATGGATAAGCTAGGCAAGTAATGTAGTGGCGTGGAGTGTACACCGTAATTTAACAAAGGTGCTGCTCCGTGAATAAATTAATTATAGCCTTTTTTACAATGGCTGTGTCTACCACACTAAACGGGGAGTTAGTTATAATTACTAACCGAGACACAGGGGTAAAATCAATAACCTATGAGTTCCTGTATGACTCCTATGTGTTTAACATACGTACGTGGCCAAACGGCATGCCGCTTACTATAGTCACTTTACCCATGTCTGACGTAGGCCATCGTTTATTTTTAGACAAGTATATTGGATTGGGATCTGTAGGCTATTTGACTCGCTATGAGCGTAAAGTACTACTGGGTAATGCCAGACCCCCGGTAGTAGTAGAGAGCCCGTACGCGCTAATAGAAGCAGTGTCTACTAATGTAGGGTATGTAGGGTATATAGACAGTGATATACTCAAATATAGCGGTACGGATAACATTGAAGTTCTGAATATACAGTAAATATACTCTATAGGGACATCTGTCCCTATAGAGTGACCTTATGCTTCATTTATATTTTAACGTTTACCAAGAATAGAGTATAAGACAATAGCTTAATCTGGATAGGTTACTATGTATATTAAAAGAATAATTCTTAAAGGTTTTAAGAATCTAGCACTATCTAACATAGAAGAGCTGGATTATTCCATAGAGATGCCCTTACAGTTAGTGTTAGGAAAGAACGGTTCTGGTAAATCCAGTTTATTAAGAGAGCTGTCTCCTTTTCCAGCTAACACTAGTAATTTCGATAAGGGCGGTTTTAAAGAAGTACATTTGGAGTATAACGGTAATACGTATCTTCTTAAAAGTGAAATCAGTAGATCTGGCAGACACTGGTTTATAAAGAATGAAAGCGAAAGATTGAATGACGGTGGTACTGCTGCCGTTCAAAAGGAGCTAGTAGAAAGGGAGTTTAATATTACTCCTTTTATTTATAAGTTAATCACTGGTCAGCTTAGGTTCACAGACATGTCTCCTAGCGCCCGTAAAGATGCCTTAACGACGATTTCTAACCTTAAGCTAGACTATGCCTTGGGTTTATTTGAACGCCTCAGACAGGCCCACAGGGACACTCAGGGGGCTATCAAACATGTGGATAGTAAACTGGAGGGAGTAAACAGTCAGCTATTGGCTATAGGTGATCTAAATGCTCTACAAGAAGAACACCTAATTATTACCGAAAGTATCCGTGAGCTAATACCGCTATCGGTAAACCAAAAGATAAATACCGCATATCTAGAACAGCAATTAAATAACGCATTAGATAACTTAGATTCGTATATAGTTGCACAGGGACACTGTCTAAATATAAATGATTCCAAGTATAGATCTACCATAGATGTAGAGAAAGCTATTTTAGAGATAGATAATAAACTCTATGCTGAAAAAACAAATATAGACGAGTTACTAAATAATCTATCTGAGCTTACCAAACTAACCGCTGTATTGGAAGATAATGAGGATGGAATTACTATACTGGAAGATAGGGTAAAATATATAGACAGTGAGTTAGCTAAATTGCCTCCTGCCATATCCACTGTAGATTACGTTGTTAGTACGGATATAGTTCTAAATAAACTTACAGGGGTGTACGGTAGACTACAAGACCTATACGCCAACAAAGACATTGAAATGGTTTCATGTACTAGATTGGAGTATCAGGAGAGTAAATCAAAACTGGAAGAAGCTAATACCGCTTTGGTTTACAATAAAGCTTATTTAGGTAGGCAGGAGAATATTCGATCTAAGGTGGAGTTAGCCAGACTAGAGGATAAGACTTGTCCTAAGTGCGAGACAGTTATATTGGGTAGTGAGTCTATGTCGGATGAAGAGTACAGTGCACTTCTGGCTAAAATAGAGGAATTACGTGTAACTGTATCTGAGAGTGAGGCTAAACGAAATAAGATAGCTGAATTACATGACAGATATGAGCTATATGTACGTTACTTTAAATCAGTGCACTCCACTATTTATAGTGAGAATGAACTGCTTCCACTATGGAACTCTATGGGTGAAATTAAGTGGATCATAGATAATCTAAATGTAAGTTTAGATTTAATACGTAAAGAGATAAACTCATTGAAGATTAAAATTCATAGAGACTCTCTTTTGTTAGACAAATCTAATATGGTATCTACTATAGATAACTTTAGATTAGCTGAATCCACTAATGCCTGCGCACGTAAAAAGTCTATAGAGTCTGCTCTAGATAAACGCTATGCTTCTTTGTCTACGTATAGGGAAAAGAAGAAACATCTAGAACAAGAACTATCTAGATTCAGAGCATGCACTGTATTTCAAGAGACTTATCTTAAGCTGAAAGACGAACTTACTTTAGCCTGGTACAATTGGTGTAACGGTATGGCACATAGCCTTATAGGAGATAAAATAGAGGAGTTTCAAAATAGATCCGGCGACATAAGAGCTATACTTAGTAAAAAGAATCATCTTTTAATCTCAGCTTATGAGTTAAAAGAAGATCATACTAGATTGGCAGAAGAGCTAGAAGCCTATAAAGAACTCTCCAGAGAGCTATCACCCACTACAGGCGTAATAGCTGAAATTATGCGTGAGTATTTAGATAACTTTCTAGGGGAAATAAACAAAATTATAGGCTTCGTCTGGGAATATCCGCTATCCGTTAAATCCTGCGGCGTAGAAACAGTAGGTTTGGATTATAAATTTCCTTTAGTAGTGTCTGACTTAGATACCCCTATAGACATATCTGAGGGTTCACAGGGACAAAAGGATATTATTAACTTTGCCTTTACTATAGTAGCTATGGCTTATATGGGGCTACAAGACTACCCTATATACATGGATGAAGTAGGTGCGTCTTTTGACCACAAGCATAGAGGTAATTTAATTAACTACATAAAGACGCTGATAGAAAGTCGACAGTGTAGTCAGTTATTTATGGTAAATCACTATAGTAGCGACCATGGTGGATTATCTCACACAAACACGCTTGTACTCTCAGCAGATAACATCGTATTGCCTAGTAACTACAACGAGCACGTTAAAATAACATACAAGTAATGAGGAGACAATGAATGGATATAACTACACTGCCAATCGAATATGCTGTGATTTTGCTATTCTTGTTTGAAATAATTGGTTGGGTCATCCCATATAGAGGTGATTCTCCGGTATGGGCCAAACCAGGCTTATATACGGTAGCAGCACTAATAATGTTTAAGTGGATTATATTTTCTGGTATAGTCTACTGGATAGAGGGATTCCTTACCAGTACTAGCATATCCGCTCTGTGTATATTTAATGTTTTAAACCCATACTTTTTACTGTATGGAGGTGTAGCCATACCGCATGGGCATCATAACCATAAGAAGATACATAGCGCATACAAACACATGTTATCCATTATGTCTATACTAGTTACTGTATCTGTAATTCAGTATATATACACTTATGATGTGATGCCGTGGGCTCACGTGTATGTTAATATATTTTTAATATACATAACGTTTGCAGTGCCACCTAGGCAATTAATAAAGTCTCAGCAGCTAGTGTATTTATAGCATAGTTTCTCTATACAGGACAAATGTCCTGTATAGAGCTTTATGCTGTGTATTTTTTAATCTAAATTGTATATAATTATTTACAAAAATAGGTTAAAATAAGAAGAGGTGTGGTATGGTGAACGATCTACAGTTAGCCCTATTGTGCGTAAACGCATATACCGACGGTAATAACCACGGTAATGGGGTTGTTAGATCACAAGGAGCCAGTGTGGTATACGACAAGGTAGTTTACTATAAACAGGTTAGAGAAGTGGAAGTAGTGGGATATTACCTAAACAACAATGATTTTGTTTTGGCAGTAAGAGGCACAGAAACACATCACAACTCCAGAAGATGGTACACTAACTGGTTTGACATTGTTAGGAACCTACGTGCTGTACCCTGGAAGACTGAATTTGGTTGGGGGCATGCCGGTTTCTATAAAGGTGCTAAGTACTGGCTAGAAGAGTATAAGAGTAAGATACCCAAGAACGTTAACTTACATATAGTGGGTCATTCCATGGGTGCACAGATAGCCGCTTGGATGGCGCTGCATTTACGGGATGATGTTAGCAGGGTAGTGTTATTCGCTGAGCCTAAAGGGTTTTTTAGGGGTACTTATAAGACATACAGCATACTAGGGCTTAAATCCATAACTACCTCATATTTAAATGGCGATGATTGGATACGTAATGTACCGCCATGGGGAAAGAGATCAGTAAGGCCCACTATGTTACCTACAGGCACGCACAAAATGTCCGAGTACATAGCTTCATTACTTAAGTAAAACGCAGCTACGGTCTCCATAGGAGGCTGTAGCTATCTATGCTTGTTAATATAAACCTACTAAATTAATAGTATTGCGTCCAAGCATGTTTTAGGTATATATCACTATAGTAGAATGGTGCACTAAGCACAAAACCAACCACAAGTAAAGGATAAGTTAAAAATGACAAACAATACACGACCTGAGCTAGTAAAAGCAATTGTAGAAAATACATCTATTGATGGCGGACTAGCTACGGTAGGGGAAAATGTTTATTATGAAAATGCCCCAGAAGGCATTACACCAGACACAGTAAAGTTACACAGAGGCTATGACAGTGAGTACGCCTGTGCCACTTCTATGGCCATGGGCGAATTAGCCAGTGACCTCATTACTGGCGATGTCGATACGATAACAATGGAGTACAACATGGGTGCCAATCAGACCGGTACACATGTGGCTATAAAGGACACCAAAACTGAAGTATGGTCTGGATATAGCTCTATCAAAACAGAGCTAGAGGGAGGGGAAGTATTTACCCTATGTCAACAATCATTATTGGATACATTAAACAAATTGTAACCGAGGAGGTTATATGTCATCTTTAGAACTACTGGATGATCTGCTTTACAACCCTGAAAGGGAAGAAGCGGAGGAGTATTACGAGGCCCTGCGCGAGAAGCAGGATGAAGAAAACCGAATCTACAATTCCGGTGAAGACGGAGTGTAGTGTGTAGGGTAGGGGGCTAATAACCCCCTATTTTTTTGGGGGTTTTATGAAATTACACACCATACAGCTAGCCAAACGTCGATTAGCTGAAAGGTTGGATATACCTGTAATAGATACAACCGTTAAGTCCGGTTTAAGGATATTCGCCCCTACATGGCATATGGTTACTTCAGTTAAAGATGGTACTATATCGGAAGAAACTTATACCAAAATGTATTTTGACTTAATGCGTAACTCATATCGAGACCACAACGACATTTGGGCTGAGTTCTGTAATAGAGAAGAAGTCGCAGTAGCTTGTTATTGTAAAGCGGGGGAATTTTGTCACAGGCACCTACTTGTAGCAATATTGCAAAAAGTATGCACACATAACGGCATAAGTTTCTTTTATGCAGGTGAGCTTAAATAAGAGGTAATGTAATATGTCATCTATAAACAAACCTGAATATATCAACTATGCTACGGTGGATAAAGTAATAGACGGGGATACATACGACTGCACTGTACATTTGCCGTTTGGTATATTCTGTAAACAACGTTTTAGGCTGCATGGTGCAGATACTCCGGAAACATGGAGGCCCAAGACTGAGTCAGAAGCTAGGCATGGGAAGAAAGCTACTGACTATGTAGTGAGTGCCATAGAAGGCAAGGAGGTTATTCTAAAGACATATAAGGATATTGGAGTGTATGGTAGATACACGGCTGAGGTATGGATACTTAGCGTCAATAGAACCCCGGTAAACAGTTTAGCTGACTTACTAAAAGACGCTGGTCTTCTAAAGCTAGATAGCTACACTGATTAAATACAGCATAAGTACACTAGTACCCAATAAGGGTACTAGTGTATGCTTATGCCGTTTAACCGGCAGATTCAGATACTTCTTCTACTTTACTAGCGTAGCTTTCACCGCCAGCCAGAACATCAGAGCTAATCTTGTCGTATGCTGCTGGTAAAGCCGCTGGTTGGAAACCGGTTTTAACCAGAGCATCCAGATATGTCTGTGCCAGTGTATCGACGTGTGTGCCGATTTGTGTAGTGGCAGTAAATTCGATGGTGTGTTCTACCGTCTCATTATCTTCGCCAATTACACGCTTACCTTCATCTTCGCCAGAGGTCTTAGGAATCATGTTACTGCATAGCCAAGCAGAAGTTACCTTAGACAAGTCACGAGAAGGCTCAATAAAGAGAACCGTCATAGAGATTGCATCTGGTAAAAACTCAGGCTTGTTTTGATTCCAAGAGTCTTTGGTAATTAACGCCGGATGACCAGTTTCAGGGTCAGCTACCAGTTCGGTAATCCACTGACTCATAAGGTTATGAATAACCTTACCTTCTTTTTCTGGCCAAACAAAGGTAGGTACAGACACAGCACGATTTACCTTAGTAGGCGTGTGGTGTACTTCACCTGCATTGTTTACTTTGTGTTCACCGAAGTTAACATCCAGTTTACTGGTCAAACCGGTAATAGACGTAGCCATAACCTCAACTAAGCTTTTAAGCATAGCAATACGGTCTGGACCATCATCCATAAGTTTCATGTGACCGGGTGCTTCTACCAAAACAGCGATGATTTTCTGTCTGGTATAGCTTGCACTACTGACCCAGCGTTTAGGATCAGACATAGCGCCTTGTTGGCCGCCTTGTGCGATATTAAGGGCACGGGTGCGCCCAGCGGTAACCGAATGATCGGCACCTACAAGAACATTACTCATTGTACTTTACTCCTAGAGATCGCTACGACGACGCGTAATAACGTTAATAACACCAACAGTACGCATGTTGTTCATATAAACAGCTACGTCCATTGTCCAGGAATACCCACGCGCTTCATCAGCTTCAGTGAAATAGGTATTAGGCTCGATAACCACGCGGTTGTCGTATCTACCTTCTACTAATCTCAACAGTAGGGCATTACACGCATCAATGAATTGTTCATTGGTGAGTGTGGTGTTACCGGTCATCTGACGCCATACTTCAATAGACATTTTACCAACGTCAACTGCGATAAGCATGTTGATGTCGTTGTTCAATACTGAAGTGTCGTCGTCGTAGATGGTCTGAATGGCCGGGAAGAACAACTGACTGCGGTCAGCGTACTGTACCCAGTTTAAACCAACTTCCCAATCCTTACTACGAACGATGTTTGGTTTCCACGGATGGTTAACATTGTTCATAGTTTCGATGCGGTTCGCAGGAGCTACATCATAGGCAAATTGGTTCTTGTACTTACCGGAACCCGCACCCATATACTTAGAACGCTTCTCAATAAGTTCCATAACCAGAGGAACCTGACGACGGTACTTTGAGTGTAGTTTGTCACCAGTATGACCTACACAGACATAACGGCAAACGGGAGTGCCCCATAGAGTGGATTCAGGGATCAATCGAGCATAAGCACGCAGTGCTGTCATAATAGACGTTTCTTCGCTGATGCTGTTAGCCGATTCCAGTACATCCTGAGTACAACCGGTAACTGAGATATCTTTACGGTAGCCTAGTGTACCGATGATAGCCTTCTTGGTTTCCAGAGTAAAGCCAGTATCATAAACAATAGAGAACGGATAGCGGGCATCATCCAATAAAGGGTATTCGATGTTTTCCCAGTTATACAGACACTCGTCACGAACCAGTTCATCCAGTGTCAGCTCATCAACAGAACCATCAGAGCCACCTACGGCGTAATGTGTAGTGTTTTCATTTAACTGAATGCTACTGCCATCAATAACAAAACTGTAATGATCAATGTCATTGTAATCCAACGCATTGAACAGGTTCAGCATATGACGATCAGCTACGGCGCCTGGGTTAGCCGCTTCTTCTTTAACATACAACAAGTCCAGGATTTCTTCAATGTTATCCTGGTAAATGTACATTGATTCCATTGGGCCATATTTTGGCATGAAACCACTGGAAGGATCAATGCTTTGGTATTCGCTAATCAGTCGGCTAAAGCCTAAATCCTGATCTGTCTTAGGATTGAATAAATCCTCTTTCAAACCAAAATCAATAAACTGTTCAGCATTTACGGAACCCACTACTCGTGGCAGAGAGTAAGCATCTTCTCTTTCCACGAACTGGCCACGGTAAATCATCCCACGCTGGGACTCAATAACGCTAACATCAGTAGGCTGTGCGGTAGATAGACCTGGATATGACAAACGCAAACCTACGTTGTTACCATATTCGCCATAGCCTAGACGGAAAGCCGCAATAGGATATTTTTGCGAATCTACACCAGTACGACCTACCAAAGTACCTACTGTTTTCAACTCACCACGAAGGTTGTCAATGTCGGCCAATGGCTGAATAGACCAACGTACACGGTATCCGTCTACTACATCTGTGGGATGTAGCATTTTGGCGCCAGTAACATCACGCATTACTTCACCGTCTGCTTCACGTTCGTATGCCTGAATGTCGTCTTCCACGATTTCGCAGAATAAAACCAAAGAGGCACGAGCAGCATTAGCGGCAATTACGCGTTTAAGCATTACTGCATTACCATTACCATTACAGATAGTAGCCGCCATAGTCTGATGTGAGAAGTATTTAGAACGCTCCTCAAATGACTTTGCACCGTACATATCCATCATGTCCTTACCGGCAACTAATTGCGGAGTAAGCGGCCCACGTTGAGTCTGTGCATAGATTAAAGGAAGGTGCTGTGGGATCGCTTCACGCACGACGGGTAATGCACGACCAGATTCGTCCCGGATACCGGTGTGGATATATCTCGGGGCTCCGTTCTTTATTGATACAGACATAATGAAACACCTCTGTATTTAAATTGGTTAATAATCATAATTAAGGTTTCCTATTAATCCCATAATTCTTTAATTGTAAAATTTTTAACCGCCAATGTACCCATGTGCTGCAGTCTTCGATACATTGAATCTCTGGTTATGTTTAATCTAGACATGATCTCCGAAAATTTAGACACACCAAATTCTTTAGTCTTATTATCATACCAAAAAATAGGTCTATCATGATCTTTGTTTTTCATTAGCCTGCTCGCCGCTACAACATCCTCTCTCGATGGTAAGTCATCTTTGTGAATTAAAAAAGTATAATAATAAATTCCTCTAATCTCAGGCAAACCTCTAGAAAGATATGCTTTTATTCCTTTATATCCTGTAATATTTTCTGCTTCTCTTATACTAGCGGCTATTATCTTTCCCCCAGTTAACCAATTATGAATCAGTATTCCAGTACGATAATTTCTTTCGCCATATATAAAATCATCCCACGGGCTATCATCTCCTGCATCCTTGATCAAATATCTTCCATAAATAACACCTTGAGAGTTTTTACGCAGCTCTGAGACTAATCTACTATGAAATGTACCTATAAATCTGGCCCCATCTGATAAAGAAGAGAAGTGTCTGGTTAAACCTGTCTTTACGTCCTTAATAAGAATAGGTCTTGCATAGTTTGAATTTTCTAATTCAGTACAAGAATGCATGGTGTTTTCTCTTTGAGTACACCATTCCAGATTTTCAGGAGTATTGTTCGATCTATCTCCGTCTTTGTGATTTACATCTAACTTTCTTCCACAAGGAGGTGGTCCGTAGAAAGCAAACATAACTACACGATGAACTAAAACTGATTTACTTATTTTGTTTTTTTCACCGCAAAAGGTTTTAAACTGTCGGTAACCGTTAGAAAGTGTTCCGAAAGTCTTTTGACCCTTTTTCCTTATTTTATTTTCAGAAGTAGTTAGATAAACTATTTCGCCTCTTGAGGATACTGCCACTTCAGGATGTTTACTACTAAGGAAAAAACCGGGGAAATCTTTAGATTCTACAGGTTTGAATTTATTACTCATCTTAAATACCTCGCCAATACACATAGTATTGTTCGTGGCGCAGCATTTATATTTTTAATTTACAAAAATGACTTACCTCCGTATTCGGAATAACGGTACTATTAAACGCCACAGAATAATTTTTTGCGGTGGTTCATTATATCGCTATATCTGTTACAGAAATTATATCCTCATAAGAGGACATGTTCCTCTGTTGGGTTTATTACAAATTTGACTGTGATCGCAGTCGGGTATTCTAATTCAAGACAAGTTATATCAACACAATATTCGTTTAAATATATAGATGGTAACTTCAAACGTAAGAAGCCAAAAATATACCATCCGACATAGTACTTACATTGATTTTATAGAATCGTATGTTAAATGCATGTCGAAATGTGCATACTATTTTGTTTAGCGATATAACCACCGTGGAGTATTAGAAATGGGCCCGTATGAAACCCGTATAAACAGTCAGTACAGAAATCAACTCTCTGACGTAAAAAAGGCAATAGAAAAACAAACGGCCATGGGGGAAGATCGGTTTTTTGTTTCTTTAGGTAAATACGTACGTATGCCTAAATATGACAATGATACTCTACCACACTGGTCACACCCTTTTGTAATGGGCGGCACCGTATATATGGATGCCAGACCATTTATGAATAAGGTTGGTGGTATAAAGAACCACGTAGAATATGACCTTATGCGTAGACGCGCTGTTTTAGAGTATTTGTGGAAAGACGATCCTGAAATATTTGAAAGGTTAATGCCGGATATGGTGGTGGTATTTGCTGAGTGGTATACAGGCGGCATCTCTAGTAGATACAACGCCAGTGAGGTAGATCGCTCTAGATTTAAAGTAGTGGCTGCTTCTTACTACGTATGGCTTATACTTACTCAGGTACAAAACGGTAAGGTAAGTAAAGAAGACGTTAGAAACATTACAGCTAAAATACTTAGCCGGACAGGTGGCATGCCAGCCAACTATGTATTCGACGTATTAAACGATATGGATACATTGGAGTTATTGGAAGGGGCCTATCCGGATATCGACAGGCTGGCTAGAAATACAAAGGCTATGGCTACCTTTGACATGGGTGACTTTACTGCTATAGCGGCTATGCAGCTAATGAGCAGTGGCAGTTGGATAGGCGTTAATAACGTAATGCTGTCGGCTATGGCGCTCGAACATCCGCCCTTGTTTTTGGTACTTATAGCTGGCTCACATGCAATCTCTGGTTATAGAAACAAAACCAGAATCGGTAGAGCAGTAAACAGTATGGGTAGAAAGATAAACCCAGAATCACTTAACACAACCTTAATTCGGCTAGTTGACGAATACGCTGCTGTAATAAGGACGTCATGAACAACAAATCAGAGTAGGCTTTTGTATGGAAACCGCTAATGAATTTGAACATAGACTGTTAACGTCTGCTGTGGATGAGGTATGGCAAAATCCACACGACGATAATCAGTTCTCGATTATACCGGCACGACTGTGTTCTCTGAACGGCAAAACAAATGTTCTATATACCTCTGTTGGCACGTATAGGCTTCCTACTAGTGGCGATAAATATGTTGTTTATGAGTTAGGACAATCTAATCCAAGACAGATAGGCATAGACTCCAATGTCATGTCTTGGATTAGACTAGATAAGTTGTGTCTAGATAACGAGATGCTTTGTCATGTACACATACGTCAGTTACAGATACCATTGTCTACTGTATATGTAATGCAAAACAATAGAAAGAATGTTTTATTGGCCGTTGCAGTAAAACCCAATGTCAAGCTACTAAACACGGGTTTACCTTTATACTTTCATGTATACTCTAACGACTGGTTATCGCTAACCACTGAAGGTAGGGCTATAGCTGAACCCGTTAAAGAAACCAGTGGCTATGTTGCTGACTTAAATGTGGCATCTAATGTAATAAACACCTATAGAAACAGCACCGTGGGTAATACGTACTTGCATCACAACGGTTATCTGGTAAATGACATTAGCATGTCAGAGGTATCGCTAGGGGATAACATAGCCTGTCTGAACGATAAGAGTGGTAGAGGGTATTTTGATGTAACCCTTAGTTCACTAAAACACTATACTTCTACCTTGGATGCTCGTGGTAAGATTATAGTTCAGGTACCAGAAAGAACTGTAGGTGATAGACTCTACTGTGAGCCAGTTGATGAAGTAGAAATTTACGTATGTAGTGAGCAGGCTGCGGTTGGTGGCCAGTATCGAATGAAGGGTTTCTATTATAGTAGAATACAGCCTAAAGATACAAGGATGCTAACGCACAGGGATTTTGCGTTAGATAGCCAGAGACTGGATGCTTTAATAGCTGAGCATATTGCATTTGGTTTGGAGATGGATGATGTATTTCTACGGGTATTCCTTAGAAATCACACGGCTGGTTATAAGACGTTTGTAGACGGTGACTATTTAAACGATATGTTTAAGTTAGACATTGCCAATAGAGCTAACCTTTTAACTGAAGTATCCGGTACCTACTACGGATGGAGACCGGAGCTGTTAGAAGTATCACCCTATAACAAATGGCAGCAGGCCAGTATAAGCGAATTAGGTATAGGTACCCTGAAAGGTGTCTATAGTCTAGATGAATTAAACATCAGGGCACGTGTTGGTGAATTTAACAACACACACCTTAAGTTACCTTACTGTATGGTGTTAGGTGGTAAAGTACTAGGCTTTGATGTAAATGGTGCTATGATAGAGATCATAGATGTTCCTAGTAATAGCGCATATGAAACAATTGTAGTTTCACCGGACATAGTTAAGGTAGAATGTATACCGGGTACATTTACTGAGACTGGTGAACTAATGGATCGAGATGTGGACTTCGTAGATCAAGCTGATTGGTTTGATGAGAAGTTCTATTTTAGAACCATAGAGGATACGCAATGGCATGAGGCTGTAGAGGGTACAGATTACGTAATCGACACCACCCACAGCACTGTGGTGTGGGATAATCTCCATAATACAGACGGTAGAATGAGACGCAGCATACGGGACGCTATTTACCGTAACTTCAAAGTAGAGCCAGAAATGCTTTATCATCCGTTACCTATATATGCAAGTCCTGGTCCAGTTACTCTACTAAGGCTAACTAGGCTGGATGTTTATATAAACGGTAGAAAAGGTATAGAAGGTCTGGACTACATCGTTGATTATCCTAATATAACCATAACCAATAAACAGTACTATATGAATGAAACTGGTTTGGTGGATATAGACGTATTCCATTATGGTGTCCCAGGTGAGTCTAACTCTAGGGCCGGATTCCTACAAAGACGTGTATTAGCTGATACAGACCTGGATTTGTTTGTAGGTAACCGAGATGTATCTGTTTGTATAGATGGCTATAGGGCCGAATATGGTGAACTTGGTTTACCTGAAAATCCGGGTACTACTACCAATACTAAATACAGAGAAGGAGCACCCTATCAAATAGAGCACAGACCGAATATACTGGGCCCTCTAGCCAGAAAGAAACTGGCTTATGGTTATCCTGATATTTCAGCCTTAGCCTCTACTGCGGTATCTAATCTACTACCAGTACCGAATACTAGTACGCCTGTATTTATACCGCATGGCCATGCTATATATAGTCCGTTTATAAAGAAACTTATCGTCATGTTACGTAGCAATGAAATAGATGTTAGTATACATGGGCTATCCGATATGGGCGTAGCCACTACAATGGCTCCTTATATGGACGAAATTGACTCTGATCTAATTGGGCTTCCTCTAATAACGGATATGGTTGATATACATCCGACTAGTAACGTAGTGCAGGTAGATGTTACTGAGGAGGAGTTTATGTTCCTCAGAAAGGTAAGTAAGCTTTACTACGAAAACAGGATTGTATTTAACACATACCTAAACATACAAGAAGGCATAGAGCCGCAAACCTAATTATTAGTTAGGCGGCATTGTCTGCTGCTTGGAGAATTAACATGAGTAATATGGTGTTTCGTAGAGACCCAAATAGAGGTTTTAGGGTTTGGTCGCAGCACGAAGTATATATAGGGGAATTGGGTGTTACTACCGGTACTCTATATATACCGAATGTAAACGATTTGGTTGTTAACCCAAACGGTATTATCTATCAGGTAAAGGAAGTGGATGAGGCCAGTGGGTTGCCTACACTTGAAGTTATAAATGGTAAAGATGCTAATTCTGGTATAACTGACCCAGACAGTTTGCCTGAAGGACTGCGTAACTATCAGCCACATGGCATAAATCGCATTTTCATAGATACTAGCGTATCACCTTCCATTATTTCGGTGGATTCTAGATACCGTATATATGGCAGTGAAACTACGCAGGCTAAACTATTTAAAGGTACTGACATTAGTACCAGTGGTGAGGTTATATCACACACCTTAAACAGTAGCGGTGTAGTTGTATCTGAGATGATTGCTTTGGTACCTTTATTCGATGGCAATACTACGATTAAACGTCCGGCCAGATTCCATACTACGGCTGAGTTGGCGGATGGTGAGTTAGTTACTCTGGTAATCTACAATGCTAGTGGGCGGGTATCAGGTACCCACCCGTTTATTGTTAGAAATGCCAATACCATAAGTGGGCCTACCGCTAGTAACATTTACATAGTAGATGTAGAGTTAGTAGGTGATCTTATTTCTGACGAAAACCCATTGCTAATCGAAAACCCATTGCATGTGCCATTCCAGACAAACATGTTGTTTGCTAGAATACACTATAGTAATGGTGATTATGCCGACCATGCAATAGACGGTAATAAGATAAAGTTACATGGAGTATCTGGGTTTAATACTAGTATAATTGGTCCTAGCAGTAACGTGGTGTTAAGTTATTATCCGGATAGCACTGAACCGGCTATAAACCTACAGGGTAGCATACATCCGTCCATTAGTAAGACATATAGACTTACTAATATAATGGCGTCTACTGATCTAGCGCTGAAGCTATACGTTATTCCAGTATGGACAGGTTCAGGCTATGTACTTAAATTCAGACTTACTGATCTTGAGTATCTAGCTAACCTGGATGTTACTGACTTAGTGACAGTTTCTAGATCCGATGGTACTGCCTTTAGAGGTAATGACTACGGTAGAGAGCAAACAGTAAACGTATATCTGGATTTGTCTAGAATTAACCCTAACCAGAATCCACCACACACTCACGTACAGCAATTTAAGATAACTCTTAATGCGCCAGGCGGTTTAAGTGTAGATAATTACGTTATCGACTACGGTGGTGACGGTATGACCTATTTCGGTGCCGGACACTATGCTACTGCCTCCTTAACATATACCCACAAGTTTAAACTGGATATTAACCAGACTAGCCTTGAAGATTGGAAATCGTGGTTATATAGAACACTTGATCCTATCTTCGATAACTCTGTAGATACTGAAGCACCAGAACCCACACACTTCAGACTGGAGCATGGTGGCGTTAATGGCGGCAGGCTAATAGGGACATACGACATCTCTCAATGGGATGACGAGTTTGAGTTAGGCACAGAAAGGGAATGGGAACAGGGTTATCCTTTAGTAGTAACCTTTATAGTTAGAGTCAGTGGCACAGACAAGATACTTGGTGTGGCTCCTTTGGCTATTAAGTATATTTACTCTGGATCATAATGGATTTGTGTGGCTATGAAAAGTAAAATAAATAAAAAGGGTGTTAAGCTTGTAAGACATGCTAGTGGTGAAAAGCTAGCTTTTGGGCCAGTACAATGGCTTAAAGTAAAACCGGTTATTGCTAATGAGTTGTCTAAATGCAATAGCAAGGCTGAACTGCTCCATGCCACTAAAGATATTTTAGGTGGTATCTATGGTAGAGATGTAGCTATCATAAAAATGGTAGATGCAGCAGTATCCAGACTAGGTAGTTCTTCAAGGGAAACACAGGAAGCATAGTTGTAAGTAAGTCTATAGTCATAGATCCGGCGTTTGTCTGGATCTATGACTGTATGCCGTATGTTTACTATAACTTAAGGTATATATCACTATAGTAGAAACTTTGCTTATAGTAACTATTGGAGAATAGTCGTGGGTAGAAAAAAAGAAGTTGTGGTTGTAAACACGTACGATCAGATGGTTTATATATTTGAGAGTCTAGGTAGTACCATAGAAGGGGCTAAGCGGTTAGAATTGCCAGGGGCTAATGAGAAAGGATTCGCTACTACAGTAACAAAGATATTGGGTGGTAAGGAGAATAACGAACCAAATGCCATATTGGAGTTCTATTACATAGAGGACTACGATAAACATGTAAAGACCTTAAGGTCATGGTGGAAAGGCACTGAGATATTCCTAACGCTTACTGACGATGATAGCGTCTTTATATTTCCAGATAAAGCTGCTTTAATGAATTATTTACGAGCTGTATTCCCTAATAGGGAAGGAATGGGTTCTTTAGAAAACATGGAAATGGATGGAGTTATAATTAATCTTGGATACAACTGTGAAGCCGAGATTGATGATATGAAAAGCATTGTCGATAGCTATGGTAATGGGTGGAATATATTTACCAGTCAGGCTATGGCTGCTTTAGGTGGCGACAAGATAACATCACCCGTGGGTTTATGTAACAACGGAGATGAGGAATATCTGGCCTTCGATCCATACGCCTCAGTTAGGATACACAAATTCGCAGAGGGTAAATATGTTACTCGTGAGTATATGAATGTATTGGAGGCAGGTATAGCAGAGGATACGTGTGTGTCAGTCATAGTAGTAGAAATGTTAAATACCCCTGAAGTAGTCTATAGTAGGTAAAATGTGAATTGTGTGTAGTCAGCCGCCGTTGACTATGTATATCCCAGACATAGGTAAAAGATCATGGGACTCGTATACCTGTACAGGCACACACGGAGTATTATTACACTACTACTCCTTAAAATATCTAAGCTATTAAACATACACTTTAGTAGTTTAGATAGGTGGGGCTTCAATAGACATACTAACCATACAAAGGCTATGGCTTGTCTAGACGATGAGAAATTGGCGGACTGCATAATAGCAGTTAGGGGCGATAGTAAGCCAGACAAAATTATAGCTCTGGCAGCGGGATGGGCATACATTTTAAACAAGAAACCTTCTGACATTAGGATTATAAAGTCTTATGTTAGATTTGTTATAAAACAAAAGCCTATTCTGGATAGTGATTACTTTATGCTTATGTCGTTACTAGATACTACTACCTTTTATCTACCGGAAAAGATAGTTAGAGCTTTAATATCTAGTAGTGATTTATCCTACGAAGAAATGGATATCGTATTAGCGGATAAAGGCATTAAGTTAGAGAGAGCCTCATTGTTATATAGTGGGGATGTTAGGTGGCTCGGTAGATAATAAACGCAGATACTCGGTATATCCGGGTATCTGTGATTTATGCATTTATTTATTTTTTCCTATAATAATTTATAAAACAACCACAATAACTGGGGTATTTGCAATGACAATTTTGTATGAGGCCGATTGGGGTAAATACCCGTCAGCTATAATAGATACAAAAACTACTAATACTAGTTTTCTACGACTAGCCAGTGTTTATAACCGGATGTCTGTGAAAAATAATGCGTTTCATCTTAGTTTATTACAGCCTAAACTACAGGGAGTAAATCCATTTGATCCAGATTTAGATGAAGAAACCCAGCTAATGATAGCTCTGGAGTGCAGATGGAACCTGTGGTATTGTCTAAGAGAAATTATTCATCTACCCCCACAGGGTGGACCTAGCCCTATTCGCTATAAAGCCAACAGAGGTAACATAGCGCTTAGCTGGGCATTCATGAACCACATAGATTTTGCATTAATACAGCCACGACAAACAGGTAAGTCAGGCTCTACAGACTCACTGTGGATAACAGTAATGAATCTGATGGCCACCCACACCACAATACAGTTACTTACCAATAACGATAAGGTTAGAAAATCTAACATAGACCGTTTAAAGGGCATACGAAATGAGCTACCTCAATATCTAAACCCTATTTCTAATATGGATTCTGATAACAAAGAAGGTTTGACCTGTTTAGCTAGAAATAACATCTACAAAACAGCCATAGGTAGAACCGATAGAACGGCAGCGGATGGTGTAGGTCGTGGTTTAACTTCACCTATACTGCACTCCGATGAAACTCCCTATACACCAAACATACAGATAAGCTTACCCGTAGCACTATCCTCTGGTACTGCGGCCAGAGAAAACGCTAGAGCGGCTGGAGGCTTATATTGTAACGTATTTACTACTACTGCTGGTAAAAAAGATTCAAAGGAGGGTAAGTTTGCGTATAATCTAATTCACAACGGTATGTACTGGAATGAAAGACTGTTGGATTGTAGAGATAGGGAAGAGTTAGAGAATGTAATACTAAAGAACTCACATGGCGACAAGCCTATGATAAATGGTACCTTCAGCCACAGACAGCTAGGTTATACTGACGGATGGTTAAAGGATGCCATAAATAACTCTCGCTCCAGTGAGGACTTGGCTAATCGAGATTATTTAAACATATGGACTAGTGGTACTGAGTCTAGCCCTTTAACCATAGCCATTAACGAAGCTATACATAGGTCTGAAATAGACCCCATGTACACCGAAATGACTAAGGACGGATATCAGCTAAGATGGTATTTACCTAAGGAAGATATACTAAAGGTATTAAATGACGATCCGCATTTAATAACCTTAGATAGTAGTAATGCAGTAGGTAAGGATGCTAACGGATTAACCTTTATAAATGCTACCGATATGTCCATTACTGCCACATCAAACGTATCTGAAGCTAACCTATTTAGGTATGCTAAATGGATTACCGACTTACTCATTATGTACCCTAAGACCATCTTTGTTATAGAAAACAAAAGCTCTGCTCAGGGTATAATAGATGTATTACTAACTATACTTCCAAAGCACGGTATAGATCCATTTAAAAGGATTTATAACAGACTAGTAGAGAACTCTGAGAAGTATGCAGAAGCCTTTGCTGAGCTTAAGAGGCCCGTACATAGTAGAAAGGAAGAGTTCTATTTAAAGAACAAAGGTCTATTCGGTTTTATGACTTCTGGTAATAGCAGATCCTTTTTATATGACACCGTCCTACAGCAGGCAGCTAAGATGTCAGCACATCTAATACGAGATAGGGTACTATCTAGTGAGATACGTGGCCTGATAATGGTAAATGGTAGAGTAGATCACCCAGCAGGGGCACATGACGACTTAACTATTTCATGGCTATTGGGACATTACTTTGTTTCACATTCTAAAGGACTTAAGCACTATGACATAGATCTTTCTTTGGTATTATCTAGAGCCATAGATGATTCTGCTGAAATATCTGAAATAGATGCTGAGAAGCGAGCTAGAGTAGCTAAGCTTAGATTAGAGGTAGAGTCTTTAAAGAGAATGTTAAAGACGGCTATTACACCCATAGAGGGTAATCGAATAGAGTGTCTACTTAGACAAAGGGTATCTACTTTAGAGCTAGAGACAGGTCAGAGCATAAACTTAGATAGCATAATAAATGAAGCTAAGGAGATTAAAAACAAATCTACCTCTTTAAGGGATGCAATAAAGAGGTACGCTATATCTAGATAATGCAGCATAGTACTCTAGTACTCCTACGCGGAGTACTAGAGTATGCTTTATGCCGTTATTTTCTTACGTTACTTACTAAACCATTAAAATAGTTACGTATGGTAGTTACTACGGATTTACTTTCCTCTACCTGCTGCGGCGTATGCTTGAGCTTTAGCTGCTCTCTATCTATACCGCAAGCTACGCCAATCTCAATACGCATCGCATCTATTGTGTCTTGTAATGTAACTAAGTCGTTATATACCTCACGCATGTTAATCACTCCGGGTATACATGGATGGGTAGAAGTCCACCCATTGGCTTTGGCTATCTTAATGTTTCTACCCAATAAAGCCATATCGGCTAGAATTGTTGTTGATATTTTATTTATGTTATAAACATTTACTGTTTTCATGTGTTACAATTCCTTTTTATGCGACTCTATGCAGGTCAGTATCCAGGAAATACAATGACACGTTTGCATTGTTGAATCTATTTAAAATTTCTGCACCATCATGGTCAGACTCTTGCCAGTATGCTTCTGGTGGAGTAGGTACTACAACGAACGACAGATCCACCTGAGCGATTAAACCTAAACAGGTAGGACAAGGTATCCTTGTCGTATAAAGTACGCCACCGGACACTCTGGCCCCAGTACGCAGTGCATTCATTAGAGCATTAGCTTCGGCATGTACTATATTTCTTCTGACAAACTCCCTATCTTCAAATATAGACTCAGGCTCCATCATACCTCTTGGAAATCCATTAAACCCATCAGTTATTATTTCTTTGTCAGACCCTACAATAACGGCCCCTACTCCAGCTACTGGGTCTTTGGAGTAGCTAGCCACTATATGAGCCCTATCCATAAATCTATTGTGCCATTTAAGGCTAAAGCTATTAGGGTCTATAACCATCTTAATCACCACACTAGTATAAACGTATACCGCCACTACACTCATTAACCCTAGAATATCTAGGCACCAACAGCACCAGGCCATAAGAGTAAACCAAACAAACACCTTCCGTATTTACAATACGCACAGACTCAGTTTTAATAACCCTATGATACTTATACAGACTTACATTGTTCTCGTTTGCTCTTACAAACCGCCACTCTTCCCCACTTTCCATATAACAAGTTAATACCGTATACCTATCCTCATATACGGTGTAACTGCGTACATAATCCATCTGTGTACTGGCTAATACATTACCTTCAATAAAGCTTTGTATCTGTAAAATATACCTTATATTTTTAGAGGATATATCCGCTAGATTCATACAGCCTACAGTATTGCTTAATGCTGTTTTATCAGTCAATCTGTATATCGTCATGACGGTGGCTGTCCTATATAGGGTTTATTTACAGATAATTTTAAGTACCGGTAATTAATTAAATACCTTATAGGTAAGTATTCTTAGCGTACAGTATATTAGACATGCTATACGGGTAGAGGCCAGTATACCTGAATGTTTATTAGAGATAGCATTAGTTACTACATCTGTTACTATATCCCTAACCTCCAAAATATCTTGATTGGTAAGCTGTGAAGATCTATACATGTTTCTTAACTTCACAACCATAGCGGTTAGATTAACGTTCTCTCCAGTATTTACTCGTCGGTATTCTGTTATATAGATAACTAAATTACGTATTAGCTTTTCTATGTCAGGCTTATTTCTCTTACCAAAGTTAGCTGGTATTTCCTCTAATGCTTTAGTAAGAAAACGTTTATCTGCGGTAGGTACTAATATTAAGGTCTGTTCAACTAACTCGCTACGTATAAAGTCGTTTCTGTCCTTAAAGACCTCAATGCTATTGCGTATGAGAGCGTCTGCGTTATTCTCATACTCACGCATTACTCTTTCACCATCTTTAGTAATAAACTTACTTTCAGATAGTACCCTAACATCGGCATCCCTAAGACGCATATATTCACTAGTTAATTTCTTTATAACTTCCCGTATTCTGGACTGTATGTCTGTAACCACATACATTACTTTTGGGTCGTTATCAAATAACTCTAAGGTCGCTCTATGTACGCTACTGTCAGACAGGATATCTAGTGATCTAGCCATTACTAAGCCACCCCAGTTATGGTGTTTCTTAAGTAGACTCTTTCTACTAAGAGACTCATATAAAGCTAAAGCTATAGCCTCCTGGCTCTTATGTGGGAAGAAGTGCCCTAATAGCGACGAAAGAAACTTGTAATGCAGCATCTTAAAAATAGCTAACAAGGCCGAATCTCTTTCTTTACTAGACAAAGAGTCACTGTTTATAAAGCGATGCGCTAAATATACAAAACTCATATTTACTGGAGACTTACCAACCACACCATATTTGTTGACCTCTTCTACGTCTCTGAAGTCATCAGTTAGCTCTTCCCATTCTTCTATCTTAAGGATGTCTTCTATCCACTCACCCTCGTCATCATACGTATATTTAATGCGGTATATGCCTAACAGATTACTACCTAGAAAATTAATGTGTTCTTCATTTCTGGTTTCAAATCCAGTTACAAAAGAAACTACCTTTTTAGCTAAAGATGAGTCTATGTCTAGATGTGAAAAGTAATTATCAAATACATCCTTTATCGAGTTACCGGAAGACTTAAGATTCTCAAAGGACGGATTTACATGATGTACTACATGTACACCCTTTGGTACAGTGTAGTCACCTGGGTTTACTTCATTCTCCAGACTCTGTGATTCTGGAAAATGCCATATAGGTAACTCACCTAAAACGTATCTGCCTTCATAGAAGCTAGAAATAGAATGCTCGTGTGCCCTTAATTTAGGTACGTACGCTAGCAACATCTTTATAGCTGGAGTAATTATAATTTCAGCTACTTTAATTAAGTGTACTGGGTCGGTACACCAGATTACGTTGGTAATGGTAGTGTCTCCTACCAGATAGTTGGCATCTAGATACTTACTATCTAACCTTCTAAAGGTATCTCTTACTGGAGAATATACAGAGAAGCTCATACCGGCTGGAGGTAAGGTATCTAGATCTATATGTGCCGCCAGGATAGCTTCATTTATTGTTGGGCAAAAGGGTATCCTGGGCTTGTTACTTTCATCCAACCTTTTAAATTTTTCAGGTACTTCTGGAACGAAGGGATAAAGCACGGATAAGTCGTGGTTCTCAGAAATATGAAATAGTTTAATAGCCATTGCCTAACTCCGTTTGAGTATAAAATGCGTTATATATAATCGCTGTAGCTATGTATTTTGTTAATTGTATATAGAGGCTATATAGTGTTAAAAATAACTATATAGATGAATAGTACGACGGCAGGGAAAACGGGCTACAGCTAATAGCTGGCCCAACTTCCCGTATGTTTTTATGGAGGCTTTATGTTATCTGGTAAGAAGTCAGTAGCTCTTAAGGGCAAATATGACATTAGGGCCATACTAAAGGAAGGGCCTTTAAATAAGCTATCTATAGATGAAGTTATGGATAACGTAAACATAACCGCAGCCATTATAGATACTTATACTCTTGTACTGCAAAACTGTGAATCAGTGAATTTGTATGATTTTACAAATGACACCCTAGAAGTACCTGAAGTAATTATAAGAATGTGTGAGAGGGTTATATTCCCTACAGTAGTAAAGTCGAAGATGGTATCTATAACCAACAGTACCATACATGTAGAAGAGCCAAAGAAACTACATATAAGCGGCGATCTAATATTAACCGACTCTATATTTACTGGAGGAGGAGAGGTTATTGTAAATGGTACAGTATATGCCGATGATGTTAGTTATACCAAAATACCGGAATGGAACATACGCTATAATAAGCTAGTAGACGTAGGTAGTACTAACAGAATACAAACATAAGCTTTATACCTATCCCGTTCTGGGGATAGGTAATTATGCTGTATTTTAGATTCAACATTTATTCAGATATATATTAAAGTAATAGAGCAACAATGCTTTTAGTTACTAGAGGTATTTGATTATGCAAGAATTCAAGAAGAATAAGGCTATACTGGAAGAACGAGCTTTGGCATATAAGGATATAAAGAAACACAAACACTGCATGCATAGTACTATAGTGCGTGCAAACAGAAACAAGTACAAAACCATTTAATCCAATAAGACTTTAAGTCTAGGAGAATTTATTATGTTTACTGCATCTTTATGTTTAGCACTTTCAGCACTGTTTGGTTTGGCTCTTACCCTTAAAAGATTCATGGGACTAGTTAACCGAAGAACAGTGACTAAAGTTACGCTGCTAAATCTTGTAACCTCGAGTATTTTATTAGCGTTTGAAGGCGGAACTAACCCACTCATTGTATTGGGCCTTATTATGCCGATGGTGGCTCTACCTATAACTCTGGACAATATCTTAAAGGATAACATGAAAATGTTTGTTCGTTATGCCATATTTCCTGTAGCAGTGATGGTAATAGGCATAATAAATTTATGGTTGACCGGCTATGAGCCTATAGCACTGACTCTGTTCTTTGCGTTAGGGTTAGGGGTTGTGCTAAATACGGTTGGCTCTAGAGCTAGAGCAGAAAACGCAATTGCCGTGGCAAGACAAGTATACTTTGAAATTTAACATAATCCACTGATAGGGTTTTAAACCCAGGAGAATCTCTATGCTAATACCAGCAATTACCTTAACTATCGTGTACGCGGTTTCATTGTCTATAACCAACTTTATGTATGGACGCATTATAAAACAAGGAATGGTTACCGCTATTACCTTCACAAACCTTATAATTTCATTATTGGTAATGACGTTAGTAGGTGGTACCGACCCTATTATAATAATGGGTATGGCATTAGGTGCCATGACGTTACCCTTTCTTATGGATGTAATATTGAAGGGAAATGTTAACCTATTTATATACTTAAACATGTTGCCTGTAGTAGTTGGGCTGGTAGGCGTAGTACATCTGTGGGGGACTGGTGTGGAGCCTGCTGGATTAACTGCCGTAGTGTTATGCGGCTCAGTCTATGTGATATGGCTTGGTATGAAAAAGGACAAGGCTAAAGCTTGTTTATGGCAGGCAAGAAACCTTTATCTTAGTTAACAGCATAGCTATAGTCTACCCATAGTGGGTAGACTATAGCTACATGCAGTGCGTATAGGCGTTTTATAAAACGCCTTATTTTTTTGTTTAAAACAAAGGAAAGATAAATTGTTAAAGATCCTCAGAAGTCATATAGCACTAGAACATACACGATTCTAATGACACATTGTTCCGCATAAGATAAGTTATTATTTCGGCAAACCCATGGTAATATAACGCATATGTGTTTCGCGATCCGCCATAATACTTATCTTCTTCCAACGTATTCTTAAGATATCCCTATAGATCTCCCAACTATCGGCATAGTCATCTACTAAACTACGCATTCTACCGTCTACTAAGCCGCCAGTGTTAGCAGTAATAGACATGTTTATAGAAAGTTTATTAAAGATATAGCCCTTTGTAGCTACTACAGCTAAATCACCAAAGTCTAAAAGAGCCTTTTGGTTAAAGTTAGAAAGATTGGCGTCGTTTACTATAGTACAGCGTAAGTGACTGTTTTGATTCTGTGGGTTTACTGGCACGAAGATAGTATTTGGTGCCACTAGATATACCTCAGGTGTGCCGGTAAATCCAGGTACTCCATCAGATATAGCATACGGCTCAACCCCTCTATTTACTATCTCTAACGAAAGTACTGAAGATATTAGCCTACCGTGTGTTTGGGATAAAGGTATTTCTATACGTACACCTTGCTCCATATACGTCCAAGCGGCATGTACTAGCGGCACAGTAATTACCTCACCACCCACTATATTACAGTCTACCATAACTATCTTACCGATAACCTCACTTCTTATAGTGTAGTCTAGAGACGTTCTATCGGTGTGATATCCCCATTGATTGGTACCAAAGGCCAATGCCAAAAGTGCCTCCGGCACCTCTCTATAAACCCGGCTAATGGCGTAGTCGATTGCGTTTGACATTGTATTTCCCCTAAAACTAATAAGTATATTAACACAGGATTCTTCAATGGTTTGTTAGGTATATATTACCCAATAGCAGTAACAGAAAATAACAGCTTCAAGGAATTCTATGCACAACCTAGGTATGGCGTGGCTTCTTATATTTTTCAACTAAAACAAAGGAAATTAAAAAATGGCTAGAAACTCAATTTCTATTTACGGCTGCGGTGGATTCGGCATCAACATCGTCCGTAACTTTGTGAATATTCCAGATGACCCGGAGCGGCAACTGTATCCAAAAACAAGCATTCATGCCATTGACACCAGTGACAGTAATTTGGGCGCTTCACACAATGACATCAAGCACCATGTGGTGCCCGGAATCGACGGTGCCGGTAAAAACCGTAAACGTGCGTATGAAGCTACGCTGCCGCACATTGCTACAATACTTAACGATCATCGGCCGGGTATATTCAACGTCGTCATATTCTCAACATCAGGTGGTAAAGTGATACATTAGTATCCATAGCCTGCTACAGCAGTGATGTTGTAGTAATCGTCTCCTAATTGCGGGAAACTCCTTCCTGTCCAATATTATGTTCACTAACATAACAAAGGTCAGGCAAATGTCTAATTTTGAAACAAGAGTATGTTCGTATTGCAACAATGAGTATACGAATATTTATCGAGGACCACACGATGTGAAGGGATACACAATACCTACTTCATATTGTAGTAAATCATGCGCCGGAAAGGCGAAGGGTCCTATACTAGAAGATAGAGGTAAAGAAAACCTTAAGGCCGAAGCTTTGCAGTGCATTGAAGCGGCAGGTAGGTATCTCACTAAAGAAGAAATCTTAACTGAGGTTAAATGTTCTTCAAAAACACTTACTAAACATGGTATTAAAATATCAGAACTAAATGCTGAATTAGGTTTCATTAAACCACGTTCAGTTTTTGAAGGTAAGGTGGGTAGGATACTTAAGGATAAATTTTCAAATGTAGAAAGTGAAAAAACATTTGAAGGTTTAACCGCACCAACAGGTTATCCCCTTAGGGTGGATTTTTATATACCCGAACTTAATCTAGTAGTTGAGGCCGACGGTTTACAACACTCCGATAAAAAACATCCATGGGCCACTCATCCCAATGGTACTGTCCGGGAATACGACGAAATCAAAAACAAATTCCTTCGTGATAATGAAATTGATCTTGTGCGTATTCCGTATAGTAAGAATGTTACTCCTGAAAGTGTTTTGGATAAATTAGATATTTGAGAGCATTATATACCAAGCTAATATCGAAAGATAAGTAGTGGCCTGACTAACTATCAGGGTATGGTAAAAATTATAATGATTGGACAATCCGCCGCGAAGCTTCTCTATGCTAAAGCAGTGAAGTGTGCTCAACGACTAACCCACTAACCAGGGTGTAGGGTACTAGTGTATCCGAAATGGAGACTGTCTTTAATCGACTAAAGTTTAATTATCAAAAATCTCGTGGGGGGATTTTTGATTCTGGAGGTGTTTATAGAAAAGTGGAAACTTGTAAAATTGGCACCAAATTATGAAATATCTAGCTGTGGAAAAGTTAGAAGAGTTAAAGATCACTACCATCTAAAAATTGGTATAGACAGATATGGTTATAATAAAATACATCTAATAAAAAATGATGGATCTAATTATTACACAACCATACATCGTCTAGTGGCTATTGCTTTTGTAGATAATCCAAATAGATATACTCAAGTTAATCACAAGGATGGCAATAAAGCAAACAACCACTATACCAACCTGGAGTGGTGTGACGCAAAACACAACGTTATCCACTCGTATGTGAATGGATTAAACAACAACAGGCTACCCGTTATACTAAAAGATTTAAATACCGGCTATAAAAAATCTTTTATCTCAATAAAAGAAATGTGTAGATATTTAAATTTGAAACCAAATGTGGTTACTCCTTATATCAAAATATCCCACAAATACCCTTTTATGGGGAAATACGTAATTGAGGCCGATGAGACTGCTATAAAAGGTATATCTAATAGTAAATCACATGGTGTTGATTGTTATGTTTATGATCATGTCTCTTGCAAACTGACCAAATATCCAAGCATCAATATGGCTTCGTATTTTACAGGAATTAGAGGGCTATCTAATTTATCTAAATACAGTCCTATTAATGTTGCTGGATATACAGTAAGCAAAATAAGAGAAGAGTGCGTGTCTGATAAACACAAAATAAGTCTTACCTATGCATCTGAAAAGAGGGAAAAATATCACAGCGTTTCATACACCCAAAGATCAGACGAGGGATATGAGACATATGACTATTATACAGGAAAAACTGTATGGCACAAGGACAGAGACTGTGTTAGGGACTGGATAAACAAACACAGGGTCATATCCACCTTGCCCATAGAAAGCGATAACGTTAACGTAGCGGTATCTAGTTCTAAGAAAAATAGCAGAACATGTCTTCTTAGGGGCTATGGGGTAAGATCACTACTTCATGGTTTTGAATGGTTTCCTTATACGGAGGAAGTTATTTTATCAAACATGTATAATAGAAAATTCATTACTAAGTGTTTTAAGCTAAAAATGTGTGGCAAAACTGAAATAGTATTTGGCCTTCCGGCATTAGCTAAAATATTAAATGCGCCGCATGACATGCCTTTTAACAAAATGTCTGTTACGTATTTAAACTCGTTGCTAAACGCACCCCACGAAAGCGTAGAGCGACTTAATAACATAGTCGATTTAAAGATAAAGATATAGTCTAGTCTGCATGGAAACATGTAGCAGTTCATAAGAGAACGCGCACCATCTAACGAGTGGTGTGGAATATAACGAGTGGAAGTGTGTTGGGCCCGCTGATAGTAGCGGAGTTACTGCGTAGAGCTATCCCTGTCGTTGCGGTTATTGTGGGTTCCTCTGATTCCGCAAAAGAAGTAAACAACAGTCTAGATACGTTGTCTAGTTTACAGCAGATGTCGAACGGCGGCCATACTGGCGGTAGAGCTATTCCTATGGTTTATTTGGAAAATGCTCGCGCAGTGAAGGGTAATAAAGAAGACAAGATGGCGAGCCGCAGTGCTGTGGACAAGCAGGTTGAAGAAAATATTCGTCAACTGGCTTTACTGTTCTCTGGCATGCATCGTGAACTAGATAGAACTGATCTGGTAAACTGGTTAGACCACAGTAAGGTTTCTCCTTCTATACCTGCCCAGTTACTGGAAGTCATTATTCACAAAGAAGACGACAGCAACATGCTGGAGGCTTATAGTGGTTTAGTGGTAGGGGTGGCTAGTTTATTGGCCAGTGAAGATGATCTTATTTCTGATCTAAATGCACCCTATGCCACTAAGGGGTATCTACAGGAAGAAGTTCTGGAATATGCTGATATTCCAAATCACACATACATTACTACAGCAGCTCGAGTACCAAAAATATTCGAGCGTTTTACCCAAGCTAAGCAGCTCCACCGAGATACCGTAGAGTCACTAAGCGGTATGGAAGTAGTAGGTGTTAATTCTGGATTTGGTACCTCCGGTATGTCCGGTGGAGACGGCATGGTAATTTAGTAGTTATTAGCAGGGTGACTTTGGTTGCCCTGCTATTATGGAGCTATATGTGTCTATGAATGCATTAATAGTAAAGTTTGACTCTGATACACAGAGGGAGATCTTTGAAATAATAAACGGTATACTGGAGTACATAGCAGATCCGTTTGGATGTACGCCTGATGACCTGTACGTTCACTGGCTACTAACGCAGATATCACTAGTTTATAATAAAACTTATATTCCAACCACAACCACAGTACCTACGTTAGAAATGGAAAATACCATAGAAAGTTGCCTGTCATCATACGTTGATGCATTAAGACAAATGGTGACGGTACCGGTAGTATTTCCAGATAATTTTACGGTACAAAGAATAGATTCTAATTCTTTGCTAATAAAAGGGGTTTAGTAGTAATGTCACAATTCATAAAAACAAGTCTAATTGTAGAGTATAGACAAACTGCTATAGATGTTTTAACGGAATTGAATAACCTGGTCAGAAGTGAGCTATTGCCGGATCTAAATATAGACTTAGGCTTCTGTGAAAATATGATAATCTCTCAAGTAAAAGATATAGCTGAGCAGGAGCTACGTGCTATACTTAAAAATAAACCCAACGATTTTCTAGGTCATCTGGTAGCCAATAAAATAAAGGTACACCTGGCTAATAACAACATTCGTAAAGAATACCTTGATATGATGCCTGAAACCCACCGGGTGTTTTTGGCTGATAAAAAGAAACGGGAGATACTATTATACAGGTATGCGGCGGAAGGTATCAATGGTTTATTGGATGAGCTGTGTCATTTACCGTTTGCCATGCGTGACTATATAGTAGAATGTGTAGTTAGTATATGGCCGATAACTAGTACGTCGTACGGGCAATTAAATATGGCATTTAATGTTACTGACAGCGTGTATAGACCGGACATACGGGAGCTAGAACTAAGAGACATGGAAGCTGAGAAAGTTTCCGGTTTTATTGATAACGTAATGTGTATTATAGACGACTTAGGCTGTCTTAGTAGGCTAAGAGAATTGGTTTCCAGTAGAATCCATGGTAATCCCTATGATGTTTGGGATGTAACTATTAAACCAGGCGGTATAATGGTAGTAGAACATGTAGGGGATTTCAGAATACTGGAATGGCATAGAGCAAACAACCACAGCAGGTAAATAAAAATGATGCCTATTAAAGTACTTGTAGGTATAACTGATATAACTAACCACCTTAAAGACTTATTGTCTAGATTCAGCCCTAGCGTAACCTTTATGGATCTAACACACATCACGGAACATTATGTCGACTGCTATATGTACGGATCTATGTATGCACAGTACACCATAGATCCAATAGACGAGCTGTTTAGCAGTTTATCCGTACCTACAGATTACAGGACGTACATCAAGACTGACCTTAGTATGTCTGTAGTTCTACTGATAGATGAGGCTATGAGGGGGTTGTCTCCAGCAGACGCTAGTTTTGTAATATCGTGGCTACCCAGGGGCGTTGGGGTAATTGAAGAGGTGTAGAGTGAGGATAATAGTACCACAACCACATGTAAACTGGATCTACAGAAATCTATCTACAGATGAGACATATATAGCTAGATACGTATATATGCTTCTGGTAAATGGGTTTGCAGATTCCACTGAAGAAATCATTAGTAAACTTAACTCACATAACTGGCTAGGTGTATCCAGAGACGCTGACTATACACTAGTGCTAGAGAGAATAGTTTCCAGAATGGTTTCTGAATACCAGTCTACCGAGCTTGTAGGCTTAGTAAATAGTAAAGTAGTAGATATCTGTCTACTACCACCAACCGCACTTATTTTAACGACCAAAGACTGACTCTCTAGCCGGGAGTCAGTGAGGTTTTATTATGCATTCCTATAATCATCTTTTTATGCCGTTTGAGCCTAATGTACAGGCGGCTATAGTTCTAGAACACCGTAACATTTTAAATATATGCTTAAATTCAGGCCTAGCAGATACGTGGTTGTTGTTGCCTGAAATATACACGTGCTTAATATTTAGACCAGAGATGGCGTATGAGGAAATAGCCGATCACCTCCTTAACAGTTCAATGGGGGATGTATTGGAGACTATGGTGGAATTTAATTATCCAAATTTTACAAATTTGCTTTATAAGTTTGTAGCTGATGTAGTGGAGAGTAGTAGTAAATTTCCATACGACCCAGCTATATACAGAGGCATGTATGTATTTGAGGCAAGGCCAGTTAGTCGTGACCACATAGCCATTACTTTTAATGTATGAGAATATTTGTTATGAAATTAATTATAAGACATCCTGGAATCCTTAGGGTATTGGAGGATACTGATCCTGCCATATCCCATATACTTCTGGCTGATGTTTTAAGATTACTTTTAAGTAATACTTATAAGGCACCAGATGAGATAGTAGGTGAGCTGCATGCAGAATACGATGCAATGGAGAGACTGTATGATCAGTTACCGGAGAGAGATCCTTATTTGGTAGAAAACAGTGTAGACGATTTTGTATATGCATTATCGAGTACATTTGAATATCCATACAACCTTACTGACTTTATAGACCTAAGTACGATTTGGGTAAAGAAGGTAGACATTATAGGTAGAGATGGAGTAATACTGACAATTTGACTAAGGCGGTGTGGTGTGGCGATAGATATAATAATCAGAGCCGACAACTGGGAAGAGCTAATTGGTGTCATACACTGCATCAATTATGCCGATATACCCAGTGACGTATCTATAAGAATGGCCATTTGTAAAGATCTGGAAAAAACCATGAAGGCTTTGTTAAAGGCTAGTGTGGATATAGATGATGTATTGTTATCTCATCCAGAAATAGCGATACATTTTAACGAACTTTGGGATAATATACAAGGCTACGGCTATGATATTTCGGATATCAAGATAATTGATAATTCCGGATCAATTTTAATGCGCATGGGGAGAATTAAATGAGTCCAATTAGTTTAGAAAACCTTAAGATAGGTGATAACATAATGTTCACTACCTATGGTCCGGTTGCAGGTAAGGTAGAGTTTGCAGGTAAGGTAATAGGTTTATCTACAGCAGAATGGTTGCCTGTTACAACTACAGCCCCAACGGATCACGTTAACATATATCGTGATTTACCTACTGAGGTACAAGAGTATGTAGAGGATAACTATAGCTCCTATAACTACATAGCAGTTAAAACCATAGACGGCGTGTTTTACATAGGAGAGCCGTGGATAGTTCTAGGTACACTTGTTTTGGATAATCCGGCCACAGCCACCGTTACCGTTTCTGATTATCGAGAATCTGATACAAACCTTTTAACTCAGTTGCTATTATCTAATGGTTTTAAGGTAACTAAAGTAATTGTAAATAATTAAACGATTTGTAATATATATGTGGAGTTATACTTTCACGCTGGTGTTTTCGGAGTAGGTCCTCGCTACTCATGTTTCCGACTAAAATCGGTCGCCCCTTTACCAGCGATCTTCTCGCATTCGGGTTTTTTACGTTTTCTCCCGATACTCCACGTACACGCCAGACCTTCGTGGTTGGGGATCTGGCGTGTACACCTATTTTAAAGGTTTGCGCCCTCGTGCGATACAACGGACTACTCTCCGGTTGTTTCTTATGGGCGTTTTGCTAAAGGCTACCATCTATCACTTTACCCTAGCAAAGTGCGGATGGTAGCCTTTTTCTCTATGCCATATTTTTTAACAACAAAATATCATTTATATGAGAACAACATCTTAATATAGGAGGATAACATGAAGATATTTTCAGTAAGAAACATAGTTATACTTCTAAATACAGTGATAGGTCCAATAACTGATGCCTGCGTAATAGCGCATTGCAACAGCTATATAAACTGGGGGGACTCTAAGCGACACCGATGTCGCGTGGGTCGGAGTAACTATAGACGCAGACTGGCACCAGATCGCCACGTGCCATACCGAAGGTGCATCGGGTGTACGTATGGGTAGAATTGCCCCAGTAGATGAAAGTCCTGTTCTCCGTTACGTAGTCCCGCCAAAAAACCTTTATAAGCATGGATACTCCTAGGCTGATCCTAGGAGTATCGTACTATGCTGTATTTCCTAATTTAAAACAATATTAGGTAATTCTTTGTAATCAATGCACGTGTCGTTAAAGGACATAATGGGGAAGAACCAATGAGCAATAACCCTTTCATAAGAGATCCGAAGAAATACATAAGGGATCTTGATATAATTTCTAACTACTGTGAGAATATGGCGCAGTACTTAGCCATTTCTACTGGGGATAAATACGAAGACGTTCTATTGTGGGTAAAATCAAACATCAAACCAGTAGAGCCTAAACTTAAAGTATTAGCCAGAAGAGACGGAGCTGATAGAAAAAAGGAAGTACAGGAATTATCCAAATATTTAAATGAGGTATCTCATACTAACAGACTACTAGGGCCTAACCTAATAGTCTATGATAATCCTAAAAAGAATAAGTCTTTTATTTCTGAATTTATAGATAAGGGATTAGAGAGGAGATCCATTGTAAAGAAGAAGGGACAGAAGGCTGAGATGGAAGGGGATATGGAAACAGCTATTTTCTGTGACAATCAACAGGGTAGAATAAAGATTCTAAACAACTCTATCTCGGGCGCACATGCGTCGCCACATAACCCTATTTATAATGCTACAGCGCATACTACACTTACCTCCGTATGTAGGTGTGCTACTAGTTATTCTAATGCGGTAGTAGAAAAACTACTTACCGGCAACCGACATTATTATAGTCCGGAAATAGCTCTGGCTGACTTAGCCTCTATTATCAGAATAACTGATTTAGATAAGCTAGAGAAAGCAATGGCTAAGTACTCCATAGTGCCACCTACAAAGGAATATGCTTTAGCGCATATTCTAGAGTCTTGTAATTTGTACTGGAGAAGTCCTACTGGAAACAGACAGCTATCTGAGTTTATAAACGCTATGTCTGACATAGAACTATCTGCTATAACTTACGTATCTGACCTTAAAGGTATAAGAGATACCAATGATGCCTTCATGCGCAGATTCATAGGCTGTTTGGTGGAAAAGGCCACAGTAGGTATAGATGAGCCTGAGAAGTATCACAAAGCCGCTGGTGGAGATTTACTGGCTATGGTAGGGTTAGTTATGTCTGAGGAGCTAAAGGGCCGTACGGTGGATAGAATGGCTAAAGAGGACCCAGAGTACTACCGACTATATGGTGCTACTATAAAACAGATACTGGATAGCCTGTCCCTGTACACTGACTTTATAGATGCATTCTTGCGTACCGACAACATGCCGCCAGCAATTCACACCATAACCTCATCGCTACGACGAGTGGCTATAGTCTCTGACACCGATAGTACTATTTTTACTACTGAAAACTGGGTAAGATGGTACTTAGGAAAAAATGAGTTTAATGTTAAAGCTATGTCGGTAGCTGGAGCTATAGCTTATATAGACTCACAGGTACTAGCTCATACATTGGCCATGTTATCTAGACATTTGGGGGTAGGAGACGATCAGTTATTTAGGTTAGCTATGAAGTCTGAGTTCTATCAGCCGGTACTGGGTGTAACTAACATGTCAAAACATTATTTCTCATACATACAGGCATGTGAAGGTAATGTATACTCAGAATTAAAGTTTGATACTAAGGGGGTAAACCTTAAAAACTCCAGGCTGCCTGGGGTAATTAAAACTGAACTTAATAACTACATAAGGTGGATTATGGATTCGGTTATGTCTGAAACCAAACCTACCTTACGTGACGTATTAAGAATACCGGCTACTATAGCCCACGATATATCAGCTAGTCTTTCTTCTGGGGATACTAGCTATTTATCACACATGCAAATAAAACCTAAGTCTTCCTATAAGGGAGATAATCCACCAGCATGGGTACAGTATCAGCTATGGACTAAGGTATTTGCTCCGGTATATGGGCCAGCAGACCCACCCCCGTATTCTGCAGTAAAGGTACCAGTTATTATAGATAGTAGAGCTAAGATGGATAGTTGGGCTGAGACTTTAGATCCGGCTATGTCTAAAAGACTACGTGAAATGGTAATGGGTGAATACACGTACACTAGTGTTGATGGCTTAGTTGAACTAAGAGATGGAGATGTGGTTTTATTCATAACCAGAAAAGGAGGTATTTGCGGGGATATGGGTAAGCTGTATACCTATAGAGGTCAAGCCAAGTCTATTGATTTAAGTAGCTTAGGATTAAGTGAAGTATCGTCCTCTACCAGAATATGGGAGTATACTGGTTCCACTAGAGAAAGCTTTACTAGTTTTATGGTACCTGTATCTAGATTACGTGATGGTAAAATGCCTGTAGAAATAGCGCGTATTGTAGATTCTGCTAAAATTGAAGACGAAATGTTAGCTGGATTTATGATAGCTCTTGAGACTACTGGGTTCTACATACGTAACTCTGGTAAAACCAGATTACTGTCTAAAGAAATAGATATTGATATTTACAAGGAGAACAAAAATGAATAAAGAAGAGTTTTACGCAGTAAGTGAGGATGGCAGATACGCTGTTAAAGTAAACAAAAATATCTTTGATACGTCTCTAGCGGCTATTCCAAAGGCCACTATACTCGGCAAGGAATTTGGGTTCCCTATAACCAACAATGGGTTAGATATATTTCGGTACAAGTTGGAAGACGCTAACCCATATATAACCACAGAGCCAGACGGTAGTATTTTCATTATTAACCTAAAACCAGTGAAAGGTGATATGGCCGCTCTAGATGGCATAAGTTATGTCTATGCAGATGGATGGAAACCTGTAGGCAGTGGAACATACGAGGAAAGGATAGCCTTTCTGGAGGAGCGGCTTAATTTACTAGAGAGTAAGTTAAGGTTGTTTGTAAATTTAAATAAAACCTGAGGAAGCTATTATGTCGGCACCTAGAGACGTTTTAGATAGAGTAAATAAGCTAAGAAAGATTATAGCTAAACACAACCACCTTTACTACGTTATGGATAAACCAGCCATACCGGATTCTACCTATGATGAGCTTATACAGGAGTTAGTTAGTTATGAAACTAAATATCCTGAATTAGTGGTGCCGTATTCCCCTACACAGAAAGTAGGGGGGGCTGCAATTAGTACCCTTAACAAAATAACACATAGCAAACCTATGCAGTCTTTAGAGAATATATTTACGGAAGAAGCATTAGCTAAATGGATATCTGAAATGCGTGCATTAGGAGCAGATAGCTTTGCCTGTGACCCTAAGCTAGACGGTTTAGCAGTTAGTATTATCTATGAGAACGGCATTTATACTAGTGCAGCTACCAGAGGGGATGGGGTAATAGGAGAAGATGTAACCAACAACGTACGTACTATAAAGACAGTTCCTCTTATGTTGCAAGGATCTGGCTATCCTGAGTTATTGGAGGTGCGTGGTGAGGTATATTTGCCTAAGAAAGAATTTTTAAGGATAAATGCAGCACTACTGGAAAAGGCAGAGAAGGGGTATGTTAATCCGAGAAATGCGGCTGCTGGTATACTACGCAGAAAACAATCGTCTGAGGTAGAAGGCACTGGGTTGGAGTTTTGCTGTTATAGCGTAATAGCAGATATGACTAAAAGCCATTCTGAAGATATGAGGCTGGTTTCTATATGGGGGGTAAAAATAAACCATTTATACGGAAAAATATCTGCTGACGTTAAAGAAGCTTTAGACTGTTATAGGGATTTTACGGTAAAAAGAAACACACTTGGATATGACATAGATGGCGTCGTATATAAGGTAGATAATTTACCTTTAAGGAAGACTATAGGTGGCACTGCTAAGTACCCAAATTGGGCTGTAGCTTATAAATTTCCTGCACAGGAAAAACTAACTACATTGCTAGGGGTAGATTTTCAGGTAGGTAGGACTGGGGCGGTAACTCCTGTAGCTAGATTAACACCTGTAGTAGTATGTGGTGTAACCGTAAGTAATGCCACATTACACAACATGGATGAGGTAGCCAGATTGGGTTTGATGGTTGGCGATACCGTTGTGGTTAGTAGAGCAGGAGACGTTATACCTAAAATAACCAGTGTCTTCATAGATAACCGACCAGATAATGTTGTAGCTATAGAAATGCCTAAGAACTGCCCTATATGTAAGTCCCCAATAGTAAAGTTGGGCGATCAGGCTATATATAGATGTAGCGGTGGTATTAGCTGTAAGGCTCAGCTTAAGGAGGGTTTGATACATTTCGTATCTAGAGACTGTATGAATATAATGGGTATAGGGGAGAGTCTTGTGGAGCGTCTAGTGAATAAGGGGATCATTAGTACGCCAGTGGATATCTATAAATTAACCATAGAAGACTTGTACCGTATAGATAAAATGGGCATGACTTCTATAGCTAATATATTAAACTCCATACAGGCTTCTAAGAAAACCTCCATGGCTAAGTTTATCTATAGTCTGGGGATATACGGAGTAGGTATAGGTACATCCACTATTTTATCAAGACACTATAGTACTATATTGGATCTATCTCTGGCTACGATAGAAGAGCTATCTAGTATAAAAGATATTGGCCCTATAGCCGCTAAAAGCATACATGACTACTTTAGTAACACGAGAAACAAGGCTATTGTTTCTGAGTTACTAGAGTTAGGTGTATACTGGGATACCGATATTAACCGGGAGGCGTCTAATAGCTTATCAGGGGAGAGTTACGTAATTACCGGTACATTAGACGGGTATAACAGAAACGCTCTTAGCGAGCTTCTAAGAGGCCTGGGGGCTAATGTTGGATCTAGTGTAAATTCTAAAACCACGGGACTTATAGTGGGCAGTAAACCTACCACAAGTAAAGTAAGTAAAGCAAAAGAACTGGATATTCCAATAATAAGCGAAAGCGATTTATTGTCTATATTAAACTAAAAGGAAAATGTAAGATGTCTAAAGTTACTGAAATATCAAACGTAATTGGTGGATTAGAAGGTGTGAGTGTGGGCGGCATATTGTCGCGCTTAAAACCTACTATGGCGGTAAAGCTTTTAGATAAGGAATTCTTTGAGGAGTATGGAATTCCATCGTACGCCACAAATGGATCTGCTGGTCTAGATCTACTAGCCCACGTACCTGAAGATATTGTTGTAGAGCCCGGTGAAGTAAAGTTGGTACCTACTGGTATGTGCATTCAGTTACCGTCTGAAGATTTAGTCGCGTTTCTACTACCTAAGTCGGGTATTGGCCATAAGAGCGGTATCATTCTAGGTAACGGAACAGGGGTAATCGACGCAGATTACCGTGAGCAAATGTTTGTTTCGGTATGGAACAGAAGTGCGCAGGCATTTACAATTAGTCGCGGTATGAAGATCTGTCAAATGGTTATCTTGCCGGTAGTACAGGTAAATCTTGAAATTAAAGATGAACTAACCGAAACCGACAGAAGTGGTGGTTTTGGCAGTACTGGTAAATTTATTAACAGATAGCATAAGCTATACAGATACCTCCGATCGGAGGTATCTGTAATGTATGCTGTATTTCTTTTATTGTACCCAAAGCTCTATTCTACCTAGAGTAGCTTCTATTTTATCCCTAAGAATCCTATCTTCTATTTTACGTAAAACCCCTACATTACGAATACGTCTATAGATCTTCTTTAGCGTGTTTCTGTACTTAGTAAGATTGCTATAGCTAGAGGATAGGAATAGGCTAGCTTCTACTAACTGTAGGCTGGCTAATACTAAAACAGTATAGTTAGCCTGTGTATCTGAGGCTGATATAGTGGCCATGCCGTCCAATATAGAAACGCTTTCACGTATGGAGGGTATGTTGGAAAGACATGCTTCTGGGGGGATATCCATTACGGTTATTCTATCCAATAAGCCAGATAGCTCCTTCTCTATTTTACTCTCATACGTAGTTACGTGCATACCTAGCTTGGACTGATAAAGATCCTCATGCCACTCCCCACTAATATTGGAAATCATGTTTAATATAGTACAATTAAACTGACTGTAAAGCATGTTAGGTAGCACGTATGAACCTAGAAACTGCTCTATGGTCTCTCTGGTATAGTCTGGGTTTTCTTTAACTAACTTGTTGTTATATTTTACCCATCCAGAATACATTATGGCTAAAGCTGGTATATCTACAGAAATTACAGAATAGTCATGTCCCTTACCAAAGCCTACTGGATAATGGGTACCTAATAGTCTATAGGGGTGCCGTACTACCTTCAATGGCTCCAATGTAATCCAGTCTTCTTCTACCATATTTAGCGTGTCCTTGTACTGTAGGTCACTTGTGGCAATAACATATTCTTGACAAGACGGATAAAACACTGAATCAAAAGGAGAATTGCTATTTATGGCGGTGGTTATACCGGCGCCTTGCGCAAGCTCATCTTTACTATCGCTTATTGTCGAATATATAGAAGTATAGTCTTCTGAAGAGGAGAAGATAAAACTATATACCAGTCTTGTTAGAAAATGACTACCGTCTACTTTCATGCCGCTTTTTCTATAGTAACTTATGGCTTTTTCTATAGAAACCATCTGCTGTTTCAGTAGCCTATCTAGGGTAGGCTCCGATAGCGTGGTTTTAGTGAATATAGAGGTTCTATCTAGTAAGGTATACATTTTTCACCTTCTGTGTGTAGCTCGATTGTAGAATGTATATTATCGGCTATTCTTCGAGTATATATTACCGAAATAGATGTATGCGTATTTACATCTATTAAAGCTTCAAACTTAAGGACTAGATCCTAGGAGAAACAACCATGTATAAGAAAATAATAGAACCTGTATTTTTGTTTACAATCATGCTAATGCTAGGTATGGAGTTACCCGCTAAGGAGCTTATCGAAACAAAACCTGAAATAAGGGTTGTAAAATAAGTAATTTTTTACACGCCTAACTATCATATACGTTACATACACCAGTGCCTTCGGGTACTGGGTACCAAGCGCCGTCCGCTGGTTGTATGTAACACAGTTGTATTTTAATACACCTTGTACTCATGTTGTGCGATAGAAAGACAATGGTCTTCTATTCCAATCTTGATGTATATTCTAACCACAGTAACTTTCAGGTTTGTTTTAGGTATATATCACTAACCTGGTGTTCTAGAACTCACCAAGAAATAAATAAAACCATAAACCCAATGTTGGAGTAATAAAAAATGGCTATTAAGAAAACAGGTGGAGAATCCGCAGAAGTGTCACAAGACAATGCTGGACCACAACAAGGATACACGTACCAACCACAATCTACAGGTGACGACCTGTTCTCTGGTATTGGTGTAGAGACTCTTTCTGGAGGCGTAGATACTGAAGGCTTCGCTGCGTTCAGTGCTGAGATGGAAAGACTATCTAAGTTACCTGAAGTACTCAGAACTATTAAGTTGAGTGTTATTCCGGTATCAAACCAACACCTTAGACTGCCGGTATTGGCCATGGCGGCTGAGTCTAAAGACGGGGTTGTGGTTTACAGCCTTCTTATTGAAGGCATGATGGGTCAGCCTTTGGAGCCTATTCGTGAAATCCGTCGTGATTTCGGTGGCCCACAGGGAGCTGAGATTATTATTGATCGTCCTACTAGTCGTTGCTATGACAACGGTTTGCGTAAGATCGTAGCGGCTGCGGTAGCTACGCAGTTAAATACCAGTGCTGAGCGTATCGTTCACCAGTCACATTGTGTTGTGCCACGTGGCGCTAACCTTAAGTGTGCTGAAACCTGTCGCTCGTTCTTTGACAGCGCTAACCTAGCTCTGACAAACGCTGTAGCGCGCGATCGTATTGCCGGTGTTACCGTAGCTAACCTTACCAACCCAGCGGGTGTGGTAAATCAGCGTACTACTATTACACCTGGACAAAACAAGTTGAACAAAATCGGTTTGCCTATTGCGGCTGACTTTACAACCACTATTGAACTTGCTCGTAAGGCGCAAGAAAAGACCAGTTGGTCATCAGATATTCACGTTGCACAACAGCGTTACCATTTGGCAGAAGTAAGCGGTTACATTGATTTCTCAGTAGCTGGCCCAATTCCACCAAAACCAAACATGAATCCAATGCTGCCACAAACTGTACCTGGTTACATTCCTATGGTTGTAATTACAGAAATCGCTGGTTTGGCAAACAACGGTTCCTCTATTGAAGACATGCGCACGCAGTTACTGGGTATTGCTGCTACTACAGCGCTTACTGCAGATCACGGCTGGGTACGTGTATTTGAAAAGATGGCCGGTGCCAAATCCGTCAAGGCAGATATCGGTTTATTAGGTTTGGAACACGATCCGTATATCGGTCGTACACCAGAACTAGGTATGGTTAGCGTAGACAGCATTAGCTACGGTAAGCAGCCAAAAGAAGGCACAATGACTCCGAAGCAAGTAGCGGATTTGTGGTGTACTGATAAAGTAGCAGTAGCGCTGGATGTTGAACAGGGTGGCCGTTTGCACTGGATTCAGGATATCTTTGTAGCGGCCTCTGGTGTAGGTGATGAAACTGGTCGCCGTACCGCAGCTAACGAACGTATCATTGCTGAGTGTGATGTTCTTACTAACGGTATTTTCTCACGTCTATGGACTGAGTTAAACGGTGGTCAGAAAGCACACGTGGTAGCTACTGAAACTGTAGCAGTACATTTGGGTACGTATGATGGCGGTAAGAATGGCGGTCGCCGTGATCTTCGTTCTATCGACTATCTGACAATGCTAGGTCAAATGCCGAAAGATCTGGAAAAGCTAAGTGCAGCTACTGCCGCTACCATTCCTGGTGGCTGTAATGCTATTACACTTACTGATCGCAGAAACGCTATTGAAAACATTGTGGGCGATTGTGAATTCACCGGTATGGCTACACGCGTCTTCTTAACTGGTGGTTTCATCAATACTTTCGTACGTGCACTTATCCAGGCAGGTGTTACTTTCCGTTCTGACGATTTGTTAGGTTACGGTCAGTCTAGCCAGCGTGTGGTAATGAACTACAACTTGGCCGGTACTGCTTCTGAAGGTTTATATCAGACAGCATATCAGCAGGGTTCAGTACCAGGCATCCCAGGCGGTGCTGGGTATATTAACCCATTGTTCTAGTAGTTAAACTCCAGGGTACTCCTTAATTGGGGTACCCTGACTTATTACACTAAAAATTTTACTAGGAAATAAGAATGAGTAAAAACATCCGCGTACTGGATCACGATGAACATTTTAGAAGTTTAAATTTTCCACCGATTATTCTAAACGATATACCGGCCAGAACTAAGGAGGAGAGAGAAGCACTAAATAACATCATAATGACCACGTACGACAACACAGATACTTTAGAGTCAGTACCTAGCTGTGCGTGTGGGGCTCTGTCGTATGGGCATAACTTAGGGGCCATGTGTAGTAGCTGTGGTACCAGAGTAGAAACCCCTACAGACAGAAAAATAGAGGCTACCGTATGGATACGTTCTCCAGAAGGTATAGTTTCTTTAGTAAACCCAGTATTGTGGTTGGTGTTAGGGAAGATCTTAACAAAATCACACTACAACGTTCTGTATTGGTTTTGTAACCCATATGCTGAAGATCCCCCACATAACAACAAGGCTGCTATTCAGTTAATACGCAGATTTTTAAACTCTGGCATACCTCGAGGATTAAATTCCTTTATAGTGAACTTCGATCAGTTAGTACCTATCTTTCTGGCCGCAGTACCACTAGCTTCTAACCGACCACATCTGGAATCTTTTATTTCAGAAAATAAAGACAAGTTCTTTCCACAGCACCTACCAGTACCGTCTAAGGTAGCGTTTGTTCTGGAGAAAACTAGTACTGGCTCTTATGCCGATATTAACATAAGAGACCCTATTAACGCATGTCTTACTGTAACTTCACTGGACTCTGGTACCTTAAGTAACGTTAAGAGACTAGAAAGCAGAATGTCTTCTGTTATCAATGATTTATCGAACTATTACAAACATATGTTTGGTGATCCGTTCTCAGCTAAGGCCGGTCTTCTTAGAAAGACTGTATTTGGCAGTAGGATGGGTTATAGTTTTCGATGCGTTATAACCAGTGCTCACGGGGTACACGACTATGAGCAAATAAAGATACCTTATTCTCAAGCGGTAACTCTACTTAAGGCACACCTTCTAAACAAGCTACACAAGTTGGAGTATAACGAGAGAGATGCTAAGGCTTATATAGCCCAGCATACCAAGGAGAGAGATCCTCTGCTTCTTAGGCTCTTATATGAGCTTATAGCAGAAGCACCAGGGGGTAAAGGTATACGTTGTCTCTGGATTCGGTACCCTACTTTAACGAGGGGCAGTATACAGTCGCTTCATATCTCGGATATCTCCGAGATGTCAGCTAGTCTTAGTATATTGGCCCTAAACGGCGCTACGGCTGATGAAGCGGCTTAACTAACGATACTTGAACAATTGTGTTTGCTAATGTACATTAATGCTCTATGTGTTCTTTAAATTAAATAAATATCATGGTGAGGATAAATGTATGTTAGTTGAAATTAAAGGTTTTCCTGGGTTCTATAGGGCTGTTGGTACAACAAACCTGGCCGTAAATAAAAATGGAATCATTCTAGATTTAGTTACCCGTAAATACAAACTCACCGACGTTGCATCGGATGGGTACATCACCACAAATGATGGCGGAGTAACTAGGAACGTTCATCGCATTATGGGTGATACATTCCTAAAACGTCCTAGCGGGAAGGGGACGTACATAATCAACCATAAGGACGGAGATAAAACTAATCCTAGGTTAGATAATTTAGAATGGGTTACATATAGCGGTAACATAGAACATGCCTACGCTAATGGTCTAAGAACAGACAACACTCCGGTTGAAGTTTATAACTTGAAAACGGATGAAATTATAAAATTTATTAGTATACAGCAGTGTGCTAAGTATTTTAAACGTAACCATAACGCTATAGTTAAGTATCTTAAAAGCAAGCGTAATGCACCGTTTATGTTGTCGTACAGCATTAGAAAGGTAGGGGAAGGTTGGCCACCTCTTACCAAGAATGATATTGGTAAAGTGGTAAATGGGGCACCCGTTAGCATAATAGCGGTTAATGTAAGTACCGGTGAAAAAATAATTTTCAGTGGTGCTAAAGCGGCGTCAGAATATCTGGGTCTAAAGAAATCTGGAATAGGTGGTAACTTACGTGGCACACATGGCGATAAGCCGTACCACGGTTATAGATTTTACCATCTTAACACCTATAATCTTGAGTCTACAGATAACGCAATTGATGTGCGTGATCCTCAATCAACTAAATCTAAAGGAAAACCACCTAGACAAAAGCCCAAAATGGTTAGTGCATTTAATCATGATACCGGTATTGAGGATGTGTTTAACTCCATGCGCGTATTTGCTGAGTCTGTAGGGACAACCTATGATGCAATAGCTAGATCGGTATGGAAAAACGCTGGTAGGTGGAAAAACTACACAATCAAGTATATAGGTTAAGCCGATAGTCCTCTAGGCTAGTAATGGTCTAGTAGTTTCTCTCTAATTGCTGGAACCCACTAAAGATTCACCCACTACAACGTAACTGGAAACGGTAAGCGTGAAGGTATCGAAAGATAGAAAAAAGTGGTGAGTATGGAATATGACGATAGTAAGTCTAAGTTCTATAGACAATGTGGGAATCAGCAGCGAAGTTCCTAAGCTACTCTACCTTGGTAGAGGTGTATGGAATGTGCTCAACGATCAACCGGTAGCTCGGTGTAGGGTGGCAAGCGATGTAACAATCAGGCCATTCGAAATGGGAGGGGGCCTTTCATGTTTGTGTGAAAGGTTCATGATATGATCTAATATCCATCTGTAATGGATGGGAAGTTCGCTACTTCGGTAGTGAGAACTGTATGGGTGTCGCGGCCCATATGAATGCAATGTACGATGGTGATGTTCTCAGTGGCTGTATAGCCCTTAGTAGGAAGCAATATGATGACTTTGAGTACTTCAGACCACACTACGGTATTCATTCCTTTGTTAAGTTAGGTGAGCTAAATGGAAACTGCAGTTTACCAGAAACCGACATCGGTGTGATTAACTCGTGGTTTGAGTATGAAGAAGATGAGTTAGGTATTGTAGCTGAACGATAGTTGTAGACAGGGGGAGCCAATGGCTCCCCTTTTATTTTTGTGCTGTTTGGAGGAAAGGTTTATGGTTATTCAAAATGTGCCAGTAGGTTGGGTATTGGTAGCGGAAGGTAGTGAGGTACCGACGGTACATAGGGAAGGACATGTACAGGATGATGGTAGTGTGGTGTGGGCAGATATTCAATATGAGCACACCGATGCTACGCCTGAATGGGTAGGTCAACAGGAGGGCGTATATATACTTACAACACTAGGGCATTTATTTAACATATATGTTAATAAAGGCGGCTATCGAATATTTCCAGACGGTACCGTGTTTATAACCAAACATAATAGGCCGTCTGGGGACATGTATCGTAGTTTTAGACGAGACAAGGTTGGCAGTTTAATATGTAAAGAAACTGGGGATTACTTATTTAAGTATGAGGAACACAAACCATGCAGTTATGTGGAGTTTTAGTAGTAGATATCGCTAATGGCTTTTGTTATATATTTGAGTCTAGCGAATCTGCTTCAAGATACCTTATAGGGGAGAACATATTACATATAGAACCCAGTACGGTGGAAAATCTAATACGGGGTACAAATGGTAATCTGTATAAGGGACTCTTCTTTATACTAATAAACGATTATGCATATAGTCTATCCATAGCTAGAAACGTACACATGCATGCTAGGACTATGCGTATAGAAGCTATGGATACTAACTCTGGTATTATAACTGAATATGTAAACTCCATTATGTTTGCTATGGTTACTAGAGTAAATTTATCTAGTTTGAAGCTTTTGTTTACAGGGCATGAGAAACTGGTATATGTAGGGAGTTGGGTAGTGCGTTTAAAGGATACACCAGTAGACTGGCCTACGGAGGAGGAGATTAATGATTATTTTAATTACATAACCGGCAAGGTATTGTAATATAACTGCGCATGGGTATATGTTGGAGTACTTTCTGTGCCCTATATAAGGCTCAGCACAATACCAGATATATATTACGGTATAGACACACAACCACAAAAAGCATGGGAAAAGCCCATGGGAGGATAATAAGATAGCTACCTTTTATGGGTCACCAGAAGAAGCGGCTGCCGCACTATACAGTGGTCCCAGTAACGCAGCCATGCAGTACGTAAATCAAACTGTAGATAGATTTGTAGGCTACGCGCAGGCTATGCCCGGTAGTATAGCTAACGTAGTACGGCAGAAACACCAGGAGCTTTTGTCCAGTAGCACTAGTCGTAAAGTAGAGGCTATACGTCACAAAATAAACAACATGTGGCAGGATAATACTGTACGGGTAATGTGGAGTGTAGGGGCAGCTCAACAGGCACCAGACGCTATGGTACGTTGGATGATGGCTAATCCTAGAATACGTTCCTTGTATCATGACGGTAGGGTAGAAGGCTATGGCGATAGGTACAATGATATTCAGCCTAACTGTGTAGGGGAAGAACAGTATGATTATCGCAGGGTAATGGACGGGATGATTGTTAATACTGAAACAGGAAGCCATTATACTACCTATCACGAAGAAATAATACCGGATGACGTTGTATTAAATACTTTAGAGAAAATGAGTATTAGATTATCCTGGGACATCGTTAATAAGGAAATAGAAGATGGGAATATGGATGATCCGACGTCAGAATGGAACGCACTGATTGGTTAGTAAATTCAAAATAACAAAAGGGCAAAATTTTGCCCTTTATTTTTTATCAAAAATACAAGGAGAACAGTCGTGTCTAAGACGTTACCTATGTTAGGTGGAGAGGGTTGGCTGACTGATCCTGAACTCATTATGAGTAGAATATACATGCATGTATTTCTAACGGATCACTCACAGAGTAATATTTACCAGGGCAACATTATCAGCATCCAGTATATTCTATCAAACTCCGGTGATGATCCGGTGGATATTTCCTCAAACATACAAGCTGGACTGAAGGCTATTTACTCCAAGTACTATGAAAACGTAGACGTAAGTTTTGAACAGTTACCTTCAGATTCATACGGTTTATCTGAAGCTATAATGGTATTCGGGCTGTCTGTAAAGGGCGAGTTAGATGGGGTTATCTATACGCTGGATAAGGTTTTACAGACAGATAAATCTAGTAGTGTTAGAAAATTTAAAGAATTAGGATAAGGTGAATTTATGTCAATGGAAAGCCTAAAGGCGCAACTTGGTAATCTACCGAAGATTTCTCAATCTGAATTTAGAAAATTCTTACCGATTCTAATAGATCCTAAGGCAGATATAACCCTTAAGAGAAAGTGGTTAGATATCTGCATAGATCCAAGATTATCAGTTATCGTGGTAGACGATAGTACTGGGGAAGAAGTACATAGGGTACCGCCACTTATTTATACCACTCAGGAGCTTACTGGTAGAAACATATCTGGTACATTAGATGTCATTGGTAGAATGGCTGATGCTAATCCTTTATTGGGTAGAAAGTATGCCAGAGAAAACCTTACTCCTGAGGTGGTTATTGGTAAGCCACCTGAAGAAGATGTTCAGCTATGGAGAGAAATATTAGTCAGGTATGATATCACTAAAGAGGAGGATGCTGAGGCCTCTAATGTAGTAGCTGGTTTATCGGATGACCCAGGTGCCTGGTAACTTAACGGAGTAACTGCTGTGGGTATTAAACAGAAACCGTATGTTTTAAATCTAGCCTTTATCTCAGATATACATCTAGGTAATCCTAGAGTACCTACGCATGACATTATATCTAGGCTAGAAAAGGCATTTCCCTCTAATGCAAAAACAGGGGAATTAGATATACTTTTTATAGGGGGAGATTTATTTGATCAAATATTGAATCTTCCTGAGAATCAAGTAACTGAGATTCACCTATGGATGTATAGGCTTCTAGGCATATGTAAAAAATGGGATATAAAGCTTAGAGTACTGGAAGGTACGCCATCTCACGATAGAGGACAAAGTGCGTTATTTGATACAGTAAACACCGTTAGTAAAATAGGTGCTGACTGCAAGTATATAGACAGACTATCCATAGAGCACATGGACGATCTGGATTTGGATATTCTCTATATACCAGATGAATGGCGACATGATCCGGATGATACCTGGAGCGATGTACAGGAGGCACTGAATAAAGCAGGCATTGATAAAGTAGATTATTCCATAATGCACGGGGTATTTGAACATCAGCTCCCTGCCCATCTTAGAATACCCACACACATCGGTTCTAGGTATTTAGGCATTACAAGGAAGTATATCTCCATAGGCCATCATCACACCATGGTGGTGAGGGATAGGATCATAGCACAAGGCTCTTTCGATAGGCTAAGGCATGGGGAAGAAGAGGCTAAAGGTTTCTTTAAAGTAACCTCTAGGGATAGAGTAAAGTGCGATAATGATACTTTGCTATTTGTAGAGAATAAGGAAGCAGCTACCTTTAAAACCATTAACTTAGTGGGTATGGACGAGGACACTATAAAAAACAGGCTGAATGAAGTTTGCTTATATAGGCAGGGTTCGCACATTCGTGTAGTTATAGATAAATTCTCACCTAGTATGGGTCTGGTACAAAGCTATATTAAAGCTAAAGTGGAATTTAAGTGGTCTACTGTAGCAGAAGGAGAGACAGGTAGCAAGGAGATAAAACCAGTGGAATTTGATAAAACCAAAATAGCTGTAGATATAGGTAAAAGAGATATCACGCAAGTACTAGAGACTCGTCTACGTACTAAGGGGCACTCTGATAAATTTATATCTAAGGCACTGTCTTTGTTGGAGGCTATTAAATGATTACTCGAGAATTAGGCGAGAAGGTGGCTGTCAGCATAGGCACTGCCATACCGATAGAGGAGCAGCTACTAAAGGAAAGTTTACCTATTAGTCATTTGTGGGTTAACCTTAGTACCATCTTTAGAAACTTATACGAAGCGTATGATGATCCACAGATGATACCCAGGGGCAACCTTATAGGTGAGTTTATTGAGGAGTTGGAGAATATAGCTGGTTTGTTAAGTGGGATAGTGGAAGTGGTCTTCTATTCTACGGATTCTAGTTACCTACAACAGAAGTTCCCGCACGCTAATGTAAAGGTACCTACTACACCCAAACAGAAGTTATACGCCAACATGGAGCGTTTGGCTATAGCCGCTGCCACTAACAAGAAAACAGTACCTATAATTAAATGCAAATTAAAAATACCCGGTGATAATACTAGAGCATGGATACTAACCCATCATCCTTTAGATTTAATCTCCAGGTATGAGTTTTCCGAATTGACATTACTTAGTAGCCACACCGGATCACTTAAGAAACCGGTAGAGTGGATAGCTAAGCTTACTGCTAATCCGGAATATTTAAACATGCCGTTTAACCTACTTACTATACAGGTAGTAGGTGATAGGGCCACACAGTTTAAAGCCGGTAGCGCTATCTTTAGAAAGATGTTACTTAATGTAGCTAAGGGTGCTAACTGGAAACCAACTACTACCAGATCTAAAGTTAACCACGACTTGGATAAAATAATCGTCCCAGATGTAAGGGATATCTTTAAGAAAATGTTAAACGTAAAATTAACATAATTGTGCTAGGAGAATATACATGACTACATTTAAAGCTATACCCAAGAAAAACGTAACGGATGACCCTAAGTTAGCTCTGTTTGGGGAACCTTGGAGAGAAGGGGATTACAGTAAGAAACCTAGTATGAAGTTGAGAGTAATCAACTCTACGGGTAATCCAAAATCGGAAGTAAAACAAAGCACAGTCGGTGTTTGGATTACCGTATATTTAAATCATCCAGATGAAAATGATGATGCAAAGAAAATTGACATCAAAATGGATGCGGTCATATCGTCTACATTTATAGCTGCTATAGAGCGAGCTATAAAGAACCGAGAAGCCACTATGTTGGGTATAGATAACATGGGGTATACCTTTGTAGGGGGCAACAAGTCAGATAAGCCCACTAGCCTGGGTAAGGTATTTGTGGGTAGAAACGGTGAGGGAGTATTGTGTCTGGTGGTAGATGCACCCAATAGACCAAGGGCTTTATTTCCGTTTACACCTACCTTTTGGTGGGCCCTTATTAATAAGAACGGGGATAAAATATCTGCCGTAGAGGCCTCTGAGTTGGTAGCAGAAGGCTGGGTAGCCATAGTGCGTCCTTTACTAGCTATGGCTGTAAAGGAAACCTACGACGACAAAGAAGCTGCACACAGAAAAGCTGAATTGGAGGCAAATCGTAACTCACAAGGCAATAGCGGTGGTTACAGCAAGCCGTATGAGAAGAAGAGCTACGATGACAAAAAGAGCTATGAAAAGAAACCGTATAACAACCCAAAGCCAACCACCACAGATGTCTTTGATAGCATTCATTAATTAACTATTTTAGGTAAAGGGCTTAGGCTCTTTACCTAAAGTATGCCTGGAGTACTGTAAAATGAATAGTGAAAAAACAGTTAACATGCACACGGATATAGATGTGGCTAGATACTTATTAGCTACAGAAAACGCCAAACATATGTTTCTGGCATTAAGGGAAGCCATGTCGCCCTATGGCCAAGTAGATATGACCGTACATTGTGGCATATATACCAACAATGACAATCTGCTAGCAGCCATGTACAACTTATGTATACCTCTGGATTGCGTAAGAAACAATGAGGGCATAGGCAGTATAGTGTTGACGGTAGATAATAGGATATGCCCTACCTACAGATACGATCGTGAGAACAGAGTACTGGTGTTCGATATGGCCCATAACGGAAAACATGTTAAGGTACAAATACCGCCTATTCTAATTATGGGTATGTGCGTGCGGGATTATCCTAGCACTAGAGTTAGTGTATCTAACTATGGGATAAATGAGTTTATCTCTGTAGCCGGAGATATGGCTATTACTAAATGCCCTGAGACCATATACAAAAGAACGTTAATAAAGGGACAGAAGAATTTACCAGATAACGTGGTTTCTATATTCAACAAATAATGAGGTTTTACTGTGACTGATAATCTACCTTACCTTGAGTGTAACACTGAGCGATACCTAGCCAGCACTATAGCGGCTAAAGATTTATTTATGCATATGCGAAGCATTATGTCCAAGTATGGTACAGTACATGCCGCTATAAACTGTGGTACCTTTGTGAGTCCAACTGAGTTTATACCGGCGATGACCAATCTTAAAGTACCACAACCATACATAGAAAATCGAAATGGTGCCGGTGTCATGATTTTGTCTGTATCAGAAGGCTCGTGCATTCATTACGACTATGATCTGTCTAAACGAGTTTTTGTTTTTAATTTGAGTTTCGGAGGTGTAGCCACTGTAGTACATATACCGCCTATTTTAATAGTGGGTCTGTATGTTAAAGACCACCCAGCTACTGTATCTACCATATCTACATACTCACGAGATGAGTTTATTGGGGTAGCCAACGGTATGGCAGTTGGTATATGTCCAGATGAGGTCTATAGAAATTTGTTTCTACCGGTACATGAACCTGTAGGTAATGTAGTTAGTATATTCGATAAAAGCAAGGGTAAGCCGTCTAAGTAGTATTTAACGGTACCTACGTATTGGGTAGACCCGTTTTAATAGAATGACAGGTATATATTACCTACATGTAAACCAACCACGCTAGGATGTTATCATGGAAATAAAAATGAGTGAAATTGAAAAGAATATTCTTTTCGTCACCCACAGAGGGGAGAGTATTCGGTGCCCTACCTCCGGATACTTTAAGAAACTATCAACCACAGGCAATAGCTTTGACCCATTAAACGAATACTGGGCCACACTTAGCACGCTGCATCAAGACGCCATATATGCGCTATACGCTGAAGCCAATATGGTTATCGAGGAAACCAATAGTTTTGACAGAACTAAAGCCGATTTGACTGATATCGTAGCTAGACTGTTTGATTTAATAGACTACGGTCATCTAACTGATTGGGTACTTAGATATGGTAAGATTTCTTACAACAAAGATATCGCTACGTCCTATAGTGGTGTCTATGAAGAAAGATTAACTTATCTAAAAGACGACTATGATGGTCTGGTTGTGCTATCCATGTTCTTTAAGATGCTTACACCTATATGGGGTTTATTCTCTGATACTTCACCTAATTTGGATATGGGGTTTAAGGAGATAAATGCATTAGAGATGATGGATACGTCTAAGGTACATTCATTACCGGCCATGGCCAGATTAAAGGACTATTGTGAGGCATTGGTAAATAAAAACAAGAAGGGGATGACTCCTGCTATACTGGGTAGACATATTGGTACCAGTGAGGTACCTAAGTACTTTTTGGCGTTAGCCGTCGTGCGCAGGTTAGCGATAGGTGACATTAGAGACAACAAAGACACGTTGATAAAACTGGTTTATAAGTTTCTAAAGTCAAATATAGAAAACCTTAGCAAGGGTGTCAGGGATAAGCGTGGGTACAGTAGTGACCCAGATGACCCAGAGTCAGTAGCAGAAAGATATCGTATTTCTCAGAGGGTACCAGATAACGATATTACTACTGCCGAGTCTTATGTAAAAGACATAGCTAGGTTTGTAACCGATGTATCGCCTACGGGTAATGTAGATAAAGCTATCGCTTATGTAAACGCTATTAAAAATAGCGCTAGCTTTAGCATAGCTGGATTTCACATACAGTTCATGGGACTAGTTTGTGATAGGGTTATAAGTCCTAGGACATGCAGATTAATGTCAAGAAATAGTTATTTAACTGTTTTGGGAGTTACCGCTGGTTGGTTATCTGATAACGGGTATCAACTACTGGCCAACATTATAATGTCGCCTAGATATGAAAGAGACCCTGAAGCCATGCAAATGCATTCGGTATCTGGTTTTGCTTTTACTGGATTAATTAAGGAAAACCGTGAAGCCTTGGATGCTATTTATAGCCACCAACAGCTAGACTTACAGGGTAAATCTAAGGGTAACCCTGGAGTAATGATGATTGATATGATCGTGGAAGAAATAAATTCTTACGATTGGGATGAAACGTTAGTCGTACCACAGAACATAAGGAACGACATAGCTGCACTGTTATTATACCGGGAGAACGCGCTGTGAGCTTAACAAATACCATAGAGTTAGTAAAGGCCTCATTCATAGGTGTACCCTGTGAGGCAAACATGCACTATCGCCCATACAAGGCGACATTAGATACCGCTACATTAAATGAGGTAGCAGAAACTACCAGAGGTGGCACTAATATAGGGTCCAATGCATTTAGCGGTGTAGCTGGCAGAATCTTAGCGCCATCGAGTCAGTCTATGGGGGGTCTAATGATTCCATACGGCTGGGATCAGCGACGCTACAGTGTTGTACTGGAGTTTGATGTGATAACGCCATTTGCCGTCGAGCGCTCTATTATAACTGGATATACCGGTTATGATGAGATCACTGCAACTGGCCATTTAGATCCAAATATGCCCATATTTGTAAACAGTCACACCATAGCTACCGCTACTGCATTTAAGGATCAAATGGGTATTCGTCGTAACGCCTATAGAAGTAATGGGGCCAAGCAAGTACTTAGTGGTGTACAGTACATTAACAATACTGACGGTAGTGTTAATACGGCTAGTACACCAATGCGTCCCTCAGATGCTTTGTTATACAAACAAAGACAAGAGATGTGTCTGCTAAATAACGTTGTAGACGCTCGCTCTATGTTGGGAGATGGATATTTGTCATCTAACCGAGATAACGTTATTGGCAGTAAGTATTTATCTAAGGTCTGTATGGGCTATAGACAGGCGGCCTTATCCAATAGCGAGTATGCTGATACCGATGCGGTTATTTATGGAGATGCTGCTGAGGTATACGGTGTAGCTGAAAGCAACATAAACAAATCTTTGTTATTCCAAAGACTGAAGGCTCTTACTAGTTACGGACATAACAACTCCATAACTGTAGGTGAATTGGCTAGCGTATGGCCACAGATTCATGACGATACCACTAAAACGGTTATTCACATGACTCCTGGGCTACCAGAGACTACAGCTAACTGTAACAACCACTGGGGTGGTGCTATAAAGGAAACTGCATTGGCATATATGCTTTGTCAATCAGTACCTGCATTGATGAGTACTTTACTATTTAGTGAGTTCTCTTTTGCTATGGATAACAAAACTATGGACGGCAGCGTACGTATAGCTCTATTAGGCATGCCTAAGTTCATTGTACCGATTCCAGATGACTTACATCGAATCCAGGCTATGGAGAGTAATCTAGTATCTGACGTAGCCGCACAAATTACTTCTAGTGGTGTAACTGATTTTGATGTAGTTATGACCTGTAGGATAATCGGTAGCAATCAAGTTACCATTTCTGTCAACGGAGGGGAAAGAATACCCTATAGCGCTCCGGCTTACTGTGATGCCATATACACACCTGTAATGGGTGAGAGCGCCGATTCATTAGTTAATTTAGGTAATGACATCGGTTATATGCTACATGGTATATTTGGAGACAGCCACAATAGGTCCAATATACAGCAGCCTGCGGTAGCGTGGGATGACATTAACGATACACCCGACATATACCTAGGGGGAATGTAGTGAAACCTATAGTAAAGTTCTATAAACAATTTTTACAAGACTTAGGCCTTACCATTGGTGACGATGATGAGGTGATGTTGGTGGTAAAGGGACATGACCCTATACACATTAAAGTGAACGTTAAACGGGGTAAAGTATTTAAGCAGTTGCCTTTGTACTTACCCACTGACAGACATTTAAACGTGGATAATGGGGATAAGGTCTATTTTCATCCAGCAGGGGAGAGTTGTTCTCGCGGGCAAAGTGAGGTATTTAATGCTACACTTAAAATTGCTACTGAACGTATGTTTGCAGCAGTTACCTGTACAGTAGATAGTTTGCTTAAGCTGTGTGCCGATAGGGAGGCGCATAGTAACTCTAATGTTACTGTAGAGGCAGTGGAGCTATTAAGAGACGTAGGGGATGTATCTAAGCCTACAGTAGAGCAGTGGAAATCTTTATTTAAGAAGACTACTGGGTATACTGGGGAAAGACCGATTATGTCGGTAGTAGTAGGTAGAAATAAAACCATAGATAAGGTTAGTTATTCTAGAATCTGTGGTGTGCGTTTACCTATATTAGACAGTGCTGACATGTATGACATAAAGCTAACTAAGACTGCCCAGATGGCAATACGTAAGTCATTTGATTTGGTTTTAGGTAGTGAGCCTTGTGTTAACGGTAGTAACTCTCCTACAGCACCATACTTCATGGCATTGGCCAAAACCTATCATCAAGTAATGACCAGCGTTATGTCTGTGGTTCGTATTATAGAGCCATACATGCATGGTGAAGTTAAGTTTGATGGCCGGTGGCTAAAATCTCTGGATAAACTACATGACTGGTATAGAAACGACTTCTATATTCAGTTAGAAGGTAATTTGGGTTTAGGTAAGACCGTAGAGGAAGAAGACAAACCTGCAAGTAATACACAGGCTCCCCAACGTATCCTTACTGAAGCTAGACAGGACTCTAGTGAATCCAGTGTGCGTCCAGTACAAATGCCTACACAGCAGCACGTGGAGCCTATACAGGTACCGGTAAAAGAGCCTGTGCCAGATGACGGCATACCGAGATTCAAACCACCCACTGGCGCTACGTTGCCTCCTCCATTACCTGCATACCAGCAATATGGTTACGGGCAACAGCCACAAAACAACGATACTTACTTTGATAGCCGTACCGGTACATACCGACCCAGGGGCAGCAACAATGTGGCGCCTAATCAGCAGCCGCAGTACCAGCAACCCCAGCAATATCCACCTGGGTACGCTCCACCACAACCACAGTACGTACCACCACCGACCTATCAACAACCACAACAGCCTATGGGTTATCCACCACAAGTGCAGCCTATAGCGTATGACCAATACGGGAGACCAATATACAGGTAATGGCATAAAGATACTCACTCCCACTAAAAGGGAGTGAGTATACTTATCGCTCTATTTTATTTTTATAATCTACCACTAGCACTAAGGTGTCTATCCAGAATACCAGTTATGGTGGAAGGTCTAATTATTTTGATTTGCATGTTTGGGTCTAGATAGTCGCCACTGGAATGTAATTCATTTACTCTTAGAGTTATCCAATGTAAATGCTCTCTTACACCTAGCTCTATAAGTAATCCAGTAAAGTCACCTTTGTATTTACTGTACTGTCTGCCACTAGGAGTCTCTACTCTTTCTATGCCACTTACACGAATTAAATCTAAATGATCTTCTATTACTTGACGAAATTCAGGACTATGAAACTCAACAGGGCCCATATCCCTGGCTGTTCTTATAATAGACATTGTCATGTTGTTATACCCTAGATTATGATTTATATATTATCGTCTAACCGATTGTTAAGTATATATTACTTAAATGTAAGACAACCACTATAAAAGGAGAAATGTTCATGGGCAAACGTACCCTAACACTAGAAGAAAGAAAGGTACCCCTAACCAGAAGAACACATGGCACCATAGCGACTTTATCTAGTACCACTACGTTCGATAGTGCCTCCAGGGTACAAATGGCTAGTGTACAGGCAGGTCAAGCCCTAGTGCCACACAAGTCAGATATACCAAGAATGTTACCTGGATTTGAAGATCAGTTAGCCAAATACACTTTTGGCGTAAAAGCACCAGATGATCTTAAGATTGTCTCAGTAATAAGTAAGTATAGCGGGGGCTTAGGCGCACATGCCATAAAGTCAAACCCCCTCATAACGGTAATTTATGTAAGTCTGAATACTGGGGAATATGGTTGCTTCCATATAGAGCAATATCAAAACCAGAGTGAGCGAGTACATGAGACTTTTGGCTTCAAATACAAACTTACTCCTAAAGCCAAGAATTTACACGTTAACATGTGTTTAGAGAAAGGTGAAGTACTGTCTATCTCTCCCAATGTAGATGAACATGGATGGTACGCCACTGGTATATCAGCTAACGTAGCATACATGTCTACTCCAGCTACTACGGAAGACGGATTTGAGATAAGTGATAGTCTATTGGAGAGAGCTAAGCCTACAGCTACTGGTTCTCGTGTAGCAGAATGGGGTAAGAAGTGTTATCCACTAAACATTTACAATGAGGGCGATGACAAGTATCGCCCTTTCCCAGAGATAGGAGACCCGATTCGTGAGGATGGTCTGGTGTACGCCATGCGTGACTATGATGACGTTTTAGCTGGCTTAGACATGACCAACAAGTCTCTTTGTAAGGTGGACTTTGTACACGACGAGTGTGTCTACGGTAAACCAGGGGCTAAGGTATTTGATATAACTATCTATACTACTACCAATGAAGGTAGACGTAGCCATAACACTCCATCTGGCATGGAAAAGCTTTGTGAGAAATACTCAAAGCAGCACAGTCAGTATTATGAAAAGATACTGGAGTGCTATGCTAGCATTAAGCGAGTAACTAATGGGGATTTTAAAATAACCCCAGAATTACAAAACTTAATAGTAAGGGCTAACGGGGACATGCCTAACGTAGTGGTACGTAGACTGGAGGACAAGATACGTAAGAAAAATAGTATTATTAAAACTTGGCGAGCTAACCCTATAGATGAGTGGCGAGTAGAGGTGTTCTATGAGTATTTATTCCCTATAGGGGAAGGGGCTAAGTTTAGTAATCGCCATGGAAGTAAGGGGGTTATTTGTCGAGTCACAAAATCTGAAGATATGCCTGTAGATGCCTTCGGTAACAGAGTAGATATAATTATCTATTCTAAAGGTTCTATCTCCAGACTAAACCCCGGGCAGTTTTATGAGCACTTCATAAACGCGTGTTCTAGAGACGTCACTCTGGACATAAAGGCCATGATAGGTACTGGTGATAGAAAGGGAGCACTGAAGCATCTGTTGGAGTATTTACGCATTGCATCGCCTAGGTCATACGAGTTAATTGACTTTGATAATCAGGAGGAACTGGATGACTTATTGGATAGAGCGTGTAAGTATGGTATTTATGTATTCGCGCCCTCTGACGATAAGGATTTAGGCATAGCTACGTTCTTTAAGCTAATGGAGTTTCGACCACCAAATAAATCACAAGTAACATATCGTGATGTATCTGGTAGGTTAGTTACTACAGTAGAACCTATTTTGGTAGGGGAAGAGGACGTTATTGTACTAGATAAGCTAGATCATAAACCGATGGCTGTATCTGGTATAAGAAGACAACATCATGGTTTCCCTGCTGTAGAGAATAAGAGTACTAAACATAGTACTCCTAGTAAGGAGCAGCCACCTAAGATTATCGGTGAGTCTGAGGCTAGGACTGCGGCTGCCGTAATGGGTGGGGATGCAGTATCTGAGTTGTTGGATGTTACTACTAATCCAGAAACACACAGACGTACAGCGGCTGCTATATTCGAAGCAGAAAATCCAATGGACATAGCGGATTTGGTTGATAGAGAGAATCCTTCTACTGGTGGTAGAAGTATACAATTTATTAAGCATGTGCTTAGCTGTGCTGGCTATACGATAAAATAAACCATAAACTATCTAGTACTACAGCCATACTTTGGAGACAGTACTAGATATATATTACCTTTTGAGTATACAACCACTAGTTAGGAGAAGAATAAATGTCAATACCTAAATATAAGGCAAATGACATAGCCTTAATGTCTGAGGATGAGGTATGGGGTTTACCTAGGCAGATAGAAATTTTATTTGCAGATAAGGTAAAGTTAGTTACTACATGTAGAAGAACTATTATCAGTTGGTACATGTGGAGACTACATAGGGACTTTCCTGGGTGTCCTGTATTGAGTACGCATCACATAGGTAACAAGCGATTTGTGAAGCGTAGTGAGCTTAAAAGACTATCGGTTATTTTCTGGGACGTATATGAGGGTCATCTGGAAAAGCATGAAAATACCGTATGGGAGATGAGTAAAGCTACCTATGAAATAATAAATACCATTCACAACATAACGGTATCTAGACTGAGTCCTTATGTAACTACTACGGACTTAGCTGATATAGCTGAGATTATGACTCACCCAGTAATAGCTGGAGCTAAACGCAAGGCACAAGAGCGAATAGATGCTAATGAGGATGGTTCGGTAGTACTGGCTGAAACCTTTAATGAAATCTTTTCTACGTTGGATGGAGATGACCCTAGCTTACGTAGAAATGGCATAGCCAAAATGGTTCGTTGTGGATTGTTAAATAGAAACCAGATTTTACAATTCATAGGGCCTAGGGGATTTGTTAAGTCTACTGACGGTACTATGTATAGTGAGCCTATCTATGCAGGGTATGCGGATGGGTTAAAGAATCTGTATGACTCTATGACTGAGTCTAGAACTGCATCTTTAGCACTGTATATGAACGAAGGTCCTTTACAGGACTCTGAGTACTTTAACAGACAGATGCAGCTTTTAGCAGCAGTTATCTCTGGGGTAGGTCAAGATGACTGTGGTACTCAGCATACCTTGGAGTGGTATGTAAATGAGAACGACCTAGAAGGGTTAGAGGGCAAGTACCATATAGTAGATGGCAAACCTGTTTTATTCAGTAAGCGGGACAGCCATTATGTAGGTAAGATTATTAATCTTAGATCTATTACTAGATGTGCTAATCCAGACCCTACTGTAGTCTGTAAAACCTGTCTAGGATTAGTGCACAGGGTAATACCGCCTAGGACTAACGTAGGGCACTTTCTTACAATTGAACCTCTAGCTACCTTGAGTCAGCTTATACTGTCTACAAAGCACGTAGTAGCCAGCGTAGCCTCATTGTATCTAGATTTGTCTGGTTTACCGGGTAAATGGTTTAGATATGACTCTCAGAATAAATCCGCTATACGTGTAAAGAAAGCTAATATAGCTAACTCTTACTGTATTCGGTTTTTAGCTAGTGAGGCTTCTGGTTTAAACAGTATAGCTTCCTGTAGCGATGTATCGTCTTTACCGCCGCAGCGCATAAGTTGTATTACTGGCATACAGATAGCTAACGCTGATGTAGACGGTAGTCCTAAGGGAGAATGGGATTCATTTGATACTGTGGTAGGTGGCGTGGGTAGTGCCTTGTCTGGGGATGTGATAGAAGCCATACAGCGTAATGGCTTTAAAGTAGTAGGGGAGATGATTGAGGTTTTGTTGGATGATTTTAGGGATAAGGTAATTATTATTACTCCTAGAAGAAACGAAGATATGATGACTTATCTTAAACAGGTAAAGCATTTTGTATTCGGAGCTGAAAACAAAAACGACAAAGGGGACTCTCTAGTTAGCTATACTAACCCGGCTTTAGCTGTAGCTTCTTTGAAAAGAATATTTGATGAGAAGATTACAGTTAACGTTATACATGCTGAGATCTTAGTGAGGGCATGTATGACAAGGATAAATCCGAATGACAGGTATGGTAACACTGACTACAATTTGCCGGTAGGGGGAGAGGCCTTTAGATTTACTAATGCTAAAGCTATAATTCATAATAGAAGTATATCTGCGGCACTAGCATTTCAGGGACAGAAGAACTTACTTACCAATCCACAAACGTTTCTGGTACGAGACAGGCATCCACACCCACTGGATGCCTTTATTTATTAAACTACAGAACGATAGGGTACAGCCGTGCCCTATCCGACTACATGGGAGTATATGGATAATGAATAGACTAGAACATTTGATGGTTATATTCATGGAAGAATGTGGCGAGGTAGCGCACGAAACATCTAAGTTAATGCGTTTTGGTGTTAATGAAAGACAAAGTGATAAACATCTGACTAACATAGAAAGATTATCTATTGAGTTTAGTCAACTTATGGCTATGCGCGAAATGTTGGCTGATGAGGGTATAGACATTCAAATATATCCGGCATATCTGGCTGAGAAGAAACTGAAGGTAGAAGATTTTCTTGAGTACTCCAGACAGATTGGTACGCTAGTGCCATAATGGATGATATGTAACTTAAGGGGGTATGTATTTTATTATATATCTGTATTAACATTTGTTATAAGGCTTAGTGATATGATGTCGTGGCTAGCCGGACAGGGAATGTTAGTTATTAGTGTGGCAAGTATGTTTATTGTACTTTTAGGTATGTTAGTTCTGGTAATACTTCTATTTAATATATTAAATTATTTAGAAAAGGATGCTAAGGGCAGTTACAAGTACAGTAGTGGGTATTCGCTGTTTAATAGTAGAAGTAATAATTCAAGTGACGGGGAGAGTAGAAAGTGAAGAAAAGTAATTTAAAGGTACGACCTAATCAGAAGGCTAAGGCTGTAGCACGTAGAAAGAAAGGTATAGCTAAGCGTAATTCTCGAGGTGGGCAGCGACCGACTACACTAGCGAATCTACCACCAGAGATTCAGAAGATGGTGGCAGACATGCAGTTAAAACAAAAAGCCCAATAATTAAGGCTAGATTTAAGTGACTAGAGAGAGGATAAAACCTCTCTCTAGCTATGCTCTATTTTTTGAATGTAAGTTATGATATGGATTCTATTTTTAGGAGAAGTATCATGAAACCGCATAACTGGATGATGGTTAATTGGAAACCTATGTATGCGTTAATCTATTCTATAGTCTGTCTTGCTGATTTTGTAGTCTTTCCAGCCTGGGTAGGCATACATCGAGTTAACTATTTTGAACTTTTAGAGGCAGTTAGTAAGTTTGATCCTAAGGTACAAGCGGAGCTTATACACGTCGCTATGAAGAGTTGGGAGCCATTTACGTTAAAAGGTACCGGTCTATTTCATCTAGCTTCCGGGGCACTATTAACAGGCGCTGCCATTACTAAAGGACCAGACAGTAATGCGGTCTTTACTGACAAAGGTCTTAAGTTTGCACGTAGAAAAGAAGATAGAGTAAAGGTAAGTGTAGAGTAAACGTTCTAGGGTATGGGTTTAGGCCTGTACTCTAAACGCTATGCTGTAGTTTAAATATTAATCAGGGTAGAGAATGGTATACGGCCCATATATAAAGGCCCTATGCCATTTAGCGTTCGCAGACATCCAAGGAGTTCCCATGGTACGTTATAAGTTCTCGGTATTTTCACATGGATTTACCGTTAGTCTTTTCTATGTAAACGACAAGCAGGCTATCCTTGAGTTTAGTAAAGACCTAGCTACATTTGAAGAAATGTGGGTACCCAAGCTACGTAGAAAAATAAGAAAGGTAAAGTCTGTGTTTGCAGCAGCTAGTATGGATAGAATGGAATATAGTTTTCTTATAGCTGACTTTGTACCTTTAATAAAATTCTTAAAGGAAAGAGGCTATACCGATGCGGATATGTCTATATATAAACATAACGCCTCAGAGGGTATGCCTATTGAGATTGAATTGGGGGATGGAGTGGCTCCTAAAGATCAAGAACAAAGAGACGTAGTTGAGTTTATCAATAGTCCAGACAAAACCAATATTGTTTTAAATCTAAGAACAGGTGGAGGTAAAGCACAACCTTTAGCTTCTAAGATTAAGATACCGGGTGGTTGGAGTACTATGGGTGAGATGGAAGTAGGTAAAATTATAACTGCTCCAGACGGTACCCCCACTAAGGTAACCGGTGTACACCCTCAGGGGTTAAAGGGTTGTTATAAATTAACTTTTAGCGACGGTAGAAGTTGTGAGGCTGACGGGGAACATTTATGGCGAGTATATGTGAAGGGAGAAGAACTTACTATAGATACCGCTGAAGTACATGGCTTGGTAGGTACAGGTAACGTACTGACCATACCGCTACCTACATCTGAGCACATATCGGAAGTAGAGTTACCCATGGACCCATATGAGCTAGGAATTGGTTTAGGAGCTATGGATAATAACCATAAACTACCTACTGGTATAGTGGATTTAGAGGGATATACTCAGCTAAATGGATTAGCTTATGGCGAATATATCCCTAAACTATATCTACATGCTTCTACCACACAAAGACTAAATTTAGTACGTGGATTAATGGATGCTTGTGGTCACACTGTAACGGACGGCTCTGTTTACTTTACCTCCAATACCTATACCCTGGCAAAGAACCTTCAATATTTAGTTAGATCACTAGGAGGTTGTGCTAGCTTAACCACCAATACCACCAACAGGTTTGTAAGAGGGGCTATAAATAGAACTAGCTCGAGCTATAGGGTCTATGTAGAGTACCCTATTGTCACTGAGTTATATAGTTGTAATAGAAAGAAAACCAACTGTATGTCTAGAGGCAAATACTTAAATAAGGTAGAGTGTCGTATAGTGAATGTAGAATACATAGGTAGAAAGGAAACTCAGTGTATCTCTGTAGATCACCCAGACAAGCTTTACATTACTGATGACTTTATAGTAACGCATAACACGTTTTTGGGATTAAACTCCATAGCTAACTTTAAAGTACGCACGGCATTGATAATGAATGCCGGGCACTTTAAGACATGGCAGGATTCCATGTCGTGGGTATACAAGGACGAAAAAAACTACTGTATAGTTAGGGGTAGAGATAATCTTAAACGGCTTATAGAGCTATCTATAGCTGGAGAAAATGAGTATAAGCTTATCTATATCTCCATAGCTACGCTTAGAAAGTATATTACTGACTATCTAGCCACAGGGGAGACTATAGAGGGGGTACATCCTAGAGAGTTATTTAGTGTATTAGGGGTAGGTTATCGCATAGTAGATGAGGCACATCAATCTATACATGCGATAGCCATACAAAACATTTTTACTCACGTAAACAAAACACTTTACTTATCTGCTACTTTAGTAACGGAAGATCCGTTTCTACAGAAACAGTATAAGAAAATGTTTCCTTTAGAAGATCAGTTTAAGAAAGGAGTAACTAACAAACACGCTCGAGGTATTAGTATTACCTATAGGGTAAAGGATAGGGATAAGATTCGCTGTACAGGGGGTAAAGGCTATAGTCATGTTGTTTATGAACATTGGATTATGTCAAATAAACAAAGACTTAGTAATTACATAGAGATGATAGAAAGTATTTTAACTGAATCATTCATAAGTGTAAGGGAAGGGAAACAAAAGGCACTTATCTTCTGCAGCACCACTGAGTTATGTAAGATAGTGGCAGATCAGCTAAGAATAAGTTATGGTGATAGATTTACCATATCAGATTACGTAGCCAGTCACGATCCGTCTGTACTACACGACAACGATATAGTGGTATCTACACCACTATCGGCAGGTACTGGTGTAGATATAGAAGACCTAAGAGTAGCCATATCTACTGTAGCCGTAAGATCCATTCAGCTTAACCAGCAGATGGCCGGGCGATTACGTCCGCTACGTAATCATCCAAATGTAACACCGGATTACATCTGGCTAAACTGTGGAGATATACCACAGCACTTGCAGTATAACTCAGCTAAGATGGAGCAGTTAGGAAACCATACCAAAGAGATTAAGTATACCTTTTATAACACTGAAATATAAACCCAGGACTAGGGGATATCCTCTAGTCCTTTTATGCTGTATATTGGAGAATTAATTATGATATCAATTTGTTTTAATAATAAGATGGTGGCTACAGACTCATTGCACCCAAAAACACCTATAGGGGGTAAAAACTATGGCGCCATATTTACCACGAAATGTGGAAAATTAAACGGCAACAAAATAATTGCTGTTGCATGCTGTGGAAATATCGTATTAGCTGGCCAGCTACTATACTCATATTTAGGTGACGTAACGCTGTATAATACACCTGGAAATGAAGAGGATTTTTCTGTGTGGATCAGTAGAACCTATAAAAGGCTGTTAGGATTTGTCGATAACAGCGAAGTTGTAGTTTTCAGTAAGGGTACAGAAGGTACAGTTATACATACTTTTGGCATAAGTAGAAACGGTATATCTACGATTAAGGAAATACCTATGACTGAAGATGATATTGGTGTCTTAGACACATGTATTTATACCTCTGACGATCTAGACGAATATTGCGATAGTAAAGCCAACGTCAAATTACCAACCAACCCACTGGATAGGATGTGGGTTTATTCTAAATACCACCAGGGTCGTAATCCTACTATCACATATCTAGAATTTGATACTATGGAACTTAAAACATACTCACCCACACCCGCCATTAAAAGGAAATTAACTAAACTTGCAAAAGATACCCTTGAGTTTAGATTAGCTATAATAGAAAATAGAATTTAATCATGTATTGTATTATATGTAAGTTGCCGTGTCTTAAATGCTTTATCGAGTATTTCTAGCAAACGAGACAATAGCACATAACCCGTTCTATGGCTAGCTTTAGTGCTAGCCATAGACACCCTTTATACCGCTTTTTTATTTTTGGGGAATGCTGTAATGTATACAGAAATCGTAGCAGAAGAATTAGAATTAGATGCAGCATTGGACTGTTGCTTGGTAAAGTCTAGACTGGTTATGGGGCTAGAGGATATATTTGAAAGTTTACCTACAGACTGTGACATGGGTAAAACGGTATTGGCTGTGGCGGCAACAAACACTGGCAATACACCCACATATAGTGCAGAAGGTATTTCCGATTTCCTCGCACAACTGTGGGAGGGGATTAAGAATGTAATGTCTAAGATCTGGGAAAACATTAAGAAATTCGGGGCATGGCTACGTGCTGGCGTGTTAAGATTGTTTGGTATGTCCAAAAGTATAAAAGAAGAGGCGGATGGTAAACTTGACTTGGTAGGTCAGATAAAAGCGGAACAGTTACAATTTCTTAAAGGGATGGCTGCTTATGACGATGGTATACGCAATGCAATGAATTTAAGTGAGGGTAGAGTGGGTGCCATTATAGATGCTGTTGATGAATTCAGTAAGAAAGAAATACCTACTACAGAAGAAACTATGGCCAATGCCAGGGCTTTTTTGGATGCTAAAAGAGCAGCAAAGGATGCTAAAGCTATTACCGATAAACTGGCCATGGGGGAAATAGAAGTGACATCCACTAAAGATCCAGAATCTGGGGAAGAGACACTGGTTGGGTTTAATTATGTACCTAACAAACCAGCCAAGGACAGCGATAAGGTTACTAAAATAACCGGTAAGGATATTTCTAAAATGGCTGGAGAAATATCTAAGACAGAAAGTAAGGTCTTAGATATGACTAAACGATTAACGGACACCAAATGGGCCGAGGATGCCATTAAGAAAATGGACTCAATGATACGTAGACTGGGTAGTGCGCCGGAAGGTAAAGTAAAACGCTACGTCGCCAGAAAATCCAGAGAACTATCTAGGGCCATCCAAACAGAAATAAAGCTCAATAAAATAATAGCCGATGACCTAAAAAAGACACTGGATGCATCCATTAGTGGTTTGGATGGGGCTCTTAAGTCACTCAGCAACAAATAATAGCCACCAGTAAACTTTGAGGAATGCCGTAATGTATACAGAAGAATTAGAATTAGATGCAGCATTGGATGACTGCATCGCCAAGGCCAATTTAACTATCGGCCTGGAGAGTGTATTTCCAGATTTACCAGAAAATAGTAAGCTAGGTAGAAAGGTTTTAGAGGTAGCTTCCATGCATACCGGCATTACACCTACATATAGTGCTGAGGGTATAGGTGACTTTTTAATTAATGTCTGGGAAGGCATTAAAAATGTAATGTCTAAGATCTGGGAGAGTATTAAGAAGTTTGCTAAATGGGTAAAAGAGTCCATTGGCAATATGTTTGGCAAAATTGACGATAAAAGAATTGATTCAATAGCCGACAGCGATGTAGTTGTTGAAGTAGAAGAAGCTGCTGAGTTACCAGATCTTGCTAAACTTAAAAAAATGAATGAAGACGTTCTCTATGAAGGTGACGTTGAAAAGCAAATTGATGCTTTAGAGAAGGTAGATGAAGATCTTACCGATGACGTAGCTGAAGTAATAGAGGCCGGTACCGCTGAAGTAGATAAAGGTAAGGTAAAAGATCTTAATGAATTCTTTACTAATAACCAGGTAGTAATTGAATCTACTATTGACCCGCACAGTGGTAAAGAAACCAGAAATGCGGTTACTGTTGTGCCGTTAAACAGAAAAACCAATACGGTTAAAATTAAACGTATGAGTGGTAAGGATTTGGCCAAGATGGCTAAGGACACCAAGTCGCTACAAAAGGATGTAGAAGACGCAGTGGAAAATCTTACCGACACTAAATGGGGTGAAAAGCGTTTAGCCGATTTGGATAAAATCATTAAACGCATCAGTAAGGCGGGTACCTTAAAAGCTAAGAGTGTAGTAAAGAAACAGGCTATTACTCTTAGCGGTGTAGTGCGGGATAACCTTAAGGTAAAAAGAGCTATGGCTCGTGACCTATTAGAGTCATTAGAGGCCCGTATTAAAATAATTGATGGCGCCATTAAGGCTATGGAAGCTGCTGAAAAAGCCGATAAAGAGTAACGCATTATGAAATATATTCCGATTTTTGATGATACTACGGTAGGTTCTGTATTTGCTGAGCTTTTGGCCTGTCAGAGTGAAGGGGAGACTGAGGCTACTTTAATCTTCAGTGCCCCTGATATGGGTATGTATATAGGTTTGGCCTTTAGAGACCTTTTATATACCTTTAAGGACACTCTTGCGCTTACGGCGGTAGCCCACATACCCCCTAACCTAAATGAGCTTGTAGCGATTACAGGGTTGCCTGTAGAGCAGAGAAAGATTACTAAGTCAAATCTAGTAATCTTTGTAAAAGAAACCTGGTTTATCGAAGGCTCTGTTTCTGAGCAGTACATTACTCATTCAGAAAAGCTTTTAGTAGAAAATAAAATTGTAAAACTAATAAGCGAGTCTTCTAAGCTTACCGAAGAAAACATAAACAACCTAATTAAAGACGGTAAGGTTGTTCATGCTAAGGATGCTATAGAGGCAGGGTTATTTGGGAGTACTGTATAATGGCTACTAAAAGAATACTTTACATTACCGATGACATAGCTTTAGAAAACGGCTATGAGGTAATTATAGGTTTGCGTAAGCTAGAGGCAGAAGACCCTATCTCCCCTATAGTTTTGTTTATAAATTCATACGGTGGCAGAGTAGACGTATGTCTGGCTATAGTAGACGTTATGAACGATCTGTCGTGTCCTGTATATACCGTGGGATACGGTCAGGTTATGTCAGCAGGTGCCTTTATTTTAGCAAACGGCTCTAAAGGTAATAGAAGCTTAGCCCCTAATGCCAGAGTACTACTACATCACCCTAACGGCAATAACGTACTGGGAGATACAGACACCGGCATGGCTGTATTCTTAGCCTATCGTGATATGGTAGATGTATTAATAGCAGAAGCTTCTGAAAGAAGTATAGAAGAGGTATCTTCTAAGATGTCTACTGACTATTATTTATCTGCTACAGAAGCTGTAGAATTTGGTATAGTAGATACTGTTTTATAGCGTATTAGGTATAGTCCTCCATATAGAGGACTATACTTTTTATGATGTTGTTTAGGTATTAGTAAAATATATATTACCTAGATGTATATGCACGCTAGAAAACCTCTAATTTAGCCCACAAGAGGTTTTCTAGTTTTAGCCATACAACCACAGGCCTTAAAATAAAACGGCTGTAAATGAAAATAAGAAGGAAGCATAAGAATGTCAGTAGATGAAGCTTTTATGTTAAAAATAAAACCTTTACTTAAAAACAGAGACGCTCTTTTAGAGATACAACAGTCTATAGATTTAGAGAAGCGAGAAGTAAAACGCTATCTAGATATAGAGACTAGAAAGAACAAGCACCCAGATAGAGACAGAAACTTGTCTATTCTAAAGGACGACTTAGTTTCTCTAGTAGAAAAAGGAAACTATGTTAGGGAAAAGCTACGTATACTGAAAAAGGAAAGGACTACTTTAAACAAAGCTAAAACTCGCGCTCTTAGATTTAATGATGCTTTTGTAGCAGCGGCTGAGCTTTTATTAGATGAGGAGCTATTTCTAGAGTTAGAAGCTAAGGCAGGTACATTGCTTTCTATAAACGAAAACTAATAGGCACTATACACTCTAGGTTGTCCTAGAGTGTATAGCCTTATGCTTCTATTCAATTTTTTTTTCAAATATATATCACCCTTATAGATAAAACTTAAACTTTACGTAGAGGTATAACCTCAAAAGGAATGTTTTCTATGATAGATAAAGTATTGAAAAAGGTCTTAGTACAAATAGGTAATCTTTCAGATAAAGAAGGAGTTAGTCTTACCGAAGGTATACTGATATATCCAGTAATGGGTATATTAGAATGCTGGGTAGTAGTATACCCAGAAGGACTATGCCATGCGGTTTATAAAGACGGCTACTACGTAGCTACACTTACGATACCCAAGCAGATGATGGGTAGTTGGGATACTTTATTAAAGATAGAGCCTTCTGCTGAGCTAGCTATTCTAATGGAAGCCCTTAATGTGTTAGAGGTAGGGATTACTAATGAAGCCATCTTAAATGAACAGATTAACAAACTAATGAATAAGGAATAAGAAAATGGAAACTAAGTTATCTAAACTAAAAGTAATACTGGAAATAGGGGCTACAGGTGAACCCATAGGTGCTATGCTATCTGAGGGTATACTGGTACGTAAGGTAGAGACAGAGCAAGACACATACATAGCTGCTTATCCAGACGGACTATGTAAGGTAGTCCTACAGGAAGACGGTCACTACAAAAGTACCCTAGTACTGTCTAAGCCTTTCTCATTCTGCTGGAATACGCATTTCGGTGTAACAGTAGCAGAAGTAGAAAACGATATGGCTGACGTACGGTATCTATATACCGGTATAATCTTTAAGTCTGAGATAGGAGACAGACTACGAGAATTAATGGAGTCTAAATATGCAGCATAAAACATTACTCTCAGATTTCGGTCTGAGAGTATTTTCTATATTCTTTATTTTTTGTAAAAAAATCCTAGTAATAAAATACTGGCTAGGAGTTATATGGACATCAGTTTTTCAGAATTATTTTTCACGTAAACATTGAATGCAATGATGTCGGTTTATTCGTCGGGGCCTTACGCCCCCTCCTCATAAACCTCCCCTCTTTTTACAAATCATCAGTAAACTGAATTAATTTTTACTAAATTTTGATATGTATGAACATAGTTTTTTAACATAAAAATGAGGTACAAAGTAACTCATTTTCTATACTAAAAATGTAAGTTTAAATTAAAATATTTTAATAGTATATTTTACCTTTAGTTTAGGTTACTAAACTAAAACAGAGGCAGTATGTTAGTTAACTATTCTAAACCTTTAAAACAATTAAGCTTCTCTTATTCTCACTAAGCAATAACGTGAGTGAGAATAAATAACGTGAGTGAGAATAAGAGAGTATATGTTTGTTTTACTGCAAAAAGAGAAAAGACTAGTTTTGATTTATATCTAGCCTTATACTTCTACCTGATCTTTAGCGTATGCTTATACTAAAGCGACTAGCGCTACACAAATTGGATTAGGGCCGTTTTCTGAAACCATATATTAAACCAGTATAAACGTAAACGAGAAGGCTCCTAATCTTCTTATAGAGAGCATATTGGCTATGTACCTATACAAAGGTATAGGTAAAATAAACTAAGCTTGTATGGGCTTACAATTAGCTTTAAGAAACATTCAGATATATATCACTTTTATAGAAGAAGACAATACCTGTCTTTACCTAATAGGGTTTTAAACCCAGGAGATTTAATATGAATACTGAAACTAATGTAAATGTAGATTCCTTGAATATTTCTGATAGAGATAAAGAGGGATTAAGAGAAATACAAAATGACTCCGAACTCAGTAATGAGGGAGTTATGGTAGTTCCATTCAAAAACGAATGGATTAGTGGTGATGGTACATTGGCTAATGCTACTGAGGAGCCAGTACCTCAAGGAAAGATCAGAATATTTGTAGACCCTACTGGTAGAAAGGCTATGCTCATAGGTACCGTAGCTGGTACTATTGTAGTCTATAACAAGTATCCTGGTAATAACGAAATAGTGGTTTGTAATTTGCCTAATGGATTTGATCTTGGTATTACGGAGATGCGTGAGGATGATTTGAACTTCTTTGCGTCATTAGCTACAGAGGAAGAGCTATGCCCATTCAAGGCAAAGGCTTTATATTACATGTGGAAGTTGGAGGACGGCCGTATCGGCGACTACGATTATGACTTAGAAACGCTGATGAACAAGAAGGACATCGTACCTAGATGGAGTGAGGAGCTAGATGAGTTAGATATAGAAAGACTCATTAGAGCATATTCTTCCGCTAGATAAAACAACAGATTAAGGAAACTATTTATGGCTAAACAAACTAAAGGTAAAGTGGAATGGGAATTTGACGTGTTTTTAAGGAGGACAACTAGTTCTATCCCAATCACCGGCTATTCCGATATAATCAACAAGGCTGTAGTTGTTGCAGAAGTACCAATTGTTGTCAATGAGGCATTTGAGTATATTGCCACTGTGCTTGGTTCCAATATAGAAGCATCTAAAACTAGTACATTAAGATTATTTTCTGGTAGCGAGCTTCTTACAAGTGAATATGGCGATTCTTTCCGGGCACGGGTACTTGAAAAACTAACACCTTTCTATACGGGTCGTCTAGATGTTGCCTATGACACTTACATCCATGTGCCATATCTAATGAGTAGGATGAGCCATTTGTATCCACCAGGATATCAGAATCCTGGCTATCAAAATAGATATGGTAGCCCACTTGGTTAGTGCTGTAGTTAGAATAAGAGGGGCTTCCCTCTTATTTTTTTTAATTAAATGCTATGGATTAAACATTTAAATTAGGAATTAGTTATGGCGTTTTGGTCGGATTTAAGAATAGCAGTTAAGGAAATGCGGTATATCAAATATCTCTCTTGGTCTAATAGAGGGGATGGTCCTTATATGAACTGGCCTGAAGATAAACAGGTGATACGGGGCTTTAGAGGTACTATAGCTGGCATACTAAGTGCCTTTGTAGGGGATCACTCTAATAAGCCAGTCAGTGCTCCTTTAATAGCCAACAAGTACATGGACAATTATAAGGAAGACGAGATTTGGATTTTTGTAAACGGTATTATGACAGATACCGATATTTTGAAGAATAACGGCGAGGCTTTAAATTACATATTTAGAAGGCCTATCCATCTTTATCATAATCCTACTCGTGGCTTTATAAATGACATAGCTGAGGTTATGTTTGAGCGTACCTTTGAAGGGGTAAGTGACATTACCAGACAGATCTATGTTAGAGTATTAGCACTTTTAAACTCCGGTACAAAGGTTAGGCTTATCGGCCACAGTCAGGGTACCATTATTCTAAGCGCAGTAATGGATTTACTTTTAGAGGCTAATGTAGTATTAGCAGAAGGAGACCTAGAGGTCTACTGTTTAGCAGGAGCTGATCGTAGAATGGCGGTACCTAAAAATACACACATTGAGTCCTTTGCCAATGAGCTAGACTATGTGGCACGCATAGGTACTTTAGCTCACGATATGCATGTGGCTGGGCCTACCTATATTCGTAAAGGAGCTACTGGACACTTATTAAACTGTCACTATTTACCTGGTTTGGTAAGGGGCTCATTTGGTACTGAGAATAAGCTGTTTGATTATGTAGATCCAAAGGTGTTTATTGACTTAGAATTATCTAATAGATAAAACTCTATACCCTAGGGCCAGTGCCCTAGGGTATATATGCCGTTATTTTTTAATTAATTAAAGTATTTAGTTAAATTATGAATCTTAATAAAAACGTAAGAAAGGAATATACTAAAATGAAAGAAAATAAATTTCCAGAATTAATGAGTCCTAGATACTTCATACTCGGCTTCGGACGAGCAGGGAAAGACTCCGTAGCTGAGATGTTAGTAAAAAAGTTAAACTACAACATGGCTGCTTCTAGTTGGATTTGTGCTAATGAGTTTATCTTTGATAGGCTAAAGAATACCTTTGGATATAAGACGGTAGATGAGTGCTTCAGGGACAGGCATAGAAATCAGGAAATGCGCGACCTGTGGCATAACCTAATATTTGAATATAACCAAAATGACTTAACTAGATTAAGTAAACTTATATTCAAACACAACAACATCTATGTCGGTATAAGAAAAGATGTAGAGCTGTTGGCTGCACAAGAAATAGGTTTAGCGGATCACTACATCTGGGTAGAGGCAGGGGATAGGATAGAGCCTGAGCCCATTACAAGCATGAATGTTACTAAAGACATGGCTGACTATGTTTTAGATAATACTGGCCCTGAAGAGCATTTAGAGGCTATGGTAGATATGATGATAAATGATTTAAACCTACAGCCTATGTAAATTGTCTCAGCTAACCTTCAGGTATATATAACCGTTATAGAAGACAGATGTTGTCTTCTATATCCAATAAAGCTTTATAGGTCTGGATAATGTTTTTGTAAAAGGCATACAAGCGGGTTGGGTTGACACACTAACCGAAGATGAGTTGGCTTTAATAAGGTCGGCTTACCTTAAAGTATAAATTTAATTTACCTGGAGTAAAACATGTCTAAGTTAAACCCTAATGAGGTAGAGGTTGTTAAATTTGGTACAGTAGTAGTTGAAAACAAATATGATCTTCTACGTACCATGTTAAATGACGTACTTGTAGAGCTTAATAAAATACCATCTAATGAGCAAAGAGAAGAGATTGGTATCAAGTTAGCTGGCGGTATAATTACCTTAAGTAAAAACCCAACCCTAAGAACCTTTCCGGCTTTTGAGAAAATAGTAGACGCTAAGGTTATTATTAAATAAAGCATAAAGCACAGCTAGACTAGGGGATTCCCCTAGTCTAGCTTGTTTATTTTTTACATTCTATTACCTAAAGCACTCATCAGCCCTTCCAAATCATCCATCTCGTTCATCTCTGTAGTAGTAAGTGCCCTACAGGAATTAACTACAATCTTAAAGGTTTCGGTGGGCAGGTTCATAAGCTCTAATAAAGACATGTTGGTTTTTTGAGGAACCTTATACTTTAATAGCATTCTTATTTGATTTGCTCCGGTAGAATGTTTAATGTTAGAAGAAAACTCGTTGTGTGTGGCCAGGGGATACGGATTGTTAGGATCTGTATTATCGTGGTCATATACATCGAGTATAGTCTCTATACGCTCTATAGAAAGCATTCTGTCTAGAACACCACTGTGGGTATTAGGGTGTTCTAATAAGCCCTTTAATAAAGCCAGTCTTTGTTTTTCAGTGGGACTATAGGCTGGCGATATAATTGGTTTTACAGTATAGGGCTTTACAGTGCCATCTGGGCTGTAGCGATTCGTCCCAATCGCCACGCCATTATGGTAAAAAAATAGCTCACCATATCCATAGGAATAAGACCATGCTTAGCTTCTTCACCAGTTACCTGACTAGTGCCGCAGCTAGGGCACTTAAAGTTGGGTATACCGGTAAAAGAAACCTGTGTATCGGTCTTGTACTCATTCACAGACTCGGTAGCTAAATTAACCAGTTTTTCGTTTTGTGCGATTTCTTCCATTAAACCAAAGATAGTTTTAATGTCAGTTACTACTACTACGTCATCGCTTTCTAAATCTAAACCGTACTGAATGGATTTAATCCAGGGGGCATGTTTTTGGAAACGTAAGATATACTCATAATCCTTAATAAAGTCACGACGCTTAGCTGCACGTGTTTTATTGTCAGCACCATTTACTGCCTTCATGGCTTTCTCTACCATATCGGTAATGCCAGCTATCCAGTATAACCCAGTGCTCTCGTATCGCTTAAGGTTAGGTTGCTGATAAGATAAACGCAGCTTAGCTTCCCCTAGTTCTAATACCTCACTTAAGTTATCAGTACTATTAAAGCTTGCCTGATAGCTAAGAATAGACTCTTTGCTACGGCTACCCATGGCAGAAGACATGTGGCGTTTAGCTTCCAGACTTACGCGGTTAGTATCTACCCAGACAGTACGGTTAAACTTCAATAAAGAATCCGGAGTAAACTCCAAATTACCTATTTCCATTTTAACACCACCTTTATAATCACACTTATCTGTGCCACTATTAATGCAGTGTTTTTCGGTAGGATAACCAGACGGGTAAATAGAATCCAAAGAACCAGCTAACATAGAGGGTACATCGGATACTAAAATAAGTTCCTTTAACGTAGCTTTATCACCTTGTATCCAGTCTTTTACGTTGGTAGCTATAACGTGATCTAGTACGAAGTCTACTACCTCCATTACTAGATTTACGTCATTACCAGAAAATAGGAACCCTTGTGTGGCGTAACCTAGCTCCATACGTTGCTCGTTTAAAGTATGGTTTAGAGAAAGCATCTCACTTTCTTTAAAGTTACCTACAGTTAATACTACACCGCTATGCCATAAAGGTATCTTAGTAGGTCGACCGACACCCATCATGTTTTGTAGCGCTATAATGGCACTAGCTCCGGTAGTAGCAGATTTATTGCTCATCTGCTGACCTTGTATGCGGATAGGGCCACTTTCAGAATCTACCGTTTGATTAAACGCCGCTCCTTCCTTGACAAATAGGCTACTATACTCCCCACGTAACCAATGTCCAGTATAGATAGACTTTAACTTACTACTATACTCCTTAATGGCAGCTATAGCGTCGTCTTCATCCAACTTACCCATTACTTCTTTTGTATATTCAGTAATAAGTTCACCGATTTCTTTTACTGTAGTTTCCGACATAGGTACCGGTACAGTCCAGTCTTTTACTAGAGCTATGCTGTCCTCTATGGATTCAAACGGACTAGTGTAATTGTTAGACATTTTGCTTTTTCCTCTCATCGTGTTCTAATGACATGCTGGTTAGTATTGAAAATGGCTCAATTAACTTACCGGGTAATTCTTCATTTAATAAAACCAAATTACTGTAGGCTACATAGTAATGTGGAAACTGATCTTCCGTTACGGTAACTTTAGTTTCCGTAGGTAACGTATTAGCTATTTCTTTTAATTCATTTTTAAGTGGCACTATAGCCTTTACTATTAAATCTATACAGCCTTTAGCTGAGTCTCCGCATTCAGCCATAAACTCAGAGTTTTCTTTAAGTTTTAAAACACCCAGTGCGGTGCTTCTAATGATACCGTCGATGCATTTAGCTAAATCTATAGCATCGTCCCAGGTAGCCTGTGGTTTAGGGGCAGGTTTCTTTTTCTTTATAACTCTTTTCTTTTTAACCGACATACATGCTCTTCCTATAGTACTGGGGGTGTTTGTTTTGAATTCACATACTGTTATATGTGCTTGTGTATTTTTAATCTATACCTGTCGGGTGGATAGTATATAAGAAACCAATAAATAAAGGGTATATACCGATGGTACCGCAAACTCTAATAGACATATCTTCATTTACACCAGCCACTGAACTTAGTCTATATGTAGATATAGAAAAAACATTGTTTAAGCTTAACTATACTGATCACCTGGTAGGACTGGATAACTCTGTAGGCGGAGAGAGTTTAACTAGCAATGACATTATAGCTAACATCCGCTCCGTCTATACCGAGACACTGGAAGATGTTTTAGAGCAACACGGCATTTTACTAAACGAAGAAGAAACCGTACCCCTTAGATTTATGCTAGCTCTGGTAGACGCTATATTAGTATTAGCCGATGGCGACATAGCGGACATAGTAGCCTCTATAGATCTAGAAGAGGCAGACGATTTGACTATTTTAGGTACCTTAATTACTGAGGTGAGTGAATTGGATCTGGGAGATATTTACAAATATCTATCTGAGGTGGACTCTGGTTTAATTAAAAAGATAGCCGCTTCCGTGGTAATAGAGGAAGACTCGTCTAATTCTGATTACTACAAACAAAGGTATTTGGCTTATGTAGGGGAAAGGCGACATGGAGTGGTAAAAGACTTTATATCCAAAAGAGGCACCCTACCTTTAGACTTTATTTTCTCAGTAACTGCACTAAAGGACAAGCTTTCTGAAATAACTGATATAGAGGAGTTAGCCTTTGAGTACATTTCACTGTTTAATGCCTCAGATTTAAACACAGAAGACTTCGTATCGGTAGGCTTAAAAGCAATAGAAGACAGCACTGAGGTATCCTTATTTATACCGCTGTCAAACAGAATTACTACATATGTAAGGGAGCTAACAAATGGCCAGTAAGTATGAGTATTTTAAGTTAGCACACTCTTTAGGTTGCACTAAGGAGAGATATTGGGTAATGAGAGTATTCTCCATGCCCACTACTACTAGAAAGCATAGCCATTCTTTAGACACCCCTGGCTATATTTTCTATAATGAACTAGAAGTGCCTTTGTTTATAAATGCAGAGGGTAAGCCGGAAACTATAGATGACTATAAACCAGGTGAGCCTATATACGGCATAAAGGAAAAAGTAGTTATTTCTAAGGGCGACTTTACTATAGCCGATAGCGATTACGATAGTTTTTATAGTACACTCTACTTAAACCTTATTCTGCTGGAATACGCGTTTGGTAATATCTTCCCATATCACAATGGCAAATTTAGCGCCAAACAGTTAGATACTTTAATCGGTGCCGCTCTTAAAAACGGTACTATTACAGTAGCTCAATATCGTGAATACTCCAAGACCTTAGGTTTTATAACGTGTCTTTCTACCGTAGCACTACCTGCCGCTTCTAGGAAGTCCATTATACCCCCGGCCGATATTACCAAAATACGAGATAAGTTACTGGCTGAACATAAAGAACAGTTAGATGATCCTGTAGTAGTGGCTAAGATAGAAAAGCAGTTGGTGGATATTTACAAAGACTATATAAAAGGTGATATTTCAGAAGGTTTCTTCTTAGACGAAAAGATTTATTCGGTAGTACTTAAGAAGTCATACATAATGCTTGGCTCTGAACCTAAGTTAGAAGATCCGAATAAGATTAACTTATCGGTTACTTCTCTTAAAGAGGGCTGGCAGGTTAAGGACTTACCCATGATAGCTAACTCACTTAGAATGGGGTCGTATAACCGAGGGGCTGCTACTGCTTTAGGCGGTGAGGCAGCTAAGTTTTCTAGTCGTATATACCAGAATACTAAACTTATACCTGGGGACTGCGGCTCTACTGTAGGCATACCGGTAAATGTAAACAAGTATAACGTTGACTCATTTAACGGCAGAGCTATGCTTGTAAACGGAAAGCCAGTTTACCTAAATAAAGGTGACCTAGCTAAGCACTTAGGTAAAACCGTATACATGCGTTCCCCACAAACATGTAATACACCTAGCGGTGATTTTTGTGAGGTGTGTATGGGCAAGGAGGTAACTGAGGTAGGCTTAGGCTTAGGCCCACAGGCGTCTGCGGTAGGCAGTGTGTTCCTGTCGCAATCGTTAGCAGCTATGCATGGTACGAGTCTTTCTTTAGAGCCTATAGACCTAGAAAATTCAATGGATTAATAAAACACCATGCATTCTTGTGGTATACAAATGGATTAGAATAATGAACCTATTGTACCTTTTTAGCGTACTTCTATGTGTGTTATTCGACCTAATACTTATACTGACTGTATCTATAGTAGCTATAAAGTCCGACCTGTCTTTAAAAAGACTAGAAGTCGGACTAGTACTATGTATACACTGGTTGTATTTATCAATATACCTAAATATGGCAAATAGTGATAGTTATACGTTATCCATATTAGGTTTTGTATTGTTTTCATCCGGAGCAGCTTTAAGACTATTGGGCGCTATACTCAAAGAGAACGATACGTATAACGACTCTGAAGTAAAGGAGCTAGAATATACCTCCATAGGACTTTTAGCTTTATCAGCTACAAGCTTTGGCGTTATAAGCTTCTTTTCTTCTAGCATTAATTACATGAATAGCTTATCTAGTGTACCAGCGGTACCTATTTACATTGTGTGTTTAATGCTAATATTCGATCGTAAGTTTAGAATACAACTAGACAAAGCGATTTTGAATTTTTTATTCTCCCACCGATAAAACTTAAACTAATAACAAGGGCCCTATAAAGGGTAGGTATAAACAATGCTTTTAAAATTAATCGACAACACTAAGAACTCCATGAAAACCATGTTAGAAATATCAGTACCCGGTAGAGTCTATAGAAAGGTAATGGACTTTATGACACCCGGTGAGTTTCTGATAGACTCTGAAGAAACCTTTGTTAAGTTAGAATATGTACCAGAGGCTGATTTGGATAGTCTGCGTAATGACATAGAGGACTACATAGACCTCGAGTATACCAGAATCAAACGTGGTAAAGGAAGTGATGTCGTATTAGAAGCGTTGGCTGAGTTATATGACATGTTGGTGGAGATTAAAGATACTGGTAAAACAGTATTACTTACAAACTAAATAAGCGGCATAAAAGCTATACTGTCCCTTGTGGGACAGTATAGTACTTATGCCGTAATTAACCTACGTTATAGGCAATACGTAGACGACGCATAATGGTTTCGCTACGAGTAGGAGACATGAAGCGCCCCATGCCACTCCAGTCGAGCTTCTTAATTTCGTTACCACGTGTAGAAGGATCTGCTGTATTTTCAAATAAAGCCAGTAAAGATTCGATTTCACGACGGTCTTCTTTGCTATTCCATGGAGTAACATCATAGAAACGGAACAAAGAACGAATGCTGAAAACACCAGTTTTGTCGTTGTGAATGAAGTTCAGGATTTCTTTAATGTTAGCTACAGCTTTAGTTTCATCTGCATCTGTAACTGCATTAATGATGGCCGCCCTGAAAGCCTTCTGATGCTTAGCACCTGTACGCGCATCTGTAGGCTTATTAGGAGCCATAGACTCTGCGTATGTTCTTAAAGCACGACCGATTACAGTATCGCTGGTAGCTTCTTCTTTAATTACTGGTACTGGTGTAGGCTCTGGGGCAGGAACCGGTTGTACTTCTGGCTCAGCCGCAGGTTCAGTAGCTACATTGGCTTCTGCAGTAACCGTCTCTTCTTGGGTAGCTACAGGCTCCGTTACAGTAGCCGGTTTAGTTGTAGCTTGTGAGTTTTTCTTAGCCATCTTTATTATCTCCAAACATAATTTATGTTAGTTTATTGGTATATGATACACAGCGGTACCGTGTAGTGCAAAGGGGGTAGTTGCCTACCCCTTACTTACCTTGTAATCTCTAAGCATATCGCCCATAGAAGGTAGATTGTACAAAGTCTGACCAAGGTCTATAGCATTGTTTCGGATAGCAGTCATATTAACTCCTACCCTACGTAATTCTTGTTCTGGTAAACCATTAATACCACATACCTCTCTAAGCGTAGTGGCTTTACTGATATTCATAATGGCACCGGTAGTAGGATAACCACTGGCAATGTCGACGTCGAATACGTGCGTAAATAACTTAGACGGCATGTTATCTATATCGCTTATTATCGGTGTACCTCCTTCTGCCAGTAGCTCAGAATGCAAGGTCACGATCCACCCTACCATAGACATTGTAAGGCTGTCCATTTCCTCCGTCATGTTTGGAGAAGTAGCGCAGATAATTTTACCCTGTTCCTTTAAAAACAGATGTAGATCATTGGCTAGGTTCTTAGGGCCACTAGTTAAACTACTTAAGTCAGTTATACCACAGCCGGACAATACAGCTTTTCGTAGATCACCTGTCTTCTCGTCTAATAGCTCTAGAGATATACCGTCGAATATAGCATATACGCCATATTCTAGTTTGTGGTTCTTCTGCATGAACTGATGCCACTCTAGCCCCTCTAAACCCTCCGCCTCTTTGAATCTAAGTTTTCCTAGATTTAGTTCTTCTTTTAAAATATTATCCAAACTGTAACTGTGTCTGGCTGCTTCTCTAACTCTATTTATCTTAAAGAAGCACATTGCATCAATGATATAGAAGCTAGCAGGCGCGTCTACCACGTGCCATAGGTTGGCATGGTGCTTACTAGTAACCTTTCCGGTAGCAGTAGTTTTCTGTGGATTATCCTTTCTCCAGTTAAATCTTCTATACTTTTCCGGGACTATTGGATCACAGAATATTTCAGCAGGATCTACGTTATAGTACTCCAGACATTCTACTATTTTGTCTATGTCGAACGCCATGTTCCAGATGGATACAAAGTCAGGTTTTTTACTATGTAGAAAACGAAACATTAACTTAACTACACCTAGGTCATTTTCCATGACCTTTACGTATAAATCTATGTTTCTTTCTTTTTTGTATTTACCTAAGTAATCTTCAAACAGATCGTGTATCCTAGCTTCTGGATCTACCATCTGACCCAACCACTCACCATTTACAGCCAATACTGCTTTATCTTTAAAGGTACATACGCCGTAGATTATTTCACCGCGTTCAGAGAAAACATTTGTCTCTGTATCTAGAGTGGCCACTGTAGCTTCTGGCTGATAGGTTGGCCACTTCTCTACGTATTGCTGTTTTATAAGTGAGGTAGTGGTTATGTCGGTACCGTATAAATAGGGACTTTCCCTAAGTTCTGACATGCGTGCATAGCCGTTTATACCCATGGCTTTAGCTATGGCTCTAGGTAATCTAGCCTGGTTGGTACTATAGACATCTAGATTTTCTAAATACTCAAACTCCTTTTTGGTTTTGTGTGTGGCCCTATGGCCTTTCTTGGTGATATAGAACTCTCGTTGAAAATTATGAATAAGGCGCACCTCTGATCTCTCAGTGCCGTCTTGTTCACGTATACGTTCCTTTATAAGGACAATGTCGTCACCAGATCTATCTGTGGCCTCACTGTATGTAGCTAACATACACGCTCTTGCTTTTTTCATGTCTCTGTACTCCTTTTGGTCTACAGAATAGAACCGATCAATTATTAACTATCTTTTTATGGAGCATTACGGTAATGTCAATTTTAAGTGTAGCTATGGAAGCTATTCGCTTTCAAACTAATTCTAAACTAGGGGAAAGCATCGAGAGTGCTATTAAGCTTATTAGAGGTAGCGATAGCGTTACCGATAGAACAGTAAGTAATTCTGGCCTAGAGAAGGCCATAAAAGATGCTACCGGGCTAGACATAGAGGTAGCCTTAGCTAATGGTGAATTCGGTGACATTGAAAACTTTGCGGCTATAGCTGTTACTGACATAGATAGAAACAATCCAGTACTAAACGACTGGAGACAAGCCTACGCTACTGGCAAAGATGGTTTTAAAGAATTAAGTAAAAGAGATAACGTCATAAAAGGTGAGGTGGATTTAGTAAACGCTAAGGTTAGTGGTGATTTTACTAAATTTAAATCTACTCTTTATTTAAGCCGTGACGTTATTTCTAAAGGCAGTAGATTTACTGTTAAGGAGATAACCGCTATCATACTACATGAAATAGGTCACAAGTTCTCCTACATGGAAGCTTTAGGTAGAAGCGTTAGAACCAATCATGTTTTAATGACGGCAGCTAAGGAATTGATTGGCACCAGTGATGCTCAAAAGAAGTATGAGATTCTGGATGAGGTAGAAGCCTTTACCAAATCAAAAATCACTGATAGAAATACCATACTGCAGGCTAATGAGCCGATGGCAATAACTACCGTGTTGCTAAGTGAGTCAATGATAGCCATGCGTAGTGAGTTAGGTTGTAACATTTATGACTACCGGGGTTTTGAACAATTGGCTGATCAGTTCGCTACTCGAATGGGCTACGGTGCAGACATTGTATCGGCATTAGATAAGCTGTTTAGACTGTATGGGGATAAAGCATATTACGGTAGAATTGGGTTTAGCTTGATGGAGGTGTTTAAACTTACTCTATTTGTGGTTGGAACGGCTGCAACTATTATGCTAGCTACCTTAGCTCCTGTCATGGCAATGCTATATGCATCTATGGGCGTACTCATGTTAAGTATGAACCCGCTATTAGATGAATATGACAACCCTAAGCGTAGGTTTGAAGTTATTCGTAATGAAATTCAGAAAGCGCTTAAGAATACCAAACTGCCTAAGGCAGACAAACAGCGTTATTTAGAGAATCTGGAGTGCATTGAAAACGTTCTGATAAATATGAATGATCATAAACCTCTATATGAGTGGGTGTGGCGTAACATCTATCCTTGGGGTAGAAAACAGGCTAAAGCCATTGATGTCCAAAAGGCATTAGAGGATTTAGCCAATACACGACTGTATGCGGTTTCCGCTAAATTAGATTTACTGGTTTGAGGTTAAGAAAATGATAAGCAAAACACACCTTGAAAACATCAAGAAAGAAATAAAGGCATACAACGGTGACTCCAGAGCAAAGTGCCTTGTAGTAGCTATGATTATTATGGCTAATGTAAAAGTACAACCGGCGTCTTCTATACCAGAATCGGTGTCTGAATGGACAGATACTTACTCTAAAATGGTTAAAACTGAATACGATAAGCTAACTACGGCTGTGTACCTAAACAAAGCTTTAGTAATAGAAATGTGTCGTCAGTTATACAGCATCAGGTCTCTGTTTGCATATAAGCACACAGGGTTAATTTTTGATGATGAAACTATCGTTAATGGCATAACTAGTACTAAAGAAGAGGCCGATCGCTTAAATGCAATTCAATCGGATAGTATCGGTTTTCTTTTAGACGCATTAGTCTCTAAGTACTCCAATGTCTCGGATACCATTGTCTACATTATGGCAGGTAATGGTCCGGATGCATTTATTAAATCCCCAGATGAAATAAGGGTAGCGGTATCTGAGCTAGGTTTACGTAAAGAAGACAGTACCTTTGTTTATCATCACGCCATGCAGTTGCGCTTAGTTAAATATTCCATTACTCAGTTTATTTTGGAAGGCGACTACACCGGCTACTTACTGCAGGGTAGATACAGTAATCCGCTGTCTACCGAACTCTTTATGACTGCCTTCAATGAGACTACACTCAAGAAAGAGGAACTTATCTCTGCATTTGAGATCCTTGAAAGAACCAAAGTAGAATTTCGTAGTAAGTCATTAAAAACACCAACCGAGCTTAGACTGTTAAAGGTAAATCGTTATGGAGCAACTTCCTGAGTATTTTGTAGAAACTGAGTCGGTGCTAGCAAAGATAGCTGAAACTGATATGTTGGTAAGTAACCTACACTGTGTTTACAAATCGGCTCTAGCGGATGGAGTGAATAGAGATTTGGCTCTATCGCTGGAGTCGATTTGCCCTGAAGCTATACCGAAAGGTCTTTTAGTTCAGTCGTATACGGAGGCTAAATCTACTACTAATCTAAATGTTACTTTAGAGGGCATTCTAGTTAGTATAAAGGAAGCTATAGTCAATGTACTAACCTATGTGTATGATGCCATTTTAAAGGCTATACGGGCCATTATAAAGTTCTTTAGTAAGGAAACTAGTGGTAATGGCAGTCAGTCTCCTAAGGCTATAGCTACAGTGGTGGAGGCGGTAGAGGCTAATACTAAATCAGTTAAGGTAGGTAGATTTAAGGTATCTGTTTCTACTGCTACCTATGAAAACAAAAATCACGCCATGCGGTATATAGAAAACGAATACAAGCATCTTACCACAAATAAGCAGGCACTTCGGCTATTCAAAGAGACTACTGATCTAATGGTGCTTATTACAAGTCGAATGGATTCCGCTATAGACAATCTTTCTGTTTACTCAGAAGAGGAGTATAGTAAGGACAAGTTTGATAAGGTTTTTATGGAGGCCTATACTGGACTCAGAAAACCCATAGAAAAGCTATGGAATTCTGCTCCGATAATGGATCTATATAGAACCACAACTAACTATTTCTATACGGTTGGTTTAGATAAAGCTATAAAGCTTCCCCCGGTATCTCCTAAAGATACTGACGTGCCTAATAATCGCAGAATGCCGCATTCATTATCCATAATGGAGCGCAGAAGGATAATGCTTGCCGGAATGCGAGATACGGCTACCGTCAATAAAGTATCTGTAAAAGAAATGTTTGAAATGGCGGAACACGGCCTAGATGTAGAATCTTATCCACATGCAATAGCGGATATAGTTAGTCTTTTTGAATCTTTAGAGGGAAGAATAGAGAAATCAAAAAATAGCCTTATAAAGAACCGAAGTAAAATTGTTAATAGAAATCCTTTAGTAGCAGAACATCGTGAGTTGATTATGGAAAGTGCCAGATATATGGTAATGTTCGGCAGATATCAGGAAGTAACTATTACCATGATGCGTATAGTGCAACATGAGAAGAGAAAGATTCTAGATAACTACAACAACTCCATGGTGCCTGCATAAGGCATACAGACTGTCCCAGCTAAGGGACAGTCTGTACTTATGCCGTATTTAAGCAGTTACTTTCTTGCTAAAGGTTACTTCTAACGCATCTGCGATGGTAAGCTTACCATTACTCAGTGGCCTAATCTCTGATTTAATAGAGAATCTGCCGTTTCCTGGTATAAGGGTAACTACGTTATAATCACCCAAAGGACTACCGATATCTACATCTACTACGTTATTACCTCCGTTTATCTTAAGGCGACTAATAAGCTCCCCTAAAGATAATGTACTATCAGTAAGTACTGAGTTAATAATAGTTTTAGTGGATTTAGTTAACTCCTTACGAATAGAGCTATCTTCATATGCTCCAGGTACTAGCATATAGTTAATGGTAAACGCTATGGATGTATCCACAACTACCGTGCTCTTTCCGTCTACTATACCAGTTACTTCTCCTATAGTAGCAGTAGGCTGTAATACTAGTTTAGTTCTAGCCATCATATCTTTAGAGATTACATCTATGTCTTGCTCTAAAGAATCCAGCACTGAGTCTACTACATCACTGCGATAGGTTTCCAATACATCGGTATCTGCGAAACGATATCTAGCATCTAGCAATACAGGTTCTATCTCCCAAACCATTCTTTCTTCAGTCAACACAGTAGGTGCACCATATGCATCTAACACTGGGTCACCAGCTCTATACTTCAACACTGAATTACCACTACCGTCTAACACTGGATCACCTACATTGTGCAGTATAGTAAATACCGGTGTATTAGTAAGTGGATCTATAGACCACTCTAATTTACCTTCACTGTCTCTACTGTATACTACACTAGTGTATGTGGCATATACGTCATCGCTATGAGTAAGATAGGTAGGGGGTATTAAATAACCCTTAGACCGTACATGTAGATTAGTTAGCTCTGTGCCAAAGACAACATCAAAGGTTTCGTGTGTTATACCTATAGCTCCTACAATGCCAGCGGTCTCTACGTCATTGTCAAATAACGCCGGAGGATAACTATCCTCCCCTACCTTTATGTAGTACAGGTCAAAGCTAGACTCTAAACCCATCAGTATACTACCAGTTAGACCAGAATTATCGGTAAGATTAACTACTTCCATGTTGTTATCTGAGGTTATATCCAGTGTACTTTCTAGTACATACGTAAGTGTAAAATACGTATCACTTATAGATACACTCTGAGCATTTAACCTGTATTTCTTACCCGAGGGTTCGGTATACACTAACTGACCAATTACGTCAGCTATGCCTTTAGGGCCTTCCGCTGTAATTGTAAGTACAAACTGATTATCCACTCTACGGATCTTTATAGCTTTAGTATTTACGGCGTATGGTAATGCTACGTTATTAGCCACAAATGACCTGCTGTTAGATACTGGCTTATCTAGGTGATAGGTACGGATACTAAATAAACTATTAGCTGGATCTAATACGTAAACAAACGGACTATAGTAATATCTGTTGTTGTTTAGCTCGCTAGCAAACAACTCAGTCTCACTTACTCGTTTATCTAACAACGTACCAATCTCCGTATCAGATAAAATATTTATTCCAATATCCGTTTCCTTATACAGTGCCTGAGTAGTTATGGTAGAGCGCTTGCTGTGGTTAATTACCGATAAGGCGTTATCCGTTCTATCGGTATCCACAACTACCTTACCGTGTCTTACTCCTACGCGGTTAGTGCTACTATCGGTATCTAGCATAGGTAATGGTTTTGAACAAATGTACTTACGCTCAGTAAGATTATCCTTGCTCTTAGTAACACTGTAACCTCTGTCACTTAACTCAAAAGACAACTCTTCATAGGTTATACTTACACGACTATCCGCACTTCTATAGATTACCCTTTCACGTAACTCACTAAAGGAAAGTGGGTTTCTACCCCCTACTACTTTGTCTGAAGCAAACAACAACATATCCGTCATTGTCTTAAGTGGTAAAATATAGGGATTCTGTTGATTACCTATATCCTGCCATCTGCCCTCAAAATCACCAGAACTAAAGTCACCTAAATCTATGTCTATGGCTCCCTTAGTAGTAAGTAAGTCTACCCTAATGGTTTCCCCTATTACCCCAGTACTTGCATAAATTTCTGGTAGCTTAAGCTTCAAGCTACCCTCCGTCACAATAGCTAGTAGCGTAGGAGCGGTAGGGTCGTATACCTGTTTGCTATGTGTTACGCTAAGCTCATGCCAAACTCCATCCCCAAAGGTATGATAAGCCCTTGTGTGGTAGTAATGATCAGAGTAGTTTATAGTTACATTAAATCCATTGGATGCAGAAATAGGTACACTTAAGGTATCTAATCGCAACTGCTCTACCGGAATATCTATAACCAACTCTTCCCTACCAGCATTATTAGTTATGTTGTAGTTAAGTAGGTTGTTGTTGGTAGATACTAACGGTGTCTTAGCAGCCATATCGTAGTATACCTGGATAGCTCCGTTAGGTGATACTACAATGTCTATAGGGCGGTGTACGTACCAGTGTAAACCACCTACTACGAAAGCTGTATCTTTAGGTATAGTAACCTTAGAAGTACCTGAGATTGGATCACTTACTGCATTTAGCTTTAAACTGTTTACCGACAATACCAGGGTAAGTATAGTTCTACTAGGAGAGGCAAATCTATCTAGGTAATCTATATCACTCATGTGGTTGTAAAGGTCAGAATAGTTAGTAGCTAATAGAGGATATAATTCCCGTGATACTGATTCCGACTTTAACATAGCTGCATGCGTATTTGATGCACTAGCCTCCAGTAGAAACATAAATGGATTGGAGGCATCTACAATATCAAATTTGCCCTCTGTGGCTTCTTCCAGTAAATCTAGAGCTACCTTCTGTATAAGAGAAGGGTTGTTGTAGTACAAAGCTACTTCATTAGCTATTGTATTTTTTGTATTTGACATTAGTTAGTTTCCTTTTTAAACAAAACTACCATTGGCAAGATTGCCTATAGCAGAAAGATCGAATGCGCCTACGGTATTTAAGGTGGACTTATATTCCTTCTCATCCACCCACCACTCTAACTCATTTAACTCATTTATCCTAGGATAGCCCCTGTAGTTAAATAGAAGTTTTTCGTTAGGTTTAAGTTTAACCATAACCTCATCTCTAACGGAATCACGCATAGAGGAGTTAAAGGTAGCCACAGTTCTATTAAAGTTAACAATGGTAATTGGATCATTGTACCTTACGCCATTACAAGTAAAGCGTATACCTATTTGTTTATTCTCTTCATTGAACATGGTATCTGAGTCATAGTTAAAAGCTGCGCCATTAGGTACTGCAGATGGAAAGGCTATACCCACATCAGCTATCTTTCGTACAAAGGTTTTTGTAGGGTCTAGTATCAAACGATAGATTCTAGTCTGATAATCTATCTCGTTTTCAATTATCATTTGTGGGTAAGGATTCATAGAACCCTCAGCGACTCTAGCCGCATATTCCATCCATACTGAGAACAATACCGTAATAGGGTCACCGTCTATGTTTTGAAAGTTAGCTGTTAAATCAAACGATCCATAATTGTCAGCGATGCTGTCTACCCAGGACACTGTTTCCTTTCGTAGGCCTTCCTTAGAATTAAAAGCTTCTACTACAAAATCAGGCCAACCGGATAGACTAATAAGGGTATTGGTAAGTAGAGGTATAAAGGCATAACGGTCATCTGTTACTGAGGAACGTATGTCCTGTGGATGTCGCTTAGGCATAGCCGACTGTGACCAACCCGGATGTATGCCTACGGTGCTTTCTACTAAAGGACTAAGCGTACAGCGTATAGCTGCACCTAAAGAATTTGATCCACCTTGCGCTAAAAAGCTTAACCGCCTTACCGCATTAACGTTATCGTATGATAAATTTAGGTTCGGTTTGGTGAAAAAAGTAAAGCCTTGTTCGTCTGTGTTTGCCGGTACAATGTTACCGGAACCACGGTGGTTTATGCCTCGCAAAATGTTCAATGTGGCTATGCTGGTTCTACCGTAACCACCACGCACCTTGGTAATGTCTAGGGCGTCACGTATCTTTTTACTCATTTGAAAAACTCCAAAACAATGTATTTTGAGGACATTTATGATAAATTTTAATTTAGGCGACAATGCCAAAAATAGCTCGCCCCTGGATGTAGTACGACAAATAACCCAGGTCGTTAACGAGGCCTCTATTTCATCGCTTCCAGAATATACCTCTCCTACAAGACTTACCCCTGTTACACTGATTGACAAAAGTCTAACTCTTGTAGAAGACAACGTACTGTCAAACATATTACAGACAATGGTGTCTATTTACTCTGCACACTATCTACAGGCAGTGGCATTAACTACCAATATTCAAGGCATAAACACCATGAAATTGTTGGATCAGTTCTCCACCAATGCAGATATCAATGCAGGTAATATTGGTTCTGGCTGGTTAGACTTCGCAGAGATGAATGGCATCGGTACTGAATCAGCCAAGTTACCTATGTATAAGCCTTCTACTGAAGCTCGTGACAACGACCTACAGGGTCATGTTAATTTAGCTGTAGGTAGAGTACTGCATGTTAAAGTGGGCGATAACAAAAATTCAATTACTATCCCAGTAACTGTAGTAATTAACCCACGGGTAATTAACAGCGATGTACTGCCTTCTACTTTAGCTATGGTAGAAACAGATACTTCCGTTATGGGTAGATACCACAAGTGGCGTAGTGGTGAAATTGAATCGTTTATTGATTATATCTTTGCTTTAGATTTAATCGAAAATGATAAAAAGGCTTTATTAAATGACACCTCTGGTGTCTATAAAGAAGCCCGTGAAAAGAAATCAAAGAGCCTGTTCAAAAGCCTAGTTACCGGTAAGAAGACGCTTAATACGGCTTCTACTATGGCCGTTATTACTACAGCAGTAGCGGAAGAACTAGAGCTAGCTATTAAGGGTAGACTGAGTAATTTCCGTGATCGTGAAAAGTATTTCCGTGCTACAAATTCCATGATGTTGGTAGTGGCAGATACTCGACGAGAGCGTCTACAGATTTACCAGAGAGGTATCTCTGAGCACGGTACTTATACCTTTACGGATATCGAAGATGCTGGCTCTAAAAGCAATTCTATGGACATTTCCAGTATCCTTAAGGCTTATAAGTTAGGAGAGTCTCCTTCTCTATAGTAGAAAGGGATAAATGTATTTTTATTTGTAGTTTTGGAGATAATAAAGATGGCTAGTAAGATAGCTTCGGCTCAAGGCGGCATTCGTTCATTCGTGAGCGCTATGTTACCTACCTTTGAAAAAACCAGACTGCTTGAGGACTTTAACTCGGCAGTAAAAGAATTACGCATTACACGTGATATGTACAATGTAGATACGCGTGACTATATGCCTGTTCTGGATAAGAAATTTGGTACTTTGGTATCTGAATTTAAGAAACACGTAAATACCTATAATGGTGATGTATTTGGTACTTTGGTAAAAATCATGGATGCTCGTTTAGCAGACATTGATAAAATTATCGACTATGCCGAAGAGTTATATGCGCCGGTTATCGTACGTGATTTACTGGACTATCAGAAAATCAACATGTTGCGATACGTAGACGGTATTAGTTTCTTTAATAGCTACGCCAGAAAACTGATGCTTTCTGCCACTACATTAAGGCTTGGCGACAAGACTCTAGTAGCGGTAACAGATAAGCTGGATTATGAGTTTTTAAATGAACTCAATAATACCCGTTCATTTGCGATTATGAGCTCTGCATTGGAGAACAGTTATAAGGAGATTCGTCAGGCTATGGATAAAATGGCTAAGGTTACCTTCAGTGCAGATAGTCATGAGATGGTAGCTAAGACAAATTCGGTAAGTGATCCTATGCGTTTAGGCTTTATGCCAGTAGTAGGTACTCTGGTTTACCACATAGGCTTAGCCATAAATCTGTATCACAGTAAACGACAGGATCTGGCTCGTGAAGAGTTAGAGAAGTTAAGAATTCAGCAACTTCTACTTAGAAGAAAAGCTGAAGAATCTACTGATCCTACCGAGATCGCTAAGCTTGAGAAGCAGATGAAATACCATAATAACAGAATTAACAAAATCTCCATGTCTTTAGAAGAAATGGCTGAGGGTTAAACTCTGCAATATGGTATACCTAGGGTAATGGGGGTATATTCTACCCCCTAGTGTAAATTATAACAGTGGTAGAGGGTTAAGGGTTATGTTCGTTATTGACAATGAAAGCAGTTGGGTGAGGTTCGAGGAGCTATATAGAAAACAAGATATGGAAGAGCTTACCATGGCTGACGTTATGGAGATAACAAACATTCTAAAGAAACTAATTATACCAGCAAGCTATAGCATGCAGCGTATGTCTATTTCTTTCTTTGATTTGTATTATGACCTACTGTCTACCATGAAGTATGCCATCGAAAACGATTTGCCGTTTATACCTCCCAGTAAGCCTGAGTTCTACCTGACTCTAGGGGCGGGGGAAGTTAGCAACGCCTCACTGGATGAACAGGTAAATAAGATTCGGCCTCTACTTAGTTATTTTGCAGGTAGAACCCCTAGTAAGCACTTACGTAATGGTCTATTGGATATCTGTCTTGTCACTGACTTGAATGACCTTAGATACGTTATGAGTGTGGTGTATGCTGCTACCAGATTCTGGCGCAGAACATAATCAAGCAATAATACTATGTCGATAGGTAAGTTCGACGTACTTACCCCGGCAATTTAACGTACGTCATTTTCTATAAAACTTAATTAAGTAAAGGAAGTATTTCATGTCAATTCAAAATATTTTGGCCACAGCTATGGCCGCTAAGGTATCTCAAGAGTCAGAAACAGAAGAAGTGGTTCTGGATGAAGTGTTAATGTCTTTGGATCAGTCTGAAGATATGGTTGATGCTGAACTCGAACTGTCTGAAGTTGAAGGCGCTTTGGAAATCACAGAAAACACTGAAGTTGCTCTGGAATCTCTGGCTGAAGCAGTTATTGCTTCTCAAGAAAACGGTGGCCTGGATGCGCAATCTGCTGCCCTGTTGAATGTTGCTACTGCCGCAATCATGGCTCCTTTTGGTGGTCAGACTTCTTCACCAATGCCTGGCATGGAGTCATATGAAGGTGACGGCGGTCGTGCTACTGCTACTCAAGTAGCTTTAGAAGGTATCAAGGAAACTCTGGCCAACATGTGGGAAACCATCATGCGTCTAGTTACCAAAGCGGTAGAAGCTATCAAGAAGTTCTTCACTGCTAACTTCACGCAGTTAGGTCGTATCGAAAAAGCAGCCAAAGGTCTGGGTGATAAAGCCGGTAAGTCAAAAGGTGTTCCAAAAGAAAAAGAATTGGAATTCAAAAACGCTGCTGCGCTGAAAAGCGGTTCAAAAGACGACGCTGGTTTGAATCCTTCTACTATCGCTGGTTTGGAAAAATCAATGGCCGGTAGCTTCGGTGGCCTGGTCTCTTTAACAGACAATATCCTGTCTGTTAAAGCTACAGACTACGATGGCATGAAAGTCGCTGTTAAGAAAGCCAACAAAGATGCTGCTGGTACCAAGTTCAATGACATTCCCGCTGCTTATGAAATCGAAGTCGATGCACCAAAGGGTGATGATGACAACGGTACCAAATTGTTCTCTTTGAAAGTTAAAGAAGTCAAAGATGCCAAGGGTAAACTGAAAGCACTGGATGCCTCTACTATCGCTTCTCTGTGTGGTGCTATCGAAAAAGCGGCTCCTGCTATGGCCAAGACGGCTAAGGCTATGGACAAAGTAGTGTCTGATCTGAAGAAAGAAATGGACAAAAACGGTTCAGAACTTCTGAAAGAAGCCCGTACCAAAACTGATGCTGATTCCAGTGAAGCAGTTAGCATCAAGCGCGCTATGTCAATGTCTAACAAGGCATTCGGTTTAGGTCGCCAGTTAGCGGCATACCAGGTTAAGTATGGCGTTAAAGTATTGGCTGCTTCTCTGCAGTTCGCTAAAGCTTCTTACGATAACTTAGAAGTTAAAGCGTAAGTAATAAAACTAAAAACCAGTGGCTTCGGTCACTGGTTTTTTTTTATTTCTTTTTAGGTAAAAAGGTATTTTAAAAATGAACTCATACGCACAATGTCCTCTGGCGGAACTGGAAGAACACGTGGCGGCGCTTGAGGCCTGTCATGTACGTTTAGATTTATGTAATAACATTATTTCTATGGAGAACTTACCTGCTCCAGATTCTCCTATTTATGATATATTAACCCCAATACTTGCTCCTTTTAACTACGATAGAAGCGCTGTTTCCACTGAAGGTATTGGCATGGTTCTGAAGGGTATTGTAGCCGGTATTCTTATAGCCATTGCCGCTATAATCCTATCCATAATTAGCTTGGTCGAAAGATTTTGGAATTGGATTACTGGTAAAACTTCTGACTTAGATAAAAAATTAGCTTCTATAGAAGGTACCATGAAGGTTTCTCCTATTAAAAATATTGAGATTCCAAAAAAATATAAGGATCTTGATAAAAAGACAGATTTTGTTAAAAAGGCAGAAGAGGCTCAAACTAAAAATAAAGAAGAAAAACTTAAAGTAGTTAAGGACATACTGAAGGATGAAAAGATTATAGCTTCAATAGATAATAAAGACGTATCTAATGAGGAGAAAAAGGCATCTGCCAAGGAAATTATTGATAAAGCGGTCGTAGAATCAAGAAAGCAACTTACAGATTTCTTTAATAAAGAGATTAAACCATATACCGGTAAGCTTGTAAGTAAGATTAAAAATCCTAGAACAGCTTTAGATAGACACGATAAAGAAACTGTTATCTATTTAACAGATGGACTCAGAGAAGTGGGTGTCAGTGGCGTACATATTTCCTATATTGATGACTTGGTTGACTCTTTTAAATTTCAGGGAGTTGACCCTAATGATGAAGAACATTTTTCAAACTCTACTATAGATACATACACCATAGACTTAAAAGGTGCTATTAAAGATATTAGGAAATCTTTAAATACATTAGATTCTGCTAAAATGGCTAAAGAAAGAAGTAAGGAGTTAGAAGAAATTAAGGATAATGCTAATTCTATTTTAAAAACAGCAGAAAATCTTAGCGCCAAAACAGGTAATGAGGATTCTGTAGCTATAAAAGTATTAGTAGATGAGATACAGTCTATTATAAAGGAGCTGTCTTCAGAAACTACTAGTAATTTAAAGGCATACAGGGAATCTATTAAGACAAATAGCGATTTGCTTAAAACCATAGAGCTAACCGTAATGGATATGGCGATATCTGAATATAAATCTAAAAGGGGAGTTATCAAACTGTCTGCCAGACAAACAGGTAGTAAGGATTATTTTGGAGAATGTTTATATATCTACAGCACAAAGTACACCACGTACGTAGTATGGGATGGGTTTATAGGTATTGCCAGTAGTCACGATTCCTTTGCATGTACTTCAAATAAAGCAATATCGACTAATAGCTTAACCATAGGTAAAGAGATAGGTGGTTTATACTTTACATATACTAAAGAAATGCACGATGCGGCTAGTAGTTTAAAGGAATTAAATTTTGAAGAGTATAAAGATACAGAAAATTATAAATCACTATATGGTGATAAATATACTGCCTTTTCTGATCTTTAATTTTTTAAATAAATCTCAGGCACATACCCGATTAATATTTATAGAAACAGGGAAAACCCTGTTTCTACTTTTATGCAGTTTTTAGTAAATAAAATAAAAGAGTAATCCCTGTTTTTTTATGCCGTATAAAGGGATTGTATATTAAAGTAATGTAATTACATAGGTAAATTTATTTAGGAGAATAGGCTTATGCCCGTTGTAACATTAGCTGTACCGCAGACACAGGAGACAGTTACACGCAGTGTAGTAAAGTCAGTTGTAGGTGATATAATGGCCAGTATAGGAGTCTCCCCAGATACTGACGTTATCTACAAGGAAGAAATAGGCTCTCCTCCTACTACTGGGGGTACCTTAAATCAAACTCCTAGTGTAAAGCTTAGACAAGACAATCACGTAGTAGTAAGTTACGTAGAGAAATATACTGAAGACGGTGTACTTAGCAGTGCTATGTATAACACCGAGTATCCTCACGTTTTTTCTGATAGAGACATCGGTATCTTTATTAAACCTACTTATGCTAGAGTACAGATAGAGGCTACTATTAGATTTGAGTTTAGAGAAAAGACGGCTCTTAGTAGAATCCGTAGACTATTTAGAATGCACCATGGTAAGGGAATATTAGCTAACAAACATAACGTTAGATATGAGTATTCTTTACATAATGACCTACTAGCCTTCTTATATGACGCACACGCCATGCAGGAGCCCGTAGGCGGCGTTACGGAGACACTTAAGGAGTATCTACAGAGGTGCTTCTTACAGGGCTTAGGGAGGCGTACAAGCCGTTCTGGAGACAACGTCAGATTAATACTGGATGAGATACAAGGAAACATTATAGGAAGCTACAGTGAAGAGAACTTCTATAATGAGTCTGAAAGTGAGGGAGGTAACTACGCTTTAGAGTTTACGTATACTTTCTCCTATAACCAGATACAGGGTACTATAGCTCAGTACCCTAATGTAATTCATAATAAAAGAATACCTAAGTCATATCGAGTAGCTTGGGCTGTAGCCGATATACCTACAGATGAGGAGACCTCCATAAAGACACTCTCCTATATGCCTCCTTTATGGAGAGGTAGAGTAGGTAAGTATTATAGAGGACTAGGTGGATATAAGTTAGACCCTACTGATGAGTGGGAACCTAAGAATAGTACGCCTAATATAAAGCCTATTGTACTTACCCCGGTAAGAGTAAATATGGGTGATCCTAATTTGCTGTTAAGTGTCTATGATTTTACAGAAGAGCAACTGCCTTTATATATAAAGGAATATATCTGTAAGTATAGTTCAGTGATACATGAGTTACACCAGACTCCGTTTTTAGTACAAGCTTATGGTGTGGATGCTAAAGAAACACAAACCACCATAACAGTATTGCCTAACGGTGAAATACGAAGTACGTTACCTCTTAGTATACTAAAGAGACACTATGTGCGTATATCCATGATGACAGATTTATCTAAATTACCTACCATACACGTAGGGGATATGCTGGTAAATCCAGTGGATACCGTTAGGGTATTGCGTGCTTTACATCCTAATGTAAAGATAACCGACAAACATCAACCGTATGAGTTTTCCGCTGGTGAGTCTAGAGGCGAAATAGTTTTATCCGTATTGGGTGCTTCTGTAGAGACTACAATAATGCCGCCTTCTGTAGAGCCTCCTTTAGAAACAGAAAGTACAGCAGTAATTGTAACTAAGCTTAATAACGGTAATCGTGAGGTTAGGGTAATAGACTACAGTGTTGGTAAAATAAAGGCAGATAGCTTTAGGAAAGCTATTAAGAAGATATCTACTACTAGTAGAGCCTACGCCAATATGGACGAGAACAACCCAAGACTATCCAGTAACGTCAGTGTTGCTACTAGAAGAAGCAACTAGACATAACTTAGAGAGTATATGAAATGCCTTTCTTTGAAGATGATGAAGAAGAGTTAGAAATACCGGTACCGGTAGTTTCTCCTGTAGATAACAACGCCAGCTCCCCTGTATACGAGGAGCAAGATAATCGCCAATCACTTATAGTGGACATAGAAGGTGAGCCTTGGGAGGTATCCTATTACGGACAAATACTGTCTAGTACGGAATCCCCAAAACCGTTAGATATACATCTGGATGCTACACTGCAGCAATATATACACATAAAGTCATTTATTTTAAGTGTAACTGAAGAGCTATCCAGTGATGTAGATACTGAAACCGGTACTACTACAGTAACTGGGACAGGTGTGGTATATCCGCTTACAGTAGTACCTAACGTAGGGGATATGTTTATAGGTAAAATGGACTTAGGCTTTAATGGTCTATTTACCATAACTACTGTACGTAGAGAAGGCTTCTATGATAGAAGTGCCTATACCGTAGAATATAGACTGTTTGATCAGTTAGATAATACTCTTAGAGATAACTTGACTCTTAAAACCGTAGAGAACAAGTACTTCGATAAGATAAGACTACTCTCTGGTAGATCCCCTTTAATAAGCTATGCTGCAGCTAATGCCTCTGTAGGGTATAAACAGGCCTTAGAAAATGTACTAGATATTCTTTATCAGAGTTTTTATGATGAAAGAATGCAAACCTTTATCTATCCACACAACGACTCAGTTACTGTATATGACCCATGGGCAGTAAACTTCTTTAATCAGGTGATACCCAGAAAGTATATTAACAAATACAGTATGCCTAAAGAGTACTCCATAGGGGTAGCTGACGTTAATAAAAAGGCTACACTGTGGAGAGCTATAGTTAATGTAAATGGCCATGGCCTGGATTATTTGTACCCCAGGGTATTTAACCTAGTGTCTGCTAGTAGACTAGGCACCTTGTATATTCAGAATACCATAGCCCACGCCCCCGTTGACTATGTACCTATGCCTGATAAGTTCACGCCTGGGTTTACAGTACCTGCAGGTGCAGAGACCTATGTCTTTACCGAAGCCTTTTATGATAAAGACTTAGAAAACGCTACTGCATTGGAGAAGGCGGTACTTACTGTTATAGATGGTAAGGTACCTACGGATGGTGTAATAGACTCCCTACTAGATACATTAAAGACACTATCTGGTAAAGATCTATTCTACGCGTCTGTATTAATGGCTTCTATTTTAACTATCAGAATTACCGAGGGATAAGTAATGTCAGAAAAAAGATATGTTGAACTTGCAAATCTAATATTTGATAAGGCATTTGCTTGTTCCGCCATACCTAAGTATTTAGATGCTGCCTCTCCGCGTACTGATGGTTTAGGAGAAGACGCTGTTCTCTATAATGCAGATGGAGTACAGTTGGAAGTATGTTCTCCTAACGAGGCATTTATAATTGACGCCATGTGTGGCCATATCTCATACACCGGTAACAAGAATGAAGATGAGGATAGGGCACATACTCCGATAGACGTATATTTACCTATGTCTGTTATGGCGGAGATGCTATATTTAGGTGGTAATTTTATTATACAAGATCCAAGAGATACTACTATAATAAATGATACTTTAGACGAATACTTGAGTTTGGTATTTGAAAGAAAGCGAATGGAGCCACATTACATGCCGCCCCCAGAAGAAGACCTAGATAAACTGCATAAGCTAAATAAGGCAGTAGAGCCCTTAGCTAGACGTTTAGGTACATTAGGTCTGGGTACTGGTACATGGGCTGAGATTGAGGCTCTGTTTACGCGTACAGGTAACTATGTAGTAGGCGGTAACAATGACGCTTTGCTTTCTGCGGTAGGGGAAGTATCTAACCGAGGTAAGAGTAAGGGTCCAGTAGATCCGTATAAATTTTAAACGGTATCTACCTCTATTTTAAGTATGTTTTAAGAGGAACGTTTCAGTGAGTATTTCAAACGCTAGTACATTTGCTGAGCTAATGGAACTTAACAAATATCCGGTAGCTCTAGTAAACTGGAAGATAGAAGCAAAGCTTATTGTAAAGGGTGAGACAATAGGTATAGCTAATGTAGTGGCTTATCGAAAGTTTGCTGACTACGAGAAGAAATATTACGCAGATATGTTTCTTACTATAGAGGTAGACCCTATTGCTCATAGAGCCATACTGGGTAATTTAAATAACGTACAGATCTCAATAACCAAGGCATTGCAGTCTGCAGACGGTATTTATACCACTGGTTTACGTAGAGTGAGTCAGATATTTAATGCCTATTTAACCGATGCCACTAACAGTAACCTAATGTCAGTAAGTGGCTCTGGTAAGTTAAAGGGAGATAGCGTAGAGCAAATTAGTACTCTACGCTCACTGTCATTTCAGCTAATAGAGCCTGTAGTAGCGGACATGCGTTTAGCTGAAACTGGAGGTATATATAAATCTACTACTCTGGAAAACGTACTACGGGTAACTCTAGGTTATGGTTTAGGAGAAGAACCTAAACCAGATCTATGGAAAGAGCCTTCTTATACCGGTATAAGGGGGGTAGATGTAATTACACCAAACAACAACACCGTATATCAGCATATCGTTATACCTAATGGTACTAGACTAGTAAATATACCTAAATTTCTACAAGAGGAATACGGTATATATAGTAGTGGTTTGGGCTGGCAAATTGAAGACGGCAGATGTTATTTATACCCATTGTTAAACTACAATGAGTACGACAAAAGACATGTAGTCTTAACTATACTAAATGTACCTACCGATGAAATTCCTACAATGGAGAGAACCTTTATTTTAAGAGATAAGGAGATTTATATATTTGCTACTGGTGAAACTAAACATCTAGATATATCGGAAAACGTACAAACCAACATGGGAAATGGGATACGCTTTAGTACCTCTAGAGATCTATTAGATGGAATGGTAGTTACCTCTGAGAATATATCCAAGTTAAGCTCTAAGGAAAACGTCAAGTCCATGCTTTTAAGTGAAAGACCGAATGGTAAGAACAACATTAGGTTTGTAAAAGATAGATTTACCGACAACCCGTATAAGGATACCAGTGCCCTTACTATGGGACTAGGCACTAGAATAAGGGTAAACTGGGACAACTCTGACCCTAGTCTGTTATATCCTGGTATGCAGGTTAAGTTTTTGTATAAGGATGCTGGATTAATAAAGGAAATGAAAGGGGTACTTATAGGGCTGGAAGTAATAACCTCGCCTTCTACTGGTTCTATTTTAGACAACCACTATATAACCCAATCAGTATTAACTCTACAGATAAACAAAGTAGGCTAAACGGCATAAATCTACAGGTACTCCTAACCGGAGTACCTGTAGTCTATGTCTGTTATCTACCAAGGATCATCATTATGCTCAGCCTGGTCTTCTGAACTACTTACCGATTCACCGCTATCTCTATTTACATTGGTGCTTGTAAGCGGACCATGCATGCATAGCGGTACATCTAACATCACGTCATCCAATAACCCACCTACAGGTGCAAATGGTTGGAAGTATGTGCGATGTTTTTCAGGGGTGTCCTCCCCTCCACGATGTTTTCCTCTAGCTACGGTTAAATAACTAACGCCGTCTAGTTTTACAATGTGAGTTATTATCTCAAGATCAAGCTTAGTATGGAGCGATTTAGTATTTCTATAATAGCCACCAGTGGATACTTTCTCTGCGAAATTAGCGGTACCTTCGCGTGCTAACTGCTGTGCTTCTGTAGACAACTGGTGTGCCGTAACAACAGTTATGCCTTTAGGAAAACAATGGTTTCGTATTACCTGAAAGGCATCGTTTATAGCCTCGTCTCGTCTATCTGCACTTTTGGCTATATTTACAATTAACTCCATGTAATCTACCACCAATAGATGTAACTCATATCCATCAGCCTCGTATTTAGAAATAAGATCAATAAGGTCATATACATCAAAGTTATTTGGGTCATAACACTCCATGCCAAACTTATATCCATTTACCTCTAATCTATTTTTTATGTATTGGGCTGCCTTTACCTGATCTATTTCGGAGAGTGTTATTTTTTCACCAGTCTCTTGCTCTATAAGAGACTTGTAGATTATAGGTAAATCTTGCTCCAGTTTGTTTTCAAAAGACACCCGAAGTACCAATGGTTTCTTTTTTACATCAAACATAAAGGGTGTGTTGTATAACGGCACCTGTCTGGCTAGATCGTTAAGCATACCTGTTTTGTAATTGTGAGTAAGTGCACCCACGTTAATAAGCTCACCTCTACGTAAACCTATACCACCGGCCATTCTATTCAGACCTACAAACCCAGTACGCAGTAAGCCTTCAGGAGAGTTTACTTCTTTAGCCGTTTCAAAAACCTTTTCCATGGCCTCCAGATCTGTAGTAATTAATCTACCTACAAAGCCTGCTTTTTCACTCCCTTCTGGATCTACATTGTATTTAGCCAGATTCTCCTGTAACTCTCTTATGGCTTCTTTAGTATCTATACCACTGGCACTAAAGTTAATCCGATGATTCATTCTAGCTACTAGTTTCTTTATTCTCTGCTTGTTTAAATCAAACTTTAATTCAGAGTTTATAGAACGAATTCTTTTTCTAGATCTATCCTCGTCACCTTCTATGGATATAGATAACTCCAGTTCGTTTAAGTAGCTAGTTTCCCCTCTTAGATTAATTCTAATTCTACCTAAAATATCTTCCTTATTAAAATCAATACCTTCTTCTACAGAAAGCATCCAGTCAGCCATAGATCTTAGGTTGATGGATATTATACCATCACTACCGTCTCCTATTGTAGCGGTAGGTAATTCTATATACGTTAATGTCTCCTTTATGGTCTTCTTAATATCTGTCCAGTTACCTGGGGTTTTGTTAATTAGATAAAGGGCAGTTATGCAACGTATTAAAACAACATATGGATTGTCATACATGTTAAGGATTCCATTTTAGCTTGTTATGTATTCTGGGTACAATATCTTATTGGCGGTAAAAAACCACAGTTAATCTGACTGAATGCTATGATAACTATTACTAACACTGGGTATTAAATTATGAAAGCTGTTTATTTAAGTGAAACATTCCGTAATGCATTAACCGCTAATGGTTTACCTATTAGAAGCATTAAGTCATTAGAGGATTTACATAAGTACTTCACATACGACGATTGCTATGTTATCAAATGTGAGACTGAGGCTTTATTAAACACAAATGCTCTAGTTGGTTATAAGTTTGAATCTTTACTGGTCGATGAGGATGCACCTTATAGTGCACCCCCTGCCAAGGTGATAGATTCTATGCGTAAAGAACTGTCTGATGCAACATTTAAATGTGTTGCTGTGGACCCCAATATAGTAGTATTGTATGCATACTCAATGACACCACCTCAACGAGGCTGTATCGAGAATGTATTCAATGCGCTGGCTCTGATCATGCCGGTGAATGCAGTAATGCAGACTGGACAATATCAACACTATATTCTTCAATAGTAACGTTACTAAGGATTATCTAAATGTCAATTATTTCAAAGAAAAACACACGTGGGGTTCAGGTAGCTGACGTTATCGCCCAAGTATCAAACATTTTCAGTGACCACCGTGGCGACTTGTTCGATGCAGATGCAGCACGCGCAGTTGTTGGTATGGAGTCGTTACAAGGCGCTGAGTTAGTAAA